GGTATTATTGTTACAAATAATGGATTGCTTTCTACTAGTATTTTTTGTATATACAATGGTAATTTTTGGAAATAATTTGTTTTAAGTTTTTGTTCTGGAACTTTATTATGTCTAATTTTTAATAATTCTGGATTATTAGTTATACAATAAAATACAACTTCTTTTTCTGGTTTTTTTATATAAAATATAGAATTTATGTTTTGTTTAACTGCCTCTAATTGAATTTGTAAAGAAGGACTTTCAATATATCGTATTGAATATCCATTTGATATAACTGCAGTCATTTTTAATTTTTCAGATGGTTTTTCAATAAATTGTATTGAAAAACAGTTTTGTTTAACTGCTTCTAATTGTACTTTTTCGGACGGATTTTTAATATTATTTATTGATAAACCATTTTCTTTGACTGCTTGTAGTTGTAATTTCTCATCAGGGTTTTCAATATGAAATAACGAAAAACCATTTTGTTTAACTGCATATAATTTCATTTGTTCAGTAGGGTTTTTTATATATTGTATTGCATATCCTGATGATTTAATAGCAGCCATTTTTACTTTTAGAGAAGGATTAGATAAAAATTTTATTGATTCTCCATCTCTTTTAACAGCCTCTAATTGTACTTGTTCTGAAGGATTATCAATATATTTTATTGAATAACCTTCGTTTTTAACTGCTTCTAATTTTACTTGTTCAGAAGGATTTTTAATACATTCTATTGAATAACCATATCGTTTAACTGCCTCTAACTGAATTTGTTCAGAAGGAATTATTCCTTTTTCAACAATAAGTTTAAGTAACCATGGATATATTCTAACAAATTCAAATTGTACTTTTTCAGAAGGATTAGTGATATATTTTATATTATTCCAATTTTCTATTATTTTATGTATTTGTTCTTTTTCTGATAAATTATCAAAAGATATATTTTTCTTTGTTTCATTTATATAATTAACAAACTTTTTCATTAAAAAACTCCCATATTTGTTAATCTAAATAAATAATCCTTTAAACTTGGATGTAAATTAGGTATTATTGTTACAAATAATGGATTGCTTTCTACTAGTATTTTTTGTATATACAATGGTAATTTTTGGAAATAATTTGTTTTAAGTTTTTGTTCTGGAACTTTATTATGTCTAATTTTTAATAATTCTGGATTATTAGTTATACAATAAAATACAACTTCTTTTTCTGGTTTTTTTATATAAAATATAGAATTTATGTTTTGTTTAACTGCCTCTAATTGAATTTGTAAAGAAGGACTTTCAATATATCGTATTGAATATCCATTTGATATAACTGCAGTCATTTTTAATTTTTCAGATGGTTTTTCAATAATTTTTATAGCATCTCCAAAATATTTAACAGCTTCTAATTTAACTCGTTCTGATGGATTTTTAATATCGTTTATTACTAATCCATTTTGTCTAACAGCTTCTAATTGAACTTGTAAAGAAGGGTTTTTAATATATTGAATTGATTTTCCATATTTTTTAACCGCTTCTAATTGAACCTGTTCAGAAGGATTAGTTATAAGACGTAATGCAAAACCATTTTGTTTAACGGCTTCTAATTGTATTTGTAAAGAAGGATTTCTAATATATTCTATTGATAAACCATTTTCTTTGACCGCTATCATTTTTAATTCTTCAGAAGGATTATTTATAAATTGTATCGCTCGACCATCTGATTTAACCGCTTCTAATTTCACTTCTTCAGAAGGATTATCTATAAATTGTATAGAATTTCCTCTTGATTTAACAGCAGCTAATTTTACGTTTTCAGAAATGTTTATTACTATTTCAACAAGATCTTTTAATATCCAACCAGAATCTTTAACTGCTTCTAATTGAACTTGTTCCGAAGGGATTATTCCTTTTTCGAGAATAGCTCTAATAGCCCATCCATGTTCTTTAGCAAATTCTAACTGTACTTTTTCAGAAGGATTAGAAATATATTTCATGTTCCACCATTTTTCTTTTACTTTACGTATTTGTTCTTTTTCTGATAAACCATCAAGAGATATATGTTTATCTGATTCATTTATATAATTAACAAACTTTTTCATTAAAATATTCCTCTATTCTTTAAGTTATATAATGAATTCTTTAAATTAGAATTCAAATTAGGTATTATTGTTGCAAATAACGGATTACTTTCTATTAACATTTTTTGTATATCGAATGGTAAATTTTGAAAATAATTACCTTTAAGTTTTTGATAAGGAAATTGTTTTTGTATAATTTTTAATAATTCTGGATTATTAGTTATACAATAAAATGCTGTTTCATTCTCTGGTTTTTTTATATAAAATATAGAATTTATATTTTGTTTAACGGCTTCTAATTGAATTTGTAAAGATGGTTTTTCAATATATTGTATTGCAAGACCACAAATTCTAACAGCAACCAGTTGTATTTTTTCAGATGGATTTTCAATTCCATCTAACGCCCAATATAATTGTTTAACAGCCTCAATCTGTACTTGTTCAGATGGATTTTTAATAAAACTTATTGACCAACCGTGTTGTTTAACAGCCTTTAGTTTCATTTGTTCTGTTGGATTAGATATATATTGTATTGAACGTCCATTATTTTTAATGGCCTCTAATTTTACTTTATCAGAAGGGTTTTTAATATATTTTATTGAATACCCATCTCTCCTAACTGCTTCTAATTTCATTTTTTCAGAAGGATTATTTATATATTGTATATTATAACCAAATCGTCTAATTGCTTCTAATTTCATTTGTTCGGTAAGATTATTTATATATTTTATTGAAGTAGAATCTTTTTTAATTGCTTCTAATTTCATTTGTTCAGTAGGATTTTCAATAAATTGTATTGAATAAGCGTGTTTTTTAATAGATTCTAGTTTTAATTGATCTGATGGATTTTTAATAAATTGTATTGAAAAACCATTTTGATTAACTGCTTCTAGTTTTATTTGTTCTGATGGATTTTTAATAAATTGTATTGAAAATCCATTTTGCCTAACCGCTTCTAATTTCATTTGTTCAGTGGGATTAGATATATATTGTATTGAATTTCCATTTTGCCTAACCGCTTCTAATTTCATTTGTTCAGTGGGATTAGATATATATTGTATTGATAAACCATTTCGTCTAATCGCTTCTAATTGAACCTGTTCAGATGGTATTATTCCTTTTTCAACAATAAGTTTAAAAAACCATGGATATATTCTAACAAATTCAAATTGTACTTTTTCAGAAGGGTTTGTAATATATTTCATATTATACCAATTTTCTATTATTTTATGTATTTGTTCTTTTTCTGATAAATGATCATATGATATATTGTCGTATTTATTTGATTCATTTATGTAATTAATAAATTTTTTCATTAAATCAATCCTCTATTTTTAATATTAGTTAATCTAGTTTTTAAATCAGGATGTAAATTTGGTATTATTGTTTCAAATAATGGGTTACTTTTTATTAACATTTCTTGAATTTCAAATGATAAATCTTGAAAGTAATTTATTGGAAGTTTTCGATTTCGACCCTTTTTATTTTTAACTTTTAATAAATATGGATCATTAGTTATGCAATAAAATGAAACTTCTGGTTCTGGTTTTTTTATATAAAATATATTTAATATATCTTGTTTAACAGATTCTAATTGAGATGATAAAACTGGATTTCTAATATATCTTATCAAATTACCATCAATTTTAATAATAAATAATTGTACTTTTTCGGTAGGTTTTTTAATATATTGTATCGACCAACGATTTTGTTTAATTGATTCTAATTGTATTTGTTCTGATGGATTTTTAATGTGTTCTATTGCAAAACCGTTTTGTTTAACTGCTTTTAATTTCATTTGTTCTGTTGGATTTTTAATGTGTTCTATTGCAAAACCGTCTTGTTTAATAGCAATTAACTTCATTTCTTCAGAAGGATTAGGAATATATTGTATTGAACTTCCTTTTTGTTTAACTGCTTCTAATTTCATTTGTTCTGTTGGATTAGATATATATTGTATTGAAAAACCATTGCTTTTAACAGCTTTTAGTTTCATTTGTTCTGTTGGATTAGGAATATATTGTATTGAATTTCCATTTTGTTTAATTGCTTCTAATTTTACTTTTTCAGAAGGAATTATTCCTTTATCAATAATGTCTTTTATTGATAAACCATGTCTTTTAACCGCTTCTAATTGAACTTGTTCTGAAATATTTATTTTTTTTTCAATAATAAGTTTAAACGCCCATGGATGATATTTGATAAATTCTAATTGTACTTTTTTAGAAGGATTAGTAATATACCTCATGTTTATATAATGTTGCATTATTTTATATATTTGTTCTTTTTCTGGCAAATGATCATATGATATATTACTATGTTCATTTAACTCATTTATGTAATTAATAAACTTTTTCATTTATCTTATTTTCTTTAATTAAAAAAATTACTAATATTATATATTAATCTAATCTATTTTATTTATGAAAATGAAACTAGAAAAAAGATTATTGTGTAGAAACCTAAGAAATCAAGGATATACGATTTCTAAAATAAATCAAATTACTGGATTTTCCAAAGGATCTATTTCTAATTGGTGTAGCGATATTGATGTAAATAATGGAAATAATGGAAAAATTTTGAGAAAAAAATATAAAGAAAAAAGAATTAGATATCAAAATCAATGTATTAAAAAAATGACTGAAACTGATTATATTGCTGGATGTATGCTCTATTGGGCAGAAGGAAAAAAGTCTAAAAATAAAATTTGTTTTGTTAATTCTGATATTCATATGATAAAATTATTTATTTCTTTTTTAATAAAATATTTTAATATAAACATCGAAAAATTAACAATATCTATAAATTGTCATACAACTAATGGAATAAGTCTTGAAGAAATAGAAAACTATTGGATAACTAATCTTGGATTAAAAAGAAATAATATTAGAAAAGGAACAACAAATAATTATCCAATAAGTTCTAAAAGATTAAAAATAAATAAACTTCCATATGGAACATGTAGCTTATCATATAATGATGTAAAAGTAGTTCAAGAAATATATGGTGCAATACAAAAATATGGAAATTTTATAAATGATGAATGGTCATAAAAAATGGTGCACCTGGCTAGAATCGAACTAGCACTCAAGGCCTTATAAGGACCCTGCTTTACCATTAAGCTACAGGTGCATATTCATTTTATAATTATATATTTAAATAACGCTTAAAAATAAATTCTAGTTTTATTTGTTCAGAAGGATTAGTTATATATTGTATTGCAGAATCATCTTCTTTAATGGCTTCTAGTTTTATTTCTTCAGAAGGATTAATTATATATTGTATTGCATGCCCATTATTTTTAACGGCTTCTAGTTTTATTTGTTCAGAAGGATTAGTTATATATTGTATCGCATAACCATTATTTTTAACAGCTTCTAGTTTTATTTGTTCAGAAGGATTAATTATATATTGTATTGCATTCCCGTTTTGTTTAACTGCTTCTAATTGTACTTGTTCAGAAGGGATTATTCCTTTTTCAATAATAAGATTAATATTAAGTGGATATTTTTTAACGAATTCTAATTGTACTTTTTCAGAAGGGTTTGTAATATATTTCATATTATACCATCGTTCTTTTATTTTACATATTTGTTCTTCTTCCAATAATTGATTTAATGGAATATGTTTCATATAACTATCCTTTATTTTTTTATTATTGAACTATCATTTAGCTCATATTTATTTTATAATTATATAATAATTATATTTTAAATACCGCTTAAAATTCGTTTGTTTTTTTATCAAACAGTATTATATAAGGAAATTTTTTATCTTATTTGTTAAGAAAATATCGTTCTCCTATTGAAACAAATGCTCTTATTCATCAATTAATATATACTTATAAAAGATTACAAAAAGAAAATTATTCTAACTTAGAAAATATTAGTTTATTTGAACTTATTGATAAAACGACTAGTAAAGATATGTTAAATTTTGTTCTTAGGACTTCTGAAAAATTACAAAAGTATTATATACATAGATTAAATAAAGAGGGCATACCGATTAGAAAAATAGGAAAGTCTAGTTTGGGTAAACTTAGATGGCCAAAAAATTATAGAGATAAAAACTATATCAGATTATATATATTTGATAAAGAAACAAAAAATAAAATAGATAGTTTAATGAAATATCCTCAAAAAGAATTAGAAAAATCATTAAAATTTATAATAAAAACACAAGAAGATTTTATTAAACTTTCCGAAGCCAATCCATCTAAATATGAAAAACCTAATGATTTTTTAAATAAAATATCTACAAAATTTAATTTTTATAAAAAAAAGAATAAATAATATTTTTTGTTTTTATAATAAATATATTAGGAATTATGAAAACTTTTAAGCAATATTATTTAAATGAAGCATATTATCAATTTTCAGATGAAGATTTAATTAAAATTACCAATTATATTTATAATAGATTTAAAAAAATGATTATAGAAGAAAAATATAGTGATAATTTTAATTCTTTATGGGAATATAATAAAAATGAAAAAAAACCTAAATTAATAGAAATCAAAGATGATTTTGATGAAATAAATGTCGATAAAAAAATTCCAATTAGATTTTTTTTAATAATTAATTTTTTAAATTATATTGATGTATATGGCAAAGCTACTGGAAATAAGTCTATTGTGATTTATTTAAATATTTTATCATTAGATCATTTTATAAAAAATGATGAAAAAGTTAAATTTAAAATTAAAGATTTTTTAATTCATGAATTTACTCATATATTTGATAATTTAAATTATGGATATTATTCATGGTTAAATAAATTTATTAAATTAAAGTATAAATTAGATAAATTAGATGTTTATGAAGATGAAGAAAATTTTTCTACATATAGGTTAAAACAATATCGTACTGATGAAGAAACAAACGCCATGATTCACCAGTTAATATATGGTTATAAACAATTACAAAAAGAAAATTATCCTAACTTAGAAAATATTAGTTTGTTTGAACTTATTAATAAAATAAGAAACCCACTTATATTAAATTTTGTTCTTTCGTCTTCTCTAAAATTACAAAAGTATTATATACGTAGATTAAATAAAGAAGGAATACCAATTAGAAGAATTGGAACTCCTCCTAGATTAGGAAAAATTAATTGGGTAAAAACCAGACAAGAAGAAAATTTTATTAGATCATATATATTTGATAAAGAAACAAAAAATAAAATAGATAGTTTAATGAAATATCCTAAAGAAAAATTAGAAATGTCATTAAGATCTATAATAAAAACAAAAGAAGATTTACAAAAACTTAAGAAGCTTATAGATGCTATTCCGTCAAAATATGGAAAACTTAATGATTTTTATAATAAAATATCTAAAAATTTTTATTAAATAATTAACAAAACTTTTAAACATAAAAATAAATTTATATAATTATATTTTGTATAAAAATATATAAATATAATAAATATAAATATAAATTAATTATAATAAAGGAATTAAAAGTGAAAACTTTTAAACAATATTATTTAAACGAAGCATATTATCAAATGATAGACGAAGATCTAGATAAAATCGTTAATTATATTTATGATAAATACAAAAAAATGATTATAGAAAATAAAGATGAAAATATTTTTGATACTGAATGGAAATATGAAAATGATAAAATTAATACGACTGATTCTCCAAAATACAATAAACCTAGGCTTGTAAAAATTTATCCAGAAAAAATTTATTATGGTAAAAATAATATTCTTTTTTTATTATATTTAGATGACAAAGACAACATAAATATTAATATATTTAGATTAGATAAAAACGCTAGAAATTTTTATATAAATGGAAGTGGTGGAAATGGTCAAATTTCAATTGAATTATTTGTTATTTCACATGATTATTTTATAAAACATGAAAAAGAAATAAAAGTTTCAATTGAAGATGTTTTAGTTCATGAATTTACACATGCTTTTGATTTTGTTTCACTATACGATTATTTTAATTCTAAAGAAGTTAAAAAATTAGTAAGTAAAGATAAAGATTCATATAATTCTTTTCTTTTAAAACTGTATCGTTCTACTATTGAAACAAATGCTCTTATTCATCAATTAATATATGCTTATAAAAGATTACAAAAAGAAAATTATCCTAATCTAAAAAATATTAGTTTATTTGAACTTGCTGATAAAACAATAAATTCAAAAATAATTAATTTTGTTATAGTATCTTCTCCAAGATTGCAAAAATATTATATACATAGACTAAATAGAGAAGGTATACCAATTAGTAAAATTGGAACTTCTAAATATTCATTTAAAGAACTCAAAGATATTTATGATAAATTTAAGAATGATATTCCTAGTATAGATCGTCAATTTAAAATTATAAAAAGAACATTAAATAAACTAAAATATAGAGATAATAAAAATATTATGATTTAAACAATATTATTTAAATGAAACTTATCATCAAATATTAGATGAAGATTTAGATATAATTGTTGATTATATTTATAATAGATTTTCATATTTAGTTAAAAACAATAAAGAAAAAGATTTTTTTTATTCTTTATGGGAATATAATGTTAACGAAAAGAAAGCCAAATTAATACAAATAGATAATAATAACTTTATTTAATTTACTCTTTTAGATCTCCATTTCCACATTTTTCTTATGAAGATATAAAAAAACTAATCGAAATCATTAAAACTTTAGAAAATATCAATAAAGAATATTTAATTAAATTAGAAAATTAATATTATGATATTTTTTTTTCTAATTCTTCTAATTTTAAATTTAATCTTTTTATTTCATTAATGATTTCTTCTCTTTCTATATTAAATTTAGATTCTTTTAATGAAAGATTAATATAATCTAATCTTTTAATTTTATTAATAAATTCTTTATCTATATTCTCATCGTCTAATATTTCTTCCTTTTCCGGTATATTTATTGTTATTGGAGTTATATATTCTTTTGATTCTATTTTAATGGTTATCAACAAATTTGGATCAAAAACGTTTTCTGGGAACTCAAAATCTGAATTAAACCACGGGTTTTTATATCTTCTTGTATATTCTACAAGAAAAGGGTTGTTTATTTTCCATTCTCTATTTTCTTCATTTAAAGTTAATATATAGCGTTCTTTTTTATTATCAATATAGTTAGCAAAATATCTTTGTATTTTTAATATTTTATTTTCTTGTAAATGATATAATCCATACTGTATTTTTTTTGTCTTATATCCTTCAAAAATTTTCATTGATTTTTTAAATATTTTCATCATCCTTCTCCAATTCTTTTTTTGCTATTTCATCCCAATTATACGGAAAATTTTCCTCTATATTGTATGCGTAATTAACACATTCTTCATTATTATCGTCAAATTCTATATTGACAGATATATAATCTCCAAAGTCGTGTGGATTTGATTTTATTTTAAACTTACATCCAAATGGTGGTTCTCCAAACTGTCTTTTTAACTGTCCTATCAATGCCTTAGCTTCTTTTCTTGATTTTTGATAATAATTTTCACACCCAACCTGAGTACATTCTTCGTCTAACGGAACCGGATCGAAAACCAAATAATCCATAATATTTCTCCTTTTTATTTATATTTTCCTTGAATATAAAACATAATTAAAATTATAAATACTGCAATTATATTAATGACTAACGAACAATTATTATAATAAATTTTCATCTGCGAAGGAATAATATTTTTCATCTCCAATTATTATATGATCTAACAATTTAACATTAAATATTTCAGATGCTTCTTTTAATGTCTCTATATTTTCAGTATCATTTATACTAGGGTTTACATCTCCAGAAGGATGATTATGTGCTGTTATAATTTTATTTGAATTTGATTCTATTACAGCTTTTAATATATCTCTTGGTTCTGAAAAAACACAATCGGATGTTCCAATAGAAACAGGATAAATACAATTTATATGATTTTTATTATCTAAACATAATACTAGATATATCTCTTTATCAGAATCTTGAATAAGATCTTTTATCAATTCAAATGCTTCTTTAGAAGAAGAAACTGTTCTTTTATAATACTTATGATCCTTGTCTTTTACCATTTTTATCGAAACTATTGGTATCTTATACATTTCTTTTTCTTTTTCTATATTAATCTAATAATAATTTTATCTTATTAATCAAATCGCTTATTTTTAATGATAATTCATAATCTTCATGACCATGATCAGATAGCCAATCTCTATTTGATAATTCTCGATTAGCTTGAGCAGTATTAGCTTCTCGAGCTGCTATTAAATTTCTTAATTCTAAAAACATAAGATCTTTCTTTGATTCGTTCATATTAATATATTCTCTTTTTTATTTTGAAAATTTGTTTCTTCTTCAATATTATAAATCTCATTATTAATAGATATTTGTTTTATTTTATTAAGTTCATAATTTCTAACTATTATTGGTTTATCTGTTCCTTGATTAAAAGTTATATTTTTATATAAATGTTTTTCTGCCTCAGATTCATTAATAATATTTCCATTTAGGAAATATGTTGGAGTATTTGTTTTTTCTACTTTTATTTGAATATAATATTTTTCATTTCCATCTTTTGTGTGTTTTATAAATGGGGTTCCAGGAATATGTTCTCCCCATTTTCTCTCTTTTGAAACAAAAGTAAAATTCTTGTTTTCTCTTTTTAATTGTAAATTAACTGAATTTTGATAATTGAAGTTTATTACTCCATTAACCGTTGATTCTTTAACTAAATCAACATTATCCTTTGTTTTAGGTTTAGTTAATGTTTTAATAGTTATAATTTGAGCTCTTTTTTTCGAAGAGATTATTTCTATTAATTTTTTTAAAGTTATGTTTAACATATTTTAATAATAAACATGTTTTTATTTGCGCTTAATGTTCGTAATTTTAAAATAACCCGACATTATGTAGATTTTTCATAGATTTATCTTATTTATCTTCTTCTAATATTCTAGGATCTACGTTATTAATAAAATTAACATATGAAGGATTTTTCATGTCTATTATTATCTTTTTTTGAATATCATAAGTCTGATTTATATAAATTATTTACAAATAAAGTCTTAAATTTTGTTCTTCTATCAGACAAATATTTTCTTTCATCATCTTCGGGCGAATATGTATCCACAACAGATGTTTTTTCAGAATGTTTAAAATCCATTTTTATCAAAATTTTTGATATTTCTTTTGAATCATTAATATTCTTATTTTCCTCAACATACATTTCAAATGTTTTCATTGTAATTACATTTAAATATATATATATATTTTATATATATTTAAAACTTATCTTTATTTTCAATGTTAAATATCTGGTTTTCCATTTTTTCTAAACATAATATTATTTAAATTAATTGTTTCTATAATAACTTCTTTACTTGTATAATATTCATATAATTCTTCTAAAGACTTATACAGTTCATTTGCCATTTTTCTTGCAAGATTAATAATTTCATTTTCTATATTAATTTCTTTAATTATAATATCATAATTTTTAATAAATAACATATCTTCAACAAATATCGTTTTGCTATTCTCATAATGACCATGTTTTCTAATAGTACAGTATGATTCTTCTTTGATTGAATTTTTTGTTTCTACTGAAAGATTTTCCCATTTATTTTGATTAACTAGCCATTTTTTCACATTTACATTTGAAGTAAATGAAGCTCCATTTCCTTGAAACCAAAAACCAGAATAATATATATTAATATTCTCATATCCATCTTTATTTAATTTTTCTTTATATTCTTCAATAACTTCCTTTTCCCAATCTAAAACATCCACGTTAATATTATGTAATTCTTTTATTGATATTTCCTTAGATTCTTTATTTAATTCATTAAATTCATAAACCAAATAAGATCTAGTCTCTGACATATAAAAATTCCTTTCTAAAATTACAATAATCCAACATTTATTAAATTATCTGCAAAACGATATTTCTCTAATAATGAAGAATCTTTAATTTTATATTTTTTTATATTATAAGCATTGATTTCTAACAACTTATTAACAATATCATATGAAAGATATTGTCCTATTTCTATTTTATAATTACTTATTATAAAATTGATAATTTTTAGATCTAATCCTAATTCTTTTTGAAGAAGAAAATGCAATATTATTGATCTAATTTTTTTTTCTTCATATTTATCAATTATTTTAAAAGTTGCTATATATTCATAAAAAAAATAATATAATAATAATTTATCTAAACCTTTTAATTTACAAATCAAATAATTGTTTTCGTCTAATGCTCTTTTTATCATTAATCTTGTTGGGTTTGGAATGATTTCAAAATCAAAATAATGTTTCCCCCATATATCGTTTAATATAAACTCTTCTACTCTTGGTGTTATATTAAATAATATTTTTAGATTTCTTATATTTCTTTTTATTGATCTAATTATTAAATCATCATCTAAGTCAAAATTAAATTGAGGAAACATTTTAAATAATTTTTTGCATGGATTTTTAATATAAAATATAGAATTAGGATATTTTGCAACACATTGAATCTGTATTTCTTCCATCGGATTGTCTATTAAATAAATATCAATAGAATAATCTTTAATGATTAATTTTTGACAATCAATATCGAGATCCATATATTTATATAAATCTCTAACAGTTTCCATTTTAGAAGACAAAAACATTAATTTAATTGATTCATCTAAATTTGGTATAATTGGAATTACTTCTTCGAAATTATAAAATATTTCTTTTTGTTCTTCGTATGTAAGATCTCGAGCTTTTATTTTCATATTTATAACCTATATTAAATTAATATAATTAATTAAACAATATTAATTTAACACGCTTATAATTCAGTTTTTTATATAAATCCAAGTGATTTATAAATATCTTCATTAAAATAATTTATGATTTCGCGTAAATAACTTTTGTTCATTTCTAAAACAATTTTATTAAGATCATCAATAGAAATATCTAAATTTGGTTGACATATAAGATCTATAATAGAATCAACATTACTATGATTAATACCCATTTTCTCTTCAATATATAATCGAACATATAAATCTAATATTTTTTTACTTAATTTAATATCCCATCTATTAACTGTGGTTGAATATTTTTTTACATAAAACAATTGCATCTTTTCAGTAGGTTTTTTTATATATTGTTCATAAATATTCCAATTATCAATTATATAATTTTCAATATCTTCTGGTATATATCCTAAAAACAAAATATCTTTAAGACAAGTGATTTGTTTAAAATCTTCTAATGACATGTTTTCCAAAGGATCAAGATTATAATATGGAACCATTTCTATTACTTCTTCACACGGATTGTTTATATAAAATATGTTTTCATTATCATATTCAACGACAAAAATTTGTATTTCTTTTGTTAAGTTATCAATATATTTAAAATTATTTAAATTACATTTCATAGCAAGTTTTTTAATCTTTTCAGAAGGATTATCAATCCATTTCAAACAATTTTCTATTTTACACAATGATTTACTATTATAATATGTTCTTTTACATAAAAAATCTATAGATGATTTATACAAATTTGGTATTAATGAAATAAATCTATAATCAATATTCAATAATATTCTTTGTTCTTTTAAAGTTAAATTTCTTGTTTTTATTTTCATATTAATAACTTATACTATTAAATTAATATAATTAATTAAACAATATTAATTTAATACGCTTATAGTTCAAGTTAGATATTTTTAAATGATTCCAATATCTGAAAGTCTTTTTATTGAATCTACTAAACTTGGATGTAAATTTGGTATTATTGCAGAAAATAAAGGATTATGTTCTATTAATTTTTTTTGTATTTTTAAGGACAATGTCATAAAATAATCAAATGGTAATTTTTCCTCAATATATCTTTTCTGTCTTCTTTTTAATAATGATGGATCAAATATTATTGCAATTAAAGCTATTATATCGTCTGGTTTTTCTATATATATAATAGACCATGGATTTTGAACAATTGCCTTTCTTTGAATCTCAAAAGAAGGTTTTTCAATAAATTCTATTGTAAGTCCATTTAATTCTACCGCGGCAAGTTTTACATTTTCAGAAACTTTATCTCCACCGTTTTTTTCATAATATAATAATTTCCATATATTATATGGATTCTTTTTTATCAAACTTAGTTGTTTTTCTTCTATATCTGTCATATTTTCTATATATAAAATTAATTATAATTTTAATTAACTCTTATTTTTATTTATAATCTCCAATAAATTAACCATTTTTTCTGAAGGTTTTTTTACAAATCTAATAAAATCAATATTATTAAAAATAAGAGTAGATAATTCTAACATGTTTAATCTTTTTATCAAAAAACTAATTACTATTTTTAAATAATATTTTTTTATCTTATTTTGAGTTTTATCAAAATCTGAAATTAAATTTTTTATTTTTATAATTTTTTTTTAGCTCGTCCAACCATAATTTTTCACCATATTTGTCTTCAAGATTTTTATATGTTTTATATACCATTTCATTTTTCCTTTACTTATTTTATTTAATTGTCGCTTATACTTCGTATTTAATTTTAAATATTAGCAAATTATAATAATTTAAAGAATTACATCTAATATTTTTTTTATATCATTATTTAATAATCTTTTATCAATGTTTGGAATTAAAACAGAAAACAATATATCATAATTCACTAATTTTTTTTGAATTTCAAAAGATAAATTTAAAAAATAATTATCTGAAAGTTTTTCTTCTAGATATCTTCGTCGTTTTCTCTTTAATAAAGAAGGATCTAAAATTATTGATTTTACAACAATTTCATCATAAGGCTTTTTTATATATACAATAGACCATGGATTTTGATTAATTGCAATTTCTTGTAATTCATAAGAAGGATTTTCAATAAATTCTATTGTGTTTCCATTTTTCTTTATAGCAGCAATTTTTACTTTTTCAGTAACTAAGCATCCTCCTGTTCTTTGGTTAGATAAAAGTTTCCATAACTTATATGGATTTTTATTTACTAATTCTAATTGTTCTTCTTCTGTATTCATATTTTATTTATATATATAAACAATTAGAATATAAATTTATAAATTAATATTTACAAAAGACCATTTATAAGTATCTTTTATTAATTCTTCTAAGTTATATGAGTATTTTACATAAGTGTTATATCCTTTATCTAAAAATAAAATTTTAGACGCAAAATATTTATCATCTTGTTTATAAATCATATATTCATTACTGAAAACTTTGTTTTCATAAGGAAATACTATTATAGATACTGTTATTATACCTGTTTTTTTATTACAAAGATCAAACATATTTTTAACTGTAAATGATTTTTTAATAGATTTTTCATTCATAAAAACAATTTTTCCATCTTGAGGAACATATCCATCATAATATTCTATAAACTCCCTATTATCAATGTTGTTTTCTTTGTGATATTTATTAATACATCTTTTAATTATATTAATATCTTTTTTTGTTAATATTTTATACATCTTTATTCCTTTTTATAATTATCTTTTTTAACAAACCAATATCCAGCAATATCTTTTTCTTTATTTTTTTCGGGAATTTTAATATCGTCTCTAATTTTAACAAATTCCCAATCAAATTCTCGTTCACTTTTTTTAACTTTAATTTCCATTGATTTATTAAATAATAATTAGTTATTGATTAAAAAACAACATATCTTAATACATAAATATAATCTTTTCTAAATTCTATCATATAATATTTTTTATATTTTTTCTTAATTATTCCATCATATACATGTATTATGTTTTTTAAAAATATTGGATTACATGATAAATCCATTTCTTCCCATTTTTTTAACGCAATAGTATCAGAATTATATTTGTTTTTAAATCTATGATACGTTAACATATAAATCTTTCTAAAATTTATTTATAATATAAGTTTAATTCATTATCTATAATTTCTTTATCTATAATTCCGTTTCTATCAAAATATTTTAGTTCGCATTTTTTTGAAGAATATATTTTGTTTTTATATTTTATCTTGTGTTCTTCTTCAATTTTCATTTCTGCAAATTTTATACTCTCAAACCCGAACCCTGAATCCAATGATCCATCTTTAATTCCTTCAGATATTTTTTTATAAATATCTTTTTTTGATTTTTGTTTGTTAATATCTTTAGATTCATAAAAATATAAATCATTTGATCCCCAAGGATATCCTATAACATTTCCTCTTGCAGAATATGTTTTTCCTAAACTAACAACTTCATTTTCTTTCATTTTAATCACCTCGTTATATTCAATTTTATAATTAAATATGTTGTTAAAATATTATGCGCATAATTTTCGTGTTAATTAATAATACTACGAAGTTATTAATTAAAAAGAATCTCTATTGGATGAGGATAACATTTAATAGTCATATTTATTACTTCTGGAAACATTTTTTTATATTCTGAATTGAATGCATCTAATGCTATTTTTGGACTACGGGCATAAATTTCGCGATCTGATATAAGTTCATTTTTATTATTAAAAAAACAACAAACATATTTATCCCAAGTAGATGTTATATTTTTAAATTCTTCATTTATTTCATTATAATATTTTATTTCTTCAGTCCATCCGTTTTTTAAAATTCCTTTTATAATATCTTCATTGGTTAAAAATTCTTCTTCATCATAAATCTCATTGTTAGATGTTGTTTCGTTTTCTTCCATTTTTTATATCTTCTTTTATATTACTTAAATAATTTTTATATTAATTGGTAGATTGGTTTTTTAACATTCCTCTAGTCTTTTGATTAATGCTTCATCTACAGATTTTTTAATTTCTGGATTTGAATAATATTCTTTTGAGTTTTCTATAACATTGTTAATAACTTTTATTCAATGTTTTTCAAGATTTTTAATTTTCAATAAACGATTAAGATTATCAATTGTTATATTTTTAAGTAATTGTCCAATAGAAAAATTTAAAAAAGGAGATGAGAATATAAATACATTATTAAAATCAAGATATACAGTTTTTCCTCTCTCAAGACTTGGATAAATTGTATTATATAATTTTTTACCATTATTAACATCAATACAACGTTCTCCAATTAAATTTTTTACTTTTATATACATTTATTTATTTCCAAATATTCATATAAACTTTTTCTCGTTTTTTGTTTATTTCTAACTCAGATGTAGGAACACGAGAATCTTTAAAAGAAATTGTTGCTATTTCTTTATAATTATTATAAAGAACAATATCTTCTTTTTCTATCATTTTCCAAAAAAAATCAAAAAGAGCTTTAGGAAAAATTTCTTTTAAAGATTCTAAACTTATGTTTTTTGAATTACCATCGCAATCACGAAAAGAAATCATTTTATCTCCTAATTCCAAAAAATTTTATATGGATGAGGATAAAGTATTATATTATACTTTATCGCTTTATAAAATAATACATCATATCTTATTCTAAATACATCTAACGCCTTTTTTAAACTATTAGAATAAATCGTGTATTTTGCTATAAGTTCATTTTTATCTCTATAAAAACAACAAATATATTTATCCCAATTATATATTATGTTTTCAAATTCTTTTGTTTTTTTATTTATTTCTATATAGTCTATTTCATCTACCCATCCTCGTTTTAATATTTTTTCAATAATTTCATGTTTTTTTTTCACTTATTAACTCCAAAAAATTTCATAAGGACGAGGATGAAGTTCTATTAACCATTTTGTTGATTCCGAAAATAATTTAGAATATTTAATTTCGGTTGTAAACGCATTCCATGCCGTTTTTGGATCTTGAGCATAAATCTCATATTTTTCTATAAGTTCGTTTTTACTACCATAAAAATAAGCAATATATTTGTCCCAAGTAGACACTATATTAGAAAACCTTTCTGTTTCCTGGTCCGTTTCTCCAAAATAGTCTATTTCTTCGGACCATCCTTTTTTTAAAACTTCTTCAATAATATCGCTATTAGTTACTTCAATAATTTTATTGTTAGGTATTGTTTTTTTCTTTTTCATTTTTTTAATCCTTTCTTTTACTTAGTTTTATAATTAAATATATTGTTGAAATATTATTCGCATAATTTTCGTGTTAATTAATAATATTACGAACATATTATATTTTTGGAATTAAGTATTTTTTTAATTTTTTGTGATTTTGAATGTAAACAAAAATCTTCTTGTGTTAATATAACTTGATTTGAATCTATATGAAATCTTGTATTGTCATAATTTGGATTGTCAATATAATCTTTAGATATGTCAATCAAATCAGCGTCTACTAATTCTTCTTTATCATAAGTAACAAGATATGCTTTCATTTTTATTTCCTTTTTTTATTATTATTTTTTTGTTTTTCATGAGATATTTCAGATACTGTTTCACAACAACAATCTTTCATTCCACAAAGTTCTTTTTTTATTTTTTTTAATAATTTTTTATATTTAACGTTTCCAGATAAAGACATAACTTTAATTTCTTCATAAATAAATTCAGGATCATATTCAGACATCCATTCTGGCAAAGATATTATCATGTTAGTATTATGAAAATTATTTACTAATTTAATTTTTTTCATTATAATTTTCCTTTTATTGTTTATCTTGAAAACTTTTAATTATTTCTTTTATAACAAAATCTATAATGTTTTTATTTTCCAACATTTTTAATCTAGTAATTTCCCGAGTATTAATAATATTACTAATTAATAAAATGATTTTCTCTTTAACATTTCTTAACTCTGTTAAAGAAAATTTAATATAAACACTGTTAGAATAGATTTCATTATTTTTATTAACATAATCATTATCGCTCATTTCTCTTGCTTTTATTTCATCAAATGAAACTCCATAAAACTCTTTGTCTATTAATTCCATTGATTTTTTTTGTGAATTATCAGAAAAGTTTTTTAAAATTTTACAAAACACAGCTTCTGTTAAAATTTTTGAATAATCAGTGAATTTTAAAAAAATTAAAACAGAGTTAGGCGATGCATATCCGTCAATATAAAATATATAATTTCCAATTTCTATTTTTTTAAGATCAATATCCCTTGTTTTTCTAAGACCAGTATTTTTCATTCACCTAACCTCTCATTGTTTATGTTTATATTAAAAATATATTAATTTTTTCATATACGAATATAAAAACCATTATAATTTTATATTATTACAAAGAAAAGAAGTTAAATATACTAAAACACCAAAAATGGCATAAATAATTAAAATTTCTACATAAATTGTGATATAATCTATAATAATATCATTTGATCTTAATCTATCATTAATTTTTTTTACTAAAAAACCAACAATAGATCTTTTGTTTTTTAAATGTTTTTTTCTTTTTATTTTATTCATAATAAATACCACATCATAATATAAAATATGAATTTAAATAAAACTATCATTAAAATATTTTGATTTAAATAATTTGATTTTTTATACAACCACATCTTTATTATAATACAAACAATTAAATAAAATATAAAACAAAAATATTTCATTTTAACATATCGTCAAATAACAAAGGTTTCAATCCATATGTTTTTATTTTATTTTTTTCGTCATAATATTGAAACTCTATATCAAAACAAGATATTTTATTTTCATTATAAAAATTAATTTTTGCTCCATATTCGTTTTGTAAATCACGCAACTTATTAAAGAAAATATTGGCAGATTTTTCAACTTCTTGAAAATTTTTGTATATTATATTATTTGTTTGTGTTTTATTTTCTTTAAGAGGATTATAATAATTATATTCAATTATATCTTCAACTTTAATAATATTAGATTTTAATTTTAGTATATTTTCTTCCATTTCAGATATCTTTTTTTCTAATTCATTAATCCTGATATTTAAAATATTATCATTCATTTTTATTTCCTTAATAATCTTTAATATTTTCTATACATAATTTTAATTCATAAAATTCTAATTTTGAAATGTTTAATTTTTTTTCCAGAAGAAAATTTTATTTCAATATCATTATTAATTTCTATTTGTGCCGGTTTTATAATATAATCATTTTCCATAACTTTTCCTTATTTTTTTATATTAATTCTTTTTTCTATTTCGTCTCTTGTCGCTTTACTTATTTGCATTTTTTTTCCATTTTTTATATACCATTTTCTAACTTCACTGTATTTATCCTCTTTTAAAGGAAAATTTCCTTGTGCTTTACCAGCTCCAATCCAATCACAAATCATTTCAGTTAAATAAGGTTCCTCTATAGGAATAATTTTTATACCATTTTTATCTAAAGGAAATACCCAATATTGCCAATGATGTTTATTTCTTTTTTGATGTAAAAACCATGCTTTTTCAAATTTTTTATCACCAGTATTTGCTGGATCATAATAACCAGTACTATCTCGTGATTTTTTTATATTTCCATAAAAATAATTTGCATAAGGAATAAATTCGCTTGGAAGAAATTTACTTAGATCATGAACTAATCCTCTATAATATAATCCTTCTTTAAAACACTCTATCATAACATAAAATTTATGAATTATTATATATTTAAAATAATAAATATATTTTTTCATCATTTTCTATACTTTTTTAATATTTGTTATCTTTATCTTTTTTTATTATTTCTGTTAAAGGTAATACCACTTTAAAAAAAATAGAAATTATTACGATAAAAAAAACAATAATTATAGATCCAATTGGCCAAAATACTATAAAATAAAGTTTTTCATATTCGTTTTTTGATATTTCTGAAAAAAATTCAGATTTATCTTTAAAATATGATAAAACCATATATCCAATTATACAATTTAAAATATATAATATAAAAAATATAATAAAACCTTTACTTAAAAAAAAACCATAATTACCTGCTTCTAATATCACCTTAAAAAACTCCTTTGATTATTATGGCGCGGATGGAAAGATTCGAACTTTCATTCTTCTGATTAGAAGTCAGATGCTTGGTCCAATCAAGCTACATCCGCGTTATTATTTATGGTGCCGTCGATGGGAGTCGAACCCATACGGTCATAAGACCGACGGATTTTAAGTCCGTTGCGTAAGCCATTCCGCCACGACGGCATTGTTTTTTCATTGTCTTTTATTATTTTATATATTTTTTTATAATTAGATCCTTTTCCAGATAATCCATTATCTATTAATATTCTTCTTATTGATTTTTTTGTTTTTAATTCTTCTATTATTTTTTTATCTGAAACTTTTTTTAAACCTGTTTGTTTATTTCTTCCTCTGAAATTATTAGTTTGAGAATGACAATTTGGGCAAAGAAGTCTTAAATTTTTAATATTATTATCATTACTTATTCCATTTATATGATCTAATTCTAAAACAATTGGCTTATTGTTCCACAATTTTATTCCACACATTTCGCATTTATTTTCTTTAATATTTTTTTGTAATAATATTTTTTTTATGTAATAATTATTATGTTTTGAGTTTTTACAAAATATTTTACTTAATTTATTAAATATTTTTCCTTTATTCCAATTTCTATATTTTATTAAGTGATCATATTTAAACATTCCTTTTTTATGTAATTTTTTTAAGCTATCTGAATTCTTTTTTCTATTTACTGGGCAAGACGAATGATGATTAGAACATATCCAGGATCCGTCTTTTAATTGTTTTATTGCTTTATTTTTACAACCATATTTGCAAATCATAATATTTATAAAATAATAATAATAATTGTTCGCTTAATTTTCTTGTTTCAAAAACAAGTCGCCGATATTTGTTTTTACATCGTCTTTTTTACCTGTAAATTCATAATTTTTATTTATTTTTTTAAATATATCAACTTTATAAATATAATAAACTCCTTTACTTCTATCTAATATTATTCTCACCATTTTTTCCATACTGTCTAATATTAAAGGAATTCTTCCGTCATTTATTAATTTTTCTATTTCATCTTCTGTCATAAAATCTAAACAATCTTCGATTTCAAACTCTTTAATGAATTCAAATAATTTTTTAATAGCAAATTCAATATCTGTTTTACCGCTCCATAATTCTTGTTGAGTAGATTCTAGTTCTTGTATCATATTATTCCTCCAAATTATTATTGATTGGTAAGTCTACCTTTATTAAACTATCCATATTTACACATATAAATTTACAGTTATTATATTGAATTGTTACACCAAGATGATAATGGGAAAATATCCATAATGATGGTTGAAATTTTTCATATATTAATTCCAAACACCTACTTGTATGAATGAAATTATTATATATTATAGGTACAATTTTTTTTAAAATAAATAAAGGACAAGAGTGTGAAACAATGGCTTTTATTTTTGTTTTATTTCCTTTATTTAAAATATCATATAATTGATTTTCACTTATCGTTTCTTCATAAAAAAAATCATATCCTGGAGTTCTTGATCCTTTGTCTATAGAATCTGCTCCACCTATAAATAATGTTTCTTTAGAAATATATCCTCTTGGAATATAATACAATCCATTTTTAATTTTTTGTATTTTTTTAGAATTATGTTGTAATGATGGGTGATGATCGTGATTTCCATCTATAAAATATCTTGGTTTATTATCTTTAAATTCAAATTTATTATAATTAAACAAGCAAAGATCTCCAAGCTGTATAGAATTTGGAGACATTAACACTTTAGAATTAATATTACAATGTATATCACCTATTAATCTTGTAATCATTTTTAATATCTTTTATTGTTTATTTAAACCAAAATCCAAATATTGATCCTATAATAGCAAAAGCTAATTGTTTTTGTGTATCTGATGATTTTTCATTTTTTAATATCATAAAAGAAAGTGTTAATAAAGTAATAGATATAATTACTCCCATTATTTTTTTTACTGCAAAATCTACGACTTCCATTAAATACGATATGTCTTTTGATTTATTATCATTTTGTTTAATATCTTCTTGAACCATAAAATTAATTTTTTGAGGAAATTCTTCTTGTTTTTCTAATAATGGTTTTGTTTCTTTTATTCTAGGAATTTCTATCACTGGTTTAAAAGGTTCAACTATTGGAGCTTGTGCTTGAGTTTCAGTAATAGAAATTTCTGTATTAGATTTTTTGTTAATTAAAATCTTATTTGAAATCTTAAATAAAAATACAGACAAAATAATAAGAAAAACAATTATCCATTTCTTTTTATTTTCCATAATATAAATCTTAATAAGATATTTATTTATATATTATATATAAGAAACAAATTATAGTTTTATACATTTAATTTTTCCATCCCAATCAGAAAAATATATTTTTTTTATTCTTTTAATAGTTGCATATCTTATACATGCATTACATGGTTTAGCACAGCTTAAATTTCCATTAGATAAAACTCTTACTACAAGTATTTCACTACCACACAAAATATCTGCCGGAATATCTTTCATAACAGCTATTTCTGCATGTCTAGAAGGATTTTTATGATATTTTTTATAAAAAGATATAAATTTAGTATTATTAGGTCTACATCTTAATATAGAATTACCTTTAAATAAAACTGCTCCTAATTTATATTTATATTCAGATAAATATGCTGTTTCTATGGCTCTATCTATTATTTTTCTAGTAGTCATTTTTATTACAGTTTATTTATAATTAATTTAATATTATTTATAAATTATAACCGCTTAAATATCAGGATTCAATATTGAGAGCTATTTAAATTCAAATCGTCTTAATCTTTTTATATAATTTTTTAATATTATATATTGACATGGTTCTACTATAACAAGTTTGTTATCTAACATTTTCGCACTTATTTTTTTATCATTTATAATTTTATTATAAATTTCCATTAAATGATCGTTGTTTTTTACTTTAAAAAAAATTATTTTTGGATCAAAAAACCAAAATTTATTTTCACATCTAATTTTTTCCTTATCTAAAATATAATTTAAAGATAAAGAACACAATTCTTTTATAATATAATAAAATAAATCTTTTATATTTATTTGAGATTTATAATTTACAAAAACAACTTGAATAATATCATTGTCTTTATTTTTGTTTTTTAACATATGTTGTATTATTTTAATTTTTTTCTATGTTATTTAATTTTTCCATAAACTGTCTATTTATACTGTCTTGTTTTAATTTTTCGTTTTTCATTTTAGACATTTGACTTGCTACTATATGTCCAGCTATAAAATGTCCAGGACTTGTAATTATAGCTGACATAAATATTATTAAACCAATAAATCCAGCGATAAATTTAAGAAAAGAAGATCCATCAATCATTTTTTGAGGAACAAATATAATAAAAGATAATATTAATATAACAAATAATATTCTTAACATATTGATTTTCCTTTTAATACTTTTAATATTTCATTTGCTCCGCTAATATAACCATGTTGAATTGCTAATGATATTAAAGATATTTCTTTATCATTTAAATCTATGTTTTTATAATTATTTTTTAAATAATTTTCTATTATTTCTTTAATTTTATCATTCTTAATATTGGTATTTTTAAAAGAAAAATCTTTTGTTTTTCTCATATTTTTTCCTTAAAAAATTAATATTTATAATATCCATTTATCCATATAAGAACTCTTTTATATCTAATCCTAACAATTCCCCAAGAGTCAATATATTCTTCTGGTCGTGTTTCATAAGTCCAATATCCACTTACCCATATTGGAGTTTTACTATATGGATATATATGATATTTATAATATGGATAATAATAAGGATAATAGCTAGGAATTGGTTTATGATAATGATAATGATATCTATTATCGCGTATTGCTTTTGGTTTTATTTCTACTATTTTTGATTCTGTTTTTCTTTGAACATATCTGTTTTGTTGAAAAGAATTTTGTTTTTGAGGAAATGTTCTATTTCCAAATACTCTCTGAGTAGATCTTGTTGTTTGATAACTTCTAGAAGAACTGTACCGATTTTGTACACCAAAACATAAAGATGTACAAAATACTAACATAATTATAATTAATTTCTTCATATTCATTACCTCCTATAATAATATATATATTATAATAGAAAAAACTATACCATATAATTTATTTAGTTTATAATTTTTTATTCATCTTCTATCTTATATGGAAATAATATTGAAACCATTTTTACTAAAGATTCAAAAGTACAGTTTTCTGCTATTTTTATTAATTCTTCTTTTATTTTATTATTTGATAATAATGACAATTCTTTAAAATATATTAAACAATTAAATATTTCATCTTCTCTTAGCTGTTTAATTCTCCATATTACAAAAAACCTTATTTGTTTAATGTTTAATATATCTAACTCGTCTTTCATTTGAACCGAAACCGAAACATTTATTTACCATTTAATACTGATCCTATTTCTTTTATTTTATCATCATTAATTTCTTCTACGTTTAACTTTACTGTTTTATTATTATTTTCTATTTCTATATCCCATGTAGACCCATCGCAAAATATATTATAATTATATGATATCCATTTCATTTGTATATCTCCTGGAATTATTTCTATATCAAATAATTTTCGTTCTTGACAATAATTATTGATTATAAAAAATTGCATATTAATTGCTGGATTTTTAGCGAAATTTACCATAAATCTTTCTTTATAATAAGAACTATTTTTAACAATTTTCCATACATCTTTAATTTTATTTAAAATATTACTTGGGTTTCCATCAAAATGATGATATAGATAAGGACCAAATTTTTCTTTTTCTTCTGGAATTGTTGAAATCTTAAAAAACCTAATTGTTGCCCTGGTAGACATTTGAATTTTCCTTTCTTATTATATCTTTTAAACTCTAGAAATATATTATTTTAAGTTTTCTAATTTTTCTACAATTTTTTTGTTTATATCATTTATTTTCGTTAATAACACTCCTGCTATAAAATATCCTCCTGTTCCCTGAACAATAATCGCTAATATACTTAATATAATCCATATAAGTCCAACAATAGAAGCAATAAATCCAATTATTTTATAATTATGAACCCACTCCCATGGAACAAAGAAAAACATTATAGTAAAAACAATAAACCATACTAAAATAAATGTTCTCATAACATTAATCCTTTTATAATTTATTTTATATTTTCATATTTCATACTATAATTACTATGATTTATATTTGTCGCTTCATTTTTTAAAATAAAAAAAACAGTTGATTTTAAATTTAAAATTTAAAATCAACTGTTTAATTTGTTTAATTAAAACTATGAAAAACTACTTAGAACATGATTTTTTTCCACAACCAGAAGACTTTGTCTTTGGTTTCAATGCCGGGCGGGGTTTTGCAGGTTTCTTTTTCTTATCGGCCATAACTCCTATCTCCTTTCATTTAAATAAAGTTTGAATAATTCAAACAATAAAATATAGTATATAAAAATATATTTTTTTAAATTTAATTTTTATTTGAAAGATTTCCTAAATGGTAATATAAATATATGATATAAAACTTTAATGCAATTATTTATATTACCATAATGACATTCTAAACAATTTAAAATTCAGAAAAACGATCTATTATTTCGTCTTTTAATTCTTGAGCGCATCTTTGTTTTAATATTTTCTTTTCGTTATCATTACAAAAAGAACTTGGTCCAATTTCATTATTTACAGCATCTATATAAGCAGAAAATTTTCCTTCTTCTGTAAAATATAACCATTTAGGAACTTTATATAAATCTAATATTTCTTTATTCTTTTTAGCTATTTCGGTATCTATGGAAATAGGAAAATAATTTTTTGATAAATATATACATAAATCATTGAAAAACGTTTTATATTCTTTATAAGAAGAATATTTTTTTGCTCTTCCTGTATTTTTATATCCAAGCAGTGTTACTGAAAAATCTTGTCTTGATAATTTAATTTTATCAAATATATAATTAAGTTCTTTTTTATTTTTAAATGATACTCCAGGTATCATATGAAATGAAATTTTTGAATCTAAATATCTTTTTAAATCATAATCGGTATTTTTATTTTTAATAATATTATCAATTTTATCTATTAACATATCTGTCTCATCTATACAACTCACAGAAAAAGCCATTTTACCACAAAGTTTTAAATATTTTTTTAATTCTTTTTTATTATTAAGTATATTATAATTTTTTGTTGAAAAGTTTGGAATTATTCCATGATTTCTACATTCTTCTAAAATATATAAAAAATTAGGATGTTTTGTTGGATCACCACCACCAATAGCTACTTCAAATACTTTCAAACTTGACAGGGCTTTAATAATTTCAATTATATAATCTTCATCCGCATGTTTTCCAGATTTTTTAGAATCCATATAACAATATGGACAATTCGATTCACAATAATCTGTTATTTTCATATCAACAAGCTCTGGAGCAAAAGCTTTATCTGGAATTTTTTTATTATCATAAAAAGAAAATCTAATTTTCGTACCATCTTTTCTATCAAATAATGACCAATAATCGTATTTTTCATCTTTTCTACAAGTATAATCAGTATAAAATTTTAGACCTTCAAGGTTTTCAAATAATTTTCCTTTTTTATATAAAATATTTTCTTCATATTTAGATGTATTATCGTTTCCACCTAATATAATGACGTCTTTTCTTATTATAAATTTTTTAAAATCTTCAAAAAATTCATCATCTATCATTGATTTACTGTAATAGTTCTTTGGAAAATAAATAACACTACTATGATCTACATAACCACTATCTATTTTAAGAGATTTTACATTTAATCCATACATTTTTTTTAATAAATTCGATTCACATTCGGTCATTTTATTTTCAAAATCTAAAAATTCATAAATATAACTAATAGATTTTTTTAAAAGTAAAGCTAAATATGATTCTTTTGATTTTTTAGATATCAATACAAAATCTTGCCATCCAAATTCTTTATCACTTGGACAGATATCTTTAGTTTCTTCTATTAATTTTGGATCAACAACAATAATAGAATGAGAAGAACTACTATTAGTAGCAAAACCCACTCTAATATTATAAATTTTCATTTTAATAACTTTCTTTATAATTTAAATGATTTATTATTTACTTATATTATAATAATCGCTTAATCGCTTAATTTATATTTTTTCAAATAATTCTACGAATATATCAACTTCTTTAAATGATTCTTCTATTAGGTTTTTAACAATTTTCCAATCCAAACCACCTAATCCGCAACCAAGAGGAGGTATTGCTATTAATTTTATTTATAACTTATTAATTTCATTTATTAAAGACTTTAATACAACTTCTATATCTTTTAACAAAGATATATCTTTCCAATGTCTTTTTGTTGGAAAATTTATAATATATTTTGGATTAGATTTATTGCTTGTTTTAAAAACAAACATTTTACCAATATTCATTTTATTACAATTACATTCATTTAAATATGCAAAAAAATTATCTGGATAATTAATTTTAAATTGAAGAGCCAATCCTTTTCCCATTATTCCAACACAATTAACAGTATTAACTATTGCCTCAGATTTAGATTCAAAAATATCACCTTTTTTGATTTCTATTACCATATTATTATAATTACTTTAAAAAGGTGGAATATCATATTTATTTTTTTAACCCATTCTAAATAAATTATGATATTCCACCATGGAAGATTTTTCACCTCATCTACTTTTTAAAAAACAAACTAGTTAAAATATTTCCATTTCTTGAAAGAATATTTCCTGCGATATCTCTTGTCTCATTGGAAAATGGATCGTAATATCCAAGACTATTTCCAGCAACATCTTGAGCTTTATATCTACGTTCGCTATAGTCTATTCTTCCAATGATATTACCAGAAACATCTCGAATTTCGTTTCTAGTTTTCATGATTTTTCTTACTAAAAAATAATTAATTAAATTTAATTAATAATTATTTGTATTATTATATTCGCTTATATTTCGTATTATTACGTTTTTACAAATTCGAATATTTTGTTTTATTAATAAAATCTGGATTTACGTTTGGTATTAATGCAGCCAACTCAGGATGCGTTTTAATTATTTTTTCTTGTATTTCTAATGATAAATTCTGGAAATAATCATCAGGAAGTTTATATTTACCTAAAAACGCAAAACCTTTTCTAGCTATTGGGTTTTCTTTTATTTTCAATAAACTAGGATTATTTGTAATACAATAATGAACAATTTCTGGATCTGGATTTTCTATATAAAATATAGCTTCTAAATTTTGTTTAACAGCTTCATTTTGTAATGATATAGAAGGATCTTTTATATAAGTTATTGCCCAGTATTCTTTTTTAATAAAATGATGCCAAAATTTTTCTTTCTTTAAAACATCAGGAAGAAAATTATAACAATATGAATTATCTTCTTTGACTCTAATTATAAGATCAAATAAAAATTCTTGAAGTTCATTTTCTATTTCTTTATTAAATGGTTTGCTATTTACAATATCTCGCAAAATACCGGTTGGACAAAAATTATAAACAGCATTATCAAAAACATCTTCGTTAGAAAAGAAATATTCTTTTATTAAATTTAAAACAAATTTAAAGTTGTTATCATTATTAGTATCGAAATTTCCAATTAATATTGAAAAACATATCATAAATTTTGATGGCGATAACGTTTTATAAAATTCATTAAAGAATTTTAAAATAAAATTTTTAGATGGGTTTTTTATTGATTCAATAAAATCAATGCTCAAATATTTATTAATATCCGATTTTATTAAATCAATTGTTTCGTCATCTTTGTCCTGCGTATATTTGAATTCGCTTAACAACGTTTTGTTTTTGTCTTCCATGTTTTTTTACTCCTAAAAAATAATTTATTTAATTAAATTTAATTTATAATTGTTTATATTATTATATTCGCTTATATTTCGTGTTATTATATTTTTTATGAATTATTATTTTTTTAAGCGAATTATAAAATAAAATTAAAAAATAATTAATTGTATTTTAAAAAATTTAGAGGAAAAATGTCTAATTATTATAGAAATATATTAATACAAAAAAACGGTTTCGTTTGTATTAATAAAAGTTCTTTTGATTTTGATGATAAAAACTTTGAAAAATATTTAACATATAACTGTCTTATGGATAAAGATGTTACTCTTAGAGATATAATGATTTCTGTGGATAAATATAAAAATTTAAAAAATTTTATTAATAATTATTCTTTAGGAAATATTAATATAGATGATTTTCATTCATATTTATATTATAAAAAAGAATCTATAAATAAAAAAAATAAAATAGATAAATTGGTTGTTTCATGGAGATTCTGTATAGAAAAAAAATCTTTTGATTTTTATATAGATTTTTTTGGAATAGAAAATGGCAAAAAATGTGGAATTGGATTTATATTTAAAGATATATTAGATATCCCTGTTGAAATAGAAAATGAAGGTTTATTTATTAATTATAAAAAAAATATAAAACTAAATTATAATATTAATCTTTTAGAATTCTTAAATTCTATTTATTTCGAAATAAGTTTTTATGGTCCACCAAAAAATTTAAATAAAATATCAAATAAAAAAAATTAAAAAATAAGATAATAAAAATTTTACTATATTATATTGAAAATGTATTTTTTCTGTTAACAAAAAATGGAGGAATTTATTATAAATAATGGAAATTCTTAAAGAATTTATTGGAAGAAATGTTAAAATTTATTTAGAAAATTTTGAATTTTTCGGAAAATTAGATAAAATTGATAATATGTTTCTGTGTATTATAAATACTAATGGTAGTCGTAGTATTATTTCAATATTAGAAATAATATTTATTGAATGTAATGATACTAGAGGTTTATAAATATTTTTTAAAAATATCATTAATAAAAAAATTAAGCGAATAAAAAATTATAATTAACTGTTATATTAATGAATGCGCAAGATATTATATCTGAATTTAAAGAAATAGATAATAAACAAAAATATCAAAAATTAATAGATTATGGTAAAAAATTAGATATTTTATCAGAAGATGAAAAAAGAGAAGAATTTTTGATAAGATCTTGTCAATCAAAAACATGGCTGGTTCCAGTAATAAATGACAATCTTTCTTTTAAAGCATATAGTGAATCATTTATAGTTAGAGGAGTTTTGTTTATAATAATAAATATTTTTAATTCTAATAAAATAAATGAATTTGAAGATCTTGGTATTTATGATATATTGTCAGATAACAGAATATTGGGAATTAAAGAAATATTAGATAAAATAAAATATTATATGAAAGAAAATAAGTAAAATGAAAAACCAAGAACTTTCTAAATTATGCCCAAAGTCTTTTTATAATAAAGTATTATCTAATAAAAACAAAAAATTTCCGATTATATTAGAAATTGACATAGGAGAAATTGATTTCGTATTTAAAAAAGATAATGTTTTAATGTTAGATAAACAAAAGTACAAGTCTTCAAAAAAAGAGTTTATTAAAAAATCTGAATCTATTATTAAAAATGTTAAAACAAAATTAGAAGAAATGGGAATTAATAATATAGATTACATAGAAGAAATTGGTCAAATATATATAGATGCTGATTATAATCAAATAATAAATATCAATAAAATAAAAGACATTAAGTATATAACAGAATTAATATAAAAATGGAGGAAAAATTATGATCATTACCAACAATGGAAAAGAGTATTTTGTAGATTTTATTTACGAACACCCGAAAAGAAAACGAAGCAAAACATGGTGTTTTATAAAAAACAAATCAGATAAAAATGTTGTAGCTCAAGCATGTTCTATTGTAGATAGTAGAGATAATTTTGTAAAAAAAATTGGAAGGAAAACTGCTTTTACTAAAGCTCTAAAAATATTTGAAAATAATAGAAATAATAGAAAAAATATTTGGAATCAATATCTAAATAAATGTAAAGTATAATGTTGGAAAAACAACATGATTATAGAAGAAGAAAATGTTGTATATAAAATATTCCATTTAGGAAAAAAAGCATATACATTTCGTTATAATAACGATGATGATATAGTACTATTTGGTACTAGTAAATGGAATTATAAAAATAATAAATGTGAAATATGTATATATTATACTATAGTTAATAAATTAGACATAATGGAAATACATGATTTTATGAATAATCCAAATACTAGAATATTGGGAATATATCACAGTAGATCAAAAATATTTTTAAATGGAAAATTCTCAGATTTTGATTCTCAAAGATACTTAAAATCAAGATATAGACATATAATAAGAGACGCTAATAGAAAAAGAAACCATGGTTTAGAAGTTAAGAGAATATTAGATGAATATCATAGGAATTATTTAAGTGATTTAAACGTTAATGAAAACAAAACTCTTTCTATAGACGAAATATTTAATCAAAGAAAAAACATGGTAATATGAATAAATCAATTAAAAGATGTGCCAGAAGATATAAAAATGAAATAATAAAAAGAAAAATTTACTGGTTGATTTATAAAAATTGGTATATAAATCAATCAATAAATGAAAAAAAAATCACTGGAAAATTATTACATACAAGAAAATCATGTAATTGTAATATGTGTAAAAATCCTAGAAAAAGCAAGTTAACAAAAGGAAAAGAAAAATATACTATTCAAGAATTAAAATTTATTGAGGGTTTTAATAAATATGGAAAATATTATTGATAATTTAGACGAACTTATTGAAAATACAAATAAAAATGGATTGGCTTCTTTAATAAAAATTATAAAGGAAAATGACATTGACGAAGCAAGGATCAAAAATTTATTTATTTGTATTTTAACAAAATTAACAACCCATAATTACAAATATGATATAGAAAGTTTAACTAAAAATGCAATAAAATTAGTATCCCCTGGATTAAAAAAAGAAGTTGATTTTAATCTTAAAAATTTATATAAAAAGAAATAATATATGCCAATATATATTTATAAATGTAACAAATGTGATAAATTAATTGAAACGATTCAATCAATTGAATCAAATCCATATAAATTTCATAATGAAATAGAAAATACTAAGTGTAATGGAAATATTGAAAGAATTATATTTCCTCCATCTTTAGTGTTTAAAGGAACCGGTTTCTATGAAACAGATTATAAAAACAAATCTGAAAATCAAAAAGATAATAAAAAATAATTAATAAATATCATATATATATTCGACTAATTATTTAGGAGAATAGTTATGCCAATATATAAAAATACTTCTTTTTCACATTTGTTTCTACCGAGAGAAGATGGAAAAGTTCCAGATATATCTTTACATCCAAATGATACATTTAATGGATCAGAAGCTTTTTATAAAAGATATGTGGGAAATCCTCATTATTTAATTACAAGACAAGTTGATGGATATAACGCACCATGTAGCTTGATCGCTGGTCCAAATTTAAAATCTGACGTAGAAGGATTTATAAAAAGAGATGGAATAATAGCTTCCGATGAAGATGAAAAAAATAATACACAAGTTACATCTGGAACATCATATTCGGCTTTTGGAAAAATAACACTAGATGATGGAACTGGAACACTGTATAGTTTTGATTTTTCTATAACTGGCGACGGAGATCATGGTGGAGTAAATGAATCTGTTTTTAATGTATCTGGATCTACACCTGCCGGATCGGCTATTACACCTTTAAAAGATAATTCTAGAATAGATTGTATAAATGGCTATATAAGTTTTAGACTATCTGGCGCTGGTTCTTTACATCATTCCGTAGAAGTAGTTTATGAAAAATCTGACGTTGGACATCAAGCAGTAGCGTTTTTAAATCAATTGTTAGATACTTCTAAATTATCATATAGTTATACATATGTAAGCGCCGCATCAGATGTTGGTAGTGAATATTATGTTGCTGGATCTGCAAATCAAATAAAAACAGAAAAGATATTTGCAACAGGATCTAAAGTCGGAGATAGAGCTAAAAAGATAACATATTATTACAAAGATTCTGATAACCCTACAAAATATAGTCATAAGAAAGAAGAATTAGATTTTGTAGAATCTTCAGATCTAGGGTAAAATAACTGTTTTAAACCAATAATTTACTATATTATTAATTGTATTTTTTAATTCTTTTTCAGTATATGGTTTTATTATATAAGAACTTGCTCCAAGTTTATAACTCTTTTCAATATCTTCTTTTGAACCAGAATTAGTAAATATAATAATTGGAAATGTTGTTTTAAAATTTTTTCTTATTTCTTTTAATGTTTTTAGACCATCTTTCTTTGGCATTTTTATATCTAATAATATAAAAACAGATTTTTTTATATTATCTATTAAATATTCTATTAATTCTTTTCCATTTGCTAAATGATGAATTTTTATATTATGTTCTTCTAATAATATATTTTTAATTATTTCTACTTCATCAAAATCATCATCTACAACTAAAAAAATATATTTTATATTATTGTTATTCATTTGTTTTATATATTAGTTATAAGATAAAAATTTATATTGTTTTATTGGAATTAATATATTTACTGTTGTTCCTTTATTTATTTTACTAAATATATTGATTTTTCCATTATGAAATTCTACTATTTTTTTACACATAAATAAACCTATTCCATTTCCTTGATATAAGCCGTCATGACACTTTTGAAACATTGAAAAAACTTTGTTTCTGAACCTTCCGTCAAAACCTATACCGTTATCTTTTATTGAAATTTTTACATAATCATCAAGCTTTTTATTTATAGTTATGTTTATTATTAAGTTTTCATTGTCTTTTTTAAATTTCATAGAATTATCTAAAATATTAACAAACAATTGTTCCAATATATTCTTATCACATTCTATATCAAAATCAATATTATTCTTTATAACTATCTTTGAATTTGTTTCATTTATTTTTAATGATAATAAATTAATCGAAGAATTTATTATATCATTAATATTATGATATTTAAAATCTATTAAATCTATTGACATTTTACATAATTTTGATATTCCTTTTATTAAATTTCGTATCTTATCTGCTGAATTTTTTATTAAACCAATGTTTTTTCTAGTTTTTTCATTTATTTCACTACTTTCTGAAATTATTTTATCAGAAAAAAATAATATTTTTCTCAATGGTTCTTTTAAATCATGAGATATAAAATTAGCAAAACTATATAATTCTTGATTTGATTTTTTTAATTCTTCATAATAAACTTTCATTTGTTCATGAAATATTTTTTTTGATGTTATATCTCTTGCTATAGCTATAAACTTATTATGATCATTTGTTTTAAATATATTAAAATTAATCCATCTATACGAACCATCAGTGTGTTTTATTCTTGCATCAAATTTTATACTTTTATAAATATTTAATTTATTAAATTCTTCTTCTATTATTTTTTTATCTAGTTGATGAGATAAGTTTAATATATTCTTATTAATTAAATTTTCTTTAAAAAACCCAAGGATTATTTTTGAACTTCCTGTTGTTTGTTCTATTATTTTTTCTTTATTAATTCTAAATACCATAAATGTTGGATTATTAAAAATTATTTCTTTTTCTTCATTACTAAATTTAAATGGAGATATATCGGTCAATATTCCAAAAATTAATGCAACTTTTCTATTATTATCGAATATTGGAGCAACTAGAACAATTGTTCGTATATTTTCTTTATCTTTTGAAAGAAAAACTTTTTCTGAAACATATACGTCTTCTTCTTCATTTTTTATTTTATTTAATCTAATATAAAGATCATCCCAACTACTTTTTGATAAAATATCTTTTAAATGTTTTTTTTTAAGCTCAGAACTACTATATCTCAATAATTTACAAAAATTTTTATTAAATTTTATTATTTTCCAATTAATATCAATTATTATCATTGATGATGGAAAAGTATTCCAAAAATTACATACATCAAAATTTATCTTACTAGTCATTTTATACTTAATAAATTAATTACATTTTTAATAACAACATCTGGTAAAACAAAAACCTTTTCATCATAACTCTCATAATCCCATATTAAATATTGATTTTTCCTTAAAAACTTTCTATCTAATAATAAATTTATATTTTCAGGATAACCAAATATATCTGGATCTGATTTTCCCCATAAAACTATTCCATACTTCTTTATAAAATGGCAAAAATGAGGGAAAAAATTATCTACAGAAATCCAACAATCACACTCCATAACCTTTGACTTTAATTCATCAAAAGATTTACCCATAAAATATTCATCTACATTATCAAGTAATTGTTCTCCATTTATTCCAACTTGTATAATATGAAACTCCATTTGTTTCAATTTTTCTATAACTTGGTCCCAATAAGGATAATCTTTTGCATTCCTTTTATTGTCTTTTAATTTTTTTGAAAACGGCGAAATAATAATTTTTTTCATATTTAATACTCAAAATTTATAAAAAAATCTTTATAAGACTCCACTAAATTTTTCTTTACCTTACTATATTCCATATATCTATATATATTATATTTTTCAGTATTATTTGTTAAATATAAAGCTTCATCTATATTTATATAATTTATACCAGAAAATTTATAAACATCTTCGTAAAATGATGATACTATAACATCTGGATGTTCTTTTATTATATCTTTATAAGCATGAATAAATGCAAAATTATCACCAAGTCCCCCTGTTACTAATATCAACTTTGTTTTCCCTGGATATTTATTCCAAACCTTCATCTTCATATTAAAAACATTTTCATCATGATCCCATAAACTTTTATCACGATAACTCCTTATTCCTCCGCCACTTTCCCTAAAATGCCATGTAATTATAGAACTATCTACTATTAATTTCCAACCGCTTCTTTTCATTTCATATGTAAATATAGTTTCCTCTCTATGACCAACTGGAGATAATTTTAAGCAATATCCGTGTTTTGATGCTTCTTTTCTATATAAAAAAGTACTATATAAATGATCTACTTCGTGTTTTCCTTCGTGTTTAACCCATTGACAATTAGGAAAAATAGATAAATCATTTATATTATTGTATGTAAAATTTTCTGGAATTCTTATATTTTGTAATGGATCTAATACCAATCCGGCAACTGCCCCAACATCATCTTTCATTTCTAATAATAATTTTTCTAAAACATTACTTTCAGCTAAATTGTCATCATCTAATCTCCATATATATTTATGTTTAGATATTTCTATTGATTTTTGATGATTTAAAACTTGACCTTTCTTTTCTCCAAATATAACACGCCACTCTATTCCATTTAAATCAAGATATTTAAATATATTTTCATATAAAGGGTTTTTTCTTAAATCTTCTTGGTCGCCATCATCAAATATTATTAGTTCTTTAGGTTTAACAGTTTGGTTTGCAATAGAAGTTATTGCTAGTGGTAAAGTCGTATTATATCTATTTTTAGTTGAAATCATAGCAGTTACATCTGCATTATTAGTTATTAATTGTATGTTTTTTATGTCATCTTTTCTTTCAAATTTAAAAACTTTATTATTATTATAAATAGTTTCCTCTTCTCCTTTTTCGTTTTTTTGTTTTGTATAAAAACTAACATTCCATATTTCTTTGTATCCTAAACTCATTATATAATCATATAAATAATTTATTTCATATTTTGTTATTGGAGTTCCATGAATTTCTATAAATATTTTTTTAAATCTTTTTATCATTTTTTCATCACAAGACATTAATATCGGAAATTCAAATCCTTCACAATCAATTTTCAATATAATATCATTGTCATTTCTAAAATAAATGTTTAATATATCTTCTAGTGTAATTGTATAAGATAATTTTTTTTCATTATTTATATTATTTATATCAACATTATCTTCTGAAACCATTGTGTTTTTTTCAATTTCTTCTAAATATACTATATTTTTACTTTTATCTGTAACTGCTACATTTATAGGTATTATGTTATTATATTTTTTTGTATTTTGTAAAAATAATTTGAAAGATTCAATATTAGGTTCTATTGAAACTATTTTATTTGAACCATATTCTGCACATAATATAGAAAAAATACCATTATATGCACCTATGTCAAGAACATTTTTTTCAAAAACATCTTCTTTATTTAAAGAATATAAATTATTTTTAAATTCATCAAACACATAAGAATCTTGTGCTTTTAATTTTTCTATAAAACTTAAATCTAAGTTTAAATTATTAAAAACACCTAAATCATCTTTTTCTGTCATATTTACAATCCCTTTATCTCCATGTGTTCCAAGAATCTTTTTAACATATTTTGATTTTGTATTTTTAGAACATTCTTTTATAAATTGATAATCATGATCAACAAAATTAGATTTTATATCATGTTCCCATTTATATGAAAATTTCTTCGCTAAGCTAGAATCAACCATAAAATTTAAACTATCTATATCACCAAAAACAAACTCTCCTTCATTATGAGAAGAAGAAGGTATAATCTTTCCAAGCTCTACGTGTTCTATTTGACAATATGATATTTTATAATCTTTTTCGTTTATTATTTGAGATAACAACTCCCCAACATAGTTTTCATTAACAGTATTATCATCATCAACAAAACAAACAAATCCATTTTCTGGTATGATTTCTAATATTTTTTGCCTACATTTGCTTCCAAAAGCTCCTTCGTGTTTATCCAAATAATGATATTGAAATTCTATATCTGATTTTTTATTAAACTCATCAATTATATGTTTTACCTTTTCATCATATCCATCTGCGCAAATATAAGATATTATATTTCTATATTTTTGTTTATTAATACTGTCTAGTGTTTTTCTTAATTTTAAATATCTTTTATATGTTGGAGTTATTATATAAACTTTTTTACCATGTTTTTTAAATAATATTTGTAAATTTCTTTCTGTAATTTTATCCCAATCTTTTAAATCAAAAACTGTTCCTTCGGCTTTGTGATATATTGGGAAATCTCTACAATTAATATCATCTAATGGAACCTGGATTAATTTATATCCCTTATTTTCTGCTCTTATACAAAAATCCATATCCTCGGCAAAACCTGGATTAAATATTTCATCAAGTAATCCTATTTCATCAAATATGTTTTTTTCAATCATGACGCAAAAAAATAATAAAAATTTCCTGTTTATAATAGGACATCTTGATGCTAAAGGACCGGTTACTCCAACTTTGTCATTTTCTAAAAATGGTTTTTTGAGTATATTTATCCATTGATTTTTTTCTTGATTCCTTAATATAGTATCATTATTAAGTAATATAATATAATTTCCATTAGATTGTTTTATTCCTTCATTTGTTGCTTTTGTATAACCTAAAGGATCATCATACCATAACACTTTTATATTTTTTATTTTTTGATTATCGAGATATTCTTTGGTTCTATCTTTACATCCATTAGCAACTATAACTATTTCAGTATCATTTAAATCAGTATATTCTATTATACTATTTAAACATGGAATAAGATTATCTTCTAAATGATTATAAGTAGGGATTATAATAGAATTCTTTATCAAATTTAATTTTCCTTTTTATTATATAAAAAAGAAAATTATTATCAAAAATTTCCAAATATTTCATTTTCATCATTTATAGAAATTAACCCATTTGATAAGACATAATTTCCACATTTTGTTTTTAAATCATAAGTTTTGCATTCGATATCTATTTTATCATATTTTAGATAGTTATTTAAAAATTTATGATTATCTGTGCAGATAAAATCATTGTACATTCTACCAGATAATGGATATAATGTTTCCTTACAGTATATATTAATTACTTCTGTTAGAATTTCTTTTCCATCTTTAATACCAAAAACAGAATCACCGACTTTAAGATCTTTTATTTTAATTAGATTTCCAGGAAATTTTATTAACGTATTCCCGTCTAGACATTTATTATGTACAAGAAATCCATTTGCATAAAATGTTTCTGATGGACTTACTTTACTTAAATTATAAGTTTGAACATCACCTAAAACCTTTATCCATCCAATAATTTGTAAATAACCATCAACTGTTTTTACATGATTTCCTAACTCTAATTTTTTTATTTCTAATTTTTCATTTCTATAATTTTGTGGATTTATGCTAGCCCATCCGTTATTTGTCATTATTGGATGTTCATCAGTTACTTTTAAAACTAAATCATTTTCAAATACAATATAGTAATAATGATCTCTAATAGGACTTTCTAAACTTTTAACCGTTCCGCCAATTACTTTATCTCCAATTATAATATCTTCTATATTTTTACACTCATTGTTTTCCATTAATATTTTTGTTCCAGCCAGAAAACAACATTCATAATTTGTAAGAAGTCCATTTGAAAAATATAATTGATGAGCGGTTCCATAAAAATCTTCAAGATATAGATATTGTGAGATTCCAATATTTCCACTAACATCTTTATATCCAATTTCTGGCTGAATGTATCCGTTTATATATGGAGATGTGAATAAGCCCCAAAATAGTCCCCAGTCTTCCCCAACTCCTGGTTCACTTTCATAACCATAAAAAGATGCATCATGTGAATTAATACATATATAAATGTTTCCATTTTTATAATTATAAACAATATCATTGATATAATAATATTCGCCAACGTCCCAGTCATATCTCCAATTAAAACCTAAACCAGAATATCCTGAATAACCGGATATACCAGAATAGCCGGATTTTCCAGAATAACCTGAAGTTCCTAAATATCCTGATTTTCCTGAATAACCAGATATACCTGAATATCCTATAAATGAAGATTGTGTTTCCCAAAAAGCCTCTCCAGAAACACCACACGATAATACATATCCAGAATTTGCTCCATTTGTTATAATTATTTTTTCGGTTCTTGTTGTTCCAAAAACATCACAAGTATATTCTGGATATCTATCTTCTCCAATACCAAAATATCCTTCTCCTGTAATATATGCAACAGTTCTTTTGTCGATTTCAATATCACCAGTATAACCAGAATATCCAGACCCACAAGATAATAAAAATTTAAGAGTGGTTGGACAATTTACGTTTTCTCTACTTGTTCCATACCAATCTTGTTCAGCAGTACATTTTATATCAGCAGCATCTATTAATTTCCCACTGCTATAACTTCCTCTATATGTAACTGTTCCCAAATCTGTTCCGCTTGTTACTGGCAACATACTTTGATTGTTTCCAAATGTTTTTCCTAAAATAAAAACAGGAAACATTCCCACATAACCTGAATTTCCAATTCCACTTTCTGTTCCATGTTGATATATTTGAATACTAGCATATTTAGTTGGATCATTTTGAGAAATAAAAATAGAAGGATCTCCACCGCCATACTTATAACCACTTGTTCCTATAATTAATGTATCACTAATATTATTTAAATAAGTTACACCACTTGCTGGTATTCTATTGAAATATTGTATTCCAGCACCAGAATATCCAGATTTTCCGGAATAACCAAAATATCCTGAAATACCAGAATAACCAGAATATCCAGATATATTTTCTAAAAATAAATCCCAATAATCATAGTACGATCCTCCAATACCTGGTTCTGATCCAATATTTGATATATGATCTTCAATACAAATATATAAATTATTATTATGACTAATTATATCATCAACATAATAATTTATTGATTCTTCCCACAAACTTTTCCATATTAATTTTTTACCAGAATACCCAGAATATCCAGATATACCAGAATAACCTGAATATCCAGAAATACCAATTTCACCAGAATAACCAGATATACCAGAATAACCTGAATATCCGGATTCATTTTCATTAGACGATGAACATGTTGTCCATAATATTCCATTACATGCAAATATTTGTGATAATCCTGATTTGATAGTTGAAATTATATCTTCATTATCGTTTTTTATAATTAAAGAATAAGAAGAAGATGTATTTATTATTGTATATTTTAATCCATTACAAGATTCTTCATTTGGTAATATAACATATTTGTCAGAATCTTTAGGTTCTAAAAATAATATTTGCTTATCTGATTCTAAAATTATTGTTTTATCATCGTTTAATTCTTCGGTAGAAGATTCTTCAAATATATTATTGTATTTTATATAAACCATAAGACACCTTAAAAATTTCCAAATATTTCATTTTCGTCATTTATAGAAATCAATCCATTAAATAACATATAATTCCCACATTTTGTTTTTAAATCATACATTTCTTGTATAATATTTATTTTATCATATTTTAAATTATTATTTAAAAATTTATGATTGTCTGTACAAACAAAATCATTATACATTCTACCAGACAATGGATTTAATGTTTCCTTACAATATATATTAATTACTTCTGTTAAAATTTCTTTTCCATTTTTAATACCAAAAACAGAATCACCAACCTTAAGATCTTTTATTTTAACTGAACTTCCTGGAACTTTTATTAATGTATTTCCATCTAAACATTTATTATGCACAAGAAATCCATTTGCATAAAATGTTTCTGACGGACTTACTTTGCTTAAATTATATGTCTGTATATCACCTAAAACCTTTATCCACCCAATAATTTGCAAATAACCATCAGTTGTTTTCACATAGTTTCCTAATTCTAATTTATTTACTTCTAATTTTTTATCTTTATAATTTTGTGGATTTATGCTAGCCCAACCATCACTTGTCATTATTGGATGTTCGTCAGTAATTTTTAATACTAAATCATTTTCAAATACAACATAATAATAATGATCTCTAATTGGATTTTCTAAACTTTCAACAATTCCACCAATTACTTTATCTCCAACAATTATATCTTCTATATTTTTACATTCATTGTTTTCCATTAAGATTTTTGTTCCAGCTAAAAAACAACAAGTTGTAGAATAAGCTTTAAAAATGCCATTTGAAAATTTTAAAGTATAAGTTCTATCAAAGCCTCTATATGTTATATCTTGTGTTTTTCCAATATTCCCATTAACATCTTTATATCCGCTTTCTGGTTGTATATATCCACCTGTACCCTTAGCTAAAGGACGCCAGTAATCTTTATTAGTAGGTAATATATATTGAATCGATGATTTAGAAATACAAACATAAGTATTTCCAATATAATATACTACATCTCCAGCTCTATAAATAAAACTAGCAACAAATGACCCTCTCCATATTAATTCATTACCACTATAACCGCTTGTTCCAATGCCTGAATAACCTGATTTTCCTGAATATCCTGAATAACCAGATTTTCCTGAATAACCAGATTTTCCGGAATATCCTGAAGTTCCTGGAAAAGAGTATAATGATTTCCAAGAAGCTTCTCCAGAAACACCACAAGATAATACATATCCAGAATTTGCTCCGTTTGTTATGATTATTTTTTCGGTTCTTGTTGTGCCAAAAACATCACATGTATATTCTGGATATTTATCTTTTCCAATACCAAAATATCCTTCACCTGTAATATATGCTATAGATCTTTTATCATTTTCAATATTTCCAGTATAACCAGAATATCCTGATCCGCAAGTTAACATAAATTTTATATGAGACGGAGAATTTATTTTTTCTCCATTAACATTCCAATTTTGAGTAGTTGTACATTTTATATCAGCAGCATCTATTAATTTACCGTTACTATAACTTCCTCTATATGAAACAGATCCCAAAGTAGTACCGCTTGTTACTGGTAATAAACTTTGATTATTTCCAAATGTTTTTCCTAGAACAAGAGATGAATATCGTCCTTTATATCCAGATGTTCCAATTCCACTTTCTGTTCCATGTTGATATACTTGAAAACTAGCATATTCTAATGGATTATTTTGAGAAATAAGAATAGAAATATCTCCACCACCATATTTATAACCACTTGTTCCTATAATTAATGTGTCATTGATATTACTCATATATGTTGTTCCGCTTTCTGGTATTCTATCAAAATACTGTATTCCAACTCCAGTATATCCAGATTTTCCTGAATAACCAGAATATCCTGAATATCCTAAAATACCAGAATATCCAGAATATCCAGAATAGTTTTCTAAAAATATATTCCAATAGTTTTCATATTCTTCACCAACTCCTGGTTCTGAAATATCACTTGAAATATGATCTAAAACACAAACATATAGATTATTATTATTACTAACTGTATAGTTAACAAAATAATACGCTGAATTTTTATGCCATGAACCAACCCATATTAATTTTTTACCAGAATACCCAGAATATCCAGATATACCAGAATAACCTGAATATCCAGAAATACCAATTTCACCAGAATAACCAGATATACCAGAATAACCTGAATATCCAGATTCACTTTCATTAGATGACGAACATGTTGTCCACAATATTCCATTACAGACAAATATTTGCGATAATCTGGCTTTGATAGTTGAAATTATATCTTCATTATCATTTTTTACAATTAAAGAATAAGAAGAAGATATATTTATTATTGTATATTTCAATCCATTACAATATTCTTCGTTTGGTAATATAACACTTTTATCAGAATCTTTAGGTTCTAAAAACAATATTTGTTTATCTGATTCTAAAATTATTGTTTTATCATCGTTTAATTCTTCAGTAGAAGATTCTTCAAATATATTATTGTATTTTATATAAGCCATTAAAAATTTCCAAATATTTCATTTTCGTCATTTATAGAAATTAATCCATTAGATAATATATAACTACCACATTTTGTTTTTAGATCATAAGTTTTACAATCAATATTTATTTTATCATAATTCAAATTATTATTTAAGAACTTATGATTTTCTGTACAAGCAAAACCATCATATATTCTACCAGGCAATGGATTTAATGTTTCTTTACAATATATATTAATCACTTCGGTAATAATTTCTTTTCCATCTTTAATTCCAAATACAGAATCACCAATTTTAATATCTTTTATACATATTGGATTTGCGGCAGTTTCTATTAATGTATTTCCTTCTAAACATTTATTATGAACTAGAAATCCATTAGCATAAAACGTTTCTGACGGACTTACTTTGCTTAAATTATATGTTTGTATATCACCTAAAACTTTTATCCATCCAATTATTTGTAGATAACCATCAACTGTTTTTACATGATTTCCTAATTCTAATTTCTTTACTTCTAACTTTTTACTTTTATATTTTTGTGGGTTTATGCTAGCCCAACCATTGTTTGTCATTATTGGATGTTCATCAGTCATTTTTAAAACTAAATCATTTTCAAATACAATATAATAATAATGATCTCTAATTGGATTCTCAAGACTTTCAACTATTCCACCAATTATTTTATCTCCAATTATTATATCTTCTATATTTTTACATTCATTGTTTTCCATTAATATTTTTGTTCCAGCAAGAAAACAACATTCTAGCAAATATTGATAATATGTCAAAATTCCATCTTTGAAACCAATTTGATGTAAAGGTTGTCCAATATCGTCATAAATTGTCATATTATATATTAGTGTTACGCCAGAAGTTCCGTCAGATGATTTATATCCGCCTGTTGGTTTCAAATAACCATCAACATATGGAGCAGATGTTCCACTATATCCTGAAATACCAGAATATCCAGAATAACCAGATTTACCAGAATATCCACTATCGCCAGAAATACATTGTAAAAATAATTCCCAATAATCATTTTCTCCACCTGATTCTGATCCACCTTCTGTTTCATGAGCAATAATACAGATATAAATTTTACCATTGTATGATACTAAATCATTTACTTCATAACTTCCTTCACCATTAAAATAAGGTCCTTTCCAATTCCATGTTATATCTTTGCCAGAATAACCTGAATATCCAGATACAGATTTTCCTATAGAATTAAAATTTATTAACGATCCCATTTTTAACCTTTATTTCACTACATCTTAAAAATTTCTAAATATTTCGTTTTCATCATTTATAGAAATTAACTCATTAGACAATATATAATTTCCACATTTCGTTTTTAAATCATAAGTATCACATTCAATGTCTATTTTATCATATTTTAAATTATTATTTACAAAAATATGATTATCTGTACAAATAAAATTTCTATACATTCTACCAGGTAGTGAATATAATGACTCTTTTTTATAAATATTAATAACTTTTGTAACAACTTCTTTTCCATCTTTAATTCCAAATACAGAATCACCGACTTTAATATCTTTTATTTTAATTGGATCTCCAGGAACTTTTATCAATGTATTTCCATCTAAGCATTTGTTATGAACTAGAAACCCATTGGCATAAAATGTTTCTGATGGACTTACTTTACTTAAATTATAAGTTTGAACATCACCTAAAACCTTTATCCACCCAATAATTTGTAAATAACCATCAGTTGTTTTTACATAATTTCCCAATTCTAATTTTTTTACTTCTAATTTTTTACTTTTATATTTTTGTGGGTTTATACTAGACCACCCATCTCTTGTCATTATTGGATGTTCATCAGTCATTTTTAAAACTAAATCATTTTCAAATACAATATAATAATAATGATCTCTAATTGGATTTTCTAAACTTTCAACAATTCCACCAATTACTTTATCTCCAATTATTACATCTTCTATATTTTTACATTCATTGTTTTCCATTAATATTTTTGTTCCAGCAAGAAAACAACATTCGGAACCATAATATATCAATAATCCATCAATAAAATTAAACATATGTCTAACGCTATATTCAGGATCAAATATACTTATAACATCAAGTGGCGATACTCCAGAGTTTCCTGTAGTTGCTTTATATCCACTAAATGGTTGTAAATAACCATCAACATATGGAGCAGATGTTCCGCTGTATCCTGAAATACCACTATAACCAGATATACCAGAATACCCACTTGTACCAGCTGCTCCAGAATAACCAGAAATACCAGAATAACCAGAAATACCAGAATAACCACTTGTACCAGCTGCTCCAGAATAACCAGAAATACCAGAATAACCACTTGTTCCAACAATTCCAGAATAACCAGAAATACCTGAATGACCTGTTTCTCCAGAATATCCAGAAATTCCAGAATAACCACTTGTACCAGCTGCTCCAGAATAACCAGAAATACCAGAATAACCAGATATATTAGATTCTCCTGAATAACCTGATATTCCACTATAACCAGATTCTCCTGAATAACCTGATACTCCACTATAACCAGATTCTCCGGATACGCCAGTTTCTCCTGGTAAACCATCTTTTCCAGAATATCCAGACATTCCAGAATAACCAGATTCACCAGAATAACCAGATATGTTTTCTAGAAACAAATCCCAAAATATATATTCTCCGCTACCACCAGGTTCTGTAATATCTGAACCATGATCTTCAATACAAATATATAAATTATTATTATGACTAACTATATCATCAATCAAATACATTCCATAACTTGTATTCCAAGATCCTCTCCATTCTAATTTTTTACCTGAATAACCTGATATTCCACTATAACCAGATTCTCCGGATACGCCAGTTTCTCCTGGTAAACCATCTTTTCCAGAATATCCAGAATATCCTGATTCAGATTTTCCTATAGAATTAAAATTTATTGCAGATCCAGTTAATACCATTTCTTACCTCACGTAATATTATTATATATAACAATCCATTCTAACTTATAGTTATTAGAATCTATACTACTAGAAAAAAATACATCAAATCCATTATTTGATTTATTTCTTATTATATATGTATATTGAGATGGATATAAATCAATAGAATTGCTTAAATTTATATTTATTGAATAATTAGTATCTAAAAAAGAAAAATCAAAATCTACATGAACAAATGAATCACCAATATTAATATCTTTTATTCCATTCTGAAAACTTTTTAAATAAATAACATGTCCTCTATAATTATGAAAAAACCCAGAAGAACTTGATGTAGAAAAAAATAAAGGCTTAGATACATGATATTCCTCAGTAGGCTCTGTTAATGTTAATTTTCCATCTTCTTCATCACTAAGATAATAAATTTTTCCACTTGTTAAATCTGATAATCCTGAAATATACCCTTCTGTTAATAAAATAAATTCATTTTCATTTTTTATCTCTATAACAACTCCAATCACTTCTGAATTTTCTATAGAATCAGCTTTAGATTTTACATAAGAAGTTCCGTTATGTCTTAAAACATCTAAAACTTCAAATTCATGATCTTCCTGTGTTATTTTTAATAATGTTCCATTAGTATTGGCAGTTTCAGGTATTAAATATCCTCTAAAATTAAAGAACATACCTGAATTTGAAGAATCAGCTATTAATAATGGCTTAGAAACACGACCTATTTCAGTTGGTTCTATTTCAGTTAACATTCCAGCATCAGTATCACTTAAATAGTATACTGTTCCTGGAACTAATGAATATAAAGTTATATCTTGAATTCTTCCTTGTAATAGTAAATAAAAATTATCTTCATCTATTACTTTTGTTATTATTCCAATTGCTTCTGAATTATCTTCTGTATCGGCTTTAGCCAATACATATCCATCTACTATATCATATCTTACTATATAACCAACCTGTCCAACAGTAAACCCATGACCTGGTTGATATATTTTAAATTTTTCTACAGATCCACCACCGGTTTCTTCAATTTTATCTAAAAATTTTTGAAAATCAATAAATTGAAGTCCAGTTCCTCTTTTTGCTTTTTGAACTACAATGTAGTCTGGAGGATAATCACAATAATATTCATTTGGCCATTTTCTAATTACCATACACTTTATTTATGAAAAAGAGGGAAAATATGTGTAAAAATAATCAACTAAAATATATATATTTATTTTATGAAAAACAATCATTTTCAATGTCATAATGTAGAACATTCTGTTTATAATGGATATTGTGAAGTTATAAATGGACATTCTCATCCAATATTGTGTGTAATAACTATAGATTTTGAAGAATTAAGATATTGGGTTACAATAGAAATATTTGATATAAATTTAGAAGGAGAAGAGCATTGCCATTCTTGTTTTGTAGAAATATCTAAAATGAAATATTTTATAGAAAAAGAGTTTATAAATATAGAAACAGAAGAAGATGATACTGGCCATGTACATAAAATTTATATTGATTTAAAAGAAAAACAGGTTCAAACAAATAATCCTATTACAATTTTAAACCAAAGGTAATTTTACATAAACTTCAATGAGGTTTTCTATTATTAGTTTGTCTAGTTTAGTTTCATTTATTTTTTTATCTGTCGATTCAATTATATTTTTTATTGCTGAAATTAACAAAGGGTTAAATTCAAATTCTCCAACATTCTCATTAGAATCAATCATTTCAGTTATTTCTTTTACAAGTTCATTATTAGATTCTCTAATTTCAATTGAAAAATTTTTGTTTATTTCAGTTAATTGATTTTTTTCTTCTTCTGTTAATTTATCAATATCTTTTTGTTTAATTATTAATTCTTGGTTTTCTTTAATATATTTTTCTTTTATATTTGTATTATTTAGATTTATTTTTTCAAATATATCTATTAATTTATTAAATTTTTCATTATTAATCATTTCATAATATAATTTTGTTAATGCGGCTTTATATCCTATTATTTCCTGAACTTCTGCCAATTTTGCTAAAGCAAACATTTCTCTTAATTTTAAACTTATTTTCATAATTTATTCTCCATATACATAAATATATTTAATGAATAAGACAAAACCAAAACTATCTTTAAATTATATAGTAGGAATTAAAGTTCCTGATTATATTAAAGATGAAATAAATTGTTTTATAAAAAATAAATTAAATAATTTTTATAATATATTTGATTGGATTAATATTTATCAGTATCATTTAACATTTGCATATCTTGGAAGAATTTCAGAAGATCAAAGAAAAAAATTAATTACAGTATCAGATAAAATACAAATAACTCCATTTTCAGTGAGCGTAAGAGGATTAGGATTTTATCCTCCTGGTAAAAATCCTAGATATTTAAGATTAGGAATAGACGATGGAAGAGAAAAACTAAGTAGTTTTGCTAAATTTATGAGAAACGAAATAGCTGAAAAATCAGGAATATTACCAAAAGATGAATTTTATCCTAATATAACAATAGCTAAAATAAAACAATTTAAACATAATGTAAAAGATATATTAAAATTTATTAATGAAAATTGGGATTATCCGTTTGGACAATTTAAAATAAATGAATTTCATTTATATAGAATAACTCCTCATGGATATAAAGAAAATCACAAAGTAATATTGAAAAAATCAAAATATTTTATTTGGAATTAATTTTCGCGTTAAATTTTTTAACAAATTCTTATTTATTATATAAGTGAATATACAAAATAAAATAATTATAATACAAATAGAAGATGTTATAAGAAAAACTTATAATACCTGGAAAGACTTTTCTGAATTAGAAGAAAATAAAAATATAGATAAATACAAACTTTTTCAATCAAATGAATGGATATATTATAAGAATTTTATAGTTCCTTTTGAAAACGTAGAACTTAAAATAAACAAATGGTATGATGAAAATAATAAAATAATAATTTTAAGCGAATCTGGAAATGAATGTGAATGGTTTAAAAATCATTATATTCCATATGACCTTATATGTAATTGTTTTACATTATATACAATGATAACAAATTATGTAATAGGAAATGAAAGCGTATTTGTTATAACAAATAAAATTCAATATTGTATTGATTTTTCAAAACTTAATGTTGTTTATAAGATTTTTTGTTTTAGAAATAAGTTTGAAATAGAATATCCTATTTCTGAAAAAATAAATCACGTGAATGATTGGATAGAAATAAAAATATAATTTTTAGTCAACATGCCAATACAAATAGCAAATAAAATAAAAGCATACAAAAAAGAAATATCTAATTTTGTAAGTTTTATAAATTCAAATAATGATATTCCAGATAAAATATTTTTAAATACTTTTAATACTCCTTTTGTTTTTGATAGTAATAATAAACCATCTTTCGGTTTATTTTATAAAGATGAAAATGAAAATTTAAGAATAGCTGTAGCCATTAAGATAAAAGATTTGGAAAAATTTAAATATAAAGATATTACTTTTAGTCGTCAAGATTGTCTTTATATTATATTAGAAACCATAGCTCATGAGTTTTTACATTATATACAATATAAAAATAACAAAAAATTTTATGAAAAAGGATTAGACAATAAAGCATTAAATATGATTAAAAAATATATAGAAACAAATAAATCTATTATAAGTCTAAAGTATATTAATTCTTCTTTTATGGAAATAAATTTATGATTAAAAAAAAAGTAGATAAAATTGAATTAATTAAATTAAATATTTGGAGTCAAACTGTTGAATTTTCTTATATTTCTGAAAATATAAAAAGAAAATGGAAAGAAAAAATATGGGTTCATGCTTCTAACAAAAAAGAAACTATAAAATTAATAAATAAATTTATAGATAGTAAATTAAATGAATTCAAATATTTAGAATTAAATGTAAAACTATATAAAGATTTAAAAAATAGTAAAAAAATATCTAATAGCTTATTTCCAAAAGTTTATGGACAAATAATTTATATAGATGATAAAAATTAAACAAAAAGTTAATATATAAATAAGGTGATAAAATGTTAATTTATATTCTCGATGATTCGCTATTAGATTCCAATGTATTAAAAGATATAATAGAAAATGGCGATATAGAAAAGAAATTTACAATTAACATAGAAAATAATCCAACTATTGGAAAGAAATTTATATTAAACAATTATAACAATATAGATTTATTGTTTTTAGATATTCAAATGCCTAAAATAAATGGTATTGATATATTAAGAAACATGATAGAAAATAATATATCAATACCTACAATAATATATTCTGATTTTATAAATCAATATAAATCTGATATTAATCAATTTAATATATTAAAATCATTAAAAAAAGAAAATATATTATCAGATAATGAAAATAATCAAAAAATAATAGCCGAAATATTTGTTCAATTAAATTTTTATAAATCATGTATGTTATTAAATAAAACATTATCAGATTTTATAAAAAAAAGAAAAAAATACAACGGAGATCTTTATAATATATTAAATGATTTAAAAAAGAATATTGCTAATGGGTATAAAGTTTGAAAAATTTTATCTTGTTGATTTTCGTGGAAAAAACGGAAATATAATATTAAGATTTATTCATATTGAAAATGGTAAAAAAATAAAATGTAATACTCATGAAATAATAGGAATATTGCAATCTTCTGAAATTCAAATACAAACAAAATTTTCTACAGAAAAAACATTAACAATTATCAAAGATAGTAGAAATTTAAGAAATATAAATATTGGTGATCCAATAAATATATATTATATTCCGGTTTCTATTTCTGAAAATTCAAAATTTTATTATTTAAATTATTAATTCAATACATATATATTAAGTATGTATATTGAAGAATTTAAAACATTTCCTACTAGAACAATAGAAGAAAGATTTAGAGTAGATAAACTAGATTTTGTTGCTAATAATTTTTTTAAATATTTAGAGGCAACTTATTTAGAAATAGAAGAGTTAGATAAAGAAAAATATTACTGCAAAGATGTTAATTATAATTACGACAATAATGTAACATGGAGATCTAAAAACGATGATCCAAGTTTTTTAAATAATTTAGAATACATGGAAGATGATTACTTTTTATATATATCAAACAAACAAGATTTCAATTATGGAATATATAAAATTAATCGTGTTATTTTTAGAAATGAAGAATTAGAAAAAGAAGAAAAGGAAAAAGGATATAAAAACAAATTCGATATCATAGTAGATACAAGTGGACTATATGGAGCCATATCTTATAGAGAAAAAGAAGATATATTTGAAGCTCAAATAATAAAAGGAGAATATAAAAAATTAAGGGATGTTCATTTTATTGATTTGTCAAATAATAATATATCATATGAATATTACGAACCTTATTTTATAATAGCAGATGTCTCAGATTATGCTGATTATAAATATAATTCTATAACAAATATTGATAATGGAATAATAAAATCATCAATCTATAAATTAAGCCCATATCGTTTTGTTTGTAAAGATATAATAAAAGAAAGAAATCAACACAATAAAGATATATTAGTAATATATTCTAGTAAAGGAGATATTGTTTTAAATGAAGGTATTCATAAGATACACACTTCGTCGGTATATAAATTAGATGGATCTGATTATTGTGATTTGTGGTTAACTGAACCGTTAAATTATGATGAAGAAAAAACAAACATTATTGCTTCTATAATTGACTTTAGACAAGGAAACTTAATATCTAATCCAAAGAAATTACAAGGACGAGGATCAATAAGCATACAATTAGATACAGAATCAGATAAAGTTTATTATAAAATAATCATTAATACAATTCCAACATTCATAAATTGGTCTTATTATATAATAAACTATCTTTTAACTGGAGTTTATGATAAACTTCCATGGAACTAGGAATTTAAAATGACTATAATTTATAATACTCCATATCAAAAAATATTTATAAAAAAACAAAATTTAAATAATTTTTTGTTAAAAATATTAGATCTATTAACATACAAAAAAATAAATTTACCAAAAAATTTAAAAATAAACAAATTTCATGAAGATAACTATAAAAAAGAAATAAAAGATATAAAAAATATAGATATAATAGAAGATTTAGATAATGAAACCAAAAATCATTATAAATATATAAAAAAGTGTTATGAAGATACAAACATAGGAAAAAAACATATTAAAATTTATAAAATTGATAGAGCATTATTTGAAACTAATTGGGAAGAAGATAAATGGAATGAACATATTGATCTTAAAGGATTAATAGGTATAAAATTTCAAAACTCCGATATTGGATTAAGTCTAATGAATTTATTTAATTTAAGATTTTTAATTGGATTTAAAATTCAAGATTTATTTGAATTATTTAAAATTATGGAATTTAATGAAAAAATTAGTTCTACGCCAAATAAACCAAATTATATATTTTTATTTACAAATATAGATTTATGGCCATATCAAAAAACATGGAGATTAACTATAAGTAGAGGAAATATAGATTCTATAGAATATAATATATTAGCACAAGATCTTATTTCTGATTATTTTCAAAATACTGGATCTATTTTTGTTCCTAAAATAGATTATATTAAATTTAATGAACAAAAAAATGGAAAAAATTAATAGGAAAAATTATGATTAGTTTTTTATCTGGAATACATTTTTATAAGTCTCAATATCCAAAATCTACTGGATTAATAAAAACTAGTAATAATAGAGATTGGATTGACTGTTCTATTAATAGTATTGGAATACAAAATGCTTCTTTGTTTTGTATTGGTATTCCAAATAGAAAAATAGAAGATTTCTATGAATATTTTACAAACAATAATATAATTTGGTATAAACTATATTTTAATAATGCTGGAAAAATATTTAAAATATTAAAAGTTAATTCTTTTAATTTAAAATCTTCTGATATATTAAATTATAATAAACTATATCCTTTATATGAATATAAATTATCTTCATATGTAAGAGACGTAAATTATACGGAAGATGGTGAATATAGTACTTATATTGATTTTAAAATTAATTACGGAAATAATTATGAATAAATATCCTATTTCTTTCAAGAATATTTATGAAGGAGTTGTTTGTTCTCAAGATTCTAGAATATCTGTATTTTGGACCGGGCCATTAGGAGCTCCAGCAGGAACAAAAGATTCTCAATGGTTAATAGAACCTGGAGAAATAAAATTATATAATAATTCATCTGAGCCATATAAAAATATGCAAAATATTACTTTTATTTGTGAATTTGATTCTGAAACAAATCTTGCCCCTGGGCCAGGTGGATATAATGCAAAACAATCTCCAGGATCTGATCCAAGACCATTGTTATTAAAAGAATCTACTGAAATAGTTCCTTCTGATAAGTATATAAGTTATCAACAAAGATCGGATTTTACAGATGGAGAAGTTTTATCTGGTACAGGAGATGGAACAATATTTTTAACATCAGCTAAATTAGAGATTTGGATACCATTTTGTAATTATCCTCAAGATGAAGAATCAGAACTTGTAGATGAATATATTATACCACCAGAAAGAGATGATCCTAATTTTTCTAATTGGGTCGGTGGATCTAATCGCGACGAAGGATTTGTTGATAAATACTATAAAAATCAAATATTACATATAAAAACGTCTGGAAATAATCAAGGATATTATATTATTAAAAGTGTTTCATGGAATGGATCAGAATTTGAAATTACAATAGATCCTACTGGAGAATATGGAGGATTGTATAAAGAAAATGGATTGTCTGGAAACATATTAGCAAATATGCCAGGATCAAAAAGATTTGAGATAGAATATATAGATGGAATATATTATTGTGACGGTTGGGTTGATACTTTAGGAGAAAATACTGATAGACCTGGGTATTATTATTATACAAAACCTAATAATATAACCCAACAAGCCGTAGATATTCAAACAGAATTACAAGAAAATGCAAGTTCGTATACGTGTGAGATAATTATAAACCCAGTAGGATCAAATCTTAAAGAATATATACCACTACATATTTTTCAAATTGTTCCATATTGGCTAATTGAAAGTAAAATTGATTCTAATGATATTATACCGGCATGGAAATTTACATTAAAAAGTATAGTAAGAGAAATAGATAAATTAAGTTCAAGAATTAAAAATTATTGGGAAAATCTTGATGGATCATAATTTTATAAATTTAGAAGAAAATAAAAATAAAATATTATGTTCTTCTGGATCTAATTATTTTGTTGTAAAATCTGATGGATCTGTTAATAGATGTTTCAGTGATTTAACTTATCTTGGTGATATGTTAGAATATCCTAGTTTTGTTAAAAAAAAAGCAACAGAATGTGTTGTTGGATATAAATGCGACGCTTCATGTGATCAAATGTTTTGTACTCAATGGAATAATCCAAGAAAAAGAGATTTCTATGAAAATAATCCTGTTTGTATAAAATGGAAAGATAATGATCCAAATAATTTAAATTTAAATGGATCTTTTTTTGTAATTTATTTAACAGATAAGTGTAATTTTAATTGTCCATATTGTTGTAATTATTATCCAGACGGTATAAAAGAACGGCCAATAAATTATAATGAAAGAACAACGAGCGATTGGATTAAGTTTTTTGATATATTAAAAAATAATTTAAATATTGTTCAATTAAATTTTAATGGAGGAGAACCATTATTAAGAGATGATATAGATATTATATTATTTAATGCTTTAAAAAATAATTTTGATTGCTCTTTAGTAACAAATTTTTCTGTATTTAAAAGTTTAGAAAAAATATTAAATAAAGATATTAATAATAAAGAAAATTTACAATTTTCTATAACATTGCATCCAATAAATACTATATACAATTTTAATAAAATATTAAAATATATATTATTATTTAAAGAATGTGGATATAAAATAAGGATATCTTTATTAGGTTGGAAAGAAAACTTAAAATACCATGAAAGATATAAAATAATATTTAATGAAATAGGAATAGATTATTGGTTAAAGTGGTGTGGTGGATATTCGTATGATCAAAATACTATTGATTATTTGATAAAAGAAGGTGCCGGAAAATCAACGGCAAAATATTTATATGAAAACAATTTATTAGATAACAATACTAGTAATTATAAATGTACTGCTGGAATAGATTATTTTATAATAGATAATGAAGGAATGGCTTATAAATGTTATGGAGTATATCATAATAAAAAAAATATATTATTTAATTTAAATAATTATAAAAACTTTAATTTTAATAATTTAAATTCAAATTGTAATAAAATGAATTGTTTTAAAGATTGTGAAGGATATAAAGTAGAAGTATGGAATAATAAAAATATAAAAATATGGAATAACATTTATTGGAGACCTAGATTAGATTCAATCAAAGATATAAGTTTAGACAATATATTTTTTCAAATAGATATGGTATTAGGATGTTTTAATAATTGTCCTTATTGTTTTATCGAAAACAAGAATTGTAGAAATAAAAAAGATATAAAATTTATTGATACAGAAAAATTATTAAATTTAATAAAACATATTTCAAATATAAAAAAAGGATATAAATTTATTAATATATCTGGATCAGGAGAACAATTAATACATAATGATTTTGTAAAAATATGTAATACTTTTACAGAATATGGTTTTAATATTGAATTAATAACTTCTGGACTTTTATATAGTAAAAAATTATTTTTATTAAAAAATAAAGAAAAAATAAATATTATAATAAGTTTTCATCCATCTAGTAAAAACTGGAATTATAATAAAATGAATACATTATTATATAATCTAAAAAATGAAAAATTTAGATCATTAAATTCTACTTTCGTAAAATATGAAGGAAATATGAGTTTTTATAACGAAATAAAAAACTTAACAAAAAAATACAAAATGTTTATGCACGAAATAGAACATAGAAAAAAAATCGAATTTATAAAACAACAAAATAATAATTTATAATTTTTTTATTACATTATAATTTAATTTTATTAAATTAATTGATTTTGAGGAACAAAAAGTTTCTATTAGGTTTAAATATTTTTTGTTTTCATCATGATCAACAAAATTAATATGATTTATAACTATTTTATTTTTTAATAATGTTTCTATATTTTTTATAAAATTATCATGATCAAATAATGGACTCGTTGGATGATAACTAATATTAAAACTAATAAAAGCTAATAAATTCTCGTTATTTAATTTTATTTTATTAAAATTATCTGCAAATTTATCTAAATCAACGTTAATAAGAGAAGAAACTATTGTTGTATAAAAATGTAATTCAATGATTTGATTAAAAAATTCATAAAAATTCGGATGATAAAGAGGCTCCCCCATTCCGCATACTACAGCATGTTTCTCTCCTTTTTTATGATAATTAATAAATTTTAAAAAATTAATACATTTTTCTATATTCATAAATTCAATTTTATGTCTATTATTTACAGTATTGTCACAATAAATACAATTATTTATACAACCATTTACAATATCTAATATAACACTATAATGACTTCTATTTAAATCTTTAAATTCGTTAACGTATCTACATGGATAACAAAACGATGAATTTGAAACCCTTTTTCCGTTTATCCATTGCTGAGTGTTCAACCCGTCACATTGAGGATTACATGTTCTACAATTGCAAATTGGATTTATATTTAATAAATTTTCATTTAATTCATGATTTATATCAAATATTTTAAGATCATCATTATAACTAAAATTATGAGCATTACATTTAAAAACATCTCCATTATATCTTATATAAACATAATCTATTCCTCCAGTACATATTATCTCATCTATATCATATAATTTTTTAAACATAAATTTCCTCATTTTGTAAATGTAACTATCTTGAAATTTTCCATAATAAAAATATATATAAAAAATATAATATGTTTATTTATTAAAATTATTCAAATATTCAATTGCTTTATGTTTTAGTACATCTTTGCAAAGACAATGATATATTCTTGATTTATGAAAATTATCATTAAAATAATTCAAACATTCTATAAACATAGAAGATTCACTAAACATTATAATATAATTATTTTCAAGAAAGCTTTTATTTATAAGATCGAGCCATTCTGTTGTTTTTATATTATTTTTATGTAGAAATTTTGAAAAAAATAATGAAATAGTTACTTCTTCGGCCCAATAATATTTAAAAAGATCAATACCAGGACGCTCATGCAAGATTTTAAAAACAAAGTCGCTGACTTTATTTTTATTAATTAAAAAGTAATTTAAAATTTCGGTTTTATTTATATCTTTTTTATTTTTAATAAAAATAGTACAAGAATTTATCCAAAAAAAATCAATATTATCATATTTTTCAATATTTAAATATCCACTGGGTGAAAACCAATTAAAAACTTTTATTTTATTATAAAAATCATTAAACATATTATAAATTGATGTTATATTATCATTTAACATACAATCCGTATCTACATATAATATACTATCACACCCATAATCATAATAAAATATTGTTTTAATTTTATCAATCCATACTCTATAAAACTTTTTCATTTTAACTTGTTTTTCTGTAAAAAGAAAATCATCTCGTAATTTAATATTAAAATTTTTTAATAATTCAAATAAAACTTTAAATTCTTTATCTTTATAATATCCTCCACTAGTTTTTTCACAAAAAATTCTGTAATCTTCAGTTCCAAGATTAATAATAATATCATTTTGTAAATTATGTTTCATTGCACAAACGCAAAAATATATTAATGTATACAAATCCTTTTTTAAATTATTTGTAAATGTAACTATCTTAAAATTTTCCATTATTGATCTATTAATTTTGGATAATTATCTTTGAATTTAGTTATGGTTTCATTTATTTTATCAATATATTCAAATTTTTCTAGTATTTTATAAATTATATTGTTTAAAGAAAAATCAGGATTAACAATATCATTTCTTGCTATTTGACTATTAAATTTACGATCAATATCATTATAAGGTTCTCTTCTAAAACTTTTTAACATATGTAAATTCATTTTTAATATATCATAAGAAGATTTAATGTTATTTTCTTTGATTTGAATATATTGTTTTAATTCGTCTTTATCCAATTTAAATTCTTCATTATCAAAAAAATAATTATACATTTTTAATTCTATTTCATGTCTATTTATTTCATCTAGATCTAAAGATATTTTTCTTGCCCATGAAATGGCCTGATCTAAACAAGATTTATAATAAGAATGAATTCCGCTAGAAGAATCTTTTGTATTTTTACGTGGTTTTTTAATCCATTTATCTTTTAAAACATCATAAATTCCATTAAAAATTTCTTCTGAAGATGTTTTATTTGATATGTAAAAATTTATTTTGTGATCTGTTCCGCTTAATAAATTACCATTAGGAAGTAATTTTCTTATTCTTTCTATTCTATCTTTATTTAAAGAAATTTCAATATTAATATCAATATCAGATTGATCATTATACTGATATCCGGCCATAGAACCAACCAGTTTTATAGCATCTGGTTTTTTATCTATTTTTAAATTTTTCATCCACTCATAAAATATACTTAATATTTTTTCTTTTACAAATGGTTTTAATAATTTATCTTCTTTTCTCCATATATCATTACATAAATTATCTCTAACTGGGTCTAAAATAGATTCTTTTAAATAAGAACCATATGTTTTTAATTCAGACATGATAATTTAATCCTTTCATGTATTTTTGGTATAGCGGAAACAATTATGTTTTCACCTTTATATAATATTGAAATATTTGTTTTTTCATTTTCTTTTAATATTCTTAAAAATTGAATAAAATTATCCCTTAAATCATAAGGAACGTAATACTCCTTATAAACAAATTTATTTATATATTTATTAAACTTTTTCATTAAAATAAACCTATATCTCTAATATTAGTTAGTTCAGTTTTTAAACTAGGATGTAAATTTGGTATTAATAATGTAAACATTATCTTATATTCTACTAACATTTTCTGAACTTCCAATGACAAATCTTGAAAATAATTATATGAAATTTTTTGATGACTATGTATTTTACCTTTTATTTTTAATAATTCTGGTTCGCATTTTATACAATAAAATACAACACCTAGATCAGGATTACTTATAAAAAATATATTATTAATATTCTGTTTCACTGCTTCATATTGTACGTTTTCAGTTGGATTATTAACATATAATATACACGAACCTTTTTGTTTAACGTCAGCTAATTGTAATTTTTCAGATGGATTAGGGATATAATATATACAAAATGGTTCTTTCATAACACTTTTCATATATATTTCTTCATATTGTTCATTATCTTTAAATAAATTATTAATAATATATTGTAAATTTCTTGAATCTTTTTTAATAGCATCAAGCTGTAATTCTTTTGAAGCTTTAGATATATAATATATAAAAGAAGATCTTGTTTTATAACCTTTTAACATAATATCGTTATATATTTTCATTATGTCTTTATCTTTATAAGCATATTTTTTAATATACCAATGAAAAGTAAATATATCGTTGCTAATATTAATGCTAAGATATATTTTTGTTAGTAATGAAATATTTTTATGATTTTTATTTATATGATTTTTTATTAAATTTAAAATATAAAGAAATTTTTCTTTATTATTATTGTATTTCATAAAGATAGTAATAAAATATACAAAAACATTTTCAAATAAATTTTTATCTTCATTTGAAAACAAATTGTAAAATTTAGAAATGAAACGTTCAGTTATATTATTAAATTTAATTGTACTAATAAATTTAACATTTAGATATTCTTCTGGATTAGATTTAATTAAGTCTAAAAATTTATCTTCAAATTCTCTATTTCCGGTATCAGTAATTAAATTATTAATAATAAAATCATGATCATATTTGATATTAACACCATTTCTATATTCACTATTAATTTTATCTATAATTTTATCTGGAAAATAAAATTTTTTGTTATAACCTTTTTTTGCATTAAAATCAATTGTTTTTAAGCCTTGATAATTTATTTTAATTAAAAAAGTAGAACTATATTTAAAGTTTTTTCCTAGCGTTATATTATAATCTAATATTAATTTATTATCAGAAATTCTATAAACCTTTACGTTTAGATCTCCACTATATTTATTTTTTGAAAAAATTACTCCTATTTTTTTTGTTTTAAAATCTTTAAAATAATTATATTCTATTTTATATTTTTCGTTTACATTATCATTTAATTTAATTTTACTTGTTTTTGATATACGAGATATAAAATTAATTAATTCATCTCTTCCCAAAATAAAACTATCAGATACTGTTAATTGATAAGTACCAGTATTACTTTTTTCTAAACCTTCTAATAACATATATTCAGTAAATCTCTTTATTATATTATATTTGCCTCACATTTGTTATATTTATATATATAAAACAAAAAAAAATAAAGTAATAACTATATTATAATTATATAAATTATATAAATTATAAATTATTTATGGAGTAAAAAATGGAAGAATATAAAAATAAAGAAGTCAAAGCTAGAATAGTAGATATAAACACTCTTGTCCCATTAAGTATTATTATGGAAGTAGAAGAAAATGATAACAATAAAATAATTTCTGGATTATTTTTTCTTGATCAAATTAACAAAGAAATATTTGATATTAATGGTCCAGTAGAAAAAAATATGAAAGAAGCAATACTAGAATGGATAAGAATAAAAACACAAGAAGTTAAAAAACAAATGATGAGTCAATTATCATATGCAACACCAGAACAATTAGCTGCAATGGGAATAGATATAAATGATATGAATTTAAATGATAATTCTAAGAAAATAATTCTTCCACATTAATAAATATATAATATGCCATTAAATATTCCAATAATAATAGATTCTGAAAGTGATTCATATAGCAGTATATTACAACAACTTGTATATATAACCAATGAAAATGAATCAATATTTTATATAAGAAACCTAAATAATATAAAAATAACTACTAAAATAGATAGAATACTAATTACAATAGCTATATTAAAAAGAGGAGGATATATAAAAGATATATCATCTAATTATTCTGAATCGGATAGTGAAAACACTTATAGTTCTGTATTTCATTATTATCTTGACAAAAAGTTTAATATAAGAAATAATGAAGTATTTAATGCAGATTGGAATAGAAGCCAAAGCGGTCATTGGAGCTATATAATAAAATGACAAACGTATTTGTTGTTATATCGGCAGCTATACCAAAAGAAGAAAAACTCAATAGTCTTGCTATAAAAGTATCTTCTGTATGTACCAGATCATCTAAAGCCGAAGAAATAGCTAAAATAATAAAAACAACACACCCATCAGAAGAAATGGTATATGGAATAAATTGTAAAATAATAACATCTGTAATAGATGTTCCAATAACTGGAGATTTAGATAAAGATCAAGAATTAGTATATGTAATAATAACAGCTGCAATACCAACAAAGATTGGAAGCCATCCAATACAATTAAATGTTCATTCTGTCCATACTTCTCAAAACAGCGTAGAGCAAACTTTTAAAAAAATTCAATCAAAAGATTCTATTATAGTTAATGGAATAAACTGTGGACAACATGCATCAATTATACCAATAAAATTAAATAAATCATGAGTGAAAAAGTTTCTATAATTATAGTTCATCATGACGAACCAGAATATTTAAACATACTTTTGCAATCTATAAAAGTATGTTCTATAGAAAATGATTATATAATTAATGTAATAGACAATAATTCGAAAGAACAAAAATCTATAAACTTTATAAATAATTTAAAATCAAGAAAAGATATTAATATAATAGAAAATGATTCAGAAATTAGTTTTAGAGAATGTTTATATAAAGGAATAGAAGAATCAGAAGAATCTGATTATTTTGTTTTTTCTCATTCTGATAATGTAATATTAAACAAACAATGGTTAGATTATATGATAGGATTATTTATAGATAATAAAAAAATTGGAGCAATATGTGACAGTAAATTAATAGAGTTTACGGGTCCAAATTCTCAAACTAATAAAGGACCAAATTATAATTTTTTAATGACTCCAACCGAAATATTTAATGCTGTTGGAAAATTTAAATATAATAAATGCAATAATATAGGATTGTTTTTAGGATATCATTTTCAGCTTCAGGTTGTTGGTTTAGAAACAATAGGAGTATATAATGTTATTAATCACTATAGTTTAGGTTCAATTTCTCAAGAACAAAAAATAGAAGATATAAAATTATTTAATCAACAATTTGTAGACCATGTTTCTGAAAAATGAAAAAAATATTATTATTTATATATTTTATATTTGTATCTGAAACAAAACTTAAATATTGTTTTAAATGCCCATATTTTTCTTTAAATAAAGAATATAAATTTAAAAAATCATTTAAATATTTTAGATTAAAATATCTAAAATATTTATATTATAAATATTTTAATATATTAAAAGAAGGATATTGCGAAATTACAATAATAAATCCAGTATTTAAAGATCATATTAATATTATTACAAAAGGTTATGAAAAATGTATTATAAAAGATATAAAAAATGAAATTAAAGATGCTAGAAACATAAAAGATTTTGAAAAAAAAGATGAAAATGGATAAAAAAAATAATATAAAAAAAATATTTAACAATATATTTAATAAACCATATAAAGATTTTAATAATATACAAAGAAAATTTTTTACTATTTTAGATGAAATTACAGATGAAAAAATAATAGATTGTATATTTGAAATTTTTATATTATTTCAAGAAGTAAAAAATAATGAAAAATCAATTATAATTAAAGAACTTAAAAAAACATTAAAAGAGCGTGGAATCAATTTAGGGTAAAAATAAATCATTTTTCATTTGATCAAAAAATAATTTATCATTATATGCTTTAAGAGATAATTCCTTAACCTCATTTTTATCATAATCTTTAATACATGATTCAATAGCTCTTATGAAATCTTCGTTTCCTTTTTCAAATTCCCATAACTCATGAGTATAATTTCCAGACAATAACGCCGCATGATTTGAAAATGTTCTTGTAGATACTATTTTTGTTCCACATAATAAACTTTCAAATTGTGCCAATCCAGAACATTCATTATGAGTAACTACATATGCTACACATTTATTATAAGTTTTAATCATTTCATCTAAAGGCAATGATTTTTCTAAATTTATATCAACCCAATTTTCTGAATTATTTTGACTTATTATTTTAATTTCAGGATGATTTTCTTTTATTTTTGGAATACATTCATTTATTATTCTTTTTGCATTATATGGTTCTAAACTTATATCAAAATCCCAAATTGTATCTATGAATATATATTTTTCTTCTGTTTTTTCTGGAACCATATTTTTAAATTTATCATTAAAAAAACATGGTCCCCAATATCTATATGCTCTATCGTTCCACCAACCAGTATATTCTCTACTAGCAAAAGCTATTATATGAAATAAGTTTTCTAAATTAAATCCTAATTGTAATAACTTAGTTTGTTTATCATTATAAAAATAATATAAATCGGTATATAAAATCTTTTTTCCAATTCCTTCTAAATTAATCATAAAATTACACCAATTTATATCTATACTTTGTACCCATGGAAGAAATATAAAATTATAAGAATTTAATTTTATTCTATTAGAATCATTAGCGCAAATATCATATATATCAATTTTTTTATCTGGAAGATATTTGTTTAAAACTTCTTTTAAATAATATGTTTTAGAACTAGTATAATTTGGATCATCAAGATTTCCTATAATTATTATATCATATTTATCTACCGTATCTGTCATAATTTATTCCTTTTTTTTCTTAATTATAAATATATAATATTAAAGAATATTGATAAGGAAAATAAATGAATTTTTTAACATTTAAAGATTTTTATATAAATGAAAGAAAATTAGATTCTATATTGTTTCTTCTAAAAAAGAATATATCAGAAGATGTAAATGCAATATTAACATATTTTCAAGATAATGATGTAAATGATATGTCAATAAGCGATATACAAGAAAAAATAGGAATTTTTCAAAAAGTAATAAAAGACTATCATGAAGAAATAATTAAAAATATAAGTAATATAAAAATAAAAAATGAATACATGGTAATGTATGAAAATATAATAGAATCACTAGAACAATTTAATGAACCAACTAGTACAATAACAGAAAATATAAATGATCTAATAAATATATTAAATGATTTTTATACTTTTATTCAAACAAATTTATAATAAAAAAAGGCGGGAAAATTAATCCCCGCCTTAGCCTTATATTTTATATTGTTTTTAAGACCAAGCAGTAAATGAAATTGCAGTACTATGAAGAATCTCTAAAATACCAGTTTCTGTTAATATTAAAATACCAGCGGTTCCAGTATTAGCGTTTATTTCATAAAAACCACGAATATTATCTCCGGTATCATAATAAGCATTAGCTGTTGTTCCGTTAACAACGCCACGATTATAATAAATAATAGTAGATATTGTATCGGCCGCTTGGCCTCCGCTCCTAGTCCATGTTAACGTTCCAGTAGAGTTTCCAACAAATGTACCAGTTAATTCTGTTAATGCGCCGCCACATGTATCATCAGTAACAGAAACAGTTAATCCAGAAACAACAAATCCACCAATAAAATCTTTGTTTTCAGAATCATCGTGATATACAAATGTTCCCCAAGCAGTATAACCTTTATTTAATGTTAACAATTTTCCAAAAATAGGATTAGCAACATCAGCTTCTGTAGCTATTTTTCCATTATATTCTGGATACTTCTCAGTTAATGTAAATTGTCTATCAGCTCCACCACCACCATTTAGCGCGCCTGGAGCAAAACTTTCAACATCTGGAGAAGCAATTATTGAAGCTTTCATCATTCCTAAATAACGAGTATCTACTTGTCTTGCGATTGTATCTAAAGAAGTATCAAACCCAATACGTCTTAATCTAAGAGCATCATTTGGAACTTCTTGTACACCATTATTATCCACATCTCCATAACCAGCCACTATATTAGATGGATTTTTTCCTGGATCTCCCCATCTAAGACCAAGAGTTGGTTTCCAACCCTGAGATGGTCTAACCGCCATATTCTCTTCTTCTATTATAGCTGATGGCGCAGCGTTTAATATTACATTAGGATCAAGGTCTCCTATTCTTTGCAACAATACATTTTCTCCGGTTTGATATTTGCTTGTGTATCTTTCAAAATAATTAGATAGACCGCTTTTAGTAGCTCCAGCTTCAATAGTTACTGGTAATCCAAATTCATCTGTAACAATTAATTTTGCTCCAGTAAGATTTTTAAAACTAGCCATATATTTCCTCCTAAAAATTAATTATTGTAATAGTTTTTATACAAAAAAAATTACAACCTTTAGTATTATATATTATTATGGAAATAAATTTATTAAAAAATTTTATAATATGTAATTTATTTAATAAATCAAATAAGCTAAATTCATCGAAGTTAAATAAAAATTGGTTTATTAATAACAATTATATTGAATACTATAATGAAATAATTAATATTACATTGTTTTTAAATCATGATTGCAAATTATCAGAAAGAATTTATTGTATATTTAACAATATAAACAATAAAAAGTCTTGTAAAACATGTAAGAATGATGTTAAGTTTTTAGGATTACGTTATGGATATAGAAAATGTTGTAATGATTGTGTTCAAAAAAACATTCGAGAAAAAGCAATTAAAACATGTTTATATAAATATGGTGTAAATAATCCATGGAAATCTCAAGAAATTAAAAATAAAATTAAACAACATAATATTAAAAAATATGGTGTAGAATATTATTTTCAATCAAATGATTATAAAGAAAAGAACAAAAAAACATTAATTAAAAAATATGGCGTAAGTAATATTAATCAAGTAAAAGAAATTAGAGATAAAATAAAAAAAACAAGTTTATTAAAATATGGCGTAGACAATCCATCTAAAAAATTAGATTTATATTATTCTAAAGAAACAATTGATAAATTAAATGATATAGAATTTTTAAAAAAATTACATTATATAGAAAAAAAATCAATAAAAGAAATAGCAAAAGAAATAGGAATAGCACCAAGCACTATGAGATTATATTTTAAAAAATATAATATAAATATTAACAATCATTATAATTCATCTATATTTGAAAAAGAAATAATAGAATTTATTAATATTGATAATATAATACTTAATAACAATTCTATTATACCTCCATATGAATTAGATATATATTTGCCAGATTATAAACTAGCTATAGAGTTTGATGGGATTTACTGGCATAAAAATAAAAACAAAAATTACCATTTAAATAAAACAAATATGTGTAATCAAAAAGGAGTTGAATTATTTCATATATTTGAAAACGAATGGATTGAAAAAAAAGATATTTGGAAATCATTAATTAATTTAAAACTAAAAAGAAATAAAATAATATATTATAATGAATGTATTTTGAATAATATAAACGAAGATACAGCTAGAGATTTTATTAATAAAAATAATATTTTAAATTATATTAACAGTTCTATTAATTATGGTTTATTATATAATAACGAACTGGTTTGTATTATGTCTATGTTTGATAATAAAATTGTTAGATTATGTTATAAAAACTATTATTTTATTAAAGAGGGATATAACCATATATTTAATAATTGTTTTGATAAAAATATTTCAATATTATTAGATAAAAGATTTTGTATTAATGATATTATTAACGAGTTAAATCTTAAAGAGATCGAAATAATAGAACCAAAATTTAATAAATTATGGGATTGTGGTATTGGAATATTTAAACGATTTTATTAATTGATTTTTCTAATATACATCTTGCTGTTTTAAAATCTAATTTTCTTCTTCTAATTCCATTTTTATTATTATTTTTAAATGCCGCTAATAATAAATCAAAAGTTTCTTTTCTCCAATTTTCTAGAATATTATTAGATGTTTTTATCAATGTAGGTATTAAACTATTATCAATTTCTACATTTATTATTGTTAAAGATCTAGAAGATATATTTATATTATTTTTAATTTCATTTGGAAAACAAAATCTAATTCTATTATTTATTTCGCATCCATCTATAGCTCTAAGTCCTATATTTCCATTTTTATCATTAAACTTAATTTTTATTTTATTTTCACATGACATTTTAAATAAATTTAATTCTGATATTTTCATGATAAAATCATTATTTTTATATAATAATGTATCATTTTTTTTGGTTTTATCTAGACATATTATACAAACTGGATGTTGTGTATTTAAAAACGGGTTTTCTTCCAATATTGTTATGCTTTCTGTAAAATCTAAAAATTTATTAGAAAGAATAAATGTCTCTGGAACTATTGCGACTATTTTATCATGATATTCTAAACATTTAAATAAAGCTATTTGATATATGTCATTATAAGAATTATTATTAAAGTATTTAATCATATTATTTACATTTAATCTTTTGGCAATATTTTTTGCTAAAAAAGGAGGATTAGTTATTATTAATCTGTTTGTTTTTTCAATGTTTATCAAGCTATCATTTATTTTCCATTTAAATTTTTTATCTATATCATACCCTAATATGTTATTAATATTAAGTTCTTTTCGACATGTTTCCAACAAATCTCCATTTCCAGCAAATGGATCTAAAATTCCATTTATAGAGCTTTTTAATATAAAATTTTTAATATGATCTTTCAACCATATATTTTTTATTGTAAAAAATTGGCATAATGATTTGTTATACATGGTTTTAATTTAATTTTTTATAAAATTTCGCCAAAATATAATTTATATTCTATAATATATTTATGGAAGATTTAAAATTAAAACAATTAATAATAGATTTAATAAATAGGGGTTATTCACGTACCCAAATAGCAAAAAATTTACATATGAGAAACTCTAAATTAGAAAAAATATGTTTAGATAATAATATAAAATTACCAAAAAAACAATCTAGAACATTTATTATAGATACTATATCTGGAACATATAAAGTAAAGGGAATAGATGTTCCTTTTCATAATTCTTGTCAATTATATTATTTGATATATTATGACAGAGACGATAGTGTTTATAGAGTTTCTCAGTTTGGAGATACATATAAAGTAATAAAAAAAATCAATAATGACAATATTTATTATATAGAAAATATTGATAAAAAAAACAAAGCCACAATGTCTATGATATATGATGCCGTTAATAACAAAAAAATAATATTTTTTAATTCATATTTTAATAATAAATTTAATATAAAAATATAAAATTTCTATTTTAATCTCTTAAAAAATTATCTATAATATATTAATGAATGATGAAGTTAAAATAGACGATATAATAGACGATTTTGAAAAAAGGAATTATAAAAAAAAATTTAATTCAAAAAAAAAGGGAAGTCGTGGAGAGCTTAAAATATGTAAAATACTTTCAAATCATTTTCATAAAAATTTTAATAGAGTTCCTCATTCTGGTGCATTTGGAACAACTCATTCTTTAGAACAAAATGCGAGAAATGTTTTGTCTGGGGACATAATTTGTCCAGAAAATTTTTTATTTACAATTGAAGCGAAATCGGGATATAATATAGATTTATTTAATATATTTAATTTTAAAAATAATTGGGATAAAAAGCTTGTTATGGAATTTATTAATCAATCTATAGTTGCAGCGGACAGGTGTAAATCTATTCCAATGGTAATTTATAATAAAGATAGAAGACCATGTGTTGCTATTGTTCCAATATCTGGTTATAAAGAATCAGAAGTAATAATTAATAATTTATATAAATTTTCTAAGTATATGATATTAAATTATAAATTATTAAATTATTTATGGGATTCGTGGATTATTGTTAATTTAGAAGAATTTTTAAGCATTATTCCAGAACAATTCTTTTATAAAGCGAAATAATTTTTAATATTATTGTTTGTTTATGCCAATAAAAATAGAATCATTAGATTATTTTCTTAAATGGCAAAAAGATAAAAACATAATTGTTTTTTCTTTTGAGTCTAAAAGTTTTAATTACTTAGAAGATGTTGTAGATGAAATATCATTTTATTCTCCTGGAAGCGATCAATTTCTAATAAAATGCCCTATTATAAAAAAAGACAACCAAATTTTTTTAAGAATTATTAGAAAATGTTTATTTGAAATGAATAAAAAGATATTAATTTCAGATAGAGTAAAAGAATTTTTAAATTTTATTCCTGGAAAATTTATTAATGTATCTGAAATTTATGATTTAACATTATTAAATTCTATAAATGGAATTATTTATAAAAGAAATAAAGAAAATTTAAAATCTTTATTAATAGATTTTAAAAAAATTATAAAATCTATTTCACAAAAACAATTAGATTTTTATTTAGAGATTTTAGAAAATCTTATATTATGTTATTCTGAAATTGAAAAACATGGTTTAATTTCAAATAACGGTTGTAAATTATATTCTTATTATGATTTATGTGGGTCTGTTACTGGAAGATTAACTAATAGTTCTTTTGATAGTAATAAATTCATTAATCCTCTGAATTTACCAAAAGATATGAGAAATATAATTAAAAGTAAAGAAAATCACAATTTAATAATATCAGATTATAACGCAATGGAAATGAGAATATTATCTTATATTTCTCAAGATGAAAATCTGATCAGTATATTTGATTCTGGTAAAGATGTATATACACTAATAGCAAAAGATTTATTTAATATTATTGACATTGATTATAAGAAACGACAAGAAGTAAAAGATTTGTGTTTTCATATTATTTATGGAGGAACAGAATACGGTTTATCTAAACAAAACAATTATGAATTATCTTATTCTAAAAATTTAATAGATAATTTTTTTAATATGTTTCCAAAAGTTAAAAAATTTATTGATAACATTCATTTAGATATAATTTCTAAATCTTATTGTGAAAACTTATTTGGTAGGAAAAGAATTTTTAATAATATAAATAAAAATAATCTAAGGTTGATTTTGAGACAAGGTCAAAATTTTCTTATACAAAGCTGTGCAAATGACATATGTATGTCTGCATTATTAGAATTAAATAAAGAATTAGATGACGATTCTCATATAATAATTCATGTTCATGATTCAATAGTTGTAGATAGCCCAATAGAAAAGACAAAGAAAAATATAGAATTAATTAAAAATATTATGACAAATCCAAATAAAATTAAGAAATTTGGAATAAATAATATAAAGCTAAATTCAAATATAAAGATTTCTACTGTTTGGGAGTAAATATGGAAATTGTAACTGAATTTAATATTGGAGATATAGTATATATTTTAGAAGATGCAAACAAAGGAAATCTTGTCCCAGTTATCATAGAAAAAATAATATTAAGCGTCGAACGAGAAAATCTTATTATTACAAGTTATCAAGTTAGTAGCACTAATAAATTTCATAATACTGTGTTTTATGAAAATCAATTAACAACATTTGAAAACGCAAAAGTAATAGTAAACACAAAAATTAATGAAGAAATTAAAGAATTAGAGCGAAAAAAAATATAATTATAATATTCAAATATAATTTTCTTAAAATGGAGGAAAAATGTTTGATTATTCCGAACCAGATAAATCTTTGTATATTCAAAAAAGATTTCCTATATCAGATAAAGAATATAAAAAGCTAGAAGAAAAGTACGGAAAATTATGTTGGTATGCTGCTTCTCAACTTATGTTAAGTAATAAAAAGTCTTATGAGGATTTACAAGATTATCATTCAGAAATTTCAATAGGAATGTTTAGAGCTGCTTCTTATTATAAAAGACAAACTTTTATAGAAAATGTATTTAATTTTTTTAGCAACAGCGATATATTACAAAATGATGATTTAATTAAGTTTAATAAATTAAAAAAAAAGTGGGAAAAAAAATCTTCTTTTTTAGAACCAGATGAAGATAGTTTAATTGATATATTAGAAAAATACAAAAATTATTGCCCAAATGCTCCAAATTATAATTCACCTTTGAAATTTGATAATAAATTCAATATATATTGTAAAGCGATAATTTGGAATACTTCAAAATCTTTAGGTCAACATATTTCAAAAGAAAATAAACATAAAAATAGAGAAATCTCATTAGACGAATGGAAATTTCTAGAAGGAGGAGATTTCGTTAGTAATTCTGAAAATAATATTTCTTATACTCCAAATAATTGTTCTTATGATTTTGAATATATAAGAAATAAAATAAATGATCAAAAAACAATTGATGCATTTGATATAATTACAGATTCATGTAATTATGATAGTATATTTAAAAAAAGTAAAAAATGTAAAAACAATAATATTAAAATGAATGTTATAAGAAAATCAACTAAAATGTCATATCCAACCATCAAGAAAAAAATTAAAGATATAAAAAAAATAATAAAAGAAGAGTTTAAAGACTAAAAATGTCTTTTGATATATCAAAAATAGAAAATTCTATATTAGAAGAAGAAGATTTATTTGATGATAATAAATCAGATAAATTTAATCTTACTATAGATTTGCAAAGAGATTTATTAAATTTAATTCTTACCGATAGAAATTTTTTAATTAACTCTTTGAGTTTAGTAAAACAAGAATATTTCGAAGACATAGTTCATAGAATAATATGTCAAAAGTGTTTTGAATATTTTGAAAAATATAATTCTCCAATAACATTAGATTTATTAATACAAGAAATAAAATCAAAATATTCAAATCACATACAATTACCAAGAATATTAACTGAAATAGATATTATATCAGAGAGAACTGAAAATGCATATAAAGAAAAATCGTATTTAGAAAAAGAAGCATTAAGTTTTGCTAAACAACAAGCTGTTAAATTGGCGATATTAAAATCAGTTGAATTATTAGATCAAGGAAAATTTGATGAAATAGAAAAAAATATAAAAGAAGCCTTATTGGTTGCTCCAGAACAATCATTTGGAACCGATATATTTAAAGATATTAAAAAAGTGTATCAAAGATTAATGGCTGAATATGAAGGAGAAAAATTTACTACTGGATGGCCAACTATAGACAAAGAATTATGTGGTGGTATGGGTAAAAAAGAAATTGGAATGATATTCTCAAATTCCGGAGTTGGAAAATCGTTATGGTTATGTAAAGTTGCTGCTGAAAATTTAATAAGAGGTAAAAAAGTATTATATATATCATGCGAAATGTCTGAAGAAAGAATAGCAATGAGAATACACTCTATGTTATCTCTAATACCAATAGATGATATAATAACTAATATACCAGAATTAGAAAGAAAAATGCAAATAATAGAAAGTAAAGTATCCGGTTTACTAAAAATAAAAGAATTTCCGGCTGGAGAAGGAACAATAAATGATTTTAGAGCATATACAAACAAACTTTATAATCATACAGGATTTCAGCCAGATTTAATATTATTAGATTATATAGATGAAGTAAAATGTAGTAATTCTAGATTAAATACTTATGAAGGTCAATATCATACTACAAGAGAATTTAGAGGATGGATGCAAGCTGAAAACTTATGCGGAATGACGGCTACTCAGGCAAATAGAATAGGAAGACAAGTCAGAACTATAACTGAAGGAGAAATAGGAGATTCTTATGCTAAAATTAGAGTAGTAGATTGTTTATGGTCATTAAATGAAACAGATGAAGAAAAGAACAAATATTTATCTAGATTATTTGTTGTAAAACATAGAAATGGTAAAAGTAAATTTACTGTATGGGTTAAAAGAGATCCAGATACATTAAGAATGAAAGAAATAGATGAAACAGAATATGAAAGTATATTAGGATCTTCTCCTCCAGTTTCTGTATGTGGAGAAGATGAAATTTAAGTTAAAATTTTTAATAAACATTTTCTTTTTTATAATTAAAGGAGAATAAAATGCCAAAAACAATAAAACACGTAGAACCATTTATGTTATGTAAACCTATTTCTTTTCAACAAAAAGTTGGAGAGATAATAATTCCAGGAACAGAAAATAAAAAATGTGCTTTAAAAAAAGTAATAAAAGCATCTTCTACAGCAAACTCAAGAGGAATAAATGAAGGAGATATAATAGTAACCAAACAATCATTATATCTATCAATGCCAGTACAGCTCACAGAAAATGATGAATTTCCATTTGAAACAAAAGATATTGAAACAATTGAGCTTATAGATCCAGCACAAGTTATAGCAAAATATTCTGATTAAAAGAGGTTATATATGCAAAAGATACCTGAAATGAGTATTTCTATTAATGTTAATGAAAACGATAAATTTTCAAGAAATATAAGTGATGATTTACTAATCAGTACTGAAAATTTAGATGAATGTTTAGAAAAACAAGCAGCTTTATATGCTTATTATTGTATGAAACATCAACAGTTATGTTCAATGAAAGATAGATTAGATTTTGAATATGATAAAATTTATAACCAGGCTATGCAAATAGCAAGAAGATCATTAATGGAAAGTGGATCTAGAGTTACAGATAAACAAATACACTCTGTTGTTTCATGTGATGAAAATGTTTTAGCTGCTAAAGAAAAATATTTAGACATAAGCGCAAAAAAAGATCAGTTATATGCTTTAGTTAAAGCATTAGAACAAAAAAAAGATATGATTTATTCCATAGTAACAAGAAGAAAATATGAAATAGATGCTATTAGAGGTAGTAGTATTTTTTTAAGTAAAATTCCTAAATCTGGCATAGAAGATGAATAAAAATATACAAAAAAAAATAGCAAGATCAGATATTATTTCATTTATAGAATCTTTACCAGAAAATTATCCTGTTCAATTAAAATCTGATACTTGTATTCAATTAAAACCATCTCAAATAATAGAAAATATAGAAAATAAAACAAAAATAGGAAAATCATATTATATTCAAATAGGAAAATATTTACAATCAAAAAGAGAAGTTAAAAAGGAAATAAATAAAAATTTAACAACTATAATTTAAGGAAATTAAAATGGGATATTTGTTAAAGATATTTTATCATCCTAAAATAGATGATAAAGAATTTAAATTCGATACAGATATTAAAAAAGAAAAAACATATAAAATTGGTAAAAAAGAAGAAAATATTGAAGCTTCTAAGTTAGCTTCTGTAATAATGCAACAATTATCTAGAAGAGATATTTTAGTATGTGATATTGAAGTAGAACAATTTGTTAAAAAAACAATTAAAGTAAGAGAAACAAAAAATGGAATAATAATAGGAAATGAAAAATTTACTTTCAACGATTCATTATTACAGGAAAATAAAAATATAGAAATAGAAGATTTAGATAAAAATATGAATGTAATACAAAATAATAATTTATTTATTCCAAACAATATAAAAGAAGATTTTATTAAAGAAGAATATTTCGAACCTGATCCATTACAAATTCATTTAAAAGATAAATTTAAATTAAGTGGTTTAACTATTGGGAAAAAATACAAAATAGTTAAAGAAATAGGGCCTTCAAAAGACATGATAACTCATTATATGATAATCAATGATTTTAATAAAACATTAAGTGTTCCAATTTCTAATTTTTCTGCAGTTCCTTACGTAGAACAAAAAGAAGAAGAGTCTATAAGTACAGATATAGAACTTGGTTATCCTGGAGAAGTTAAAGGTTCAATGATAGACCTTAGACCTGGTCTAAATCAAAGGAAAATAACATAAATGAAAAAAAACGAGAAAATAAACAAAAAAAAAGAAGCGATAAGAAATAAAAAAAATAAAATAAAATTACTAAATAAAAAAAAAGCCAACAGAATCATTAAAAAAAATGAAAAAGAAGAACAATATTTAGAAAAAAAAAGAATACAATTTGAAGGAACCAACTTGGACAAACAGTATATATCAAAAAAGTTTCCAAGACCTAACGAACAATGTTATTGCGGAAGTGGTAAAAAATTTAAAAAATGTCACATGAAAATTTTATATGATGAATTTATAAAAACTATGGATAAAGAATAATATATTTTTAATTTTTAATATATATTATTTAGGTCTTTTTTAAAGACCTAAACAATAAAGTACATTAGTACTAACTGGAGGAACTGTTATGGACACAAGCACTATTAACGTTGCTGTTCTAAGAGCTAAACTGGAAGAACTTAAAACTGGTAAAAAAACTGAAAACAATGAATTTCTTGCAAAATTTTATAACCCACCTTATTTTGATTCAAATTATCAACAAAGATCAGTTATAAGAATACTTCCTGGAATTGTAAATGAAAATGGAGAAACGTTACCTTTTTTTACCGAAACATCTCTTCATAAAGTCTCTGGTAAAAACATTCATTGTATTAGAAAATCTGGAAAAGTATGTCCTATATGTGAATTCATCAAACCAATGTGGGATTCAAATATAGACACAGCCAGACAATTAAAAGCGAGAAAAAGATTTTATATGAATGTAATTGCTAGAGAAAGAATCACTAAAAACTTTGAAACTGGAAAAGAAGAAATTAAACAAAATGATGGACCTCTAATCTATAGCTGTGGAATAAAAATATTCCAAAAAATACTAGGACAAATGCTAGAAGTAGTTGAAGAAACTGGAGTCGATATTACAGACTTAAAAAATGGATTTGATTTTAGAATCAAAAAAGAAATGCAAACATCTGGATATCCTAGTTATGATGAATCAAAAGTTTCTAGAACACCATCTCCTGCTGGAACTGATGAAGAAATAGACAATTGGATCAAAAACCTTCATGATCTTAATAGTCTAATTAAATATTCAACATATGAAGAGTTACTAAAAGAAGTTGAAATATTAAAAAGTTCCAAAGAATACGATATTAATGCTAATAAAAAACAACCCGATAAGACAAATCCAGTTCAGGAACTAGAAAGTGATTATGAAGATGATGATAAAGAACTAGAAGCTGAATTAGAAAAAATCAGAAAAGGAATTAGATAATTTGAAAACAACCAATCCTACAGGTGAAAATAAATTCACCTGTAGGATGAATTTTTTATTAGGAGAGTTTAATGGGTAAAAAAAATAAAAGTAATGAAACTGAAAAAGAAAATAAAAATTTGTCAAATATGCAAATTATTGAAGATATATGCAAAAACATAGAAAATGCAGAAGTACTTGATTCTGATGATGTTGCTAATATTAGATTTGTAAGTACTGGAAATCTTGCAATGGATTTTGTAAGTTCTGGTAAATTCTGGGGTGGAGGAATACCTTTAGGAAGAATAACAGAAATATATGGAGAATCATCTACAGGAAAAACCGTAATAGGAACTCATATATTACAAAATATACAAAAAATTGGCGGAATAGGAGTATTAATAGACAGCGAATCAGCATATTCGGTTCCATTTGCAAAAAATCTTGGAATTGATACTCAACAATTAATATATTTACAACCAGATTGTTTAGAAGATTGTTTTATAAAAATTAAAAAAATAATAAATTATATAAGATCCAACAGCACAGACATGAGACCAGTAGCTATTGTATATGATTCAATAGCAGCATCTCCGTCAAGAAAAGAAATAGAAAAAATGAAAAACGAATCAGACCTTGGATCGTTAATGGGCCACAGAGCATTAGTATGTTCTGATTACTTGAGAAATATGGTTCAATTAATAAAAAAACAACAAGTTGCTATAATAATTATAAATCAAGTAAGAAGTAAAATAGGGGTTATGTTTGGAGATAAGGATACTACCGCTGGGGGAGGAAGGTCGCTAGCTTATTATGCGGCTATAAGAAATCGTTGTATGGGAACAAAGAAAATATTAGATAGTAGAAAAATACCTATTGGTGTATTTATGAAAATAAAGAACACAAAAAATAAAATCTCTAATCCATTTAGAGAAACAGAAAATATAGAATTGATATTTGATAAGGGTATTAATCCATTATCTGGATTATTAAGTTTATTAGAAATAGAAGGAAAAGTAAAAAGATCTGGAGCTTGGTATCAATTAGATAATGGAAATAAGTTTCAGGAAAAAGGATTTAAAGATATTTTAATTAATAATCCAGAATTAATTGATGCTAAAAAATCAGAAGATATAGTTAAATTTCTAGAAATTAATAGTCAGTCATTAAATTATTTAGATGATAAAGAAATTATATTAGAAGATATAGAAATTTCAGAAGATGTATGATTGGATAAGAGAAAACTTATTTAATAAAAATGGTAATATTAAATGGAATTATGCCAGTATTATTAAAAATACTGGCGCAATTGATTTTATATTAGAAAAAACATCATTTTTAGATTTTGATTTAAAGTTATTAGAAAGAATATATTGTATTTATAATGATATTAAATACAAAAAAGTATGTAAAATTTGTAAATCAAATGTAAGATTTATAAATTTTTCATCAGGATATTCTAATTATTGTTCTAATAAATGTATTAATTCCGACAATGATGTTAAAATAAAAATTTCTAATTCTATCAAAAAAAATAATATTAGAAAATACGGAGTAGAAAATGTTTATCAAAATGAAAAAATTAAAAATAAAATAAAACATAATAATCTAATTAAATATGGTGTTGATAATGTGTTTAAATCTAGTGTTATAAAAGAAAAAATCAAAAATGTTATTATAAAAAAATATGGAGTAGACCATATATCTAAATCTGATTATTTTAAAGATAAATTAAAAAATATATCTCAAAATAAATATGGAACAAATTATTTTTTACAAGCTGACGAAATAAAAGAAAAAATTAAACAAACAAATTTAAAAAGATATAATGTTAATTATATTCTAGAATTAAAAGATAAAAAAGAACAAGGAATGTTAAATAAATTTGGAGTAAAAAATATTTCTCAATTACATATATCGAAAAACTCATTAGAGTGTTTATTAAATAAAAACTGGATGATAGAAAAATATAAACATAGTTCTGTTAATGAAATAGCATTAGAATTAAACGTAGATAAAAGAACTGTTATTAATTATTTAAGTAAATATAATATAATTAAATATCGTTCTTACAAATCATTAGCCGAAAAAGAAATAATTGATTTTATAGGTAAAAATATTAAAATAACAATAAATTCTAGAAAAATAATATCTCCATATGAATTAGATATTTATATTCCTGATTATAATTTAGCTATAGAATTTAATGGATTGTATTATCATTCAAGGTATGATAAAGATTATCATTTAAATAAAACTAAATTATGTTTTAATAAAGGAATTAAACTATTACATATATTTGAAAATGAATGGATTAATAAAACAAATGTATGGAAATCTATTATAAATTATTATTTAAATAGAAATACATTTATAGATTTTAAAAACTGTACTACTAATAATGTTAATGATATAGAAAGTTTTGTTTTTAATAATTCTTTAAAAGAATGTATTAATGGATATAATTTAGGTTTATTTTATAACAATGATTTAATAGCATTAATGATTTGTAATAATAAAGAATTAAGATTATATATAAAAAACTATTTTAACATAAATTTTAATGATTTTTTTAATTATTTTATTAATTATTATAATATAAAATGTTTAAATATGATTTTAGATAGAAGATATGAATATTATAAATACAATGGTTTTAAATTAAAGAAATATACTAAATGTAATTGTTATTATTATAAATTGCCTGATATAACTTTATTTAATAATAAAATAAATGGTTATGAAAGAATATATGATTGTGGAAATATTATATATGAATGGAAAAAATGATAAACAATTTAAGCGAATAACACTATATTTTTATAATAAATTAAGTTTAAATAATTTTAGGAGAAAATATTATGTTTGAAAAAGAATTATCTCAATTATCTGATAAAGAATGGTTAGAAAAAAATTATATAAAGGAAAAAAAATCTTCTAGAGAAATTTCTAAAGAATTAGGTATTTCTCATTCTATTGTTGCTAATTATTTACATAAATATAATATAATAAATAATAATTGTTTTGTATCTATTTGTGAAAATGAAATAATAGATTTTATAGGTAAAAATATAAAATTAGATATTAATACAAGTTCTGTTATATCTCCATATAATTTAAATGTTTATATTGAAGATTATAATTTAGCTATAGAATTTGATGGACTAATTGAACATTCATATAATGAAATGGAATTAAAAACAGAAAAAGAGTTTCATTTATATAAAACAAAACTATGTGCCGAAAAAGGAATTCAACTCCTTCACATATTTGAAAATGAATGGGTTGATCCATACAAACAAGATATTTGGAAATCTATGATTAATACCAAACTAAATAGAAATAAAATAATATATGCAAGAGAATGTAAGGTTCAAGATGTTTCTGATAGTAAATTAATAAAAAATTTTATAAAAGAAAATCATTTACAAGGATTTATTGGAAGTAAAATAAAAATAGGATTATTTTTTAAAGATGAACTTGTAAGTATTATGACGTTTAGTAAACCTAGATATAATAAGAAATATGAATTAGAAATTACTAGATATTGTAATAAAAAGTATACTAATGTTGTAGGTGGTCCTAGTAAAATATTTAATTATCTATTGTCCAATTATAACCCCAAATCAATTATAACATATGCTGATAAAAGATATTCTAGTGGAAATTTATATAACAAATTAGGTTTTACGTCTTTAGGTAGTAGTTATTGTAATTATTATTATTTTTTGCCAGAAGAATTAAAACTATATCCAAGAATAAAATTTCAAAAACATAAATTGCAAAATGTATTAAAAAACTTTGATAAAACATTGTCTGAATCACTAAATGTATTTAATAATGGATATAGAAGAATATGGGATTGTGGAAACTTAATTTATGAATGGAAAAAAGATGAAACTAAAAGCAATTAGTATTAAACAACCATGGATTGATTTAATTATTAATGGTAAAAAAACAATAGAAACTAGGAAATGGAAAACTTCTTATAGAGGTCCTCTTTTATTAGTTTCTAGTAAAAAACCACAAATTGGACTTGCAGGATATGCACTAGGAATAGCTGATTTAATAAATTGTAAAAAAATGGTAAAAGATGATGAAATTATGTCATGTTGTAAATTGTATCCAAAAGCAAACTCATGGTTTTTAAAAAATATAAAAAAAATAAAGCCGTTTAAAGTAAACGGCAAACTTGGAATATATGAAATTGAAGTAGATAAAATAGAAATTATTAATTAAAGTCGTGGTATATAATAATGTGCACCTGTTTCGCCTGCAGGATATCTTTCACCTTGATTTTCTTGTCCGGTTTGGTTTGCTGTAGCTTGAGTTGGAACCGCTTCATTTTGATCCGGTTTGTTTTCAGTTATAATTCCTGATAGTTTTATTTCCACATTACGACCATCTGGAAGTACTATTGATCCAAAATCAATATCTTTAAACTGATTAAATTTTCCTGTTGTAAATGCATTTTTAATGGCAGTATTAATATAATTAGTTATAGCATTTATTACCATTTTAGATGTAGTAAAAGGTTTGTCTTTTTCTTTTCCTTGTAAATAAGAACTTTTAAATGCCTGACTGGCATTTTTGGCTCCTCTAAACATACCGCCAGCCGCTTTTGCAATTCCTTTTCCTACTACTCCAGCTGCAGCCCCAATTCCTTTAGCTACATTTCCAAGAAATCCTTCAGAATATAATTTAATTGATTTAATAGAGTCATATGAAAGAAATTCATTAGCATTATATTCCATGATTTCCATAATTGGATAACTACTTTCAGCAAGAATCACAGAATCTTTATAATTTACATTAAATAATAATCCACAAACTTCTACCAAAATTGGATTTCCACCAAAATAAGAAATTCTTATTTTATCTTCATAAGGATCAAAACTTTCTTTAAATATTTTCATATATAATCTCCTAATTTATTTATTATCAATATTATCATTAATTATTTTTTTCTTAGTTATATCTATATCTTCTTCTAAAATAGGAAAAACAGATATTCCTTCTCCGGTTTCTGTATATTCAGTAATAATCATTTTTTTATTTTCATCTATATAGTCTAATTTTTCCATAAATATTCTCCTTAATTATATATTTATTAATATTTATTAATTTTTATTTAAAATTTTTTAATTATTTAAATTTATACTATCATTTTTTAATTTTAATATATAATTTAAAACAGTTTCTTTATCATTTTCAATATAATATTGATTCCAATCTTTATAATTATTAGGAGGTTCAATTTTTATACATTTAATTTTATTTTTATTTAAATTATTTATCGCATTAAAAGTTCCAATTCTACCACAACTATCATTATCAAATCCTATTATAACATTTTTAAATTGTTTTAGATATTCTATATAGTAATTAGATAAAAATGATCCTTGTACTGAACATGAATTTAAACCAATATCTATTAATGAAATAACATCTAATATTCCTTCAGTAACAATAATTTCATTATATTCTTTAATATTTCCTGAAAATATTGTTTCTTCTAATTTTATAAAACTATATTCAATAATTTCTGATATATTTATGTATCTACGTTCATGATTTAAAAACGATCTAGCGGTCCAATATATTAAATTATTATTATTATAAATTGGTATTATTATTCTTCCATAACATATTCCTTTGTCACAATATCCAATTTTCCATTTTATAGGATCAATTTTTCTTTTTATACAATATTCTAATTCTTTTAAGTTAAACTCATCTTTTGAATCTATAGTTATAAATTTAAACGAATGTGGAAATTCAACTATATATTTTTTTTCCATATCAAGTTAATTATTAATTATTCTTAAAAATTTTTAATTTTATTTGATCTAAAAATATATTATTTTGATTATTTTTTGATTCTAATATATAATTTAAAACATCTTCTTTTCCATTTTCAATATAATATTGATTCCAGTCCTTATAATTATTTTTAGGTTTAATATATATACATTTAATTCCATTGCTATTTAAAATATTTATTGCATTAAAAGCCGCTTCTTTTCCTGAATTATCATTATCAAATCCTATAATAACATTTTTAAATTGTCTTAAATATTCTATATGATAATCAGATAATGATTTTCCTTGTATTGAACATGAATTAATTCCAATATCTATTAATGAGATAGCATCTAGTATTCCTTCTACTACAATAATTTCATCATATTTTTTTATATTTCCAGTAAACATTATTTCTTCTTTTTTTATAGAATTAAATTCATTTATTGGTGGATTTAAATATTTAGGTTCATGGTTTAAGAATGTTCTAGCTGTCCAGTACAATAATTCATTATTACTATAAAATGGTATTATTATTCTTCCACAATATGTTCCTTTATCACAATATCCAATTTTCCATTTCATAGGATCAATTTTTCTTTTTATACAATATTTTAATGCTTTTAAATTGAATTTATTTTTAGATTCTATTGTTATTGGTTGAAATGAATATGGTAATTCGATATGTTTTTTTATTGTTTTATTTTCTTTTTCTATTTTATATTTTTTTAATAACTCAATTTTAGTTTCAAAATCTTCTATTGTATTTATTTTTGTTTTATATACTAAATCTATTGATTCTTGTTTTGAACATTTATTAATAATTTGAACTAATTTCCAAATAGGACCAGATTCATCTGATTTCCAACAATGATAACATTTTTTTGATGGAGATATTGATAATTTAAATTTTTTATCTGGTTTAAAAGGACTATTAACAAGATAATTCCCTTTATATTTTTTATAAGAATGAAAATTTAATAATATCCAATTTTCTAATTTATTTATATCAATAATCATATTTAAATATTAATATTTAATTTATTTTCGCTTATTTTTACTATAATTATTAAAGAAGAAAGGAGTTTTTTTTTGATAATTAATAATATTTCACATAGTAGGATAGAATTATTTAAACAATGTCAATATAAATATAGATTATTATACCATGATAAAATAAAATCACCACTTCCAGAAGAACAACATTTTGTATTTGGAAAATTTATTCATAAAATGCTAGAACTTATTGTAAAAGATAAGCTAACAAATGAAATTGCTATAAATAAATCATTAGAAATGTTTTCAAATTTGGATAGATCTTACTTAGAAAAACTTCCTAACATTATTAGACATTTTGACTATTTTCAGAAACAAATTTATAATGAAGATTTTTTAAAAGAAACAACAGAAGAGACATTTGAATTGCCAGTATTTGATGGAGAATTTGTATTTAAAGGTGTTATAGATAGAAAAATATTTTATAAAAACGGAAAAGTATTAATTATTGATTATAAAACAAGCCAAAAGAAAAATCAAATAAAAAAAGAATTGGCCAATCAAAATCCTCAACTTATTATTTATACTTGGGCATCAAATCTAACAGAAAAAATAGATATAGATAATATACATAGTATGTTGTTTTATCTTAATAGTGGAAATACAATATTTGCAAATCCAAATAAAAAAACAATAGAATTATGTATAAATGATATATGTAAAACAGCTATGGAAATTAAAAATTTAATACCAGAATTAGCAAAACCAAATCCTGGACCTTTATGTAATTACTGTGAATATAGAACTATTTGTAAATATTTTAAATTTTAAAAGAGGTAAAATATGCTATCAAGTTATTTAGATACTGATTTAGATGATATAAATAGATATTATAGATATAAAATGATAAATATCATAACTGTTCCTACAATATATAGTCCAGTCGATGTTTCGATTGTTCCAAAATTATTTTCAGGTATATTCTTAAGAGCAACTGAAGTAGGAATATGGATATTGTCAACAAACGAGAATAAAAATAAACGAAATTTTTTCTATCATGATAAAATAATAAAAATAGAAGAAGTTGATTTTATAGATATAAATTCATTAGAAAAAAATCAAAAAGAAATAATAGAATCTAACATAAAAACATATGAAGATAATAGACAAAAAGAAATAAAAGAAATACAAAAAAATATAACTAATTCTCCAGATGTTATAGATCCAACTGATTATAATAAAGTTAATGAAATGATTAATAAAGTATCTCAAATGGTTTTAGAAAAAAAGAAAAAAGATGAGGAAAATTTTTTAAGTAGATAGTTTTAATTGTTTTATATATTCTACAAGACCTATTCCTAAAAATTTATCTAATATAGCGATAATTAAACTAATTATAATAAAAATTAATGATTTATATAAAATTTGCTTATATTTTCTTTCTTCATCTTTTACTTCTTTAATATGATTTTCAATTTTAGTATTTAATTCTTCTCTAATTTCTTTTATTTGAATATTTATTTCTTTTCTAAAATCTTCACATTTTAAACTCATTTCATTTAATTTTTTATCTATTTGTTCTATTAGAATTTTGCAATATGATGATTGTTTTAAAATAAGACTTTCTGCTCTTTGATCTATTATTGAAGACATATTTAGTTTTAATTCGTTAATAGCATTCTTTATATTTTCTATGCTATCGTCTTCTTTAAGATCCTTTTTAAAAAGTTCAAATAAATGGTCTAATTTATCATTTATTATACCAATTTGTTTCTTATCTAGCATAATAAATATATATATTTAATTTATCTTACAATTTCTACTATTTTTTTTGCTAGATTCCAATTTAATCTCTTTGCATCAGGAAGTTCTAATTCTTTAGATATATCTGATTGTAATTGTTCTATATTTCCTTCTACAATATGTGCCTGATTAACGTTTTTCATAATCTCACAAAACTGAGAACCTATGAGATTATAATAATTTTGTAAAGTACTTACATGCCTAGATAATATAACAACATGTTCATCTGATAATTTATATTGATTTTGATTAATTGAATCATCTACTTTTTGATTAGATTCTACATTCATTTCTTTTTCTTCCATATTTTTCTCCTTTTTACTTGCTATCAGGCATCTTTTTTAAACTCATTAAACAATTATCATATTCCTGAAAAACAGAATTTGTAAATTCTATTTGAAGTTGTATAAAATCATCTTGTTCTGACTCTAAAACTTTAAAATCAAAAGATCTTCCTCTTTTACATAAAACCTCATATCCTCTCATTTTACAAAAAGCAGATACACCCAAATCATTTACAGTCATAGTTACATAATTTTCTTTATCATTTTTCCTTTCAATCATTCCTTCTCCTTTATCTACTTTAATATTAATAATATAAAAAATATAGAATAAATATATACAATATTTTAAAATATTTTATAATTATTAAAATTAATAATAATCTACTTATCTTGATGAGCCTCCGCTGCAACCAAAGCTCCATTTGCAACCGCATATAAAGGATCTGACGCAGCTCTTATTTCTCTTACTTCTATTGGAAACGTATTTTTGTTAAATGTTTTAATAAAAAAATCAACAAATCCTTTTGCAGTAGAGGTTCCACCTGCAACAACTATATCAATTGGTTTTCCTGGATTTGCTTTTGTCCCAGCTTTAATAATTCCTTCTCTTATACCCTTTAATGAATTTTCTATCATGATCTCATAATGATATTGAATTGCTCTTTCTATTGAATTTTGTGGATCTTTTGATAAATCAATTTTTTCTTTCTCAGAATTAATATATGCCGATGTTTCTCCACAAGATTGAGCAGCCGAATCATCTACATAATCTCCAGCATTAGTTAAAGAAAATTGTACTACTGGAACAGAATATAATGAAAAACATGTATTTACCATTCCTGCTCCAAAACTTATTGCAATACCAGTATATTGTTGTTCTGCCAATTCTGACATTATTATACAAAGAGCTTCATTTATAGGAAATGCTTTAATTGTTTTATTATCTATTATATATTTATCTAATATTGATTGTATTACTTTTGTATGATATTGAACATTTGTTTTAGTATTAATAGCATCTGCTGGTATTGAATAATAAACTATTGTATTATCTGCTTCAAGTTTTCCTATCATCGATCTTATCATTACGGCCAATATGTTAAAAGCATCTTTTTCATTTATAGAAAGTATTCCATTTTTCATAGGTCTTTGAAATTCTTTTCCCATTGACAAAGCTAAATCTATTGCATTTTTTCCAAGAACATATATAAATCCTCCAACCTCTATCATTGGAGCCCCTGCTTTTTTTAACATATTTACCATAAAATTGTTTTCTATTGGTATTGTAAAAAATGCATTTATTTCTCTTTTTATTTCAACTTTATTATCCTCGTTTCTTTTAGCAAGACACAAATTATAAGTTCCAACATCGATTCCATATGTTTTTATAGACATTTATAACTCCATTTAAAATTTTTCATATATATTATAAAAGAAAAAGAATAAATTTTATTATATTATATATTATTTAAAATGAAAAAATTATTATTAATTTCCAAAATTATCTAGTAACGGTAAATTTGTGAAATTTTCTTCTGGTATAAATTCTTGATTTGTATTTTCTGTTTGTTTATTTTCTTTATTACTATTTACATCTATTTTTATATCATTTCCTTCTAAAGAAATTGTAAGATGTAAATGTATTGTTATTTCTCCATTTTGAGTTGTAATATTTTGTATAATTGATTCTTGTTGTTTGTTAATTTTTGGCATAATATAAATTAGATATAATTAGATATATTTTTATATTTTTCCTTTAATATAGGATTTAAATTTTTTATTAAATAAACAAAATTAATATTATTTTCTATTAATTTACTTTGAACATTATATGAAAGATTATTAAAATAATCTATAGGTAATTTTCTATTAGTTTTATCATAATTAGATTTCATTATCCATGGAAATTTTAATAATGTGTTAATAACTATATTTTCATCTGGATTTTTGATATAAAAAATTGTATATATTTTTTTATTTATAGCTATTTCTTGTATTTTTTTTGTAGGATTGTCTATATATTTTATAGACCATATGTTTTTATTTATAGCTATTTCTTGTATTTCTTCGGATTGATTTTTTATATATTTTATTAAATATGGATATTTCTTGATAGCCAATTCTTGAGATTTTATAGAGGGATTTTTTATATATTTTATATTATATGGATTTAACTTTATTAATTTTATTTGTTCTTTTTCAGATAAATTATCATATTTATCTTCAACTTTTGTCATCTTCTAAAAAGATCTCTCTCTGCATTTCTTCTTCTTGTAAGACCAGGTAATACTCTTCCACCAGCCCTATTCCATCTTAAGAATTCATCTGCTGCATTATCATAATTTCCTCTGTTTAACTCTCTCAACAGCGTGCTTCTTCTAAAACTACCAGGACCAACGTTGTAGATAAAACTAGTTAAAGCATCTCTTTGATTTTGATTAAGAGGAACTGTTACTAATTCATCAACATATGGCATATATTGATTTAATAATATATCTCTTAATAATTGATCTGCTCTTTGTCTTGTTATAGTTGAATTTTCATTTAAATCCGGTATATCATCTCTTGTAAATCCATATCCTATAGATAATGTACCACCAGGATCTCTATGAGCTCTTGAACGAAATCCTTCGAAATTTCTTACTAATGTTAACAAATTAGTTGTTATTTCATCAGATTGTGTGGTTGTTTGAGATATTGTTGTAGGAGTATCTTCTTGAGTAGCATTAATCTTTGGAGATCGTGATAATGCTAACCCAGTTGCTGCTAATGTTAATAGTTTTTTTCCAAAACCTTCGTTTAAATAATTATTAAAAGTTCTCATAATTTATATATATTACCTCCATTATATATATATTACCTCCATTATATATATTTAAATTTATTTTTATATAAACTTAAATATATATAATTGTCTTTTTCTTTTTGTTTACATGAATTTAATTCTAAAAAATTATTTATTTCATAATGATTTCTAAGAATATAATAATTATCATTAATATGTTCTACAAATGCTATAGCATCTATATTATAATTTCCAGAACCAAAAACAGAACTTTCTAATCTTTTTATTATAGATTCATATTTATTTTTACTTAAATATATTCCAATATAATCATGTTCGTTCTTTTTTAATTTAAATGATGTAATATCTATTTTAATATTATTATTTATTACATCATATGAATCTGGACCATTTATTTTAAACATGAAATCAAGATCTACTGGAATCATATATGCATTATAATACGCTAATTCATTTAATTTTCCTTTATATGCATGTTTTAATGTATCCAATGTTTTTTCACTAAATTCTTTACATTTATTAATATATTCTTGTTTTATATCACTGTGATTTATAATATAGATATTATTATCATTTTGATATAACAAAACATCGTTGTTTTTTTTCTTATATAAACAATCAATAAATATTTTGTAAAACATTTTTCCATTTTTACATTCATATGATCTTATTTCTTTATTGTTTATATATTTTAATAATATTTCCCCAATATAATAATATAAATTATTTTCTTTATCTACATATACTAACCTTAAAGAATCTTTATAAAACTCTTCTTTATAAGGAATACTAATGCTTATACTATTAGATTCATGATTTATTTTATTAATATAACAACTAGTTACTTTTGATCCATTTATTTTACAATTATCTACTTTTTTAACATCAAATGTTTCATATATATTTTCATCCTCATTTAAAATTAAATGTAATGCTAATTTTTTCTTAAATCCATCTAATGTATTATCTAATATTTTTTCTAGACTTCTATTTTGTTTATCATTTATTTTAATCTTTTCTGACATTAATTTTGATATATCTGTTATTATATGTTTTCTTATTTCTACTTCTTCAAATGATATATATTTAAAATAATCACTAAGATTTAATTGATTAGTCATATTGTATATTATATATTTTATTTAAAAATCGCCAACAAATTAATATGATCCTAGATTAGATACAGACATATTTGCTTGAGCCGACAATACAGAACTATCATCTATATTTGATGGAACAAACCATTTATTATCTTTTTTTTCTCTTTTTTTCTTCTTTTTTATATTAAAATCATATATGTATTTTTTAAATGTTTTCAATTATATTATCCTAATACATAATTATTACTAGAAGGACAACCCCACACCGTTATTTTATCTGGTTTTTTATATATAAATTTTTTGCTTCCAGGAACTCTTTGTCTTATATATCTCGTGTCATATCTGCATTTAAATATTGGAGAAAGCATTTTTTCACACTCTGATTGTCTTTCAAATAATATATTAAAATATTTTTCATCTTCAAAATTATTAGTCTCTTTCATTCTATGAAACAAATAATTAGAAAAAGCATACATTTTTTTTCCACTTAATGATTTGGATTTTGCTATTCTTTTAGCTTTTTCCCATTTTTTCTCGTCTTTTTTTGTTTTTACAAATCCAGGCATTTATAATATACTGTATTTTTATTTTTCTTTAATTCTTCTTTTTTAATTATAGAAGCCAAATATACTGAAAACATCGTTTCTTTATCCCATCCATTCTTAACGGCAAGATATAATATATCATTTTCAGATACATTTAATATATCACAAATATATTCTAATTTTTCTTTTTCTTTTGATGTTAAGCTGTTTCTTAAATCATTAATATCAGGTAACAATGATCGATCTTTTTTAAATGCACTATTTAAAGAATAGTGACTTCCAAAAGTTGTTTTTCCAGAACCAGGTTGTTGATATGAAGATTTCCTAGACAAATTAGATCCTGATGGTTTTGTAGACCAAGAAGATCCTTTTGGATAATCGGAACTTTCTTTTATTATTCTATATTTTCTATTATTTTTTTTATCATCTTTTGTATATTTTTTCATAAAACTTTTAAAATTTAATTTCTTAAATTTTAAAATATCTTCCATATCATAATTATTTTTATTATATATATAATTTTTTTTAATAAGATTCATTCCATTAGATTCATCATCTGGATCATGTATAGGATAATCTTCTAAGTACTCTTTGTTCATTTTTATCTCCATCAAATAATATATTTTATAATTTATATATATTAATTAAATATAAAAATTTTTAGTCTTTATTAATGCCTTTGTTGTTACTTTATTTAATTTATCAATTGCTTCTTCTAAATATACCCATTTAAAATAATCTATTTCTGGTTTTGATTTATTTTTTCCTTCTTTTATTAAGGATTTACATGTTAATTTGTCTTTTGTTAAATCTTCTTCTGAAAGAAATAAAAATATTGTTAATTTTTTATCTATTTTATCATACTCATATGTGCCCAAATATAATATTTTTCCTTTTTTTTTGTTTATATCTATATCAGTTTCTTCTTTTACTTCTCTAATAGCTGTGTCAATATTTGATTCTGATTCTTCTTTTTTTCCTTTTGGTATAGTCCAAGATCCATTTTTCCATGACGATCCATAAGGATGACATATCAAATACTTATTCATAGATTTTATAATAAACCCACAAGAATGTTTCATAATATAATTATTTATAAAAAAATAAAAAATTTTTATATATATTATATATAGTTTTATATATATTTGTATAAAATAAGATCTAAAGGAGATATAATATGTCATTAGTAAATTTTAAAGATTATATGTTATTAAATGAAATGTCAGCCGAAGTAAAAAGAGCTCTTCTTTCTGGAGAACCTCAGAGATTTGAAGCGGCTCTTATTGGTGATTATGGTAAATTAGAAACTCAATTAAAACATCCTCCAAAAACTTCATACGCCGTACAAAATGCATCTAACTTTGTTACAAACAGAGAAGAAGGGGATAAATGGATGTCTTTAAGATTTGACGTAGAAGTTGATGGAGAAATAAAACATGTTAAAGTTGGAGTTCCAAACGAAGAAATAAGTAATATAAAAAATTATGTATTTACAGTTAATGGTAAAGAAGTAAAATTTAAAACTACAACAAACATTCCAGGAAAACAAACAGGAAACATTGAATCTGCTATATCTTATATGCTTTATGGAGTTCATAAAGCAGTTTATGGAGATAAAAAAAGAGGAGGAAACAAAGTAGATAAAATTACCGACAGTATTAAAGATATGTCCAAAGAAGAACTTAGAAAACTTAAACAGCAAATCGAAGAATTAGAAGAAGAAGATTCTGAAAATACATCTGAAGAATAATTATAAATTATAATTTTATTTAAACGGATATTATATTATAAAAATAATATCCGTTTTATTTTTTTATTGATTTAACATAATACGGATATGTTTCTTCATTTATCGGTATATTATTTAATATTTCTTTTAACTTTTCTGATATATATTTAGGAGTTTCAATTCTACAAATAATATATTGATCTCCTTTTATATAATTATTATTATAATCTGGTAATCCAACTCCTGAACAAATTATTCTTTGTTCTTCTTGTATTCCTTGTGGTATATTTATTTCCTTAATTCCATATAATGTAGGTATTTCTATTTTTCCACCAATTATAGCTTTATGCAATGGAATTGGCATTTGTATTAAAACATCATTATCATTAATTCTATGATAAAAAGGATCGTCTTTTGTGTATACATTAATTATAAGATCTCCATATCTTTCTTTTTCATATTCATTTCCTAATCCTCTAAGTAATACTCTAAATCCATCTGGACATCCTTGTGGTATTTGGACATTTGTTTTTTCTTTTTTACTTATAAACCCATATCCATTACAATTTTTGCATTTTTTTGTTATTATTTTACCTATTCCTTTACAATTTTGACATACTACTTGAACAGATATTCCAAATCTTTTATTAATTAATAAAATTCCTTTTCCGTTACACTTCTTGCAATTTTCAATATCTTTTTCACTTTCAGCTTTCAGTCCATTACACTTATTACATATTGTTTTTCTATCATAATTAACCAAAATATTAGATTCTTTTATAAGTAATCTTATATCTATTTCTACTTTTAAAATAATATTTTTTTGTCTATTTTCTTTTCTATTTTCAGAAAACATGCTTGAAAACATTCCTTCTCCAAACATGCTTTTAAATAATGAATCAAATGATCCAAAATCAAAATTCGAATAATCATCTGAACTTCCATATTTTAATTTATAATCATAATTTTGTTTTAATTTTGGATCTGATAAAACTTGATATGCTGCTGAGATTTCTTTAAATTTTTCTTCTATTTCCTTATAATTTTCTTTTTTTATATTTTTATCTGGATGATATTTTAATGCAAGTTTTCTATATGCTTTTTTTATTTCTTCTTGTGAAGAAGATTCATTTATACCTAATATTTCATATAAATTTTTATTCATATTTATAAAAAATTTCTCCCATTAAATTATAGAAATAACAATGGGAGAAAAAGTATTTTTTTAAATCATTTTATAAAGCTAGCCACAAGTTTTTCGTTTCTATTTTTATCCCATCCTATATTAATTTTAATCTTTTTGGTATTTTTAATAAGATCAACTGATTCTTTATACGATCTTGTATTTACGGTTCCTAGCTCTGATCGTCCATTTTCAATTGTAAGAATAGTTTTACATTTTTCTCCATCGCGTGTTTTTGAACTCAAATTTGGTTTATTAAGAACAATTTCCCTATTTTTGTTTTCTCTAATTCTTTTTATTAAAGAATTCATTTTTTTAGATTTTACTACTTTTTCATTCATTTTAAATCTCCTTAAAAAATATTTAATTTATAATAATTTAATTTAATATTTCGCTTAAATTAATTTAAATATTCCCGACCTTTTTGATACCAATGTTATTTTGGGATTTTTCTTTTTAATTTCATTAAAATACATTTTATCTATAGTTCCGGCATTTGTATCATTTGGATAAATACTGCTTGTTATTATATAATTCATCCCCCAATGATGAGATCCAATTACTTCAAATAATATATTCATAACAATATTTCTTGTATATTTTGTAATATCACCATATATTTTATAATAACTTTCAGGTAAATAATAATAAGAACCAGTAAATTTATGAGGTGGTGAAAATAAAAACTTAGATATTTTTAACACTTCTCTTAAATCAATATTATTATTAAATCCAACACTTTTTCTTTTAGACATACTCGATTTTATAAAAAGTCTTAGGTCTTCATTTTTTTTAATTAAAAAATTATTTAAGTCTAATAAGATATTTGATCTCAATTGTTCATAATTATCTAAAAATATATTTTTTGGTTTTTTTATTAATAATATTTTATTAATAATTAACTCTAAAACGCATGGTTTTATAAATATTTCTTTGTTATTATAACTCATTTGATTTTATATTCTTTTTCATTTTAATCATATATAAAAACCTATTTCCAAACTCTTTTATAGCAATATTATTAATATCCCATTGAGAAAATGGATTTTCTGAATTCCATATTTTAAATATTTGTGATGGCACACATAAAGTTGTTTTATGCCAATACTCTTTTTTAGATAATAAAAAAAATGATTTTTTCTTTAAAACATAATAAGTCAAATGTTCTTTTAATAAATATTTATTATTATCATCATTATTAATAAAAATCTTGTTAATACAAAATTTTCTTATATTTGGAATAGAAAATATTAATCTAGAATCTGATTTCATAGACCAAACTATACATTTCAATATAGATTGTCTGTTATTATTTTTTATATTATAAATTGCATCTGGACATATTACAACATCAAAAAAATTCATATAACTAGATGGATGAAGTGTTATTGTTCTAAAATCACCTGGATTACAATATGTTAATGTAAATGACATTTTCATTCTATCTAAGTTGTTATAAATAAACATATCATCATCTATTATAAGTATATTTTCATTAGATAATATTGAAGAAAAATTAATTAATTCATTTTTATTATATCTTAATATTGACATTGATTTTTTATCCTTATGTATTCTCTAAAAACATTTCTGAGATCATTGATCATTTCATCTATAGTTCTATGAACTCCTATTACTCTTGGTGATGGATGATATAATATAGAAATAAGATATTTTTTATTCCAATTATATATTTTTCCTATCATGTTTTTAATTGAAAAACATTCTTCTTGTAATTTAGATATTTTTCCTAATGTTTCATAAGCTGTTTTTCCCAATGTTATTATTAATTTTGGATCAACTATTTCTATTTGTTTCTCTAAAAAATATAATGATTTATTTATTTCTTCTTCTGTTGGTTTGTCATTATTTCCATTTATGTCTGTTGGATTCCATAAAAAAGCATTAGTAATAAAAATATCTTTTCTTCCTATTTTTCCAAAAGAAGCTTTATTTAATATATTTTCAAAATTATCTCCAGATGGATCACCATAAATTGGTATTTTTGTTCTTTCAGCTCCATTTCTTCCAGGAGCTTCAGCTATAAACATAATCTCAGAATCTAAATTTCCACAAGAAATTTCTAAAACACATTTTTTGTTTTTACATCTTTCAGATGGACAAAAATTATTAGATTCCTTTATTAATGATAAAAACTTATCTATTTTATATTTATTGGCATTCCAATTAAACAATTCTTTATATATATTATTTAATTCTTCTTGTGTTTCTCTCCTATTTGATATAAATAATTTTTCCATAACAAATTAATAATAATTAAAAAAATAAATTTCGCCTAATATATATTTAATATATATTTTGTTTGGAGAAATATATGATTTTTCAAGAAATGTTAGATAGATTATTAAACGAAGAAAAATGGATACCAGATAATTTAAAAAAAGGAGCTTTATCTAAACAATTAGGAAAAAAAGAAGGTGAAAAAATATCATTTTCAGAAATTAATAAAAAAATAAAATATATACAATCTAAAGAAAGACCATTAAAAAAATCAGACAATAAATTATTAAAAAGATTAATACTAGCTAGAACTTTAAAAAAGTTTAATAAATAAATTCTTAAGGAGAATTTAATGAAAATGAATACTTTTTATGAATATGTTATGCAAAATAAAAGATGGATACAAAGAATAAATGAAATGGAAGAAAATAAAATAAAAAATAATAATGAAAATGAAGAAATAGATGAAAATGAAGACGAGTATGAAGACACTCCATTTGATATACTTGAAAGAGTTAAAGATATATTAGATCAAGACATTGATGATCCTAGTGATGATGATGAAATAAAAAAAATATTAAAACAAATAGCTAAAGAGGTAAAAAAATATATACCAAGAGAAAAAGATGAAGAGAAATATGATAATAAATCAAAAAACAATAATCAACAACAAAACCAACAAACTCAACAACAACAAATACCGCAATCTGCTCAAATGCCACAAGCATTACCACAAAACCCAGATCTTGGAGCAACTACTCCTATCGACAATAGTTTAGCAGCTGGAGGTCAACTTGGAGGAAACTTTCCTGCATCAGGAGGTCAAATGTAATGTCTAGATTTTTTTCAGAATATTTAGAAGAAATGACTTCATGTGGTGGCGGAACGACATCTGGAGATGTTGCCACATTTTCTAGACCGCTAGGTGGAAGTTTTTTATTTCATAGAAATTATCCAAATACAATAACTTTCAAAGATATAGATAATTATTTTAAAAAGAAAAGAAAAAAAAGATATTCAAAAAAAAATAATTTAATGTCTTAAACTTATTCCATGTGGTGTGCCTTCTATATATCCTAAATTAGACACTATGACCCAATTATCTGGATTTCTTCCGAATTCTTGTAATTCTGTTATATTATTACATCCAGCATAAGATAATCCAGTTTTAATAGAACCTATAATTTTTTTCATATTTTTATATGTAGACCCTTTGTATTTTACTTCAAACGCTTCGCCTTCTGGAACTATATCTTCTGCTTCTATATTAAAAAATGTAGCTTGAGCATCTATAGACGCCATTCCCTCATATATTTTAAATTTTTCTCCATATTTTGTAATAACTTTTCCAGGAGTTTCTTTCATTCCGGCAAGCATTCCTCCAACCATAACAAAATCAGCTCCAGCGGCAATAGCTTTTACTATATCACCTGTATGTTTAATTCCTCCATCGGCTATTAATTTTGGTCTATCTTCTTTAAACTTTTCATATAAAATATTATATATATTATTAATTGCAGAAAGTTGAGGAAAGCCAAATCCTGTGGTGGTTCTTGTAGTACAAGCAGAATTATGTACTATTATTCCATCAACATTATAAGAATGATCATCTTCTATTTCTAAATCATACACTATTCCATTAAAATCTTCTTCTGATTTAATTATTTCAACTAATTTATTTTCAACTTTTATTAATAAATAATCATTATTTAATTTTTCTGCAGAAATCCATTCTGAAAATGTTTCTATATTATTATTTCTATATTTTTTGTTTATAACATAAAATTCATGGTTCGAAGTACATTTATTTCCATTAATATTAATAAGTTTTTTATTCTCAATTCTATTCATAACGTTTAATACTTTTTTATATCTATTTTTATGAGTTAAAACTTTGTCTCCAATTTCAATATCTTGAATATTTTTTATTCCATTATTAGTAATAACTTTTGTATCTTTATTAAAACAACCAGGCCCTATTCCAATTTTTAAGCTATCAGCTCCCCATTCAAATAAATCTAATGCAGCCCTTTCTGAACATATATTTCCGCCTATAATTGGAATGTTATATCTTTTTTTTATTTCTTTTATTGTATTTTTCATTAATATATGATGACCATGGGCCACATCTATAATAATATATCCAATTCCATTTATTAAATTTGATTTTTCTAAAAGTTCAAAAACACAATTATAATAATTTTGATCAACTCCAATAGATATACCAAATTTTTTATTATATTTGTTATCTAATGATAACAATTCTTTTATATGATTAAATACCAAATTTTCAGGTTCTATAAATCTATGAATCGCAGCAGTAGCTCCAGAATCGCACATTGCTTTGATCATTTCTTTTTCTGTTACTGTATTCATATTAGATGAAACTATAGGAACATCAAATTTATATCCTTTTGTTATTTCACTAGATATATTTGGATGTTTTCTGGATATTATTTCTGAATATCCTGGAACTAATAATAAATCATCAAATGTATATCCTTTTTTTACATTATTAAACATATTTTGTTTTTTCCTTTGTTTATTTAATATATAATATAATATATATTATAATAAAGTCGCCAAGGAAATTTAATATGAAATTTAGGAATTATTTAAAAAATAAAAAAATAAAAAATAAAAAACAAACAGATAAGATAAACACGTATAATCAATCATGTTCTGATTATAAAGATATTGCTCCAATATATTTTCCTAATGTTAGTCAACCAGCTGGAGGTCCTTTTTCTGGAACCGGACCAATTATAAGTTAAATTAAATTTATATCATTATTATTGTTTTATTATCAAAAAATAATTTTAATATATTTTCCAACTTATTTACAGGATATTAATTTAAAATATCGAATTTAATTGTAAAATTCTTTTAAAAATTACTATATTATATTATATAATTTAGTTAATTAAAAATTAAAAAATTAAAAAGGAAAAAATATGAAAAAAGAAAAAAAAAATAATAAAAAAGTAGAAACTCCAGTAACTGGAGGTTGGTATAGATTCAAAAATATAACAGGATCAGATTTGTTATTACAAAGACCACTTACAAATGGAAAAAATCTTATACCAAAAAATGGAACTTTTGAAGCTGATGGTAGTTATATAGGATCTTATGGAATACAATTAATAGAAAATTTATCTCATTATATAGATAGTATAAAACAAAAAGAAAATATAAAAAAAGAAAAAAAAGAAACAAGTGAAAAACAAATAATTATAGATGAATCTAATAAACCATTAGAATTTTTTGAATCAGATGGTAAAAAAATAATTCAAAAATCATATGGGGATGATTCCAACATTATAGAAATAAATCTCACTAAAAAAGAACTAATTGAATATGCTGAATTAAAAGGAGTACAAATACAATCAAACTGGACTAAAGAAAGAATACTAGCTGAAATAAGATCTTGTAAAAAATCATAATTCTATAAAAAAATGATTTTTATATTCACATTTTCTTGGTTCGTTTTTATATGATTGTTTTAAAAATGTAATTGCAAATCTTCCTTTAGTACTAAAAAGACAATAATAATTATAATCTTTTATATTTATAGTTTGTTTTTCTTTAAAATATATTTGGCTTGATTTCATTAATAAATTTGATAAATATTTTATATTATCATTTGATAGTGTTGTTAATAATAGTTCTAATCTATATCTATTACATATTCTAATGGAAAAACCAGGAACAGGCAAATAATTTGTTCTATAATCAATATCATCAATATTATTAATAAACCAAATTGCTCTTTGACAAGAATCCCAATCTAATATATATCTTTTATTTTCAAAATATTTTTCTTCATCAGTTAAAATATATATACAAAGATTTGTGTTAACATTTGAAAATTTGTCATATATATATATGTTTCTTGATATAAAATTTTCATTAAACGAAAGTTTTAAATAATTAGAATTTTCATTAAATTGTTCTAATGGAGATAAATATTTTGGTATATTTTCGATATTTTTATATCCTTTAAATACAGAAAAATGTATTCCATACCATTCGTTATTAGAAAAATTTTTTTTCATAAAATCCTTACATTTATTTATAAATTCTCTAACATGAATATCATAATTAAAATCATTTAATAATATTGGATAAGATTTAAATTCAATAAGGTTTGCATGATCTATTGAAGTATAAAATGAATCATTATAATATGTAAAATAATTATTAAATTTGTTTTTTTGAAAATTATTAGCTTCTTCTCTTGATACTTGAAATTCTAATTCTATACCTACAGTGTCTTGTTCTGAAATGAAACTTCTATAATTTAATTTTTTTATCAAATTTAATTTATCAGAATTTTCATTAACCATATATATATATATATATGTTATTTAAAGAATACATAGGTAAAATATCAAGAAAAAGTGGTCCATCAAGAAAATTTACTTATAAATCATTATTAGGAAATCCTAATCTTATGATTCCATCTACTGGAAATAAAAATAAAGATACTCAAAGAAGATATAAGGGAAAATTTTATAAAACTAAACTAAATGATTTTTATGAAGATTTATAATGAAAAACGAATTAAAAGAAATTATACTTTGTAAAGAAAATTTCCAATATTTTTGTAAAAATTACGTTTATGTATTACACCCAGAAAAAGGTTTAATAAATTTTGAATTATATCCATTTCAATATCAAAAAGTTGTTCCAGCATTTGAAAGTAAAAGATTTATAATATTGAAAAAATTCAGACAAGCTGGATTATCAACACTTGCGTCTATATACTCATTATGGAAATGTTTATTTTACACAGATCAAAGAATATTAATGATTTCTATTACAGATAGAGATGCAAAAAACTTAATGTCTATGATAAGAATTGCATGGGAAAAATTACCAGATTGGATGAAATGTAATACAATAGAATTTAGCCAACACGTAATAAAACTAGATACTGGTTCTGAAATAAAATGCGGAACTCCAAAAATGGGTAGAGGATATTCGGCAAATATTATAGTTGTAGATGAAGCTGCATTTATACCTAATATGTACGAAGTATGGAAAGCAATATTTCCAACAATATCTGCCGCTGGAAATAATTGTAAAGTATTTATAATATCTACAGTAAATGGAGTTGGTAATTGGTATTCTGATATTTATCATGATGCTCAAGATGGAAAAAATGATTTTTATTGTATTGATTTAGATTATAGAGAACATCCAGAATATAATAATCCAGAATATATTGAAAAAATGAAATCTCAATTAGGATTAAGGGGATGGGAGCAAGAAGTTCTTGGTATATTTTTAAGTGGATCTGATACATTTATAAAACCAGATGCTATAAAAAGAGTAGAAAAAAGAATTAAAGATAATAATATATTACCTAGAAAATTTTATAATGATAAATTATGGATATGGTATCCTCCTGAAAAAAACAAATCATATATATTATGTGCAGATGTTGCAGAAGGTCTTGGGGGAGAACATGATTATAGTGCGTTTCATATATTAGATATTTCAACACTAGAACAAGTCGCTGAATTTTGTGATAATACAATTTCTACATATGAATATGCAAAAGTAATAAATGAAATAGGAAACAAATACAATCAAGCAATTATAGTTGTTGAAAATAATGCTTTGGGAGTAGGTGTATTAGAAAAATTATATAATGATTTAGATTATGAAAATTTATATTGGAGTAGATTGTCTAAGAAAAATATAAAGCTTGGATTTACTATGACTAATCAAAATAGAGCTCTTGTATTAAACACATTTAGTAATTTAATAGAAAATGATTTAGTAAAAATAAATTCCAATAGATTATTAAATGAAATTATGACATTTGAATTTAATCAAAAAACAAAAAGAGCGGAAGCTAGATATGGTAGAAAAGATGATCTCATATTATCTTTTGCTATAGGGTTATTTGCTAGAAATCATATAATATATTCTGGAAATATAATATTAGATGATTCTATAAAATCAGAAGAATTCGTTTTAGATTTTGATAATAAATATGAAAATATACTTCCTGAAAATAATAATTCAATAATAGATAACTTTTTTTATAACTCTACTCAAATAGAAATAATAGAAAATGAAGATCCAGATAGTGAAGAATCACTTTTAAAAGAATTCGGGTGGATTAATTAATCCACCCGAATTATAATATAATATTTATTTTTAATACTTATTATTATATTCTGAAAATAATTTATATTTATACATATCAATTTTTATACTTTCAATTAAATTTTCGTGTACGTTTTCCTCTTTTTCGCTTTCTTGTCCAAGTCCTAATTCTTTGTTTTCTTCTTCTCCATAATCTCTAAGGTTTTTTAATTTATCGGAATTCATTATTTTTGTCAATTTTTCTTCTTTTTTAATAAAAGTTTTTCCTCTTATATTTCTTTTTACAACATCTATATGTTCTTTTTTAAGTTCAGACCCTAATAATTCAGAAATAGAAAAATCTTCTCCTTTAAGACACTCAGTATCAAATTTACACATTATTCTGTCAAACTCTTGTATTGTTTCATTTTTTGCGCTTTTTGATCGAAATTTTTCCATAGAATCTTTATATTTCTTTATGCTTTCTTCTTTATCTTCACCTGATAATATTTTATCACTCATGTTTGTTATTGATTGATCAAGATCTAATTTTTCTTTACTATTAGCTATTTCTTTTAATGCAGAAGTAATTTTACTTAAAAAACCTATATTAGAATTTAAAACAGCTGACATTAATGACATTGATGCTTCTCTTTCACCTAATTTTATACAATAATCTACTATACAATCTAGTTCTTGTAAAGTTAATTTATTTCTACATAAATCAGAGACACCAATAAATATTGAAAATAAAATATCTGGTCTATATTTAGGTATTTCATTTGATTTAACCCCTAATTCTTTAAGAGTTTTAGCTGGTACATAAACTGTCTTAATTGATAATTCTTTTAATTTTTCTTCCATTTGTTCTGGAATTCCTAATGCTTTTATTTTTTCTTCTTCACCTTTTAATTTCTGAGTTACTAGTGGTGGTAATAAAGCTTCTTTTGGATTTGTCAATATATTTTTATATAACAGATGTATATCTGGAAATACTTCTGAAATATTTTTAAATGCAAAAAACTCTCTTGTTGCAACTGGTCCTATTGCTCCATGCATAAAAGTAAATATATCTTGTTCTGATACTTCATCTTTTGGATTTAAATATGGAAATTCAATATCAGTATAAGTATTTAAAAACCTAATTACTTTTAGCCAATTTGCCTGATTTGGAAATCCAGATCTTGTTCCAACAGATACTCCTTTATATTTTGGTAAATAATATAATAAATCTGGCTTAAAATTTAAAAATGATACAACCATCTTTGCTGCTTCCGGATATTTATAAGAATAGTCCAAATATTTATATTCTTTTTTTCGTTGTCCTTTTAATTTTTCTGATGTTTGTAATCGTCTATCAAATTCTTCTTTGTGTCTTTGACTTCTCATTTCTTGATATTTCTCTAATTCTTTAAAACTCATCCCTCTATTATTAGGATTTCTATTATTCATAAAATCTATAGCATCTTGTGAATGAGTATATGCATGCCAATCTTCAAGATCCGGAATTAAAGTAAGGTGTATAAACCTTCTACCATGAGATGCTCCAAATTTCTTAGTATATTGGTTTTCAATTTGTCTATTTGTTGCCGCCCAAACACTCCATCGTGGAGGAAGTGTATATGATGTTCCTACCATTCTTTCATCTAATAATTTTAAACATATATTATAAACCTGATCTGATTTGACTGCAGTTAGCTCATCTAAAAATATTATACCACCCCTTCCTTCTGGTCCCATAGTTGCAGGCCAAAACTCTGGAACAACATTACGATAAGATTGAACTTTTATAAGCTCATTAAAATATTTTAAAGCTTTTTGTATAAAACCTTTTTCTTGTTTATCAGTAATAACAGGTAAACCAGACAATTCTTCTGGACTACATTGAGGGACATTTATAGTTATAAGATCAAGCATGAGTTCTCTTGCCACTTGTCTAATAATTGCAGTTTTACCAATTCCTGTAGCTCCCCAAACTATAACATTTTCATCTGAATAGTATGCACACATTTTTAACATTCGAATTAGTTGTGAAGGTTTTACCTCTGGAGTAAGACCAGACTCGTCTCCAGATGAAGAAGCTTTAGTTTCAGAATCATCATCTTCATAATCTTCTTTTAATAAAAAATTTATGCTTTCTTTTATGCTTTCTTGTATTTCTCTTTCTTTTATTTTTCCAATTGATTTAGTTGTACCAGATAATTTTAAAAATATATTAAATAAGTTTCTAATTCCAAAAGAACTTAATGCTTTAGTTTTATCTTTTGAACCAAAATTATATACCTGAACTCCTCTAGGTAATCTATTAGTATTTTTTAAATACAACAATAACTGAAAAAAATCTTTTTTATAAAATATAGATGAAAATCCACCCAAAACATTTTTAATTGGTTTCAAAAGATCTAAAAAACCTTCATTAATTAAAATATTATCTGGTTCTTCATCATATTCATATAGTGATTCTTCTAGAAAACTATTTAATTCTTCATAACCATAATCTGTGTTTTCATAAATATTAATAAGATTGTTTACACCTTTTTTAACTAAATTTGACATATAATATACTCCTCTATTTACTATATTAATTATTACTATATATATAAAAAATTACCATGAAATACTATCTTTACAAATTATATCTATTCTTTCTCCCCAAGGAACTTCAACGTTTCTATCTCTATCATTTACTATTACCCATAAAACTGGATAAAGTGGATTTGACGGCCAACCATCAATAGGATAACCGTCTGTTAAATATATAAACGCATCTGGTTCGATTGAATTTTTTCTAACATATCTAAATGGCGGCTTGAAACTTGTTCCTCCTCTTCCAGCGATTCCCTTCATAATACTTCTATCTAAAGCTCTTTTGTTAACGCTAAGTTCACTTGATCTTAATGTCCCATCTAAATATTTTTTTACATTCTTTATTTCAGAATCACAATAAATAATATAAGCATTATCAGTATCGTATTTTGATACTGCTTCTCTTGCTTCTTTAACAAAATCAGACAACTCAGCGTCCCCTACACTTCCGCTAGTATCAATAGCTATTACAAGAGTTTTTATCATTGAATCATCTTCTCTATCTGTTCTCATATAAATACCAGTTCTCTGATGTATTTTTTTATTTAAATATTCTGGGCGTGTTTTATCTAACGATTCACTTAAAAATAATTCTAAAGCACTTCTCCAATCCACTTGAGGAGGATCTAATAATCTTCTTAAAAATATGTCCATTGCAGTATTTCCTGAAATTCTCCCTGCTTCTCTTCTAACCCTTTCAGCCGCATCTAACGTGTTCTTTTTCCATTTATCAGAAACTTTTTTTGAATCTATAGGTTTAGAAGGTTTCTTTTTATCTTTATCTTTTCCTTCTTTTTTTCCTCCTCCTTCTCCACCTTCTCCTCCTTTTTCTTTTCCACCACCTCCTCCTTCTCCACCTTCTCCTCCTTTTTCTTTTCCACCACCTCCTCCTTCTCCTTTATCTCTTTTTATTGGATTTATAGTATGACCTCCATCTCCATTATCTTTTTTCTTCACTTTAACTTTAACTTTAACTTTTTTTATTTCAGCCCCACAATGAGGACAAACAATAGTATTAGGTGAACCACCTTGTCCTTGTGAACCAGGTTGTCCTTGTCCTTGTGAACCAGACTGTCCTTGTGATCCAGATTTGCTCTGTGAACCACCTTGACCTTGTCCTCGAGAACCTCCTTGTCCTTTCCCAGACGAACCAGACTGTCCTTGTCCAGATGAACCAGGCTGTCCAGATGAACCAGGCTGTCCAGATGAACCAGGCTGTCCAGATGAACCAGGCTGTCTTTGTCCCGATGAACTAGGCTGTCCAGATGAACCAGGCTGTCCAGATGAACCAGGCTGTCCAGATGAACCAGTCTGTCCTTGTCCCGATGAACCAGGTTGACCTTGCGAACCGGGTTTACTAGATTTACACTGTCCGCTAGAACAAGATCTACCAGACTGTTGATCATCAGATTGTTGATCATCAGACTGTTTATCACCAGACTGTTGATCGTCAGGTAATCGAACACCAGGTAATCGAATACCAGGTTGTTGCTTAGGAATATGTTTTCCACAATTTGGGCATATACCTTCTGGAGCAATTTTTCCTTCTCCATCATATTCTTCGATTCCTTCACCTTCTCCTTCACCTTCATCATCGTCTTCTTCTCCAGTTGGATCTTCTAAATCCGTAACTCGTCCTTGATCCCAATAATTATCTATAGGAATATCTCCAGGTTCTAATTTATAATATATCTGTTCAGCGGTCATTCCTTTAAATTTTTCATTATATAAAGCTCCTGCCGGAAGTCTTAATACTAAATGTTCTGTTTTTCCAAGATTTACAGTATAATCTTTAAGCATTGCGTTAATGGCATAATCTGCAGCGACATTAAATCTATATTTATCTAAATTCTTTCCTCTATACATATGTCCAAGAACACAATGCATTATTTCATGTAAAAATACAAATATTAAATCATTAAATTCACTATAAGAACGATCTCTGTCTAATTTTGGATCCGATTTTTTAGTTAAATAAGATTCTAGAAATTTAGCTGCAGTAAACGCTGTTCCCATATATAAATGAATTCCATTTGTAACAGCTGTTGGAACAGAATCATTTATTTCTATATCTAAATTACTTAATAAAGAATCAAAAAATGGAAAAGCAGTTCTAATTCTTAATTTACATTCTAAAATTAATTTTTTAATAACATCTTTTCTAATATTAATAATTTCTTCATCAAAGTCTTTATCTTGAATATCTAGAACATTTTTTGTATCTTTTTTTATTAAATCTTTAATTCTATCAATAACATCTTTTTTAGTCGTTAATTTAATTTTATTATAGTCAACCTGTTCCCGAAAAAAATTTAAAAAAGTTTTAAATTTTTTATACACCATTTTATACCTCTCTTGTGATTATAACAATATATATAAAATTAATAATTATTTTTCACTTATTTTAATATATTATATTATGAATAATAATAATAAAAAAATTATATGTTTCATATGCTCTCAGGAATTTCCAGATATAATATCATGGAAAAATCATATAATAAACAAACATATATTATTAGAAGAATATTTATTATGCCCAAATTGTCAAATTCCGTGCAGAGATATAATATCTCATTATAAAGTTCATCATAAAAACGAAGAAATACCAAAACTAGATACATATAGAGTAAAAAAAATATATGATTGGGAATTAAAATATACAAAAGAATTAAGAAAAAAGAATAAATGGAAAGAAGGGATATTTGATTCGATAAAAATGGGAAAGAAAATACATTATAGATCTTCTTGGGAAAGAGATGTAATGATATGTTTAGAAAAATGTATAGATATAAAAGAATATTATGGCGATGATTATCTTTGTATAACATATTATTTACACGGATCTCAACATAGATATTGGCCTGATTTTACAATAAAAACAACCAATAACGAAGTTATAGTATTGGAAATAAAACCTGAAAATCAAACAGAATTAATTATAAATCAAGCAAAATGGAAAAGCGCCTTAGATTTTTGCAATAAAAGACAATGGCAATTTCAAGTTTGGACACAAAAACACATAAGAAAGATTAAATCAAGAGCAATTAGAAAAGATATATTATTACGAGAACACATATTGCCATCAGAAGAAGAAATAATAAAAGAAATAAACATAAATTAAAATTTTTCTTTTAAAAATTCATATAATGAATTATTAAATATATAATGATTTTTGTTATTTGCTTCAATATAATCATTTAAAGAATTATTTCCTATAACATAAACTTGTTTTGGCATTATAAATGAATATAAATTATTAATATTAACACATTTATTTTCAATATTTCTTGATAAAATTATACAAAAATTTGTAAATGGAATGTCCATATAATCATTTATAAAATTTATAATATCATCTACTATATTTTCATATACATATATAATATATTTTGCATTTATGTTAGTAAAACCTCTATAATTTAAATTCATTAAATTTTTAGAATCATTTTCTAATATAATAGATTTATTTACTATATATTCAAATATTTCATTTTTTATATTATGAGTAGTATCTATAATTTCTAAATTTAATGGATATTTCTTATCAAATATTATATCAAATTGATCTCTAAGTTTTTCTAAATGATCTATTTGTTTTACCATTAAATCTTTTTGATCATTTATTCTTTTCATTGTTTCATCAATATCTGGTTTACAGTATACAACTAAAGTTCCTATTTCTGAACATTTTCTATATACTTTGTTTAAATTTTCTTTAGTAAGTTTATTATTTACACCATTTCTAAAAACAGGGCCATATGCTCTTTCTGAATCAATAAATCTATCTAAAATAGTATTACTTTGTATATATCTTAAATAATCATCGCAATAATTCCAATTATCTGGAAGTAATCCAAAATGAACTATATTTAATTTATTTTTCTTTTCTTCTGGAAAAAAATTTACCAAATTATTTAAAAAAGTTGTTTTTCCAGACTTATCAGTTCCTTCTAATATTATCATATTACCCTCTATTTAAATTTAAATTAATATATTCTTTTATACAATCTTGATTAATATTTTTAATCATATAATTAAAGTGTATATTATCTTTAATGTTATTGCTATAGACCCTTTTCATTTTACCATAATATAATATCCATAATAAATCAGTCATATTATCTGATAATTTAATATTATTTAATTCTATAAATTTATTAGGATTAAATTCTAATGAGTCTTTTAATCTTATTATATTTTCATATTCTATTAAATATTTAATATTATCATACAAATCTACAATAGGAAACATTGGTTTTGACATTTTTTCGTTTATTTCTAATATTTCTTGATTATTATTTATTTTATTCATTTCTTTTTCATATAAATGCAATGATCCAACATTATGATAATAATTTCCAATATCTATTTTTAAAGCCGAAGACATAAATTCTTGTATCATAGTAAAACAAAATATATCATTTGTAGATCCTAACCATATATCATTAGATCTCATATTTGTAATCATATGTAATTTATTTTCTCTTATAAAAAATTGTAAATTTATTGTGCATGGAAGATCTTTTGTATTATTTGTATACATGTCTTTTTCTCTCCATATTAATATTACAGCTTGTCTAGAATCTTGATCTGATTTTAACTTAAATATAACATTTTCTATAGGAGTATTGTTGTTTATAATAATTGGATAATTTTCATATTGTTCAATATTATAAATAGAATTTTTTTGTATTCTAGGACCATAAGCTCCATTTAAATTTATATTATTATCTGAAAATCTACCATATGAAGGAGCATAATACGATATCATTTCTAATGAGTCATTTCCACTAATATACCATATAAATTCACCTAACCCATAAACTATATCCCATTTTCTAAATGGAAAATATATTAAGCGATCTCTTGGATTAGTTATTTTTCCAGAAAAATTTATATTTTCATGTATATACATTCCTCTAGGTTTTGTTCTAAATTCTGGATTATAATATAAATTTTTCATATTTTCTATAAAAAAATGTTCACTTGAGTCATATGTATTCATTATTTTCTCCAAAAAATTTTTAATTTAACTTATATATTACATATTCTTTTATATACTTATATAGGGAGTTCCTAATGTTAAAAACTAATAATGTTTTTAAACAAATTATTAATAAAAGAAAAGATTTTAAATTTATTAATGAAATTCTTCCAAATGAAAAATATATGAAATTAATATATGATAAAATATTTTCAGAAATATTTAAATTCATAAAAAGAAAAAAAGGTACAGAAATAGAATCTTGTACATTAAAAAACAATATTGGAAATATTATGTTTAAGCATAATAAAAATGTATATTTAATTAACATGGTTTTCGATAAAAATTTCGTTGATTTATCAATTAATAATAAAAAACAATTAAATTTAACTATATTTGGAGCTCAAATTGATAAAGATAATTTAATTGCTTATAATATTAAAATAAATATATCATCATTTAAAGAAATTATTGATTCATTATTTTAAATCGCTTAAAAAATATTATATAAAAAATTTCCATTTATTTAATATAAACGGGAGTAGATTCATAACTATATTATTTTCATATTCTTCAATAGTTCCATTATTTCTAATAATATAATCATATATTGAATTTATTTTATATCCCGGACCTTCATAATTATCGAGTATTTTCTTATCAAATTTTAATAATGAAATTTCAGAATTATCTCCTGATTCTTTAAATTCAGAATCTCTTATTACTCTTATAATTAAACCTTTTGAATTATTTTTAATCATATAAATTTCATTTTCATATCTAACATCTGTTATAATTTTATTATTATTGTTTTTATTAAATATTATATCAATCCATATATTTGAATATATTTCTCTAAATCGATCTCCTATATTAACTAATGCATCTCTAACGCACATATTCCATCCACCTGGAATAAAATCTTCTTTATTTTTATATTCTTCTATAAAATCTCTAGATACTTTTTTACTACTTTTAAGATCTTTATAATAAAACATACATAATATATTTTTAACGGCATCAGCAAACGATTCGTGATAAAAAACGGTATTTAGTTCTTTTTGCAATAAAGGAATAAGTATTTTAGCCAAGGTATCTTTTCCAGATCTTTTTTGACCAGAAATACCTAAACAAAAAAAACTCATTAAATATTTTACCTTTCTTTTATAAATTCATAAAAAGAAATAATATTATTTTCTTTTATGTTTTCAGGTTTTTCAGATTCTCTACGTTTAAATGAAAAATTTGGTTTTGTAAATTTATGTTTTCTTGAATCATATGTTTTATTACTATCAAGACTTTTAATTCTCTTTATATCTTCTTCTTTTTCTTTTTTATATATATACCTTCTTTTTCTATCCATTCTTTCAGCTAAATCAGGATCTATTTCTGCAAATAAATTCTTTATCTTTTCTATATCAATAATAGCTGTTGTCATTGAATTTAAAAATTGATTATCTTCTAACATATAATCTACTATTCTATCTGTACATCTTTCTATTGCTGTTTTAACCCTTGGTGAATGTTTAAATATAGAATCAGATGCACCTCTATATAACTTAAAATAATAACATATTTCATCTCTTATATGGTCATCAAAACCACTATTTTCTAATTCTATATCAGCAATCTTTATCCATTTTAACAAATTTAATTTTAATGTAGATGGCATTTCAGTTATTCCCATTGTTCTAAGTTTTTGTTTAATTTTAATAGCAATCTTTTTATAATTTTCTTCATCAAATGGAATAAAATCAGTATCGTGATAATGCTTAATCTTTTTTATTCTTGGAGATTTTGGAATATCTTCCCCATCTTTACATATTTTAACAGCATTTAAAACTTCTATTTCTATTAATCCTCTAACCGCTATATCAGCAACCTCGTAAGCTATTCCATTTATAATTATTTTCGCTGCATTTGCATAAACATATTCAGTAGATGTTAATTCTTCACCTGTATAACTACCACCAGGACCTTTTCCATAAATTATCATATTTCTTAATATATCATCTTTTTGTGAATTCTTTAATATTGAAATAATAAAATTTGTAACCATATTTCTTACTTTTGATACTTTTTTAGAAGAACCCTCTAATTCTTTTAAATGACTTCCAGATATTTTATTCAATACATTTTTAATATCCTCTTTTCCATACTTAGGCTCTTTTTCTTTTTTTATACTTTCTTCTGTATCTTTTTCAAAAGTAGATTTTTCTACAACTTCCTCTTTATTTTTATTTTCTTCTTCTTCTTTCTTTTTTCTAATTATATCAGATGATATTTCTGTTTCTAATTCTTGTATATTTCTTGGCATTTTCATTAAATTAATAGACCATTTGGTTACAATTTCTCCATTGTAACCAACCATTTTTGCTTCTCCTACACCAAATGTTTTACCAATACTTTCTCTTACTTCTTTTCCAGTTTTACTTAATGGATCTGCAGTCATCCATTTAACTTTTTCTTCTAATGCGTCTATCTCTTTTGGTTTTGGTGGTTTTGGTAATCTTTTAATTGAAGCATCTTTTGATAAATTATACCACTTAGCTTGAGGCATAAGTTCATCAAACGCTATTTTTTTTGCTTTTTTCGTTACATTTCTACAAATTGTACTTCTAAGTTGATTTAATAAATCCATAGCTTTTTTTTCGTCAGATATTCCGCCAAAAATATATCTACTATAACACGATCTAAACATATTTAAAGCCAAAAAAGAATAACTATTATATTTGCTTTCATTTTTTATTGCTAAATCAGCTGTTGTTCTTCTTCGTTTTTTTGTTTCAACTTTTTCTGGATCATCAGCTTCAAAATAATTTCTATCATTTTCTATATTATAAATAAAATCAAAAGTATTCATGTTACAATTCTCCATATAATATAACTAAATATATATAAAATATATAAAACTATATATGTACATTATAAAAAAAAACTATATTAATATTATTTTTTTAACCACACGAACCATATGATGTTCCACAATCTAAACAAATTCCACATTTTATAGTACCTGTAGTTCTTTTAGATCCACAGTTTTCGCACTTAATACCAGAAAAACTTATTAATTCGTTTTCTTCTATAATGTTTTTATCGTTTTTCTTTTCTATAATATTTTCTTGGTACAAACCTTCTGAATATTGATTATTTAATTTCATCAATACTTTAGCTGTTAAATCTGATATACTTTTTATATTCTTAATATCAAGATCATTTTCTCCAAGCCATCCAGATGGATTAAATTGTAACCCTTCTAATGTTTCTACTAATGCTTCAATAGGAACCCCATATTGTATAGCTATAGAAATTACTCTTCCTATAGTGTCTGCTAAACCATTAATTGTTGGATTTTCTTTTCCAACTTCCATCCATAATTCTGATAAACCATTGTCTTTATATCTCACCGCTATATAATGAATATTTTCCCCATTTACATTAAAATTAATTCTTTCTGCAGGAGCTCTACTGCATGCTTTTTTTCTCTTTAATAATCCACGATAATATTCATGTATTTTATCATCATCAAAATCAGATTTTTTTATTCTATCTTTTGTTCTATTACATTCTTCTTTTATTAAGTCTTTATTTTTCAAAGTAGAAGTATTTAATGGCTGAGACCATTTTGAACCGTCTCTATATACAGTAATTCCTTTACATCCTCTTTTCCATGCTTCTATATAACAATTATATACATCTTCTTTTGTTGCATGATTAGGTAAATTAATTGTTTTACTTATACCTCCAGAAATAAATGGAGTTGCAGCCGCTACGGCATCTATATGAGCAAAAGGTCTTATATATCTTTTTCCAGAACCATGTATATTTGCTGTATCAAAAACAGCTATATGTTGTGTATTAATTAAAAAACAATCTTCTAAATTACCATTTTTAATTAAATATTTAGATATTTCTTCAATTTGTTTATTAGAATATCCAAGTTCTCTCAATGCATTGTAACTTTCTTGACATATTAAAGAAACTCTGGATCCGTCGCTCATTAGTTTTGTTGATATTAATGAAAATGGTGGTTCTATTCCATTGTTTGTTGTTCCCATTAAAAATGATACGGTTCCAGTTGGGGGTATAACAACAACTTGAGAATTTCTACATCCATACTTTGATATAGAATTAAAAACATCTTCCCACATTTCTATTGCAACATTATGTATGTTTTTTACAAATTTAAATTTTGGTTTTAATTCTAAATTATATTCTTGATGTTTTTTAATTATTTTTAACATCTCTTGTTTGTTTTTCTTAAATTCTGAAAATGAACCTATCACAGATGCAATCTTAGAAGACTGTTTGTAAGATATAGATGTTTGTAATGATGTAATACAAGATATTATACTTCTCGCTTGATCTGAATCATATGGATATCCTAATGTCATTATTAATCCACCCATATTGCAATATCCTAATCCTAAAGGTCTGGTTGACTTTACTGTTTCAGCTATTTTTTTTGTAGGATAAGAAGATCCGGCGACAACTATTTCTAATGAAAGAATAAATGTTTCTATAGCAGATTTAAAACCATCTATCCAAAAATTTTTATCATCTTGTAAAAATTTAATTAAATTTAATGAAGCTAATACACATGCAGAATTTTGAACAGAAAATATTTCAGAACACGGATTACAACCTATAATTTCTCCAGTATTTGGTATTGTGTTCCATTCATTTATCTTGTCTTTAAATAATAATCCAGGATCACCACATTCCCAAGCAGATTCAACTATTTTATCAAATATATCTCTTGCTTTTTGTCTAGTTTTTACTTTTTTATCTAAAACATATTTTAATTCCCATTCTTCATCATTAATAACTGCATTTATAAATTTATCTGTAACTAATATAGAATTATTAGAATTTTGAGCGCTTATTGATTTATAAGCCCCCTTTTCATTACTCCAATTTTGCAAAAATCCATTTAATATTAATATTCTAGCCTTATACTCTTCTTCTTTTTTCCAATCAATAAATTCTAACAAATCTGGATGATCATCGTTTAATATAATTATCGAAGCCGCTCTTCTTGTTTTACCACCGGATTTAATTGCTCCACCAGATGAATCTGCTATTTTTAACCAAGAAAGCAATCCAGAAGATTTTCCACCACCAGTAATTGGTTCTCCATCCCCTCTTAATTTAGATACATTTGTACCAGACCCAGATCCATTTGCATAAATAGACATTACTGTATTTACCCAATCATATATTCCATTTTCTCCATTTATTAATTCGTCTTCTACTTCTGTGATAAAACACGCTGCCCCTTGAGCATTTTCATATTCAAATTGTTGTTGATAAACCTCTCCGTCTCTATTTTTAATTGCCCATCTTTTTGTTTTAGAATTTCCTTTAAATCCATAAACATCATAAAGTCCCCAATTAAAAAATACTGGGGAATTGAATGCAGCAAATTGGTGCAATAACAACCAACAAAGTTCATCATATAATATTTTTGATCCTTTTTCATCCAAATATCCAAGATCTTTTCCTCTTTTTGATATACTAAATGATACTCTATGTATAACATCTTTTACAGATCTTTCTCCATTATGAGGTAAATTACCTAAATCTGATTTCATGTATTTTTCAGCACATGTCCTAACAGCCATTTCATCCCAAAAAACTGGATGTTCTATATCTTGATCAAATAAAATATCGCCATTGATATTTTTTATTTTTATTCTTGAAATAATCCATTCTATTTCGTCAAATGGATTAACGTCATCTTTACTAAAAAATCTTTTAACATTTATTGTTTTTCCAGAATCTATATTGATATTTTCTAATTCATAAGGTTGAACCTGTTCATTTTGAACTTTTTTTTCTTGATTTTCAGAAAACATAAATTCTCCTCATATATTGTAATACAAATTTTTTGAAAAACTTATACTACAATAATTTATAATATTATTTTGACGAAAAAATACTTAAATTTACAATTTCATATAAGGATCTTTCATATTTCCATTGCTTTTACCATTTTTTGGTTTTATATATGGAATATTTACAATATTCTTTGATCCGTTTTTCATATTATTTTCATTTCCATAAGAACTATTTTTATTCATTAAACTAGGAGAAGATTGTTGAAAATCTTGAGGCCCTAATTCTTGTTCTGAATCAACGTCAATATCTGAACCCAATTCAGATTCAACGCCAGAAGCTCTTTGCATATATTCAATTGCTTTATTTTTTGCTTCTGTTAATTTTACTTGAGCCAATTCATATAAATTATCTATAATATTAATTATTTTAGGAATAGATTCTGCAAAACTATCATCTTTCATGTATGATTCAAACATTCTTGTGGTTGCATCTATTTTACTTATAATATCACTAACAGCAATATGACCTTCATAAGGTTTAGCAAACGTTCCGCCTGCTGATATAGAAGTTAAAGCGAAATTTTCTTGAATCTTTACGCTCTCTCTATATGCATCTTGCATAGATTTATTTTTCTTATATTGATTAAAATTCATTTTTTTTACCTCGCTTAAAATATTGTTTAACGCATAATATATCTATTAAATAATTTTAAATTTTGTTATAAAAGTTTTGTAAAACCATTTTTCTTTATCAAAACTAATTTTTTAACTCCTTCTAATTTTTTTAATAAATCTTCTCTATGTGTAATAATAAATACATTTTTATTTTTAGAAAGTTCTAATAATAACTTATAAATTCCATTAATTCCATGTTTATCTATAGATTCTACAACTTCGTCTAAAAATAATATATTAATATCTATTCCTGTTCTTATTTGCATAACATCAGAAAAACCAAGCATTATTGATAAATCTATTCTTCTTTTTTCTCCTCCAGATCCTTGTTTATATGTAAACCATAAATCTTTATTTAATTTATCTTTTATATCTCTTTTTATTGAAACGTTTAACAGTTCATCAAATTCTAATTTTATTTTATTATCTATAATTATACTTAACCAATAATTAACTCTTTGATTTAAATAATTTAATATTCTTTTAACAATAAAACTCTTTATTCCTTTTTCGCCAAAACCGCTGACCCAGAACTGATAATACTTTAACAATTCAGATTGAAGTTTTATATCTTTTATATTATTTTCTAAATCTAATGATAATTCGTTTAATTCTTTATATAACGAATCTATCATATCAACATATGGATTAAATAATAATCTTTTTTCTAATTGTTCTATGTTTTTAATATTATTTTCTTTATCTGATTCAATTTTAGCTAATTTTTCTTTACTTATTGTTGGACATATACATTCTTTATTATCTCGATTAAATTTTTCTATTAATTCTTTTAATTTGATTCTAAGATCTTTTATATTTTTTTCAGGTTCTTCGACATCTTTTAATAATTTATCTTTATTATTTTGTAATTCTTCCTTAATTTTAATATTATCTGGATCAACAACTTGATAACATGTTTTACATATTACTCCCTTTTTAAGATTATTTATTTTTTCTAAATCGTTGTTTATATCTTTAAGTTTAATTATTATTGGAGTCATAATGTTAGAAATAGATGATATATTTTTTTCTATATTTCTTATATTTTCTTCATCGTTTTTTAATTTATTTTTTTTATTTTCATAATCATTCCATAATTTATAAATTTCATTCGTGTCAATATCTATATCAATCTTTTTTCTAATATCATTTATTTCTTTTTCTACATCATCCTTATACGAAATAGATTTTAATTTATAATCTTCTATTTTGTCATTTATATTAGATATTTTTGATTTTATATTTTCATGATTTTTTTCTAATATTGATATTTCTTTTTTAATTAAATTACATTTACATTTCGAATCTTGTTCATGTAAATTAAAATCTTCTATATTTAATAAGTTTTCTATTATTTTCCTTTTTGTTTCTGCTTTTGTTGTTATAAAACTAAAATTATTATGTTGACCAATACAAAATAAATTAATAAATGAATCATAATCTGCTTTTAGTATATTGTTAATTTCATTTTGTGTTAATTGCATTGATAATGTTTTTTCAGTCTCTGGTCCAAATATATGATTTTTATCTATAAAAAGTTTTAAAAAATTTGGTTTTCTTCCTCTAATTATTTTTATATCATCAACTTCTAATTCAACGACCATATCTTTATTATTAATATTATTTATATAATCATCTTTATTTAAATCTCTAGGTGTTGAATCAAATAAAGCATATGATATTGCTTCATACAAAGAAGATTTCCCGGAACCATTATCTGCAAATTCTTCTTTATCCTTATCAATATCTTCATTAATCCCACTTAAAACAATAATCTTATTATCATTTAATTTTTCAAAATCAATAATGGTATATTCATTACCAAAAGACATAAAATTTTTAATTTTTAATTTTCTAATTTTCATTTGTTTTTAATACTATTTCCATCCCTATTTTAATTAATTTTTCTTTATTAAGATTTAAATTATCAAATGTATTAACATAATCTTTTATTAAATTTTCTTTATCATTTTTAAAATCATCTACACTATTAATAATTAACTCTGTTTCGCTTGAAATATTATCTTGAATAGGTTCTATATCAATAGATAATACATTATAATTATTTGTTATACTGTCTTTTATTTCTATCCAATTTGATTTACAAGATTGAGGAATTAATATTTTAAGATAACTATTATTTAAATCATATTTTGAAAAATCTTCATTATATGGTAAAATATAATATCTTGGACTTATTTTATTTTCAATAAAATCAACATTTAAATTTTCAGTATTTAATATAAAAAATCCCCTGTCCGTCATTGCATCGCCATATGATAAATGCAATGGGCTTCCAAGATATTGAATATTTGGCTCTATAAATTGTTTTATATGAAAATGACCTAAAAACACTTTTTTATAAGAATTTAATATATCATTAGATCTTTGTATATCTTTATTATTAAAACTGTCAAAATATTCTATATCATATATATAATTTGTTTTAGCTCCAACTATTGACAAATGACTAATTAATACATCTGATTTTTTTTCAAAACTATTTAATAAATTTACTATATCTTCTGAATAAGGTATAAAATCTATATTATATCCATTAATATTTAATGTAGATGGATCATTTATAATTTTAACATTTGTTATTTCTTGTAACGGATTTAATGAAGATATAATTTTTGATTCTTTATAATAAATATCATGGTTTCCTAATAAAAAATAAAAATTTAAATCATTATTATATTTTTTTATAAGATTATATAATTGATTATATGCATAAACGTTTATTTTATGACGATCATGAAATAAATCCCCTGCATGTATTATATTTTTAACTCCTTTTTTAATAGACTCTTGACATATCCATTCAAAACAATCTAAACATGTTTGCAATCTAAATAAAGAATCTCCATGAGGATGAATATGATTATCAGCGGTTAAAGCGACTAGTTTCATAATATTAATATAACCTTTACATAAAAATTTTATTTAAAAAATATTAATAAAAACTTAATTTAAAATATGCAAGACAAATTAATAATAAATAACGACATATGTAAGTTATCGCTTAAAAATGATACAATAATAGATGTTTTATATAACTCTTTAAGATTTAGAGATCCAGATTGTTTTCATAATCCAGCATATAAACTTTTTATAAAGTCAAAAGGAAGACATGGATGGGATGGATATGTAAGTTTTTTCAATAAAGAAACCGGAAAATTTGCAACAGGAATACTTCCTGAAATAATTAGAGCTTTAGCTAAAACAAATCAAAAAGTAGAAATAGAAGATAATAGATCTGAAAAAATAATTTTTAATAAAATAACACCAGATTATATAGATGGAATTGAATTGTATGATTATCAAGTAGAAATAGCTAATAAATCATTAGAAATGGAAAGAGGAATAATAAAATCTCCAACAGCATCTGGAAAAACATTATTATTTACGGCTATGATAAAAGCAATTCCAGAAAAAACTCCGATATTAATACTTTTTAGAAATAAAACTCTCGTAACTCAAACATATGATGTTTTAGTTAAAAATGGAATAAGTAATGTCGGAAAAATAAGTGGTGATTTTTTTGAACCAGATTTAGTTTTATGTGCAACAATACAATCATATAAAAATTATGAAAAACTATTACCTCAATTTAAAGTATTAATAGTAGATGAATGTCATGAATTTGCTACTAATAAATCAATTGGAATATTTAAAAAATTAAAAAATTGCAGATATAGATTTGGTTTTTCAGCAACTCCTTGGAGTGAAAAAGATAAAATAAAAAAATATAGATTAAAAAGTTGGTTTGGTCCCCTTGTTGGAAATATAGAAATAAAAACATTACAAGAAAGAAATATATTATCACAAGCTCAATGTTTTTTTCATGTTATATCTAAGCCAGAAGAGTTATATGCTGATGATTACCAATCAGCATATAAAATTGGAATTACTGAAAATACATATTTTCATAATAAAATAAAAGAAATAGTTGATTCATATAAAAACGGAAGAATATTAATAGTTGTGGATAAAATAGCCCACGGTGATATATTATCTCAAATAATACCAGGATCATTATGGGTTCAAGGAAAAGATGATGAAGAAACTAGAAGATATGTAATAGAAAAATTATCTAAATCAAAAGATAATGAAAAAGTAGTTGCTATTGCTAGTAGAATTATGCAAACAGGAGTTAATATATTTGTACATGCTGTTATAAATGCAGCTGGATATAAATCATATATCATGACAATACAAAGAATTGGAAGAGGATTAAGAGTAGCTCCAGATAAAGATAAATTAAATTATCATGATTTTATATTTACTAATAATATATATTTAAAAGAACATTCTGAAGTAAGAATAAAATGGTTAAAAAAAGAAGGTCATAATATAAAATTAATTGGAGAAAATGATGAAAACTTTCAATGAATTTGTTAGAGAAAAACCAATAAAACATATTTCCAAATTAAAAGCAAGAGAAGTTGGAGATAAATTAAATCTAGATTGGAATAAATATGATTTTGAACAATTTTATATGGGAATTAATGTAGAACTAGAACATGGAAGAATAGATCCAAAAACAAACGTAACAGATGACGATTTAATAAAAACAGCTAAAATAGCAATAGCTCATTTAAATGAATTAGATGATTATTATACTAGATTAAAAGAAATGGAAGAAGAAGGAGAAGAAAAAGATTAAATTCTTTCAATTATTGTTCTTAATAATGTTCTTTTTTTATTATTTATATTATTATTATTAGATTTATTTTCGTAATTATTTTCATATTCATGTTTTGTTTCATGATTTATATTTTCATCTATATTAGAGTTTTCTTCTATATTAGAAAATTCATCAAAACTAATAGGTTGGCTAACAGATGTATTTTGAGAAGTTTTTAAATAATTAACTTTTCCTTCTCCAGCTTTTATTTTCATATTTTTTATATTTTCTAAAGCTTCGTCAAAATGTTCTTTTTTAATAATTGCTACATTTTTTGAATTCAATGAATTATTTTTAATAGCATATATTGTTGATAAATCACACAATCTTTTTATATGAGCGCCTGAAAGTTTTAATTTTTCACAATCTTCTGATATTTCTTCTATTAAATTTTTATCATATGAAGGAATACTTAAAAACTTTTTTATCATTTTAATTATTAAATGTTTTTTTGGATTATCAATAATAACTCTTTCATCAAATCTCCCAGGTCTATCTATTAGAGCTTTTTCTAATACACTTGGATCATTACTAGTAAATATAGTTACAACACCTTCTAATGGTTCAACGCCATCTAATTGATTCATTATTTCGCCTAAAACAGAATTTCCTTGAGATAAACTTCTATCTATACAATACAAATCAGCGTCTTCTACAAAAACAATAGATGGACTAAGTTCTCTAGCTAAAAAAAACGTATTTTTTACATCATAAGATGAGATTAATGATCTTGGAGTGACTAATATAAATGTTATTTTTTCTAATGTGTTTGCTAATATTTGACCTATTAATGTTTTTCCAGTACCTGGAGGTCCTTCTAATATCAAACCACATTTTGATGATATTCCATTTTTCTTATATATTTCATCTTTTTCAAAAAATGAAATAATATTACATGTTATTTTATTTTTAACTTCTTCTTCTATAAAAATATCTTTCCATGTTATATTTTTTATATTTAAAAATTCTAAATTTGGAGTTATTTGAGAATTTTTATAAAAATTATTTTCTTTTATTAATTTTTCTAAATAATCAAAAAATTTATTTGCATAATCTTCATCTGATTTTTTATAATATATTTTTAAGTGAAATTTACTTATTTCATCCCAAGTATTAATTACTATTTTTTCTCTTCCTTTTTCAAAACCACAACTGAAATATTTTGGAACTTTTACTGTTTTATTAACCCCTACTTGGATTATAATTAAATTGTTTGAATCAGATACACTTGACCCGCTGTCAGATTCGAGTTCTACTTTTTTATATTCTTTTTGATTATTTAATATATATTTTATTATATTTGATTTATATAAAGGAAATGATTTTTGATTAGACATTAATTCTTTTTTATCACAATTTAAATATTCACAACATATTTCTTCAAAATTTATATACTTATTTTTAGAAGGATTATAAATAAGATCTAAAATATTTGCTAATTGTCCTAAATTACAATCTTTTAAATTAATATCTTTATTTTCTTTATAACGATCATCATTGATATTAACTTCTTTAATTAAATCAATTTCTTCCATTTGTATTCCTTAATCATAAATTTGTAAATAAAATTTTTGAGATATTATCTCTTGGTCTCCAATAATAGCTTTAAATTGTACTGAATATACTCCTAAATCATATATTCCGTTATTTTCAGTTGTATCTAAAAAATAAGCTCCTATATTATCTCCTCTTATTTCTATATTTTCCCATTCTGGATCTGTTTTTATATTATTATAAATATTACTAGAATCATAATTACAACCTTCAATCATTTCTATTCTAATATACAATCCATTTGAAGATTTAAGATTATAATAAAATTTATTGACAATATCTTCTAACTGACTTGATCTTTGATCATCTTTATTGATTATAGGATAATATTCTACTTGAATATATTGTTTTGAACCTTTAACAACTTTATATGGAGAAAACTTATAATCAATTTTATATAAAAATGGTTCCCCAGATGTTTCTCTTAAATCAGTATATATTTTAAATTGATTTTCATTATTATAATATTGTTTATCATAATCATTAAATTTAACTTTCCAAACATCAATATAATTACCAATTTCATATAAAGAATCATCTAGATATAATTGAACCCTATAATGTCCTGTTCCTATTTTTATTATTTCATCTTGATCAAAAACTTTTTTTATTCTTCTTCCATCTTGATTAGAAGGATTTATTTGAGTAGAATCTAAGAAAAAAACCTCAACTTTTTGTATAAAATATACATCTACTAATTCACCATTATTATAAGCATAAAAATCTAAATTAATAGTATCCCTAAGAACAGTTGTTTGAAACCTTTGTTTTTCTGACATTATAATTTCCTAAAAATAAAAAATCTCATAAACCTAAACAGTATTTATGAGATTTTTATAATATTTTTTTAATTAAATCTTCTTTTTGAATTATTAATAGCTTCGTCTTCCTGTTCTCGTTGCTTTATAAATCTATCTATTATCCATTTTCTTTCATAAACATTCATTTTACTTATATCTGAATATCCTTGATTAAGATGATACATCAAAACAAATTGTTCTTCTAAAATATTTTTATGAAAAATACTTATGCTTTCTTCGTCCGTGGGTAAAAAAAACTTGCGTCTATTGGAAGACTTAACCTCCATTCATTATAACAATATATACAATTCATTCCTATTTCAGTATCAATACCAAAACCAGGATTATCTATTTGATCTCTAATATAATTAGAATCCATAACAGATAAATTATTCATAATCATTTCTATTTCGTTTCTATTTGTAATATTCTCAATTCTAGTAACTAACATTGTATTTCTTCTAACTATTGTATCATCAACTGCTTGAGCTCCAAATCCTTTAATAATAGTATCTCTATATTTTAATAAATTTCTTTCATCATCTCCTCTAGGATATCTAAATGTTATATTTAATTTAGAATTAGGCAATGTACATGTTTTACTTCCATTAAAATCATCATTACATCTTTCTACAAGTAAAGTATCTAAATTTATAGATTCCGCAAATTGAGAATTACAACTAGGGCATTTTATTTGAACTTCATATTCTACCCCATAAGATATTCCTCTAATATAAAAAAGTAAAAAAACTCTATCAGCAGCAAAAAACCTTCCAACAGGAACTTCTTCTCTAATACATGCAGAAAATATTTGATCTATAGCTTGTCCTGTACGTAATAATCTTGGTGTAGATAATATCTTCTCTTCCTCTATAGTCATTGGTCTAACGTGAATAGGTTTATCTCTTTCTAATCCAATATCTTCATATGAAATATTTCTAGATGGAAGTAATACTTCTTCATATCTTTGTGATGCTTTTAATTTAGCAATAATATCTTTTACAGTAAGATCTTTTACTTCCTTGTCTTCAACTACTACTGGAACTTCTTCTTTTTTAATTGTCCCAACATCACTTAAATTTTCATTAAAATTTTTAATCATTTCTTGAGATGTTTTTACAGAATTTGGAATATCGTCATTAATATCTTCTCTTTTTTGTTTTTTTGACGAACCAAATTCAATTATATTTTCATCCATTATAGGTTTCTCCTTTAACTTATAATTATTTTATAACCATCTCCGTTAACAGGAAATGTTCTAATTTTATCTTCACTTCTAACTTTTAATTGCAAAAAATATATTCCTTTATGACTAGTGTCTTCTATATCCCAACTATAACCTATAATAGAAAAATCTTCTTCAATTTTTTCATTATTTTGACCTTCTGAAATAAAATTTTCTTTATAATCTTCTTCTATATGTTCGCTTGTTATGAATCCTTCTTTATTATAAATTCTATAAAATATTAATTTATCACCTCGTTTATGTTCATAAATATCACTTCCCCCATATCCTCTAATAACATAAATATCATTTTTATCAACATTTTCTACAATCATAAATTCTTGTAAATTCTGATTACAATCTTCTACTTCTATAATGTCGCCTATTTTTATTTGATATAAATTTTGATTTCCAAGTAAATTTAAAATATAATATGTATATCCAGAATATATATCATCACTTTGTTTTATTGATTTAAAATTTGAATAAAAATACATATAAGCTTCTACTTCCCAATCTTCAAATGATATTGGATTTCCTGTAGAAGGATCTTTTATTTGTATTTTAAATGAAGGACAGTTATCTCCTTGTTTTATTGAAAAATCACAATCAGAACAAGTTAAAATAGAACTACAAGATGAATTATTACAATTTTTATAATTTTTTGACATAAATAAACTCCACAACAAAATAATTAATAATATATATTATATTTATATAAAAATAACAAATTTGTTCTTAATTTAAATTATAATGAAAGAAAAATTAAATATATTTAATGTAAAAAATCTTATATTTGAAAATATAAAAGCAGAACAAGAATTATTTGATAAATATCAAAATTATTTTAAAGAATATAAATTCCTAAAATCAATTGGAGCTGATGATAGCTTATTTTCAAAATTATATTTTAATTTCTTAAGAAATATAAAAAAAAATAAAGACGACAAATTAATTTCAAAGATTTTAAAAAAAGATATGAAAATTTCAGCCGACAATAAAAGCCTTATATATAATATTAATATAATATATAAATATAATACTAGTAATAATAATAATATATTATATAATAATACTAGTAATAATAATAATAATATATTATATAATAATACTAGTAATAATATATTATATAATAATACTAGTAATAATAATAATAATATATTATATAATAATACTAGTAATAATAATAATAATATATTATATAATAATACTAGTAATAATAATAATAATATATTATATAATAATACTAGTAATAATAATAATAATATATTATATAATAAATATTTAATTAATAATATATTTATTAATAATAATATTAATATTAATAATATCATGAATATATATCCAAATTTATGTCTTTATAAGGACGAAAAAAAAATTTTTATGACATTTTGGAGATAATTAATTAAAAAAATATTTTTTAACGAGGATTAAAAATGTCTTTAGAAATAACATTAGATGTAATTAAGAAAGCATTAAAAGATTTAAATTTTAGACAATTATATCCAGAATTAAATAAAGAAATGTATGAATGGATAGCTAATCCAGATTGCAAGTGTAATGTTCCTTTATATAATGCTATTTTATCTGATATTAAAAGATTAAAATCATATTTTGGAGATAATATAGTTGTGGTAGAACCATTATTACCAATAGAACAAGATCAAATAAATAAATGGCAGGTTATTAATTGTAAAGTAGATGAATTAGAAAATGTATTAAAAAATATTTCATCATTAAATTATGGACCAAAACAAATAGCATGTTGCAGGTATCAAGATGATATAACAGTAATTATAAATGATCCTGTCTTTAATTAATTTTTCTTAAAATATAATATATATTTTTATGCTAATATCATTTAAAGAATATTATCATAAAATGGAATTTGATTATAATGATCTTCCAATTAAAATATTTAATATTATAAGAAATTTTATAGTAAAAAGTAAAAATATTTTTGGAATAGAAAGAAATCATATTGAACCATATCCTCTTAATATTAAAACTATTAATAAAGATTATAGTGGTAATAAAATAAATTGGATAAATAAAGACAGAAAATTTAATTATGATATGGAATTTATAAGTATAAATTTTATGATTTTACCAAAAAATCAAAAAAAATATATAAAAATGAAAGATAAAAATACTGGAATAGAATATGATTTTAAAAATAAATTTTATATATATGAAAATTTTAAAGAACCAATAATAATTGACGGAATACATAAACCTAAAACTAAATCAATATCTATAAATATTTATATTCAACAGGATATTGATAAAGAAAAAGCAATTAGTTTTTTAGATAAACATAAAGATTTTCATATAAATTATATTAGATCTCTCATTATTCATGAAACAACACATTTAAAAGACCGAGAAATTTCATTAAAAATACTTAGTAATAATAAAAATTATTTTAATAAAAATAAATCTTGGCTAGAAGAATATAGATCTCCACTTGAGACAAACGCAATAATCACATCATTGATTTATACATATAAATCAATGAAAAATAAAGAAAATGTAACTCTTTTAGATTTAATTAAAAAAAGTGGAATGTATGATATTTTAAATGCGCTTATTAATTCTCCAAAATGGACTGAAAGGTATTTAAAAAGATTAAATAGAGAAGGTATTCCAATTAGAGAATCAGGGTTTAGAAAAATTAATAATATAAATGAATTATATTAAATTATATTTTTTTATCTTATAGTATATTAGAAAATATTTTATCATTAAATTGTGAATTAAAACAAATATCATGTTGTGTATATTAAAAAGTAATTATAAATGATCCTGTTTTTAATTAATTTTTCTTAAAATATAATATATATTTTTATGCTAATATCATTTAAAGAATATTATCATAAAATGGAATTTGATTATAACGAGCTTCCTATTAAAATATTTAATATTATAAGAAATTTTATATTAGATATGAAAAGATTTCCTATTGTAAATAATAAACCATTTCCTATTTTTATTACATATGTAGATATAGATTACAATGGTGAAAGAATTGAATCTAAAAATAATATTCAAAAAATTGATTATAATGATGGAAAAACTAAATTTAAAGATAATATTGGAAAAAATATTTATAATGAAAATTTTATAAGAATAGAATTTAGTTCTTTACCAAAGAATCCAAAAAAATATAAGAAAGTAAAAGATGAAAAAGATGGAATAGAATATGAAATTGAAAATATATTTTATGTATATGAAAAACTTAAAGACCCATTAATAATTGATGGAAGATATTTTATTAAACCTACTAATAAAGATAAAATATATTTAAATGTTCATATTAAACAAAATGTTAATAAAGAGAATATAATTAAATTTTTAGATAAATATAGAGATTATCATATAAAAAATATTAGATCTCTTATTGTTCATGAAACAACTCATTTTAAAGATAGAGATATTTTATTGAAAACATATAATGATAGAAAAATAAATAATTCATGGTTAAAAGAAATTAGGACACCATTTGAAACAAATGCGGAAATTACAGCATTAATTTATACATATAAAATAATGAAAAATAAAGAAAATGTAACTCTTTTAGATTTAATTGAAAAAAGTGGAATGTATGATATTTTAAATGTGCTTATTGATTCACCAAAATGGACTAAAATATATTTAAAAAGATTAATTAGAGAAGGTATTCCTGTTAAAGGAACAGGATTTGAAAAAATAAATAAAAGTAATTTATAATTTCAAGGAATAATAGGCTGAATAATATCTTTTTTAAACGAAATAATGTCAATATTTTTATATCTTTTACAAACTTCAATCATTGATTTTGGATATTGATCATATTTATCTAAATCTGTTATCCACATATTTTCATATTTATATTCTCCCATTTCTATTGCATTAGTGTAATATTTACTTGCATTATTGAAATTTTTCATTTTTATATATATATCTCCTAAAAGACACCAAAATTCAGCAATATTACAGTTTAAAACAAGTTGTCCAAACAATATATCAATAGCTTTTTTATATTGTTCTATTTCATTTGTATAAATCCAAGCTATTAAATATCTCATATAAATCTTTTTAACATCAACTTGAGTAATATTATAATTATATAAAAATCTTTCTGCATGATATAATGCTTTCATTTGTTTATCTATTAAATGATATTCAATTGCTAAATAAAAATGATTTTCTGGATTGTTTGGATCAAATTCGACTTCTTGTTCTAATATAGATATATTTCTAATATGAGATTGAATATTATCATGTACATTATGATATATCTCAATATCATAATGATTTTTAGGATAATTTTTAGGTATTATTCTTTCATGAATTTTATTTTTCCATCTTATTTCTGGATTATTAAAAAACATTCTTATTTGACCCATTCTTGATGATCCATGAATAAGTTTAAAAGTATGATATAAATTTTTTGGATTATTATCTACTAAATCTTTTATTTTTTGTATAGAATCTTTTATTATATATTCATCAGAATCTATCCACATGATCCAATCTGTAGTGCTTTTTTCTATTGCAAAATTTCTTGCTTTTGAAAAATCATTATTCCATGTATATTCATAAATAGATTTATCAAAATATTTTTTACATAATTCATATTCATTAGATTCTTTATTTCCAGTAAATACTATTACAACATCACATTCAAGTTCTTTAATTGAATCAAGACATTGTTTTAAATAAACTTCATTTTCTTTAGTTATTAAATTTATTGTTAGATTTCTCTTTTTCATATGTTAACTCTATTAATTTATTATAATTTAATATTTTTTGTTCATCATTATCCATATTTTTAGCAACATTAAAACATCCTCTGCTTTGAGAGTACATTCCTAAATTAAAATAACAATATCCACATAAATCATATTCCCATTGAAGATTTGGATTAATAGACATACATTTAAAGCAAGATTCTAAACATTCTTTATATTTTTTGTTATTATAAAAAATTTTTGCTTCTTTTTCTAAATCTTTTTCCATATATATTACACGAAAATATTACAAAAGTTTACATTTTTTTATGTATTATACTATTATAATATAGATGATTGGTTTAGTAAAAAAAGAAATAAAAATATCAAAAAATAATTATCATATTAAATTCAAGAAAATAATATTATTTTTATTACAAAATTTTTATTTAACATATAACAATAAACATATTATAAAAAATAAACATAAAATAACATTTAACTTAAAATTGATTTTTAATTTTTTACAAGAATATATAAACATTAAATTCAAGTCTAAAAGGTCGTTTGTAAATTCTAAAAAAAATATAATATAAAGTAATTATAAAAAAATTATATGAAAATGAAAAGTAAGATTAATTATATTAAATTTGAATGAAGTGAATGAAAAGTGGGACAAAGCATGAGAGAAAAAAATTTTTTCATAAAAGGTAAAAATAGCATATGTCCCCTGAATATCTTAATAATAAAGACTTTGAAGTGTTAATTAGAAAATATTTAAAAAATAAAAATGATGAAGATATGAAAAACGAAATCACTCTTTGTTTTTATTTGCTTGCAGAAAATATAATAAAAGCATTTAATTTTAAACTTATAGATAAAGAAGATGCATTACAAGAAGGTGTTTTAATATGTTTTTCAAAACTATATATGTTTAATTCTTCTAAAGGAAAAGCTTTTAATTGGTTTACAACTATAATATTAAATCATTATAGACAATTATATAGATCTTGTAAAAACGATATAAGTTTAAAGAAAAAATATTTAGAAAGACAGGAGATGAATCATGAGACGGCCGAATTTAAAGGGCAATCTACCGAATTTGTTGAAAATATCACGAATAGAATTAGACGAAATACTGAACAATATTAAACAAAAAGGACATTTACATAAAAAATTAATTAAAATATTACTAGAAGAAGAATCCGTTTATACTAATCAAGGTAGATTAAACAAATCTTCATTGTCAAGGATTATGAATATGAAACCTAAAGATCTAGATTCTCTATTATTTGATTGCCAAAAAGAAATGGTAAAATGAAAAGTAAATTTAAAAAACAAGAAATAAATAAAGAAATATCAAAAGAAATTAGAAAATTTTTTAATGAAAATGAAATAAACATAGATGAAATGCTTTTATTTGAAAAACATAATACTGAAAACATAATTGAGTTAATAAAAGAAATAGAAAATATTAATGATAATCACAAAATATTAATATTCTCTATGTTATTAGAACTTAGACAACAAATAAAAAGTATTCAAATAAATCAAACAGAAATTAGCAAACAAATAGAAGAAATAAAAAACTTAACCAGTAGCAACACCTGAGTTATTAATCAAAATAGCCCTATCATATCTTAACGTAAATTTTACGTCCAAAACATCAGAATTACTCATATCTAATTCTCCCCAGTCTATATCAATAGGCCAACATGCCTGTAATTCCCATTGTTCTATATTTCTACCATGACCATCTAATAATATAATTCTCGCGGTCCTTTTAGGATAAATCACATACGGTCCTGTTATATTAGACTGCTCGGCTGATGGACTGACTATTCCTTTTTTAGGATCATAAAAAACAGTCATCCATTTATATAAATAATCATCATCTTTAAGATCATAAACTGTTATATTCATAGGAATCCATTCGGCTTTTGCTGGAATATGAATTTTTTCTATAGTATGTTCTATTTCTTGTTCATTAAATCTCATTTTTGGTCTACTTGTTATTTTACATATATGCCCTTGTTTATTATAAAACGTTGATGGTTTTATAACATCTTCTATAAAAAATAACCATCTAAATTTTCTTTTAAAAACAATAGAGTCGTCTCCTAACCGTCCTATTGACATGCTAGTAATAGGAGACGACCCATTATTTGAATTATGATTTGGCATAATATATATACTTTACTTATGCATGGTTATGTGATTGTAAAGATACATTTTGTCCTGGTCCTAAAACAAACTTTGCTCTATCAAATGCACATGTTACAGCTACATCAACTGTATCCGAAGAAGCCATATCAAGATCTCCAAAGTTTGTACTCTTTGGCCAAGCTCCAATAATATACCATGTTTCTAATACCCCACCATGTCCATCTAACATATACAATGTAATATCTTGTTTGTATTCATTATCTATATCGCCCATATCTAACCAATTATATCCTTGTGTTTCCACATTACTATCTCCAGAAAAATACCAAACTCTACTTAACCATTGGGCTAATATTAAATCAGATCCATGATCATTATCCATTATGTGTACATCATAAATTGTCAAGTTTAAATCTTCCCATGAAGATTTTCCAGACAAATGATGTTTTTCATGTAAGAAATGAATTGCTGTATCTTCAAATGTTAATGTAGGTCTTTTAGAAACTTTACAGTACCACATAGTTTCTGGTTTATCGGCGCTAGTTGGAAATTGTCCTGCATTATTAGGTTCTGTTCCTTTACTTAATGTCATTATCCATCTAAATTTTCTTTTAAATAATGCGGTATTTGCTCCAATATCGCCTATTCCCATTGATATTGCCATTTTTTATCTCCTTATATTATAAAATAATTATACTGTTATATATAATATACATATAAAATTCTTAAAAAAGAATCCAACATTTTTACATGTTGGATTCTTCAAATGAACCAGTTCTATGAATAGTAAATTCAATAAATATAAATTCAGCTGTTTTAGTTGGTTGAATTCCTATTCTAGCTCTCATCTCATTCCTATCAACAACCTCAGGAGGATTTAATTCTTCATCACATTTTATAATATAATTATAAATACCTCTTCCTTCTTTTACATTATCTAATATTGTAGAAGCTATTCTTACAAACTGAGATCTTAAAATAGAATCATGTGGTTCAAATAATAAATATCTAGATCTATCTTTAAATGTTTTTTCGAGATATAACATTAATCTTCTTACATTAACTCTATCTAAAGCCGTAGAAGCTCTCTGTAACGTTTTTTGCCCCCAAACAGTAGGTCCATCTACAGGGAATGGAACAATAACATTAACAGAATTTCCACTTCCATATAATGCGTCTCGTTGTGTTAAATATGCATATGTTTCTACTTCTAATACTGTAGGTATTCTTCCTCTTCTGAGACCAGCTGGAGCAGCCCAAACGTTTGCTATTCTTTCAGATCCAGCATAAACACCTAGAATAGATCCTGTAGGAGGAACCCAAACTTCTACAGAATTAAATGGATCTTTTATTTTAACCCATGGCCAATAAAGAGCCGCATAAGAAGAATTAAGTTTTCTATTATTTAATAAATGTTCTCCGTTATGCCATTTTCTAACATTTACAGAATCTAAACCATAAGGAGAATCTATAATAGCCATACAGTCTCTTCTAGCCACCGAACATAATTCAATTAATCCACTCATAACAGAAGTTGAATTAATAGCTGGAACAGCTACTAAATCTATATCTATTTTTTCTGGTTCTGATAATGCATTTAAACCAGTACCTAATTCAACATTACCAAGAATTAATTTATCTATTTGTTCTGTATCAGGAAGTCCACCTATATATGGATAACCATCAGATCCAGATGTTGAACTTGTTTGACCCAAAGAATATGTTCCTTTTTTAGGAGCACCTAAAACATTTGTTTCGTGAACTATGTGAATATAATCAGAAACACCATTAATCCATTCTTCTATATAATAAGGATTATTAGTAGTTGTAAAATCAAGATTTAGATTTCCATGAGACTCAACAAACACAGTATTATGATAAATAAATAATGAAATATTTCCTTCTTGATTGATATCTAAAACAACCTTGGTATCATTTCCAAATAATCCTGGAGAATCTGCCCATATTGTAAATATTGTTGGGGCTACTCCACTATTATATTCATCACCAATTGATTTACCAATATCATCAATGTAATTTCCTGTTGCTGTGTCTGGATCTCCGTCAATTAATTCTCGAGTAGAAACTAATACTGGAGTTTTTCCAGTAACTGCGCTTGGATTAAAACCTAATATTTCATCAACAATATGAGAATATGATTGAACTTGAACAAGAGCATCAACTCCTCTAATATAATTTATTCCACCAACTAAATCACTTGGAACCACTAATGGATCTCCAAGTGAGTCTGTATAATATTTTCCAGTATATAACTGAACAAATGATTTTCCGTCAGAAGTTGATATTTTTGCTCTAAATCCACCGGGAATATTTTCACCATGCATTGTAGGATTATCAATCCACCAATTAATAAAATCAACAATATTTTGGGCAGTAACGATTGGGCCACCAATTCCTGTTTCTGAACCAGATCCATCCCAGCCAACTCTATTAACAGTTACATATGCTCCACCAGATGGATCTGTATTAAATGGATGAACCAAGTCATTAAACGGTATAACCTGAACAATATTATCTATATTAGGATTACCAGTTCCAGTAACTCTTACTTTCAATGTTGGATTAATATGTCCAGAAAAATCAAACCCAACAATAGAAGACCCGATTGGCCATTGGTAATTTTTTCCGGTTATTTTTGAATAAGTCATTTTTTTACCAATACCAATAGTATCATAAATATCATCTTCAACTGAAATTAATTCTATAGAAGCATCTTCACCATATCTATTATTAGTTCTAAATGCTAATGTTGGATTAGATTCAGGATATTCAAAAGCTTCTATTCCATCTTCATTTTTTAATAAATTATTAAAAGTATCGACCAAATTAGGAGTAGATCCTCCTTGGTCTGTTAAAGTATATGTTCCAGCTGGAATAGTAATTAATTTTTTATATAAACTGCCATTTACTGAAAATCTGAAATTATCATTTACATCTTTTACAATTTCAACTTCAGTAGATCCGTTCTTTTTAGAACGAATGACTGCTGCTAAACCAGATATTGGAACTTCAACATAGGCGGTTTTAGCAAAATTATCCCAATCTGTCTCGTCAGTACATCCAACTCTTAATATCCATAATTCATTTCCATACTTTAAAAATTCAATTGCAGCATATAATAAATAAGAACCATGATCAGCTGTAGGATCAGGATATCCAAATTTCCTATACAACTCTTCATGATTAAAAACCTGAGTAGGTTCATTTAATGGACCTTTAGACGCAAAGCCTACTAGAGCGGCCTTAGAAAACGATCTACCCGGAACATATGCAGAAAAATCCGTCTCGAGAAGTCTAACACTTGGTGAAATTGTCGCACTAGGCGGAAATCCAACTAGTTCTGTTAATGAAGCCATATTTTAATCTCCTTTATTTAAAATTACAAATCTTTTAGATTGATTTGTTTTTATTAATTTTATATATTGTTTTTTTTTCAAAAAATAATGCCTTTTTGTAAAAATTTAAGTTAAGTATATAATTACACTTAATTTTTTATTAATTTTACTTAAACCTTTACAAAAAGGCACATTAATGTTAAGCGATATTGTTAGTAGTATATATTAATTTCATCAAAAATTTTTTTATAAATTTCAAAGAGTTTATTTTATGTCTTATGAAGATGAAATAAAAAATTGGATTAAAAACAATTTATATAAAAAAGATAGTTCAATTAATGTAATAAAAATTAGAGAATATAATTTTAAACTAAGATATCCTAATAAATTAAATGAAATTATATTACTTACATCATTTTTAGATATAAATGTTAGTATATCCGAAAGAATATATTGTATTTTAAATGACATTATTGAAAAGAAAAAATGTTTAGAGTGTGGATGTTTTGTTAATTTTCATTCATATACTAGAGGTTATAATATTTATTGTTCTAAGGATTGTAAAAATAAATCTAAAGTCGTTCAGGATAAGATGAAAAAAACATGTTTAGAGAGATATGGAGTTGATAATGTTTTAAAAGATAAAGAGAAAATGAAGAAATCTATTATGTACAAGTACGGAGTTGAGAATGTTTTCCAGTCTGATTTTATTAAGGATAAGATAAAAAAGACTTGTTTAGAGAGATATGGTGTAGAAAATATTTCTTCAAATGAAGATATAAAAAACAAGAAAAAAGAGACTATGATAAAAAATTTTGGCGTTGAATATGTATTACAAAATGAGGATATTAAAAATAAGGTTAAGAATACAAACTTGGAGAGATATGGTGTTGACAATGTATTTAAAAATAAAACAATTAGAGAAAAGATTAAAAAAACTATGTTAAAAAAATATGGTGTTGACAATGCATTTAAGGATAGGGAAAAGATAAAAAATATAATGATAGAAAAATATGGCGTTGAGCATTCATTGCAAAATGAAGATATTAAGAATAAGGTTAAAAATACAAATTTAGAAAGATATGGTGTTGAAAATGTTTTTCAATCAAAAAATATTAAAGAAAAGATTAAAGAAACTATTTTAGAGAAATATAATGTTGAAAATATTTTTCAGTCAGAGAGTATTAAAAAAAAGATTAAAAACACAATGATAGAAAAATATGGAGTAAAACATGCCTTGCAAAATAAAGATATTAAAAATAAAGAGAAAAATACAAATTTGGAAAGATATGGCGTCGATTGTATATTTAAAGATAAAAACTATAGAGATAAAATTATTAAAACTAACAAAAAAATATATAATGTTCCAAATTATTCTCAGTCTCATTGGAACAAAGAAACATTAGAAAAAATAAATAATAAAGAATTTTTGGAAAAAGAATATTTATTAAATAAAAAAAGCTCTAGAAAAATAGCCAACGAAATTAACGTATCACAGTTTTGTTTGCTTAATAAACTTCATTTTTTTAATATTCCAATTCGTTATGAAATAGAGCGTTCTTCATATGAGCAAGAAATAGTTGATTTTATTAATTTACCTAATATATTAACAAATGTAAGAAATATTATACCGCCATATGAATTAGATATATACTTACCAGATTATAAGTTGGCTATTGAATTTAATGGTTTATATTGGCATTCTACATTAAAAGACAATGATTATAAAGCAAAATTTAGGAATATAAATAAAACAAAATTATGTAACAATATTGGTATTAAATTATTTCATATTTTCGAAAACGAATGGTTAAATATTACAAAACAAGATATATGGAAATCCATTGTCAATAAAGAATTAGGAAGAAACCTAACAATAAATTCATCTGATTGTGATATTAAATTATTAAATAATAATGAATTCATGGATTTTTTATATAGGAATAGTTTGAATAATTATATTAATTGTGATATAAATATTGGTTTTTATTATAATAATGATTTAGTGTTTGTATCAGGGTTAAATAAAAATGATTTTGAATTTAATTTATTAGTTTTTTGCAATAAAGTTGGATATGATATAAAAAATTCTATGAAATTATTATTAGATTATTTAAAAAATAATTATAATTTTAAAATATTATTATCAATTTTTGATTTAAGATATTGTAATAATTTATATAAAGATTATGGTTTTTATTATGTTAAAAATTTAGATCCATCTTTTTATTATTTTGATTTTTATAATATAGACTTATTACCAAATTCTGATTTTAATAATAAATATAGAAAAATATGGGATTGTGGAAAAATTGTTTTAGCATTTAATAATAATAAAAATTTGTAAATTTTATTTTAAATATATTGTATATATGATATAAATAGAAATTAATAATATGATAGGATAGAAATAATGAAAAATTTTAATGAATATATCGGTGGAACTAGAACTTCTCAAGGATCTCTTGATTTTTTATCAGAAGAAGAACAGTTAAAATTAATAAAAAAAAATCCTGATAATATAATCAATATCGCTAATCCTTCTGAAAAAGTACAATTATTTGCCGTTAAATTAAAACCTGAATCATTATATGATATTGATAATCCTTATAAGTCTGTTATTAAATATTCAATACAAAAAGATTGTAGAATTATAAATTTTATTGAAAATAATAATTACTTAAAAAGAAAATTCAACGAATCAGAATTAGAAGAGTTATATTTAACTGTTATTAAATATTGTAATACCATACAAAGTCAAAGCGTAGAACATATGCAACAAATAGTTGATTCAATCAGTATTGCTTGTAGTAATTTATCAGAAAAAAAACAAAAAAAATTAATCAAAAAAGATGAAAATTGGATAAAATATATTCATAAACCTTCTAAAGAATTACAAATGATAGCAGTTAAACGAAATCATTTGTTAATACAATTTATTAAAAATCCTAGTTTAGAAATTCAATTAGAATCTGTTAAACAAGATATAAAATCTATATTTTATATAAAAAAACCAGATAAAGAAGTTGCATTTTATTGTATAAAATGTGATCCAGATTTATTAAAAATAAAAAAAGAACAAGTTGATTATCAAAAACTTTCAAAAAATTATTTTCAACATTTACCATTAGAAGTTCAAAAAATGTTAGTAGAATATGATGTAACATTTACATTAATAATACCAAATTTACATCCTAGCTTAAAAACTGAACTAACTAATGTTAGAAATATGGGAGTATTTTAAAAATGATTAAAAGAGCTTTAGTATTATCCGGTGGTGGATCAAGGGGATCATTTCAAGTTGGAATGATTAGGTCTATTGTAGAAAAATATAATATAAATTTTGATGTTATATATGGAGTTAGCGTTGGAGCATTAAATGGTTCATTTATAGCACAAGCAGATAAACAAAAACCAGATGATTTATTATATTATGCTTCAAAATTAGAAGAAAGATGGAAAAAAATAAAAAACAACGATGATATTTATAATTCTAGAAGTTTTCTTAGTATAGTATTGAAAAATCATAATAGTTATTATGATAATAAAAACTTATATAAATTGATAAATAAATGGATCGATGTAGATAAAATTAAAAAAAGTGGTACAAAATTAAGAATAGGTGTGGTTTCATTATTATCTGGTGATTTTTATAATATGAGTGAAGATTGTAATAATTTAATAGATTATATATTTGCATCTACATGTATACCTGGCGTATTTTCTCCTCAAAAAATATTCAATGATATGTATGTTGATGGAGGTATAAGAAATATAACACCTTTAAAAGAAGCAATACAAAACGAAACTGTTGATGAAATATATGTATTACTTACTAATAGAATAAAATTACAAGAAAATGGAGAAATAGATGTAATTAATATTCCTATTTGTATTAAAGATTTAACTTCTAAATTTTTAGGAACACCAGAAATAATAAAAGTAATATCTAGGGCTGTTGATATAATGTGTACCGAAATATTGATAAATGATATTAATATTACATCAAAGAAAAATAAAGAATCTATTGTTAATAAAAAATATAGAAATGTACCTATATATATTATATCACCAAAAAAGTGTTATGGTAATAATGATAATGGATTAGATTTTTCTAAAGAATTAATATCAGAGGCCATAGATCATGGAAAAATAGTTGGAGAAGACAAATCTACATGGAACATATTATAATATCATAATTAAAATTATTATCCTGACATATTAATTTTATTCTTCTTTTATCTTTTCTTTCTTTTAATGCTTCATTTATAATATTTTCTGTATTTATAATCTGACTTTGTCTTTTACTTGTAGTTACTGATCCATCTCTCATATATCTATATTTATATAATACTTTATTTAAAAATCCTAATTTACCAATCATATCCATTTTTAAAGCTAACCATTTATCACAAGACGTAGATGGGCAGTTTGAAAAATCTATTTTTTCAACAAACTGTTTTTTACATGTAATAAAATGAGAAACAATTACCCCTGGAATAGTCAACATTCCATCAATTAATGATCCATATTTATATGGATCTTCTGAAAAACCATCCAATGTTTTGTTTTTTAATTCTTTATCGTATCTTTCATTATTAGAATATGCAAAAATAACATCATTTGTTTTATAAAAATTATTCATTTCTTCTATTGCATTAGGATAAATCCAATCATCTGAATCTACAAAACCTATAAAATCTCCGTTAGATTCTTTTATTCCTATATTCCAACAATATCCTTGGCTATGTGGACCATCTTTTAATTCTATGTACTTTATTTTATTATTATTAATATTAGAAATTATTTTTTTAGTATTATCATTAGAATTATCATCTATAATAATTAACTCAAAATTTGAATATGTTTGATTTAAAACACTTTCAATAGAATTACGAATATATAATTCAGAATTATATACAGGCATTATAATAGACCATAAGTATTCATTATTTTTATTTAATAATTTTTTAAATAATTTATCATATAATATAGAAACATTTATTTCTCTATAATTCTCAGCTTTTAATTTTGCCTTTTTAGATATTTCTTTTTTAAGTTCTGGTTTTCTTATTAAATCTTCGCATTTTTCAATTATTTCATAAAAACTATCACAAACAAATCCACCGTCTCCTACTGTTTCTTTTAATGCTCCTTTATTTTCACATACAACTGGAACACCTAAAGCCATACATTCAGCTATTGACATTCCAAAAGATTCTTCATGTTCGGATGTTAAATATAAACACATATCAAAATCAGCTATATATCCAACCCTATTTTCATCATAAATATTTTTTATAATATTATGTTCTAAATTATATTTATTAAAACTTTTTATTAATTCATTTTCAAATGGACCGTTTCCTATAATTGTTGACAATATATATTTATTTTTATTTGATAAATATTTTAATATTGGAACAAAATTATCATGAAATTTTCTTTTTATTAATCTAGAAACTCTACCTATTATAACAGATGATTTTTTATAATTATTTTTCTCAATATATTCATAAAAACAATTTTCTATTGGATAAGGTATAACAAATGTTTTATTTATATTTGGAGAAAATTTTTTATTAAAATTAGATCCAACACAATAATAATCACATATATCTGGCATTATTTCTACAGAATCATGTATAAAACCTATTTTTAATGATTTTATTTTTTTTATATCTTCATATATTTTATTAATATTATTTATTCTTTTATAGGCAACAGAACACCAATGTAAAAATATTATATCAGAATCTTTATCTATTTCATTTATATCTTCTATTTTTTTATGTTTTATATTATATTTATTTAATTTATCAATATATTTAGACGTTTCTATACTATCTGGGCTATTTGACATATAATAAAAATCTATATCATAATTATGATATTTTTTATGTCCTCCGGCTATTGTTATAGATCCAAGCCCTTGTCCTCCTTCTAAACATAATTGAATATGTGATATTTTTATTTTTTTATTTTTATTCTCTGTTCTTTCTATTTTATTGTTTAAGTATTCAAACAATTCTTGTTTAAATTTTTCATGTTTATCAATACAATATTTATAATTATATTCTTGTATATCTCTTAATTCTTGAATATTATTTTTAAAATAATTAATTTTGTCTATCATTATTTTTTCTTGATTTTCTTCTATTGTAATATAAAATTTTTCTCCCATTATACTTGGCATATAATCATTTTGACATTTTTTACATTTTAATAATGTACCATTTTTATTATCAAAATATTCATTGAATGTAGTATAATCTGTTCCAAATATATAATTGCCACATGAACAAGCGTCTTGAACACATAACCCTATTCCTTCAAAAATTCTAGGAACCAAATACATGTCAGATTTTAATAAATTGTTTATATATTGTTCATTATTATCATTTCTGCCAAATATTATACTTGATATATTACAAGAATTAATATCTATAAGATCTATTGTAGGATAATCCGTTTTAATTATTATTTCTATATTTTTTATTTTTTTTAATATTTCAGTTATAAATTCTTGATTTATTCCTCTTGATCTTAAATGTAAAAATAATTTTAAATTATTTGTTTTATATTTAATTGGATTTATTTTATTTATAGGCGGTTGCCATATTTGAATATGTTTTAACGGTATATTATTATTTATTAATTTTATTCTATCAAATGCAAATTTACTTGGAATCAGTATTTCATACCAATAATCAAATGTATTTTTCATAAATCTCCATGCTGCTCCTCCAAGAAATTCCTGACATGGTATCCAAATAATTTTACCTTTTAAAGACCATATTTTTGATGGTCTTCCTTCACATACAAATATTATATCATATTTGTCATATATTTGAATATTTTTATAAGAGTAATGATAATAACTAGAAGAATATACTGATGTATATGGAAATTCTCTTATTTCTACGTTTGATTTTGGAAAAATGTTTAATATTGTGTTTTTTAAATAGTTAGATAAATTAAACCATCCAGAGTATTTATGATTTGTGTTTATTATTATTAAAAAATTCATATAATATAATAGATTTAAGCGATAAAATATATTTTTTAATTATAAAATTTATGAATTTAAAAGAAATATTAGAAATATTTTTATATTCTAATTATAGAACAATAGAAAACGCTATTGATGTACATAAGTTAATAAAAGAATTAAATAATATTTTTTATTTTAATCTTTCGGTTTGGTTTATTAAAAATTATGAAATAATTACACATAAAGAAATATTTATATCAAACTTATTTATATCAGATTTTATTGAACATAGACAAAAAGCGTCTGAATTATTAAAAGATTTCAATCCATACTCGATTAATAATATATTAGATAATATAAAGGGAAAAGTTTATATAATAAAAAATGAAAGAGTTTTTAAACCAAGATTAAAACACAATATTCCTAGAATATTAAAATCTTCAATAAAAAATTATATCGAAAGTATTGATAATATTGATATTATAAATAATAATAAAAAATATTTAAGACAAATATGTTGCAGATGTAGAATTAATATAGATAAATATAAAAATATACTTTTCAATAATGAAAAATATGAAAATAATAATATTTATAATCAAGATTTATCTTTAGAAAACTTAATATGCGAATATGAAAAAGAAAAAAATATTTTTTTAAAAAAAATAATAGATTTTATCTAGTATTTATTAAGGGTTTGTCGATTTTCCTGAGATAGTAGTCAGAACAATAGATTGTAAGTATATACGAATCTATAAAATGGATTCTCTCTAAAAATCGACATTAGTTTATTTAGGAGAAATTCATGTCAGAACAATTAAAAAAGGCATATTTATTAATAGATGAAAAAAATGAAAATATAAAACTTATCGATGAATTGCAACAAGTAGAAAAAATGAAATTTGAATCTATAGATGAATTATCTACCATTAAAATATTTGAAATTGAGTTTAAGAAAAAAATATCATTTAAGCCAGAAGTTAGTATAAAAATTAAAGAATAATTATTCTTGTAAATAAATCGAATATTAGTAATAGAAATTTATGATTTTCAATAAATAATAAAAAACAAATAAAACAAAAATAGAAATTTTATCTTTTCTGTATTTTTAATTATAGATTTAGTAAGATTATGATATATAAAATAAATTATATTTTTGTAAAATTATAATTTTACAAAATTTTTTATTTATTTAAGCGAAAAATATTTTTTATTATATATAAAATAAATTATAAGAGGTTAAATTAAATATGGAAATTGAACAAGTTTATGTAATTATAGAAGAGACAAACTGTGATGAAATGATAAAATGTAGGGTTTTTTCAAATATATATGATGCAAATTATTGTATTGAGGAATGGGCGGATGAAAGAGGAATTTCATTAGATCCTGAAGAAACAGATGCTGATATTTTAATTGAAAATAATGAGGAAGAAAATTTTGATTATATTTCATCAATTATACATGATGATTACGGAAAAATAAGATTGATTATTACAGAATTAGAATAATCAATATATTGATTGAAAAATTATTTTTATAAAATAGAAGTTTATGAGAACGCCATTAGAAAAAATTTACATGAAAACCGCGATTCTTTTTTCAGAAAGAGCAACTTGTAATAGAAAAAAAGTTGGCGGAGTATTAGTTTTAGATGGAAGAATAATAGCTACCGGATATTGTGGTTCACCTTCAAAAACAGATCACTGTATAGACGTTGGTTGTGAAATACAAATTAAAGACGGAAGAGAATCTTGTGTAAGAACAGTTCATTGTGAAATGGCTATTATAAGTTTTTGCGCAAGGCATGGATTATCTACTCTTGGAACAGAATTATTCATAACTTTATGTCCTTGTTATGAATGCGCTAAAGTTTTAATAAATGCTGGAATTAAAAAAGTATTTTATTTAGAAGAATATAGTGGAAAAAGCGGAAAAGAATTATTAAAAAATAATGGAATAGAATGTATACAATACAAAGAGGTATAAAAAAATATGATAGGAATTAAAGTTAGAGAAAAAGAAACAATTGAATCTATGTTAAAAAGATTCAAACAGGTATATGAAAGTTCTAATTTACAAAAAGAATTAAAAAAACGAGAGTATTATATATCTCCATCAGAAAAAAGACATAGAGATGATATTGATAGAAAAAAAAAGATTAAAAAATTAAATATTAAAATGAAGAAAAATGAAAAGAAAGAATTAAATAAAAAAATTATATTTCCATTATAAATAATTATTAAAAAAATATATATAATAATTATAAATATTATATAATGGAAAATTTCGAAAAAATATCAGAATCATCTGTTTCTCCATATACTAATTTTAGTAAATGGTTAAAAAAAAGAATAAGAGCAAATAGATTTCATTTTATGAGTAATTTAGATTTAGATCATTGGCCAGCTGGTAAATTTTTAGAATATAAAGGATTTATTTATATTCCATTAAAGATAGATTGGCCTGAAAATAGAGATTATGGTATACTTTATTTGAAACCAGTTGGGCGTACTAGAAAATTACAAAGCGGACCATCTACTACATTGATTCCTTTAAATCCTTATCAAATAAGAGTTCAGGTTTCAAGAGAAATAAAAAAAAGAAAAACTAGTATTAAAAATACCATAAAGAAAACACCTTATGAAAAAATGATTAAAAAAATGCTCATAAAACCATAAGTAAGAAATCACTAAAATTAATTAATAATGTTTAAAAACAAATAATAAAATACCGGAGCCAATTGTGGGAAAAATAGATATTGAAAAATTAACCGTGGAACAAGCGGCAAAAAAAACAATAGAGTTTTTGACTTCAGAAGAAGGAAGAAAATCTATTTTAGAATCATTAGAATACGTCAAAAAAAATTCAATAAGTGAAGAATTGAGTAAAGCTAGAATTATTGATTATAATGATATTAATAAACCCAGGTACTTAAATAAACCCATGTTCTTAGAAGATGAAATAGATATGTTTTAAGGAGTTTATAATTATATGGAAAACATTGAACAAATTATTATAAATGAATTTCCAGATATGCTTCAAAAATGCGTTGAAATTTATATGTATAGTGGGTGGTATGAGTTAGTAAAAAAAACTTTACAAGAAATAAAAGATATAATATATCCTTATTCTATTAATATAACACAAATAAAACAAAAATTTGGTGGATTAAGAATATATTATGATGAATGTCCAAAAGAAAAAAAAGAACAAATCGACAATATTATAAAAAAAGCAGAAAGAGAATCATTTGATATATGTGAAATTACAGGAAAACCAGGAAAAACAAGATCTTTAAATGGTTGGCGAGTTACTCTTTGTGATGAAGAATATAAATATTGGATTAAAAATAGAAAATTAAAATAATAGAAAGGAAAGTTTTCATGAACATGTTGTTGTTATATCTACAGGTTGGTATGTTGGTTTTCTTGATTTATTTTTTAAAAGAAAATAATTATAAAAATCACTTTCTCTCAATTATTTTTTTTATATTAACATGGCCTTTTTTATTAATAATAGAAATTATAAATAAATATATATTAAAAGATGATAATTAAATAAAGGGAGTATTAATATGACTATAGGATTAGGAATATTTTTGTGTGGTTTATCTATCGGTTTTTCAATAATAATTTTATCTATATTGGTGTCTGGAACAATAATAACTATAAAAAAAGATAGTGGAAAAGACGAATTCGATAAAATAAAACAAGATTTAGATAAATTATCAGAATCAATTGAATATATAGAAGAAGCATTATCTTCTTTGAATATACCAATGGATGAACATAAATAAGTGTATGATTATTCTACAAATAAGATCAAAAATATAATATTGGAACATTTTCCTAATATTAAGCCTTTTGATCATAAAAATCCATCTAAACCAAAAGAAATATTAGAACATGTTTTATGGATGATTTTTGAAATACAAAAAATGAAAGATACATTAAAAGCAAGTAGATGGATTGGATGGATATATTGTGCTTTAGGTCCAGTTGGATTAAAAATAATATCTTCTGATGATTATAAAGAAATGGCAAGAGTCGATATGTCTCTAATAGGAAAACATATTTTAGATCTTACAAACCAAGAATTAGATTATATTATTGAAATATTAGGAAGGTCAGAAAAAAATGAAACTTTGGATTGATGATTCCATTTCAATGCCAGACAATTATGATTTTCATGCTAGAACTTCAATGGAAGCCATAGACATAATAAAAAACAACAAAATAACTGAAATATCATTTGATTATGATTTAGGAGGACATCAACAAAATGGATTTTGGGTTGCAAAATGGATAGAGTTTTTAGCTTATCATAAAAAAATAGATCCATTAAAATGGGAAATTCATTCAAAAGATAAATTTGGAAAAGAAGTAATAGAATCAGCAATGAAAAATGCTGAAAATTTTTGGTCAAAAAATGATAAGTTAAATAAAACTAATATAGAAAAAAAAGAAATAGAATCAGAAAATAAAAATAATAAAAAATTTTGGTCAAAATCAAAAAATGAAAAGTCAAATAAAACAAATATGTAAAAAAAGAAATGAACCGGATTGGCTTATATATTTAAGAATAAAATCTTATAATAAATTAATTTCGGAAAATAATACAAATGATATTATTTTTAAAAAAGAATTATTTCTAAATGATTTAAGTATAGTTAAAAATAAAAAAAATTTAATAAATTATTATCCAATTATAGTATTGCCTATTTATCGTGCAATAGAAACATATGAAAAAATATTAGAAGAATATTTATCTTTATCTGAAATAAATAACTTAAATAATTTAGGGTTTCAAGATGGAGTATTTATATATGCTCCTAAAGATTGTAAAAATAATAATTTAATATCTATAAGTCCATTTATAGATTCTGAAAATAGAAAATCAATAGAAAAAACTTTAATAGTATTAGAAGAAAATTCAGAATTAAATATATTAGATGGATGCACCTCACCAATAAAAAACGATAATAATTTTCATTCATATGTTGTAGAATTTAACATGAAATCTAATACAAAATTAAATTATTATTCAATACAAAATTTATATTTTGGAAAAAAAGATGGGATTATAAACGTGGAAGATAAAGTTTTTAATATTATTGGAGATAATGTAAAGTTAAATTACATTCAAGTAGATATAGGATCATTAAAAAATATTAGAAATAATTATATAAAATTAAATAATAAAGAGTGTTATATAAGAAATCAAAGTTTAGTATTAAATAAAGAATTCCAAGAATCAATTATAAATAATAATTATAATTTTTTAAATGATAATAATATTGTTTATCAAAAAAATATTAGTATACAAAATGAAAATTCTAAAATATATGAAAAAAATATTATAAATTCTAATAATAAAGGAAAATATTTTTATTATGGATTATCAAATAGTTGTAATAAAGAGCTAAGGTATAATTCAAATTCTAAAGATTTCTTATTTAATCATGATATAAAAAATATAAATGATAAAAATATATTAGAATTATCAAATGAAATATTAGAAGAATTTCCGAAAGAATATTATTTGGAAACATTAGAAATAATTAAAACTATCTATAATATATAATAGATATGAATATATATAAAGACTTTCCATGTTTAAATCAAAATATAAATGGTCAAAAATTAATATATTTTGATAATGCCGCAACCACTCAAAAACCAAATATAGTTATAGAATCTATGTCTGAATTTTATAGAAAATATATGGCAAACGTACATAGAAGTTCTCATACATTAGGATCTATAGCGACAAATAAATATGAAAACGCTAGAGAAAATATAAGAAAATTTATAAATGCAAATAATAAAAACGAAATAATATTTACAAAAGGAACAACAGAAGGAATTAATTTATTATCAACATGTTTATCAAAAAAAATAAAAGAAAATGATGAAATATTAATATCTCAAATGGAACATCATTCAAATATTCTTCCTTGGCAACAGGTATGTAAATACAAAAAATCTATATTAAAAACAATTCCTTTTAACAATAATGGCGATATAATATTATCTACTCTAAAATCAATATTAAATGAAAAAACAAAAATAGTATCATTAGTTCATGTTTCAAATGTTTTAGGTACTATAAATCCTATAAAAGAAATAATAAAAGTAATTAGAAACTATAATGATAAAATTATAATAATAATTGATGGTTGTCAAGCTATAGCCCATATGAAAATAGATGTAATTGACATAGATTGTGACTTTTATATTTTTTCTGGTCATAAAATGTATGGACCAACAGGAATAGGTGTATTATATGGAAAAGAAAAAATATTAGAAGACCTTGATCCATATCAATTTGGTGGAGATATGGTTAAGTATGTAAGTTTTGAAAAATCAGAGTTTGATATATTACCATATAAATTTGAAGCCGGAACTCCTAATATAGTTGGAGCAATAGGATTATCTGAAGCGATTGATTATATAAAAAATTTAAATTTTGATGAAATAAAATTATACGAAAATAATTTATTAAAATATTGTATGGAAAAAATATCAAATATTAGTAAAATAAATTTTATAGGAAAATCATTAAATAAAAATCCTATTATATCTTTTTATATAAATGATATTTCATCTTATGATATATCGTTATTATTAGACACGTATGGTGTTTCTATAAGATCCGGACAACATTGCGCTCAACCTTTATTAAATGTATATGGACTAGATTCTGTAGCAAGAGTGTCTCTTGCAATATATAACACAGAAGAAGAGATAGATATATTTTATAATAGCCTTGTTAATACTATAAAAACATTAATATAAGGAAAATATATGGAAATAGACATAAAAATTTATCCAGATAATTTTTTATTAAAAAAATGTGAAGATATAGATTTTGAAAAAGATAATTGGAAAGAAATAGCGGCTTCTTTAATTGTAAGTATTTATAAATATAAAGCTGTTGGAATGGCTGCTCCTCAAATAGGTATATTAAAAAATATTTTTGTAACAGATCATATATGGAAAGGAAATAAAAAAAATATATATAAAAACTTAAATGTATTTATAAATCCTAAAATAATAAATACATCAATAGAAGATGTATTGTCAACAGAAGGATGTATTTCAATACCAACAGTTGGTGGAGTAATATATAGACAAAAAGAAATAACAATAGAATATTTTGATGAACATACAAATAAAGTTCAAAAAACATTTTCTAATATGTTATCAAAAATAATACAACATGAAATGGATCATTTAAACGGAATATTATTTATAAATAAAATGCCAGAAAATCAAAGATCATTAATAGCTAGTAAACTTTTTTCACTAAGAAGACATCAAAAAGATTAAAAATTTTTTGTTTTTTTTCTATAATATATATTGTGTATTTATGAAAAGATTGACTTTTTATGCAGTCTTTTCAACAGTGACTTTTAGCACTGTAATATAAAAACAAGGAGTATTATTATGTCTTGGTTATATTCGTTTCAAAAAAAATCTAATCATCGTTTCCCAAAATGTGATGTTACTAATGTTTTCGAATTTAATGATGGTTGTTTTGAAGCAGCAATGGATCAACTTCGTAATCGTTTTTTTTCTAACAAAAATATTATATCTGATGTATTTAAAAACTCAGCAAAATATCCTAAAACAGATATTAAAGTTAATGATGATGGATTTGTATTTAACATTGCAATTCCAGGTCTTAAAAAAGACGATATAGAGATAACATTTGATAAAAACATATTAACTATTAAATATGACAAAAAAGAAAACAAAGAAGAATCAAGTGACAAATATATATTAAAAGAACTTAGGCATTCTTCTTTTATAAGATCTTGGGAATTTCAAGACGAAATCAAAGAAGAAGAGATAGAAGCATCAACAAAATATGGTATTTTAACTATTAAATTACCATCAAAAACTCCAGAAAAAAATGAACAAAACAATGTAAAAAAAATAGACATAAAAGATGAAAATGAAACAATAGAAGAAAAAGAATAATTTAATTAAATACTACGAATAAAAAAGTGTACCTTTTACAAGGTACACTTTTTTATTTTTCAACAATATTTTTAATTCTTTCTTTTATTATTGATTCTAAAGGTTTCATATAATTATTTATATAATTAGATTTATAAAACTTTGGATTAATTTTATAACTAAAAATATTTTCATTATTAAAATAAACTTCTAATATTATATTAGACAATGATCTTTTTGTAATACATGAAATATTAATATTATTATTTTTGCTATTATTTATTTCTAAATTATTTTCATTAAATTTAATTTTTTTATCAAAAAAATTTTTACTAATTAAATATTTATTTAAATAATTTTTTATATAATTATTAGAATCATTTTTGATATTATCAATAATTTTACTATTATTTAACAAATTAATATATTCTGAAAATTCACCCATTTTTTATTATTCCATATTTTTATTTAAAAATTTCTTCTCTAGTTTTAATAACATCATCTTTATTAATAAATGTATAAAAATGATTATCAGGATTTTTTATTCTTATTATATCTCCTTCTTTTAAATTAGTATTTCCACCAGAAATTATTCTAAACATATTATTTAAAAATTTTTCTGCCTTAAAATATTCTCCTAAAAAAATATGATTGACATTTTTATTTGGAGAATCAACAGAAACAACTAAAGTTTTAAGCAAATACCAACGAGCAAAATTATAATCCCTACCACTATAATATTCTATAAAACTAATCATAATATTATATATATTTATTAATTAAAAAATCTTATTTATATATTATGATAAAAACAAATTCTGGTAAAATATATGAATTACAAGGACCTAATATAATATTAAAAAATCAAGGGAAATATTGGAAAAATGAAGATATAAAATATATAAATTTTGATAATTATGGAAAAAACAAAATATTATATAACACAAAAGAAATAACTAAAAAAGAAGAAATAATAAATATAAACATACCTAAAATAGAAAATATATATAAAGAAAAACAAACCTATATAGAACCAGTATTAAATAAACAAGAAAAAAACAAATATTTTGAAGAAGATAAATACTTAGAAGAATTAACAAACCAAAAATTAAATGAAACAATAGAAAAAATAAACCAAGAGCAACAAGAAGAATTAAAAATAAATAATGATATAATTCTAGAATCAGCAGGATCAACAGTATGTATAATTAACGAAATAGGACAAGTAAAATATAAAAAATATGCTGTCGTAATAGAAGATAGAGATAAAAACAGAACTTTATTAATAAAAGATTATAAATATAAAAACAACGAATCAGTAATATGTGAATGGGATAATACGAAATGGAAAATAAAAAAATCTAATCAACAAAATAATAATAGTATTGTAGATTTAATTAACCCATAATAAATGGAAGCTGTGGAGCATTCCATTTATATATTAAATCTTTTTCTAATTGTAATTTTTCAGTTTTACCTTCTTCTAACAATCTATCCCCATCAAGCTGAACTCCTTCACCTGCTGATAAAATAGAAGAATATTTACTTCTTATCCTTCCTAACATTATTTTACTTAAAGCCAAAGAATACTCGTTCATAAATTGATGAACTTCTGCCCAATCTTTCTTGTTTTGTAAATAATGCACTGTTACTATACCACCACCGGCAGATGGAGTTGGATAAATTTTAATAGAATGCAAATCTTCAAAATATTCCCACCCACCATTTCTACTAGAAAGCCTTTCAAACATTTCCTCATATTGCTTGAATAACACCCATTCGCCCGCGTAACCCCAGTAAGGCTGCCAACGGTTATACCCCCAAGCTCCCCAAGCTAATCCTCCGGCACCATATCCTGTGTCTCCAATCCATCCTAGTGGCATTGATCCTCCAAGTTCACTAGCTCCATCACATAATGCTGCGGCATAAGTTACATCTCTAATCATTCCAACATCACAAGGCATTTTATAAACAGATTGTCCAGCAGATGCAACAAAACTATAATATTGAAAATAATGATCTGGAGCCCATTCTTCAAATATTTTTAATGATTCGTTTACAGCCAAAGATAATTGTTGTTTATCTAATTCAATTTCAATACTGGGAGCTCCTAACATTAATAAAACGTAATCGGCTATTTCGGACCTTATTCTTTCTCTTTTGAATCTTGGACCTGTTTGGCAATTATAAGTTCTTCCAGGCGACTCACTTTCTGGAAGTATATTATCATTTAAAGATTGATTAGGCAAATAATCTTTTAATATATTACAAGTTTGATCTATCATAATTATATTTATAAATAAAATTTAAAAAATATAAATAAATTTTTATATATGTGTTAATATATGTTTATGGAACTAAATGAATTAAAAAATTGGATAATTAATAATTTATTAAAAAATAATAATATTATTTCAAGAAAATGTAGAAAAGATTATTTAGAAAAAAATAATATAAACATATACAATAATATTATTTATTATACTAAATTTTTAGAAAATACATGTAAATTATCAGAAAGAGTTTATTGTATATTAAATAATATTAATAGTCCAATGATTTGTAATAATAAAAATTGCAATAAATCTGTTAATTTTGTTTGTTTTTCTATTGGTTATAAAAAATATTGTTGTTCTACATGTGGAGTTAGAGATGAAGAAATAAAGAATAAAATAATTAATACTAATTTATTAAGATATGGAGTAGTACATTATAGTAAAACACAAGAAAGAAGAGATAGGGTTATAAATACATGTATTAATAAATATGGAGTAGATAATCCATGTAAATCAAAAGAAATAATTAAAAAAATAGAAAACAATAATATTAAAAAATATGGAGTAAAATCAGTGTTTCAGCTAGAGGAAGTTAAGAGAAAAATATATAATAAAATACATAATAAAATTAACGATATTAGATTAAAAGCTGAAAATACTTGTTTAAATAAATATGGAGAAAAATATTATTGTGTAATTCCAAAATGTTATAAATCTGGAATTAACTCTATATTAAAAAAATATAATGGAAAGTATTATTCACAGGTTCATATTTCTGATGAATCATTAATCAATTTAAACAACAAAGATTGGTTAAAAAACCAACATTGTAATTTAAAAAAAAATTGTAATAAAATAGCAAAAGAATTAAATGTTTCTCAAAGAACTGTCTTAAATTATTTACACAAATTTAATATTAAAATTATTAGATTTCAACGTTCTTCATACGAGCAAGAAATAGTTGATTTTATTAATTTACCTAATATATTAACAAATGTAAGAAATATTATACCACCTTATGAATTAGATATATATTTGCCGGATTATAAGTTGTCTATAGAGTTTAATGGAAGTTATTGGCATAAAGGATTAGAATATAGACATAAATTAAAAACAAATTTGTGTAATAAAAAAGGAATTAAATTAATACATATATCAGAAAACGAATGGAATAATGATAAAGATAAATGTAAAAATATAATAATGGAATCTATAAAAGGAAATATAATATAAGTGATATTTTTAGAATCAGAATTTGGAAATTATTAAAAAATAATTTTGAAAAATTTATTGATAAATATTTATGAGGTAGATCATACGATAATTAAATAAAAAACTAATTAATACTTAATTGATGAATTGAATCAATTGACATTTTTATTTTTTGATTTATCTTTTTTAAATTTTCTTCTGTATTTTCACATGTTACCATATAGTCATTATATAAAAATGAAAAAAACTTTTTAATATTATATACTTTTTCATTTAATTTTTCTTTATTACATGCAGAAAGTATTACTTCAGATAAATTAAGATTATTATCAATATATATTCCATCTGATATATTATAAAAAGGATTTCCACATACAACAACTGGTTTTCCCATTAAAGCGGCTTCTAATCCTAATTGAGAATTTAAAACTATAATAATATCAGAAAATTTAATTAAATTATAAGTATTTACTTCATATTCTATAAACATACAAAAATTATTTTTATAATAATCATCATTATAAAAATAATTATATACAATTACATCTCTTGGATGAAACCTAATTATTATATTATATTTATCCTTATCTATTGAATCAATAGCGTATTTAATAAAACTTTCAATATTATTAAAAGTATCTTCTAAAATAACAACAGAATCAATATCAACTTGTCCAACTATTAATATTGTTTGTTTATTAAAATTAAAGTTTTTATTTTTACTTAAGATTTTTTCTTTTAATATTTTATCATTTTCTTCTTCTGGCTGAGACACTTGTCCCCTGTCATAAAAACATGAATTAAAAAATTTACTTACATTATCATTAATTTTTATATTATTTTTATCAATGATATTCCATTTATATTTCATTTCTTTCATTATATTACATATTGGGCCGAAAGAATCAAAATAAAGATGATCAATTATAAATGAATTTTCATAAGACATATAAGGAATTTTAAGTTCATTTTTAATTATTTCACATAAAACATTATCTAATTCATAGTTTCCTCTACATATCATTAAATCAATTGGAGTATTATTTAATATAATATTAAATTGTTCTTGTAAATAATCTTTAAATTTATTATAAAGATTAATAATATCATTTTCATTCATTTTTGAATAATTTTTATTGGCTTTTTTACTTATTACAACTTTTAATTGATTTAATAAATAATCTTCTTTGAAATATTTTCTTGATAATTCACATTTTTTTTTATTTTTTAGAATTAAGTTATTATCATATAAAACAATATCATTTCTATTTAAAAAATATTTATATAAAAAAAATGTAAATTCATCTAATTTAGACCATTTCATATTTTTTCGTTCATTATAATTTATACTATCACTATAATTAAATAATAATATTCTCATATATCAATTTCTATAAATGATTTTTTTATTTCATTTTCCCAATATGACATTTTTATTTTATTGTAATTATAATATTTATTTGTAATATCATTATATTTTTCTTTTAAATATTCTTCGTTTATTTCATTCCAAGAATCTGTTATTAATATTGGAAGATCCAAAAAATATTCAGTCATAGGGCTTTTTTTAACTATTGGAATAGATCCTAAATATAATGTTTCCCATGTTCTATGACAATCTATTCCATTTCCTGGTGGAGATATAACAAATTTGTGATTTCTTACTTTTTTTGCAAAAAAATCAAATTGTATTCTATTGTTTTCGGTAGTTACCCAATCATATTGTTTAAATTTATTATATACAAATTCTCTTTCTTTTTTATTTGTTCCAATTGTTATATTAAGATATACTAGATTAATAAAATTTCTATCTTTTTTAGATTCTTCTTCTATTAATTTTATATCACCACTTCCTCCTTTTCCATGTATAAAGAATCTTTCTAATCCTATTGGAATAGGTATTAAATCTTTTTTTTCTATACAAACATTTTGAGAAAACCATTTTATAACATTTTTTGGTTTTTTGTTATATAAATCTTCTGTAATATTAAAATCAGAATTATGAGTTATAATAATATATTTAAATGTACTATTAGAAATTAAAGAAAATATATATTTTACAAAATGAGTATGACAAAATATTATCGAATTTTTTTTTAAAATTTCGTTTGAAGGAATAATTTTATTTTCATCAAATATAAAATGAGCAATATTTCTAAATTTATCTCCATGTATATATTCTTTTTCTAAATCCATTAAGTTTATTATTATTTTCCTTTTATTTTTTAATAAAAAACATTTTTTTATTATTTACAGTAAATTGAATTTTTTTTCTATTTTTATTAAATTAAATCTTTTTTTTAATTTCGTATTAAAGTTTTTTAATATTTCATCATAGTAAATTGAATCTTTTTTACATATAACAGCCGTCCATGGTATATAATTCATAACATCTATCCAAACAAAATTATCTGGAAAGATTACTTTATGCCAATTATATGATTTTACTTCAGAGTCATGAGCAATTATTAAATCTGTTTTTGAAAATGATACGTTTATTTGCATCCACCTTGATTCCCAATGTCCATCAACAAATATTAAATCAAATTTTTTATCAATATTTTTTATAAACTTACATGCAGAAAATGGGCCTAATAATAAATTTGGATGAAAATTAATACTACCATTAAATTTATTAGATATAATATCATACCATTTAGAATCTTGCATTTCTAAACTTATTACTTCATCACATTTATTTATAAATAAACTTGTACTAAATTTTCCAAGTCCTGTTTCCAAAACCATTTTTATATTAAATTTATCTACAACAAATTCTAATATTTTAATATGAGAACCATAAGGATCCACTTTTAATCTCTTACATAAAATCTTTTAATTTTTTACAATGTATATGCAAATTATTTAATTTATATTTTTTATGATTAAAAACAACATATGGAACTTTTCTACCATATTTATCATTATCAAATATAACATTATATATATTATTTTTTAAACTGGAACCAATCCAATGATGATCAAATGAACATCCTGGCAAATGACCATGAGGAGTTCCACCAACAAATTGTCCCCAAGATGCGCTATCAAATAATGAATTAAATGAATCTAAATATCTTGAAAATTCACCAATAGGTTCTAACGGCATATAATCTATAATTCCAGTATTTTTCTTTGATATAAATTTTAATAATACCATTTCATTAATTAAATTTTCTTCTGTCATTTTTTGTAATTTTTTTATGTCTAAACTAAGATAATGTATTAATAAATCATTTATTTCTTTTATTATATCATATTTATATATATAAATACAAGCTGCAGTATCATATTTAGGACCAAGAGGATTTAAAGCTATTTTATCATTAAAAAATATTTTAAATATATTTGATATTCTAGAAAAATCTTCATAAATTAATACATCATTTTCTATATGAATAACATTTTCAATATTATTTAACCTCATAAACTCTTCTATATAAAATAATCTTTGGCATGTAATATGCCAAAAATTATTATTTCCAAACTGAGACAAATATGATATAGAATTAAATTTTTCGATTCTATCTAAATTTGAAATATCATCTATATTAATTTTTATTAAATTTTTAATATTACAATCAAATATTTTAAGATTAAAATTATTCATTAATAAAAATATATTACTATTTCTATTAAATATTTCTATTTGAGAAATACAGTCGTAAATATGTTTTGGAAAATCATTTCCTATATGGATTAAAACAAAATTAATCATATTTATTCCCAACAATTATATGATCCATTATACCAAGAATGAACCACTATTATATCATATTCTTTATTTTTATTTATAAATTTATTTATTTCATTTATAGAATATACCGTTTCAAATGGATTTTTTTGACTTTTTCCCATATTAGTTGTTTTTAATTGTATTATATCATACATATCAGGATAATATTTTAAAACATAATTTCCATATAATTCTGGTTCTCCTAGATAACAACTATTGTCTATAATATCATATGATTTTTCTATAAATGTTTGTACTGTAAATTTATATCTATTTAACATATCTTTTATAATATTTTTATTAAAAAAATTAGTATCATTAATAAAAGTATGATTTGCTATTCTTCCAAATCCTAACATTTTTTCTTGAAAATTAAAATAAGGAGCATGATTTTGATCTTTTCCATAATACCAAATTGGTTTTCCATTATCATTAAACATATTTATATCTTTATTAACAATGACATCAGCATCTATTGTAAAATAATAATCATTTTTAGTAATATTTTGAAATAACTTTATGAATTGTTGATATATCCAGTTAGGTCTATATTTCCATCTCATTGGATTAATATTCAAAACATCTTTGTCGTTAAAATATTCTATATTATATTTTTCTAATTGACTTTTATTTATAAGATTTGGTGTAACTAAATATATTTTATCGAAATTTTTAATGTGCTTATGTAAATATTCTAAACATAAGTCTATTTTTATATAATCTTTCATTGAACAAGTAATAAATATATCATATTTTTCCAATTTATTTCTCCAATTTTATAAAATTTTATTAATAATATTTAATATCATTTTACAAGTTTGTTCCATTGTAAAATATTTTATATAATTTTCTCTTAAACTTTTTGACATTTGTTCTATTTTTTCACTAGAAAATGATTTTAAAATATTTGGTATATCATCTATTTGATCTTCATGAACAAAAACACAAAAATCTTCCCATTTAACTTCATCTATAAATGGAATCCATGGATTATCATAAATATACACTGGAATAGAACCTACCTGCATAGATTCATATAATCTAAACGAAGTTTGGCCGTATCCTCTTGGACATAGTAAAAACACACTTCTAAAAAGTATTTCCGAATATTCTTTTATATTCATGAAATTATTACATCCGGTTTCTACAATAAAATAATTATTTATATTTTTAAATTTATTAAATATTTCTCTTCTCATTTTATGAGTATCGCTTCCAACAAAACCAACAAATATATCTTTTTTCATATTTTTATCTATGTGGTTTGTTGGCATAGGATCACATAACAAGGGAATTGGAATATGAGCAACACCTCCTTTATCAAAACCTCCAGCTCCAAATACTATAATATCTAAAAAAGAAATATCATTCATAACTCCATCGGCATTTCTAATTACAGTAAAATACTTTTTATCTCTTGGTAAATAATCTAAATATTTTTGTAAATCTTTTATTTTTATTTTATCTTTTCCAAAACTATTTGGAACATAATAATCAGTCCAATATAAAGGCAAATATGATATGTTTTTATCAATTTCTTTTAAATGTTTCTGTACAAATTTATCAAAATATTTTTCTAAATGAGGACCTCTATGATAAGGAGGATTATTCCATTGAGGAATATTGTTAAATATTTTTGGTACATTTATATATTCTATCATATTATGTATTATCCATAATCATCCAATTTTCAGGACATAAATCAAATGTTTTATCATATGAAGGACTTTTTGGAGTAAACCATTCTTTAGGATTAGGAGTAATTACAATTTTATAAGGATTTCTGTTTAGATAAGCTCCCCACCATGAAAAAGAAGAATTTGCAATAATATTATTATCACACATCGACATTAAAAATAAATCTATATAATCTGGATTATTTTCTATATACAACATTTCTTTTTCTCTTGATGTTATATTATGTTTACACCACTCTATATCGTCACTAAAAACTACATAAAGATCAGTTATACTATTCATTTTTTGCATAGCTTCATTATAATATTCATTTCCTATAAATGGATGATCATTATCATATAGATAATCCGTTCTTCTAACATGAATAGATGTCGTTTTTCTAGAAAAGATATAATTATATTTATCTAATATATTTTGTATTATGTTATCTTTTATTTTAAAAATACTCTTTATAAAAATTTCATCTAAATATTTATAAGATTGATAATATCCATGAAATTTAACATTTCCACCATTATAAACTATATTATTATATCTAAATGATTTTTCTAAATAATGATTCCATTTTATTGAATTAAATAAATTACTATCAAATAAAATATCCCATTCAAATAAATCACTATATTTCCACGTATTAAATACTAATTTTGTTTTATATTTTTTAGATAACATACAAACATTTGCAATTTGAAACATATTATTTCCAAATCTATCTCTAAATTCACATGTTATGTATAATTCTTTTGGATTAGAAACATTGTTTGTTTTTTTATATTTTATAAGTTTTCTATTTATTCTCATAAGTCTATTATATTACCAATATTTGTCATTTTAATATTTCTTTCTTCTAAATTTTGATATTGTAATTTATAATTAATATCATCACATTTATCATCTTTCCATTCCTTTTCATATTCATGTAAAATATGATAAACTGGACATATTATTTTTTTTATTTTAATACCAGCCATTCCAGCTCTCATAATAAAATCACAATCTTCTCTTCCCCACATCAGATATCTCTCATCATATCCACCAATTCTATTTATTAAAGTTATTCTATTATAAAATTGAAAAAATCCTGTAAAATCTTCATTTATACTAACAACATCATTTTTTATAATATCTATATCACTTCTATTTTTATTTGATTTAATATTAATACGATTAGTTATGTATATTATATTATCTCCTTTAAACATACAGGGATATAATATATTATATAAATTTTTATTTACAAATATATCGCAATCTAATAACAAAACCCAATCATATTTTGCTCTTATTAACCCTATATTTCTAGCATGAGATAAACAAAATTTATTTTCATTATTATTTCTTTTAGATCTAAATATGTTTAATTTTATATTATCAAAATCATTATTAAATTCATAATAATCATTTTCATATATTACTATTATTATTTCACATTTTTGTATTCCAGAAACACAATTTAAATAATGTAAACAATCATATAATTGACTAAATCTACTAGAAGATGTTGGTATAATTATACTAAAACTATAATTATCTTTTTTTACAAGATTATAATTATAATCTTGAGATTGTTTGTATTTTATAAGTTTTCTATTTACTTTCATATTTTTGTATTAAATTTTTAAATGCATTAAATATAACATTTTCATTGTTTTTATTCATACATGGTAGTGGAAATTGCTTGTTTTTTTCTTTATAAAAACACGTAGGCCAATTCCAACAAGGGCACTTCTCAAAATCACTTGATTTATTTCTATGCATTTCCTGAACTAATATTGATTTTTTGTGATATTTTCCTAATATTTCCGAATCAGTCCATGGAAAAACTCCAACCGTTGGTATTTCTAATGCTGCAGATAAATGAAACGTCCCTGTGTCCACTGATATAACATAGTCAAACAAACTTATCATACTAATAAATTCTTTAATAGATAGACCATATATAGTTAATGAATTTATATTTTTTGATCTTAAACTAGAATCTAAAACACATGGATTGTAGCCTTTACTTTTCATTAAATTAATAAGTTTTGCAAGAATATCATCTGGTATATCTTTAGAAACAGAAGCAGATTTTGGACATATTGCTATTTTAGGATTAGCAGTATATTTAAACTTATCTATCATTTGTTTTTTCATTAACTCAACTGTATTAATGTCTGGCTTTATACAAAAATCATGATCTATTAATTTTATACCTAATGATAATTCAGCCCATATATCGCTTCTATGCTTATCTACAAATGGCATTTTTGAAGATTCATATTTTCCACAATCATAAGATATATCACAAACATAACCATATTTATTTAAATCCATTTCATTTACATCTAATATTTCGTCAATATATGGATTACTATCTACAAGTTCAAAATAATTTTTAGGTATATAATAAGTAATATGTAATTCTGGATATAATGTTTTTATTGTTTTAAATAAGCACATTTGATTTACAATATCTCCAAGTCCACCGTGTCTTCTTATAATTGCTATTTTATTTCTTTTATTAAGTAATGTTTTTAATGAATATTTTTTAGAATCATTTTTATATAACATATTGTAAATAAAAATACCTCCTAAATATCATAGGAGGTATTAAAAAAAATTATCAGATTTTTATAATTATAATAATCCGGCAACTATTACTTGAACACTAGCAGCACTAGAAGATCCAGAAATAGTATTTGATATAATAATATTATTTAATAACAATTCGCCATTAGAAAATGTCAATGAAGTACTAGAATCTAAATCTATTCTTGCAGAATCAGATCCATTTAAATAAACATATACATCCTGATCAGATTCTATTGTCATAAATAATGCTGGTCCATTAAGATCTTTAAAAAAATCAAGCTTTACACTGTCTCCAGCTCCAATAAGTTCATGATAAACTTTTGGATAATTTGGTATATTAGTAAAATTTTCAGAAAACGGTAATCCATCATCTGTAATTAACTCTAATATCGCTTCATCAGCGGCTCTAGATTCTTCTACTCCAGAATCTATTAATCCTTGATAAGTAAAACGTTTGTAATAGTTAGATCCTGTAAATGTTTCACTTGGATTAATATATTTTATAGCTCCAGCTCCTAACGTTCCATCGCCTTCTCTCAAAAACCCTTGAACATATAATATTCCACTAGAAATATTTTTAAAAACACTCATGTTTAACTCCTTACAGTTAATTTTATATAAATATATATATTATCTAAAATTAAATATTTAAAAAAAATATTTTATATATAAATTATATGAAATATAAAGATTGTAAAATTAATCAATTAAGAAAAATACTTTATAATAGTTGTGAAAAATATTCGATGTATTATGAAAAAGACAGGGATGAGTTTTTAAAGATTTATAATAAAATAACAAGAATGAATAGAGAGAAAATACTTTTAGAATTAAATGTAAAAGAAAATGACGAGTTAAATGAAAAAACATATAATATTATAAAAAATATTATATAAAAAAATAAAAAAGGCATAATAAATTATATTTTTTTTATTATGCCTTTTAATTTATTAACTATTAGGACATTTCTTGCAAGAAGTAGAATTTGAATCATTATTATTACAATTTGTTGTACTATTACTGGATCCAACATAACAATCTTTTTTATCATTACAACTTCCATCTTCACAAGAATCATTAGATTCTTTAGATTCTTTTTGTTTATTTGAAGAAAAAGCTTCTTTTATACTTTTAGATATATCAGAAAGATTGTCTTTCCAAGCTTTTTGTCCTTCTTCGTCATTAACATCAGAATTAATATTTTTTATTAATTTTACAAGACCTGTTATTACTGGTATTAATGCTGGAATAGATGGTGTTCCACCAGCAGCAGCGGCTCCGGCCGTTACAACTAACGTAGCTATTCCAGAAATAATTGCCCTATTAGCAGCTTTTACTTTTTCTATTTCTTTTTTATGAGCAATTATATCGGAATCTATTCTAGAATCATCAACTGTTGGTTTAGAAACCGTTACGGGAATAGATACATCTATTCCTTTTTTAAGATCATCTATGGAACTATCAATTTCTTCATTTTTTATAATATTTTTAGCTAAAATTTCTATTCTTTTTGAATAATCTTCTTGAGATTCTCCGGGTTTTAATCCATCTAATATAGCATCAATAAATTTTTTTTCTTTGTCCATTTAAATCTCCTTTTATTTAGAATTCTGATAATATTTGCTAATTACATCCGTCAATGATTTTTCTATTTCTTCAGGTATTCCAGAAGCAAAAAAATCTTTTAACAATTGATCTTTTACTGATGCTTCTTCTGTAGCCATACTATTTATAACTTCTACTGCTCTAGCACCAGCATCTATTTTTTGTGATATAACAATTAATCTAGAAATTTCCGTTTCACTATCTTCTTTTATTTTTTGAATACCAATTATATAATTTTGTCCAGCCAAAGCTGATTTTTCAGATATTTCTTTCTGATCTCCAATATATTGTTCCTGAATATCAGACAATACCTTGTCATATTTTTGTTTTAATTGAATACATGCTTTTTCTGTTTTTTCAGTAACAATATAATTTATTAAATTAGAAACTTCTTTTGATGCTTCAATTAATTGGGTTTTAGTATCTGTTGCGAGTTTTGTTCTTATTTCAATAGCTTTTTTACTCGTAGCACATGAACTAAAAGTTATTGATAAAGCAAGAAAAATAATTAATTTTTTCACATTATCCTCCTTATATAAATTAAATTTATATATTATATTATAGAAAATTTATATAAATAAATTTATTTTACTAAATTATTTTGTAAAAAATTTATAATCTTATGAGGAGTATTTTTGTCTTTTATATCAAATTCCAATGAACCAGTATTTTTAGATCCAATTGAAGGTATTAATTTTATTAAAGTTTGATTTTTTCCATTTTTTTTGCAAACATCAAATTTTATATCATAACCTATTTTTTTTAATGCTTCAATAATATTTTCTTTTCCAGTAAGGTTAGAATTATCAATTTTATATAAATGATTTTGTATCCTTTGAAGGACTTTAATTAAATTATTATTAAATTGTTTGTTTTCTTCTAATATAAAAGATTCTTTAATATCATTTTTGTTTATTGTTTTTTTTTATTATTTTTTTCTTTTTTATCTTTTTTATTATCTTTATTGTCTTTCAAAAATGATTTTAATCTTCCATCATAAATAGATAATTTAGCAAGATCAGTTCCAGATGTTGTAAACAAATAACCAACAGGATATTGTATTGTTTGCCATCCATTTGCTCTAGCAGATTCTTCTAATGCTCTTGTAAGATCTTCTTGATTTAGTTTAAATTTAGCGCCATCATTATCTTCTATTGTAATAATTCCAGATTCTTCATTATTATCAATAACTTTATAAATTTTTCTTCCAGGTATTTCTGCAAATATTGAATTTTCATTTTCGCTTTTTATACCTATAAATGATTCTGGAAAATAAAATTCTGATTCATTAATTAATAAATTACTTATTTTCCATCTAATAAATGAATTCATCTTTTTTTTCATAAATTACCTCTTATTATATTAATATAACATTTAATAATATATATAAATATTTTAAATAATTTTAAAATTATTTGTTTAAAATTATAATATTATTCTAATGAACTAGAATCAGAAATAGACCCAGAAATAGTTGGGAAATATGCATCTCCTGATCCATAGCTAAAACTTTTTAAATCATTAGATTTATATTTTGAATAATAATTTCTACAAAAACAATATGGATAATATTTTCTTTTTTTTCTTTTTTTAGATTTAGTTATTATATATTTTTTAAATTTCATACTATTATATATTAACAATATGATTAAAAAATGGATATTAAATAATTTATTTATAAATAATAAATTAAATAAAATTAGATTAAGAAAAGAATATGTTTTAAGTAATAAAAATTATTTTGATATTATTTATAATAAAACATCATTTTTAGATAATAATTCTTCAATGTCAGAAAGATTATATTGTATTTTAAATAATATAAAATCAAAAACGACATGTAAAAATATTAATTGCAATAATAAAGTTAATTATATTAATTTTTACTTAGGATATCATAGATTTTGTTCTACAAGATGTGCATCTAATGATTTTGATGTTAAACAAAAAGTAATTAAAACATGTAATGAAAAATATGGAAAAAATCATCCTCAATTAAATGATAAAATAAGACAAAAATCTATAAACACTATTATTAAAAAATATAAACAAAATAGTTTTTCAAAAACAAAATTATTTAAACAAAAAATGAGAGATAATTGTATTAAAAAATATGGAAAAGATAATTATATGCATGTAAATCACATAAAAAACAAATTAAAACAAACTAATTTAATTAGATATGGTCATGAAGTTGCTTCTAAAAATATAGAAATAAGAAAAAATATATTAAAAAGAAGAGTTGATATACCAGAAAATAAATTAGATTTATTGTTTAATAAAAAATGGCTTGAGTATAATCATATTGTTTTAAATAAATCATGTAATGAAATATCAAAAGAAATAGGTATAGATGTAAAAACAATTTATTATAAATTTAAATATTTCAACATTCCAATAAATAAAAATCATAAAAGTAAATATGAAAAAGAAATAATAGATTTTTTAAAATCAGAAAATTTAATAAAAAATTCTAGAAATATAATACCACCATATGAACTAGATATTTACTTACCAGATTATAAATTAGCTATAGAATTTAATGGATTATATTGGCATTCTAAATTTGATAAAAACTATCATATAAATAAAACAAATTTATGCGAACATAAAGGAATTAAATTATTACATATATTTGAAAATGAATGGATTGATAAATCAAATATATGGAAATCCATTATTAATAATAATTTAAATAAAAATAAACTCATATTAAAACATACTATAAAAAAAATATCTGACATTAATATTATAAAAAATTTTATAAATAATAATTCAATATTAGATGTAAAATTAAAAGGTTTATATTTTGGAGTTTATTATTTAAATGATTTAATAGGAATAGCTATAATAAATAAAAATAATATTAATATTTTTAATAAAATAAATATTGATTTTAATAGAAATAATATAATATATAAAATAATGAATCAATATAATATAGATAAATTATATTTAAATCTAAATAGAAGAATATTTTCTAAAATAAACATAAAAAAAGAATATTCATTAACAAAACCTCATAAAATATGTTTTAATAAAAATAATAAAAATATGATTGAAATATGGGATTGTGGAAATATAATCGTAGAATATAATGAAAATACCGTCTAAAAATAGACGGTATTTTCAAAAATATAAATAATGAAATTACTTTACTTTATATATTTTTTCAACTATAACGTCACCCTTGTTCTCTAAAGCAGTTATCTGATCACTAAATTTCTCTTCAGGTATATCAAGAGTAGACTTCCATGGCAAAGTAATAACATGTGTTCCACCGCCATCTCTTGTTCTTAAAGCTAATTGAATAGGACCGCGTCTTTTATTAGTTACTCGATAAATCATTTTTACTCTCCTGTATAATTATTTGTCATTAGGAGTTTCTCCTTCTTTTACTTCTTGTGTCTGTTCGTCAATAGTATCACTAGGCATTAAATCTCCTAATATAACATATTTTTTAGTAATTTGTAAAACCGACTTGTCTCTACGAATTGGTTGAGTTATATGCCCTTCTGCTACAATAGAAAAAGAATATTTTAATATTCTAACTTGGCTATCCTCTACTTCCATGTTAATGTTATTCGTAGAACCAGTAAGTTTTACAGGAGTTTCCCAAGGAATCCCCTCTATAGTTATATATGAAACTAAAGAAAATTTTTGCATTACTTGTTCAACCATTTGCATTAAATGTTCATAATATTTTGACCATAAATTTAATGTATAATTAAAATTAACCGGAATACCTTTGGCAAATCTATAAACTACGTCAAAGTTTCTTTTTTCATTACCGTAAGCTCTTTGAATATCAGCTTTATGATATATATAACGATTTTCATCTAATGATATATCCCCAGGGTTTAATGCCATGACAGGCAATATAATTCTATCAACCAATCCAGCTTCTTGTCTATCTGGATTTTTAACAAATTGTTCTCCAAAAACATAAATAGCGGCTCTTTCATGAGAACCAAAAATTATAGGAACAGGATATATTATATCATTGTCTATAATAGTTGTATCAGAAAATAAATCCATCATTGCTTTATTTGTATTTCTTATACATTTAGAATACCCATAAATATAATGTCTAGATACATTAGATTTAGGAGTATATATTCTAGGTTTTTGTATTTCTGGATTATTTGCAAATGATTTATCTGTTATGTTTGCCAATTTATATTTATCCTTTTTATATTACAAAATCAATTAATACCGTCAATTAATTGTATTAATTGAGATATTATTGGTAATTTACTTAAATTAGGATCAGTTTTTAGCTTAGAAGCAATTTGTTTAACTTTTTCTACATTTGGATTGGTTTGTTGTTGTGTTTTAACAGGAATATTTATTGCCCCTTGTTTGTTAGAAATATTCTGGTTTTGGGTTTGCTGAAGGGTGTTTGGATTTTGATTTTGAATATTTCCATTTTGGTTTTGGTTTTGATTATTATTAATAAATTGTTGTTCTAAAAACTTATCATATTTATCTATATATGACTTTAAATCATTATCCATAGTAAAAGATTCTTTTAAATCAATCATTTTTTTTCTCCTTAATAACAATATAATATTATATATTATTATTTTTTTAATAATTCCAATATTTCTTCACTCGGGTTATCAATATATTCAATAGCGTCTTTATTTTGCAATACTGCTATTTTTTGAACTTCTATTGGACATCTTGGTAAAAACTGCAAAACTAAACCATTTAAACTTGCTGCTAATTTTTGTAATTCAATAGAAGGATAAGTCAAATATCTTATATTATATGGATCTTGTTTTATTAGTTGTTCTTTATCTTTTTCTTTTAATTCGTCGTATTCTCTCATTTCATTTATATATTGATTAAAACTTTTCATTATTATCTCCTTTAATCTATATATTTTATTCCTTTCCAGTTTTCTCCTTTTTTTCCATGATATATATGTAACGGTACATTATCAAAATATATTATTTTTTCATATAAACCTAATGACTTTAATTGTCCATATATTTTATAATCTATTACATCATATCCTACATGTGATTTAATTGAATCTAATTTAATTGTATCTATTTTATTTAAATAATCTGATTTAAATGTTAAAAACCATCCCATAAAAGGTGATGGATATAATACTTCTCTTTTTATATTTTCCCACACCCAATATTTATTATTTTTATTATTATTATATAATTTAAAAAATAGATCTATATCATCTTTAGAAATATCTTCTCTATATGACGATATTAATAATTTTTCACTTTCAATAAAATTACATGATGTTTTTAATAAAATATCAGGAGGAAATATAATATCGGCATCAGTTAAAAACAAAAACTGGTTTAATCCTATTTTTTTTATTATATTATAACAATAATTTATCATTAATCCTTTATTATTATAATCATTACCAGAATAAGGTATTAAACAGATATTAAAAAATCCATTATTAATATAATTATATACTACTCGAGCGGTTTCGTAATCTTTATTACTACTTATTATAATTATTCTGTATAATTCTTTATTATATAACACATTGTTCCAATAAAATAAAGATGCATTTAAATAATTAGAATAATAATTGCAAACAATTAATATATCAAAAGTTTTGTATTTCATTTATTATATTTCTCACAGTTTTTTCCCAAGATATTAAATTCGGATAATTTTCAATAAAATCATTTCTTATATTAAACGGAGTATTTTTACTATAATTATTTAAAACATTATTTATTTTATTAACAATATTATTCGTGTTCCATAATATAATATTATTAGATTTTAAATAAAAACTTGGAATTTTAGCATCTTCATGTAAAAATATATAATTTCCAGCATATTGATTTTCTAATATTGGATATCCAAAACTTTCATTCATACATATAAATATTTTTGATTTATTATATACTTTACATATTCTTCTATAATGAGAAGTTGGACCATATAGATTTCCACATTTTTCAAAAACAAATGGGTAATTACCAAATTGTATAAATTGAACGTTACATTTTTTTAATATATCACTATATGCTTTTTTTAAATTATAATATATAGGTTCATCCCAATTTATTTTACAAAAATCAACAATTATTCCATTATAATCTGATTTTTCTGGATATATCCAATCAAATTGACCACATCCTATTTCTATCTCTTTATTATTAATATATTTCTTTTTAATTACAAAAAATTTATCTATTGAGTTAAAATTATTTAATTCTTCTTGATTATTAGATAAAAACTTATATTCATTATTAGTTATTTCAAAATCTTTTTTATCATCAAATGGAGCAAATCCAGAATATGAAATTATTTTAGCATTTGTTTTAGATTTAATATCAAATAAATTACATTTTGATATTCTTTTTCCTATCCATATAGGGAATATTATAAAATCAAATCCTTTTAATTTTTTTGGATCTATATATAATCTTTCAGGTTCGTGGATATCTAATCTTACAAAAATTATTTGTATATCTTTAAAAAAATCTATATTTTTAATTGATATATTTCTTATTCCGTTTTTAATTCCTTCTATTAAAAAAGAAGGGGCATTATTCCATTGTTTTCTTACACATAATACTGCTATTTTTATCATTTTTCGTTTCTTAAATCAAAAATTTCATTATTAAAAATATCATTGTTTTTTATTAATTCAGAAATTATAATATCATATTTTTTCATAATTTCAATAAATTCATCATATAATAATTTGTCACATGACTTAAATGTAATTGAAAATCTTTTTAATATACTTTCTAAAGATTTTTTCTCGTTTATTAATTCAGATATTAAATATAATATTCTTTTTTCTCTAATTAAATTTTTATAATTTTTTTTATTATTTAAATTCATTTTTTTTATTTTATTTTTTCTATTTTCAACTATTTCGATATATGGTCCGATTTCTGAATTGTATTCTGAATTATTAAATGTACAAATAAATTCAGGACTTTCTATTATTATTTTTAATAATTCTATCTTATTAATGTTTAATTTTTCTGAAATATATTGTAAACTTTTATATTCTGTTTTTTCAGATATAACTATTTCTTTTATTTGTTTTATAATTTGTTTATTGTTCATGATTTTCTAATACCTCTAGTATATAATTTACTAAAACTCTTGGATTATAATACTCATCAAAAAACTCTTTTCCATTTTTAGCAATTTCTTTTCTTTCTTCTTTATTAATTAAATAATACATAATTTTTTCTTTTAAATCGCTTTCGTTATTAAAAAATACACAATGCTTTTTATCTTCTGGTTCTATATATGCAAATTTATTCTCTGTTTTTTGAACTAATAAAAATCCACCTAAATATAATATTTCAAATTGTCTAAAACAATTTCCTCCATTTCCTCTAAGAGATATATTAATTTTACTAGACTTTAATAAATTAATATATTCAATCATATTAAATTCTCTACATTTAATATTATCCGGGAAAGCTACATTAAAACTTAAATCTTTTCTATTATATAATCCTCCAAAAAAATTAATATCTGGCCATTGTTTTAACATACTAATATATTTTATTCTGTCTTTCGGCCAAGCAGATCCAGAAAAATAAACATCTATATTTTCTCTATTTTCTTCACAATGAGTTTTATATAAATCATTATTAATTTTAAATGAAGTTAATAAACAAAAAGGATAAAGTTTTTTATTTAAATCTGATGATTTTATATTTTTTTGATTTCCCTTAATATTTATGTTTGATATAATCGTATTTTCTTTAAACTGACTTTTAAAATATATCTCACAATTATTCCAATAATATTCTGGTATAAGAGAACTATCTATAGAATCTATAATAACTCTTTTCGTCTTTGATTTAAGATGAGAAGAAATAAAAACAAACAATGAAGAATCTGAAAATATAACATAATCATAATAACCATCTTGTAATCTTGTTAATGCTATTGGTTCTGAAACACATGAGATTTCTTCCATTTCGCTAAATGGCAAAAAGCTTTCTCTATACCATCTTTTTCCAGTCCAATTAAATTGGTTTGGACCTAATTTTATTGAAAAATAATGTATTAAATTTTGAACTGTTGGATTTATATGTTCATTTAAAAGTAAAATTTTCATTAATATAATTTATTATAGAAAACATTATAAAATAATACAAATATATTATTTATTTGACTTAAAATTTTGATTGATAAATAATTATTATTTAACGTTTATGTTTCACCGCTAGATAAATCAGGAGATTGAGAAGAAGGAGCTGGAGGGGGCATTGATCCTCCTCCAATCCCAAGACCGGCACCTAATTCACCACCTATTCCACCACCTATTCCACCACCCATTCCACCACCCATTCCACCTCTAAATAATCCACCTAATGGAGAAGATCCTGGAAATTCACCAAACTGTTGATTATCAGATAATCCTTTTATTCCTTTCATTATTGTTTTCTTTTCTGATAAATCGACCCAACTAATTGTATTTTTTGATTTTTTAATAGCTTCAACAAATTTTTCACCTAAACCTCCAGGTTTTTTCCAATCATTAATTGAAAAACTAGTCGTTCCAGATTTATATTTACTTTTATCTAGAAAATGATTGTTTATCCAATTTTTAGCTATTTCTTTATGGTCATCGCTTTGATTAATATCAGGTTTTATTATAACAAATTCTCTATCATCTTTTTTATATAAATTTAATGATACCTTTCCTATCTTTAAATTATTTTCTTCTGATTCTAACATGTATTCTTTAAAAGTTTTCATTATTTATTATATATTATCTTAATATTTTTTATTTTATAAAATATTTTCTTATATACATCTTTAAAAAGATTATATTATAAATTATTTATTATAAAAATCAATATTAATTTATATCAAAAAACAAAATATTTATTATATATAGTATAAAAAGGAAAATTATATTATGGCGATTTATAAAACAGACGGATCTAATTTTAATTTACTTGGAAGCATGCAAACATATCCAATAAAACAAGCAGACACAGAATTATTTGATAGACTTGATAGAGAACAAATAAAAATAGGTGGAAGTGAAGTAATTTATTATAAATCTTTTTTAGATACAAATTATGATGAGTTATATATGGAAGCTTCTGATATAATAACTTCTCAAGAAGGATATCATATTTATTCTCAATTTACTCCAATTAGACCAACTCAGCCGCATACTATTTTTGGAATTGATTCACCAGATGAAATGATATTTAATTTCAATTTAACAGAATGGAAAGAAACAATTGGAGAATTACCAAAATTAAAAAGTTTAATATATTGTAAATGGGATTTTGGATCTGTATGGGAAATCATTGAAAATAATATTTCTGAACCATATAAAATATGGAAAAAATATAGACTTCAAGTTGTTACTAAAAAATACCAACCTTCTAGATCAGAAAGACATCCTACCAGAAGAGATTCTGAGGATGTAAGTTTAAATAAAATAAACATATATTAATATATAATATTTGAATACATTGATTTTAAATATTTATCAATAGCTTTAAATAGTCAAAAATAATAAAGATAATTATTGAAAAACAATCATTTTATATTATACAAAATAATAGAAAATTATTAAATATTATTAAAAAAATTATATAAAATATAATATTAAATATTAAAATTTTTAATATTTATTTTTGCATAATAATTATTATTGATCATTTTTTTATTATATCTTGATAAACATTCATTATATGATTTAAAATTTTTACAATCAAGCGTTGGTAGTGATAAAACTATTGGAACATATGGACTATATTTTTAAACAATCTTTTCCAGAATATCCCATTAAAATCAAATCTTTTGGAAACAATACGTCTTGATATACTTTAAATTGTTTATTTAATATTCCATAAAATTTAATTCCATAACTTTCATCGATATTTAAATTTTTTTCAAAATCAACACGTGTTTCAAGAATTGATATGTTTTCTATGGATGTTATTATAAAATTACCATAATTAGTTAAAATATTTTTATATATTATACTAGATATTTCCATTATTTTATGATATAAATAATCAGATTTTTCTTTTACTGTTTTCCCATCAACTATCGAAAAATCCAAATCCATTTCTATTCCTGCGTTAAATATAATATCATTAATTATTTGCCTATCTATTTCTGATTTTATTGAATATATAAAATCTTTTATAATATTTGATTCTAAAATCAAATTATTATCATGTAAAATTTCTTTATCAATATTTAACATAAAAGGAGTATTAAATTTTTTGGTATTAACAGATATATTTTCATGTTCTATAGAAACATTTAATGAAAATTCATCTGAATCTTCTTTTGATGTCTTATAATAATATACACTTCCAGTTGGTTGGGTGGTTGGCTGAATAGATACTATATCATTTATTATTAAATTTTTAAAAATTTCTTTTACTATTGGTAAAGAAATTTTTAAAAATTTTTTACCAATTCCATAACAATTATATTCCTTAAAAGATATATCATTATATTTGACTTGATTTTTTAATAAAATATATACCACTTTTCTTGTATGCTCGTCACTTATATCATCTAATTTCCAATCAAACTTATAAGGTTTTTTTACTTTTTCTATTATTTTTTGATCAAACATAGGATTATTCTTTTTCAAAGAACATGATCTACAAATATGTTTATTATGATTTTTAATAAAATTTTTATTGGCATCTTTCCATTTAATAAAAAATTCTTTACCACATCTATTATAATCACCATTACAATCATATCTAATCTTTACTAAAGTATTGTTTTTAAGATTTTCCAACATACATGTTTTACTCCTTTATAGTTCATATTATATAAAATATTATATTAAAATTATTTATTTTAGTCTTTCTTATAATAAAAGGAGTAATAAATGAAAACTATTATTATGACAAAAGATCAATTGTTAAAATATTATGAAAATCATGAAAAATTCGATATGATAAAAAATGAAATAATAAATTCAAAAAAATTAAAAACACAAGTAAATTTTAATAATATAGAATCTCCAATAATTGGAAGATATAAAATAATATTTATTAATGAAAAAAATGATAAAACAAAACATCTATATGAATATGCTAAAAATATATCTAATATAACTATATTTAATGATAAAAATACAAACGTTGCTGATTTTTCATTTAAGTTATTTTTTGACGGATCAGGATCTAATACTCTTCAAGAAATTATATTAAAAAAAGATCATTCTGGAGATATAATAATAAAACAAATTAATGAACTAAACCAATCATATTTCTTTATAATATTAAAAGATTATAAAATCAATGAAATAAAAATAAGTGAAATAAATAAAGGAATGGTTGATATAATAACATCAATAGAATATAAAGAAACAATAATTATTAATAACGATTAATTCCATACAAAAACCATATTTCCACAGTCCCATATCCTTCTATAACCATTATTATAAATATTTTCTATCTTTGTTAAATCTTTGTTAAAATATTTTAATTTATATTTTTTAAATTTATCATTATAATATAATTCTAAATCATTTGGAAGGAAATAATAATAATTGTATTCAGTATTGTTAATATATTTAAATCCTAAATCATAAAATACATCTCCGTTTCCATATCTTCTGTTTTCATAAGCTATAATCGATTTCGGTTTGTATTTATTAATAAAATAATTAAATATCTTGTTATATCCACCAATAATTGAATAATTAATTAAAGAACTATATCTAGACAATTCAAATTGATATTTACAATTAGATCTTGGAATCCTAAATGACATAACAGAAATTAATTTATTATTATAACATAATCCTATATTTATAATAGAATTAGTATATCCATATAAATGATTATTATTATAAAAATCATTACAGTTTTTTATTTCTACAATATTACAATATTTGGAATTTATACATATATTTTTTCCAATTTTATCATTAATAATTGATTTCCATATATTCTTTTTTATATCATTTATCCATTCATTTTCAAATATATGAAATAATTGTATTCCTTTTAAATTACACATATCAGTTTTTATTGCATGCTTGTTTTTTAAATTACTATCTGAATAAACATTATTAGAAGAATGCCAATATAAACCATTAAATTCAATTGCTAATTTATAATCTGGTAAATATATATCTAATTCGTTTGGATATATTATCTTTCTATCATTAAAGATAATATTTTTAATTTTAATAAATTCTCTTATTTCTTTTTCATAAGATGATATACAATTTTCATATCTTATTGGAATTTCTAGCCTATGTAAATAACTAAGAACAGTCGTATAATAAACATTTAATTGTTTGGCTATTTCTTTGGACGTCTTATTATTATTTATATATTCTTTATATAACCATTCTTTGTTTTGCAATAACGCGAGACTTTTATCACTTATATGTTTTTGATTGTAATTTGTTTTTCCATATTTTATTAAACATGTTTGTTTTCCTTTTTGACGAATATAACTAGAACACAACGAGCTGTTTCCACCATATTTGATTTTACAAGTATTTTGTGTTTTTTGTTTAATATTATCTGATTTTTGTGGATTATCACAGCCATATTTCTTTATATTAGTATTTTTAATTTTATTTTTAATTTTTGTAGAAGAAAAAACATTCTGTGCGCCATATTTTTTTAAATTAGTTTTTTTTATTTTTTCTTGAATACACTTGGATCCAAAAGGAGAACTAGACTTATACTTTTCTTGAAATACTTTACGAATTTTTAATTGTACATTTGAATCATTAAAACATGATATGTTTAATTTAGATAATGAATCAGAAATCTTTTTTTTGATATTAATATTTTGAACAGCATGTTCTACTCCATATTTTTTTAAACAAGTTTGTTTTCTTTTATTTATACTAGATTGTATTCGATCATTTGTTAATAATGACCAATTATATTTTATTTTTTTAGAAATAACACTTTTAACATTTTTATCTGTATGAGAACAATTTCTGCAACAAAATTTTTGATATCCTAGATTAAAAGATAAAAATTTACTATTATTTTGACAATTAATATTATTACATTTTACGTTTTTAGTTAATCCATTAATTATACAATATATTCTTTCAGAAATAGAAGCATTATCATTTAAATAACTAGTTAAATCTAAAATTATATTATATTTATCTATATGTTTTTTCTTAATTATTCTAAATCTATTTGGATCAATATTTTTGTCTTTTCCAATAACATTTTTATATAACCATTTTATAATCATAACAAAATAATAAATAAAATATATACTCGCTTAATTATATCTACAATAAATAAAAAAGTGGGAAGACTTTCGTCTTCCCACTAATAAATTCATACAGCGTTGATTTTATTAAACTTATATCACGAAATTTTGGACGCTGATTCTGGCGTAAAATTTAGCACCCTCTCTCAATAGTTTCTTTCCATATCGGGTTAAAACACCCCTTCGAGGACAGAAACTGTCTGGATCCAACACAACGGGAGTTTGTGTTAATGGTACATACGGACAATAGAAATATCCACTATCCATATAACTATCACCACGATATCCCATTAGAATAGAACCACGAGGGAATAAGGGATCTTTATACACTTTCCAGCGACCATTTACTGTTCCAATATATTGAATTCCTAATGAAGATTCAAAATTATTGGAAGGAGCAGGAGCAAAACCAGCTGTTGCAGTTTCAAAAATAGATGCAACTTCTGGAGATGTCACAATCCAGTTTGCGCCACCGCGCAATGTTTTTCTATGAATGATATTGGAAATTTCAACTACTTTAATATACAACGACTCATACTTTTCTTTTATAGTATCGCCAAGAGCCGTTGCAAAGTCCCAAGTAGCAACTGTTCCAGCATTTCTACGAAGATCAGTTATAATTTCCCTGTCAATTTCAAGATTGATTTCTTTTGCCAAGACCTGAGTCAATTCAGCCTCAGCATCAATATTGTGCTGAGAACGAAGATCTTGCTGTGCCTCAAATGACCAAACAGCTTTTAACTTTCTGGTTTTTGCGACTATAGACTCAGATTCAATAACCAAATTAACCTCTGGCATATCAGCATTGCATTCCATGTCATATTCATAAGTAGAAGTTGTAATAGTTAAAACATCAGCACCAGCACCAGCACTTGTATTTACAAATCCTGTTCCTGTAAAAACAATCACTCCAGTTGTTGGATTAAAAGTAACCTCGTTTAGCGTTATATCAGTTGTAATTGCAGTATTTGTAATATCATATTTATACGTTCCATTAGTTAAAGTTCCATTAACAGATTCGTCAACAGCGGCTAGAGCAGCTGTTGTTCCAACCCATCTAAATACAGATGTAGAAGCAGAACTAATTGAAAAATCAAATGTAACTGTTTGATTTTTATCTGTATCTTTACAAGTAAATTTTCCCCATACCATATAAGGAACATTAGTTCCAAATGGAGAGCCATATCCACCAGGAAAACCACCAGCTGTTGCAGCCGTAACAGCATTATTTGCATTTGCATCAGAAATATCTGCATAAAGTGTTCCATTGTTTAGAATAGGTGTATGGGAAAATACACCTGTTGCTGTAGTTGTATTAGTAATTACAGTAGATACAGATTCTCCAGCAACTCTTTGATGAGAATACCAAATATCTAAGTTGGCATCACCATCTGTTTGCTGTTGCATAGTAATGCTTTCAGCACCAGCTGTTCCAACAGGCTGGTCTTTATTAGTTTGACCAAGAGTAGTTCCTTTATCTGTTCCATAGCGAAATCTTAAGTAATAAACAAGTCCTGTTGGACCAAGTAAAGGTTGAACCGAAACGATTTTATTAGCTACTAACTGAGGATAAATTCTTCTTACTAGAGGAATAGAAATTCTACGGAATTGTGCGACGTCTGAAGTATCAGTTCCGCCAGTAAGAGCCTCGTTAATAGGTATTTGTCTGTTAAGAAGCTCTTGATTTTCTAATAGGACAGATGTTACTCTTCTGGTATATATATCATCTATACCTTCGAGTAATCCACTTTCATCCCATTTTTCTTCAAGTTTAGTTGCTTCTGCGATTAGAATATTATTAATATCCATATGTTTTTTACTCCTATATAAAATTTTTTACTTTGTTATGCCTGCTAATTTTCTCATATAATCAGATTCAGACATAATAATATTTCTATTGGCTCTTTTGTCTACGGCTCTCTCTGTAATTAATTCGTGTTCAGAAATTACACTTCCGCGACCTTCTACTTCCTCTGCATTTCTTTCTGATAACCTTCTTTGTATTCTTCTTTCTATATCATCACCTCGATATATACTGTTTTTATTTTTAATATAATCAATATCATCTTTATAATCATTGTCATTATACTCATTGTCATCATCATCATCTTCATCTAAATCAATCTTTCGATTTTTAAAATCCTCATCTCTAGTATAAATACCTTTATCTTTTTTATTATAAATACCTCTATCTTCGAGTGATTTAGGACGATATTTTTTCGAAGAACTTTCTGTTAAAAGTCTCATATTTTTAGCTTTAATTGTTTTGTTTTCTGCCTTTAATCTTTTAATACTTTCCTCTAAATTTTCTATTTTTTCAGATACAGAATCATCAATTTCACTAGAGCTTAGAGAAGACGATACGATTTTTTTGATTTTATCAAATGCAACTTTATGTTCTAGAATTTCTGGAGAATTTTGTAATTCTCTTTTTACGGCTTCTGTAATTTCATCAACTCTTTCTTCAAGGAATCCATCGATTTTTTCAACAAGATCATTTTTCATATCTTCTATTTGTCTCATATATTCTTCATATAAGTTTTGCTCTAATTGTTCATTATAAGCTTTTTCTTCTTCAATCATGTTCTTAGCAATTTCATACTGCTCATTTAGAAATGATTCAAATTCATTGGCTTGTCTTTGTAATTGTTCATCTTTTTCTTGAATTTCTAATTTAGCTTGTTCATATCCTTCAATTGCTTTATCAATATTTTCTTGCAATTTATATTCATTTTGTTCTTTAATTTCTTCAATCTTATTTTCATAAGATTCTTTAATGCTTTTCATTTGCTGATCCCATTCACTATATGATGATTCTAATGTTCTTTCATATTCTTCTTTGAGATTTTCTCTTGTATTTTCAACAAATTCATTAATAGCTCTTTCGACATTAGAAACCTGATCTCTAGGAATAAGATTTTTTACGCTTTCTAATATAACATCTTTTAATCTTGACATGTTTTAATCTCCCATTAAAATTTTTTATATATTTAATCTTTAATTGATTCTTTAAAAAGTTCTCCAATTAATCCTATTAATTGATGTGAATCTACATTATTGTTTCTATTAATGTTGTTAGTAGTATTTATTAACGAAGATTGTTTTTTTTGTTGAAATTTTTGAGGATTATTACGAAAACGGTTTTTTATACTTTCTCCAATTTGTTGTGAAACAAATGCGCTTGGAGTAGAAGGATCAGCGACAACATCAAATGTAATTAATTTGAAAGTTTCATCAACTATCATTGTACCATCTTTATCTGTCTTTCCGTTTCCAATACCACGAGAAGATATTCCAACAGGAATTCCACATCTAATAATAGTTTCTAATATTTTTCCGGCTGGAGTTGGAAGTATTTCTCCTTCACCATATAAAACATTATCAATCCACCAAAGTCTTGTTATTAAATGTGATGCATTTTCTAAATGGATAATAGAATCAGATGGATGATCTAATTCTCCAAATAACCTTCTTTCTAATATTATTGGATCTAATCTGCATCTTTCTCTTTCAAGAAGATTATATCTATATAATCTTCCATTTTTATTTTTAACTTCAGCTTCTTGAAATTTACCTTTAAATTTTACAAAACCATTAGAATTTGCAGATTCATTAACTTCAATTTCAATCATTGAACTTCCAACGCAATCACATATTAAATATTTTTTTTCTTTTTCCATTAATTTGTTCCTTTTAGCTTAAATCTAAATTTCTCGAATCGAGAGATTTAGGAGCCATTGGGTTTTGAACAACTCCATTTTTCATAACATTAAAATCTTTATATTTATCCGGATTAAATAAATCTAATTTATTAGGATCAAATTCTTTTTCTTTTAAAGAATATTTATCACTTAAAACATATGAGTACATCTCTTCGTCACCGATATACGAGTCTTTTGTAGATTTTTTGGTTAATTTTTCATAATCATTTTTATCTAAATCTATATTGTCTCTAAAATGACAGGGTTCTTTGAATACCAATTGATTTAAAGTATAATCATTTTGGACTCTTGTTAATAAAGAACCAACAATATTTTTAACAAGATTTTCATTAAACGGATTAGATTTAATTCTACCAGCTATTTTACGATATTCTAAAATAAGCTGTTGAACTTCTTTATCTTTGATAATTTCTGTATTTTCAGCTTCTGATTCTAATATATCGGCAACTTTTTCTATAGTTTCATAAAGATTGTTTATGACTTTAAATTGTTTATTTGCTCTATCATAAATATCTTCATAATATCTTGAAGAAATTTCTTCAAAAGCTTCATAATCATCATCAGAAACCTCTTCGTCTAATGAAACAACTTCGTCAATAGCACAATATTTTGCAATATCATAAGCCTGATCATTATATATTTTGTGAGCTAATTTTCTTAAACCAATAGCAATATCTTCGCATAAATAAAAATCATACCCACTTTCTCCTCTAGATTCTAATATTCTAGAAATCATTGAAGATAATTCATCTTTGGATACATATATAATTTCTGGATTTTCAGCAACAATATCAATCAATGCCTCTTCTATTGCCTCTCCATCACCCATATTGTTATCTCTTTTAATTTGAACTATTTTATCCGAAAAATCAGAGTCTTTTTCTTTTTTTGAAAACTTATTTCTTGCAGCATGAACTTTAACGCGATGTTTTTTAGACTTAACACCCATTGATTTCTTTTTATTATCTTTATCTTTTGTATCTACCTCTACTTCATCTATTTCTTCATCCTCATCTTTATCTTCGTCATCTTCGTCATCTTCGTCTTCATCATCTTTGTCATCTTCATCTTCATCATCTTTGTCATCTTCATCTTCAATATCATCATCTATATCTTCATTTTCATCATCGTTATATTTGTCTTTTTTATTTTTTTTCTTTATTTTTACGTCTTCAACCTCGTCTTTTCCGACAATTTCGTCCGTATCTTTTAATGCTTCGATTAAATATTTCATCGAAGATATATAATTTGGAAGTTGATGGGCGTATTCCTCTAAACAAGGATCAACTGCTTTTAATGTCATTAATTCATCAGACGTAGATGTTAAAGATCCATATCTTCCATCTGATTTTCTAGATGATCTAATTTTTCCTTGTCTTTCTTGGTCTTCTTCATCTGCATTAAAACATCCACTATCTCCTGGAGCATGTCCTGTTTTTGCAGCTTTCTTTTTAACCATTTCTGTTATCGGAAATTTATACATTAGTTCTTCCCAACTTTCATTTGCAGATTCATTATCATCATTTTGAAGAGAGTTTATCATATTCTTTAAAATTTTCTTTCTTGATTTCTGTTTTGAAGATTCGTCTAATATTATTTTCTCAAAATTATTAAATTTAATAGTATCATTTTCTGTAAATCTATAACGAGCTTTTAAGAAAATATTAGGATTATCTTCTGAAGCAAATACAACATAGTCATCATTAATATTTTCAACTTTAAGTTTCTTTTTAAAAGCTTTTCGAAGTTTATTACTAGCTTTACAAATCTCGTCTCTAATATTATCATGTGACCTTTTTCGAATTGCTTCAAATGTTTCTTGTCCTATTTTTCTAGTTTTCATCAACATTCTCCTTATACTAATCTAATATTTGAATTTATATACAATTCTTATATACATTATCTTTAGTAGCTATATATTAAATATTATCAACATTTTTTAAAAATATTTTATAAATTTTATGTATATAAATTTAAATGAAAGAATTTATTGATTACATGAATACAAATAATGAAGAAAAAAGCAAAGAAAACGATTATAGCAACTCAGAATTATAAGAATTATGTTTAAAAGCAGTTAAATCTTTTGGATGTTCACTTATGTTTATTCCTGAAGATTATCCTTCTGAAAAAGTACAATTTGCTGCTGTTAAACAAGAAGGAGCATATATATCATATATTAATAATCCAACAAAATATGTACAACATGAAGCAGTACGTCAAAATATTGATAATATATTTTATATAAAAAATCCTGATCCAAATGTTGTATTTTATTGTATGGCTTCTGATCCAGAATTATTAAAAAATGAAAAAGAAAGAAGAGAAAAAATTCCATTCTATAAAGACCTTCCAGAAAATTATTTTCAAGATTTATCATTGGAAGTTCAGAAAATGTTAGTAAAATATGATGTAGCATTTACATTAATAATACCAAATTTACATCCTAAATTAAAAACTAAACTAACTAATGTTAGAAACATAGGATTGATTTAATAAAAAACTATATCAATCTATTTAAATTTTTCCTATTATATACATATATAAATATTATTATATTGTTTTCTAAGGAAAATTTATGAAACCATGGGAAAAATTATTTGATATTTTTAGTTCTGTATTTTCAAGAGATCTTTCTAAAGAAATACCTAGTCCATCATCACTCTCTGGAGCGGGAATAGGACAAGCCGACTCAGTAGGATCATCTGAATACCTTGAAGGCGGATCAACATTCAACCACTCCATAGAACTAACAGACCTAAATGACTTCCTAGAAGTTGGAGAACATACAGATAGAAAAGCTAGATATCTAGAATATGACAGAATGGAAAATATACCAGAAATATCATCTAGTCTAGACACTTATGCAGATGAAATAACAGTCCCAGATGTAAATGGAAAAATATTTGATGTAAAAACACCAAACAACGGAATAAAAAAAGAATTAGAATGGCTATTCAATAATATGCTACACCTTGACGATGGAACACTATGGTCATGGGCTAGAAATATATGCAAAAATGGAGATATATTTCTTGAAATAATTATAAACAGCGAACACCCAGAATATGGAATACAAAAAATAATGGAACTACCTCCTGAAACTATGTACAGAATTGAAACAGTCAGAGGAAGACTAATCGAATTCCAACAATCATATCTTGGACCAGATTACCAAGCCGTAGTAAATGATATAAAATCTAATAACCAAGAAAATAAACAACAAACAATTAATATTCCAACATTTGCATATATGACAACAACCGGAGAATTCCCAACATCTAATACCATAAGATTCACCCCACAACAAATAATACATATGAAAATAGGAAATAAAAGAAGAGGCTTTTACCCATATGGAATATCAATACTATATGCCGGAAGAAGAATAGCGCATCTACTAAAACTAATGGAAGATGCTATGGTAATATACAGATTAACTAGATCAACAGAAAGAAGAATATTCTACATAGATATTGGAACATTACAACCTAATAAAGGCGAAGCGGTAATAGAAAGAATAAAAGATAAAATAAAAAAGAAAAAAATATACAACAGACATACAGGACAAATAGATGAACGTTATAACCCGTGGGCGCTTGATGAGGATTTCTTTATTCCAACTAGACCAGAATCAAATACAAGAGTTGAAACTTTACCGGGAGCATGTTTGTCATTAGATACAAACATTCCATTGTTAGATGGTAGAGTTTTAAAATTAAAAGATATAATTGATGAATATAATAATAGAAAACAAAACTGGGTTTATAGTTGTAATCCATCAAATGGTGATATTGTTCCAGGTTTAATTAGTTGGGCTGGTATTACAAGAAAAAATACAAATGTTGTTAAAATTATATTTGATAATAATGAAGAATTAATTTGTACACCAGATCATAAATTTCCAATTATTGGAAAAGGAAAAGTTCAAGCAAAAGATTTGGTTATAGGTGAAAGCATAATTCCATTTTATACAAGAAAGTGTTCTACTGGACACAAAAGAGATTATATTCAAGTATACAATAATTATACGAAAAGATGGAAATTCGTTCATAGATTAGTGGCTGAATATTTTAAAAACACAGATCTTTATAATGAATTTTTATTTAATGAACAATATAAAGAAAATAAAAAAGGATTAGTTCATCATAAAGATTATAATAGATATAATAATAATCCAGATAATTTATATTGGATGAATTTACAAGATCATTCTGATTTTCATTCAACTAATTATTATTCTAAAGATTTAAAAGTAAAAATGCATAATGGTCTTAAAAAATATTTTAAAAATTTAACAAAAGAACAAAGAGAAATAAAAAGAATTATTTCTTATAAAAATATATTAATTGGTTTAAATAAATATTTACATAGATTAAAATCAGATAAAAATTATTCAGAATATTGTATAGAAAGAAGAAAAGAAGGTTTTAAAAAATCAAAAATATTAAATCCAGAAAAATGGGAAAAAAGAAGCAAACAACTATCTGAGCTCAATAAAAAAAGATTTTCAAATCCAGAATTTAAAAAAATGATAAAAGAAAAAGTATCTTTAAAATTTGATTATAAATTATTAAAAACAGTTGTCGATATATTTAATAAAAGATATAATATAACACAAGTAATAAATAGTTTAAATAAAAACAAAGAATTTATAAATCATTTTATTGAATTAAATAAACATATAGTTAGGTCTAACTTTAAAGAGTGTGTAAAGTCAAAAGGTTTTACTGCAAACCATTTAAATAAAATGTTAATTTATTTTGGATATAAAAATACAAAACATTTTATTAAAGAACATAAATATCTAAATCATAGAATTGTAAAAATCGAATATTTAAATGAAAAAATGGATACTGGAACATTAACAATTGATGTTAATGAAAAATATCATAATTTTCATACATTTGCAATTAATAATATTGGATTTGTATACAATTCGAATCTTGATCAGATAGATGATACAAAGTACTTTCGTGAGAAATTGATGGTTGCCCTGAAGTTGCCGAAAAATTATTTATTTCAGGAAGAGGTTTCAATTACAAGAACAAATTTTGCTACACAGGATATGCGTTTTGCTAGGGCTATTTATCGTGTTCAAAAGGTTTTGTCATATGGTTTGCGACAGATAGCAATAAGACATTTAACATTAAAAGGATATCCTGATAGTGATATTAAAGATATAAAGATAGATTTTACATCTCCATCTGATTGGTTAGAATTATCAAGGGCAGAGTTGTTAAGTAGTAGATATAATTTGGCATCTTCTATAAAGGGTTCAATGATTTATGATGATTTTACAATATTGACAAAATTGTTAAATCATACTGACGAGGAAGCTCGTGAAATTATAGATAGAATAGAGGCTCAACAATTAAGAATGCAGGAAATTCAGGCTCAGGGTCAAATATTTGCTCAACTAGCTACGGCAGAGGCTCAGAATCCTTATGCAGAGCCTAGCCAAGAACCTGAACAAACTCCTCCAGAAAATATTAATCCTTCTGATATAATAGAAAAGAGCCCAGAGGAAGAAAAGTCTACCAGTGTTCCTGAAAAAGAAGGTAGTGTTAAAAAGCCAACTCGTAGTAAAAAGAAATTAAAAAGATATGTTGATTTTTCAGATTTAGAAGCTGATGAAGAAGAAACAGATATCAACTACGATTTATAAAATTAGAAAAAGTTTATTAAAATAATTAAAAAAAATTAAAGGCGATTATAGAATTGTTTTAATAAATTATATTGTAGAGGAAAATTTCATGAAAAATAATGATATAAAAATAGATTTTAGTATAAACATTGATGGAGAAACATTAAAAAATGAAATTAGTATTTTTAAACCTTATGTAAAAACAAAGGAATATTATAATAATTTTTTTAGTGCTTCTATGAAATATATTGTTAATATTGTTTATACTAAAAAAATAGATTACAATAATTTAATGTTATTTATAGAAAATATATTATTGCCAAATGGAGAATTTGATATAAAAGTTTATGACTCAAATGACAATAATATTTTAAATATTATATGTAACGAAAGTGAAATTTATAATTATGGATATTATATTAATACATATATTTCTTATAGGATTAATATTAAAAATCAAGATATGATCAACTCATTAAATTGTAAAGAGGAAGCTTTTCTATCAAATATTAATACTTTTATAGAAAAAATAAAGAATAGCATAATATTTAACGAAATAAAAAACAAATTAATATATTTTTTAGATAAAGAAATTATCACAAAAGCAATAAAAATAAATCCAGATAACTTACAAATAATAAAAAAATTAAATATAAAATATTAAAATAAAGTTAATATAAGTTTATTATATATTTTCCTGGTTCTTTTTGTATATATGTTTCTTCTATATAAAGATATTCAAAATCATTATTAAAAAATTTATCTAAATTATATTGTTTTTCATTTAATTCATTTATTATTTTAATTGTTTTTAATTTTTTATTAATTATAAATTTAGTACTTTTTTCTTTTTCTATTTTAAAAAAAGGTAAATTTTGTCTAAACTGCTTGTCGAATCTATTATTTTTAAATTCATCGAGAAAAACATTACAATGATTATCAAAAAAAAATAAAGTTAAACTATAATAATCGTTTCCCCTAGTTGTTATATTAGTATATTCTTTTTGCATAAAAAACGATATTTGACTAGGTTTTATACATGTAATATCAAATTCTACTTGTTCTTTATTTAAATGTATAGAAAAAGGAATATTATTTTGTTTATTTATAATTTTAAATTTCTCTGAATTATTAATATCAAAATTATCTGAAGAGTTTATAATCAAAACACTATCATTATCAGAAACCAAATCAAATAATATAAATTCTTCTATTAACTTATCATCAACAAACCAATCTATAAAAAAATCATGATGTTTTTTTACTTTTATAACATGTTTTCCAGGACTAACAGATACACTTTTATATTTTGAATCTATTGATAGATGTATAATATTTGTATTTTCTATTTCACAAAATCTTTCGCAATCATTGTTTAAATTATCTATAATAATATTTTTCATATGTTTCTATTATATATAATAGAAAATAATAAGGAAAAATAATAAAAAATGCCAATATATGATCATAAATGTAAAAAATGCAATAAGATATCTGAACATCTTTATTCTAATAGTAAAGATATAGAAAAAGAACCTATTTTATGTCCTTTTTGTAATGAAATAACGGAAAGAATTATAAGCAATGTTCACTTTGGGTGGGAAAGAAAAATATATAAAACATTTGTAAAAGCCGAAGATGAAAGAGCCGAAGCCGAACAAAAAGATCATATGGGAAAAAATCCGTACAGTCTATTTCAAGACGAACAATAATATTTAAGCGAAAAAAAAATAAACTTTTTAATTATAAAAATATTAATAAAGGAGAATTTATATGTATTGGGGTGATTTATCAAATACGAAAAGAGAAATGTTATTAAATGAAAAAATTATTTCCCCAGAAAAAGTTCATAAACCAAAAGCTGAAATATTTAAAGAACCATCTTATGTCGAGGTTGTAAACAACAGAGTATATTTTTATTCATATGTTGGGTCATCAGAAATATTACAATTAAATAGAAGAATAACAGAATTAAATAATAATTTATTAGTAGATGCAATTACACAGAGTAGGGAGCCGGCATCTATATTTTTACATGTACACAGTTTTGGAGGATCTATATTTTCTGGTTTATGTGGAATGGATGAAATTAAAAACTCTAAAGTTCCTATAGTAACAATAGTTGACGGATGCTGTGCAAGTGCAGCAACATTTTTAACGGTAGTTGGTAAAAAAAGACTAATATATGAAAATAGTTTTATGTTAATACATCAATTATCTACTTTTTTCTGGGGAAAATTTGACGAGATGCAAGACGAGCATGAAAACTGTACTGTTTTAATGGAAACAATAAAAAGAATAATGGATAAATATACCAAAATACCTTCTAAAAAAATAAATGAAATATTAAAACACGATTTATGGTTTGATTCTAAAAAATGTTTAGAATATGGTTTAGTTGACGAAATAATATAAAGAGAGATTTTTATGAAACACGAAGAAGAACAATATTTAGAATTATTAAATCTTGTTTTGAATAAAGGAAAGAAAAGAAAAGATAGAACTGGTGTTGGAACAATATCTTTATTTAGTCCTCCAGATCAAATTTATGATTTGTCTAATGGAGATTTTCCATTATTTACGACTAAAAAAATGTATTTTAATGGTGTTAAAGCAGAAACATTATGGTATCTTAAAGGCGATGATAATATAAAATTTTTAAAAGATAATAAATGTAATATATGGAACGATTGGGCGGACAAAGACGGAAATTTGGGTCCTTTATATCCGGTTCAATTTTGCGATGTTCACGAATATGATAGAAAAAAACAATCTATAACAGGAAAAACCATTAATCAGGTTAAAAATTGTATAAATTTAATTAAAAACTTTCCAAACAGCAGAAGAATTCTTATAAATTTATATAATGTTCAAGAAATTAATTTTATGGCATTACATCCTTGTCATTATGCTTATAACTTTTATGTAGACGAAGACTATTTAAATTTAAAAGTTATAATTAGAAGTAACGATTTGGCATTAGGGCATCCATTTAATGTTGCATTTGCATCATTATTTTTATCAATGATTTGTCAATGTACTGATAAGAAACCTGGAAAATTAGTTATAGATATATGTGATGCTCATATATATTTAAACCATATTGATAAAGTTAAAGAACAAATAAAGAGAAAACCATTTAATTTTCCAAAATTATCATTAAATAAAAATATAAAAGATATATTTGAATTTAAAATGGACGATATTTCTATATTTGATTATAAACATCATGATACAATAAAATTTGACATAGCTGTATAAATAATAATATGGGGGTGAATTAGAATCGACTAAGTTGTTAAAAAAACAATTGCAAGCGGAGCATGTTTTAATATCTCCTTAAACTATAAAACAAAAAATAAATGCAAATAATTTTGCTTTAGCTGCTTAGTTGTAGCGATTTTTAATAATATTCTTGTATTTATTAAAAATTTCACTTATTCGAGATAGTTATATAAAATTATTGTAATTATATAATGAATCTAACAATATAGTTTATATAAAGTTTTTTATTTTTCTTATATAAATTAAATTAAAAAATAAAAAAGCTTGTAGTATATTGTTTTCTAAACAATTTAGGACGAGAGGAGCATTACCTCTCCACCTCCACCATTTTTTAAACAAAAAATAAAAAAAACAACAAATAACAATATGATTAGATTAGTTAAATTTATTGATTATATTAATGAACAAATTAATTTTAGCAAAGCATATTATCACGGAACACCAACAAAATATAATTATGAAAATATCAAAAAAAATGGATTAATTCCAAGAGGGTTTAAAGAATATACAAAAAAATATATTGAACATAATAATTATTCTATGATGCCATCAACATATGTATTATATCTTACAAAAGATATTTGGCAGGCAGCAAGATATAGTTTTATAAGCGATGACGAAGAATATAATGTATTTAAAGAAAAAGAACCATATGGATATATTTTAGAATTTTCACCAGAAGGTTTTGGAAAAATATATGTTGATGAAGATTTACTTGAACATATATTAAGAAATATAATTATATATCCTGACGGAGAATATGCACAAAAATATCCGTTTTTAATTAATAAAATTAATAGATTTGATGTAAAAAAAATAAAAACGAATAAGGAATTACAAGGAATTGTAAAAAATATATCAAACTTATTAACAGAAAAACAAGTAGAAGAAATATTAAATAATGAAGATTCAAGAGAAATAGTTTCTAGATATAAAACCTTATTTCCAGTTCATGGTTATAGGATAAAAAACCAGATGTTAAATTTTTTAAAACAAAAGAAGAATATCAACAGTATACGGAAGAAAATATTGAATCGTTGTTTTAAATTAAAAAATAATAAGCGTAAATTTTAATATGTAATAAATAGGTGATAAAATGATTTCAATTATTGTTGCAATAAATAATAAAAACGTTATTTCCTCTGATGGAAAAATCCCATGGAAATGTAAAGAAGATTTGTCTCTTTTTAAAAAATTAACTCTTAACAAACCAGTAATAATGGGTAGAAAAACATTTGAATCTTTAAATAATAAACCGTTAAAAAATAGAACAAATATAGTTTTAACATCAAACCCTATTTCTATAAATAAGAAATTTTATGATAATTCTTTTGGTCCATTTATTGTTACAGATATAAATACTTCAATAAAAGTAGCTTCAGCTTTTAATAATGAAATAATGATTATTGGGGGAGAATCTATTTACAATCAATTTATGGATTCTAATTTAGTAGATAGAATATATATTAGTAAAATCAATAATAACGAAAGAGGAAATAAATTTTTTGAAATAAAAGATGTTTCGAAATGGGAAGAAAAAGAATCAAAACAATATAACGAATTTATATTTAAAATATATGAAAAAAGAATATAAAATATATTTTCCATACAGTAAAATAAGGCCAATACAAAAAACTGCGTTTGATTTTATTTTTTCGAATTTAAATTCAAAAAAATATATCATTTTAGAAGGTCCGGTTGGTTCTGGAAAAAGCGCAATAGCTTATACATTGTCAAAATGGATATTAAATAATTATAAACCATCTTGTGATTTTGAAAATGGATCATATATTGTAACTACTCAAAAAATATTACAAGAACAATATATTAATGATTTTAATGATATAGCAAATATATGGTCAAAAAGTAATTATACATGTAAACATAGAAAAAACATGTCTTGTGATGATGGACAAAGACTTGCTCAAATATTTTCAGACAGTAAAGAATCAAAAAAATGTAATATAGACTGTGTTTATAATACAGAGTTTAAAAAATTTTTAGCAAATCCAATAGGAGTTACTAATACGGCATATATATTAAATCAATTAACATATAATAAATCCGAAAAACTATCATTAAAAAAAAGAGCATTATTAGTTATAGATGAATGCCATAATTTAGAACAAGCTATTGTTAATTTTGTTTCAACAAAAATATATAAAAATTTTTGTGAAGAAGATCTTGAAATAGATTATATTAATGACGAAAATTTAGATTTATTAAGTATAAAAAAATGGATATCTGATATATTTATGAAAGGATTAGAAGATAAAATATTAAATATAACTGACGAAATATTATCAATAGATCCTAAAAAACAAAAAGTAAGACCTCTTGTTAAAAAATATAATGATTTAGATAAAATAAAATGTAAAACTGATAGATTTATAAAAATGTTTAATGAAAAAAACTGGGTAGTAACAAAAGAAAATGATTATTTTGAATTAAAACCTATTTATATTAATCAAATAACACAATCATTATTATTTAATATAAGTGAAAAAATATTATTAATGTCAGGTACAATATTAAACCATGAAACTTTTTGTCAACATGTCGGAATACCAATAGAAGAATCGTGTTTTTTATCAATGGATTCTCCATTTAAAAAAGAAAATAGAAAAATATTTATATCAAATATAGCATCGATGAATTATAAAAATATAGATAGTGGAATTAAGAATATAAATAATGCTGTTCAATATTTATTAAGCCAACACCGTGGTCAAAAAGGAATTATACATACTCATACTTATAAAATAGCAAAATACTTAAAAGATAATGATAAAACAAAAAGATTATTGATACATGAAACTAATAATAGAAACGAAATATTAAACAAGCATATAAAATCTAAACATGATACCGTATTAGTTTCTCCTTCTTTTACAGAAGGAATAGATTTAATTGATGAATATAGTAGATTTCAAATTATATGTAAAATTCCTTTTCCATATTTAAAAGATAATTATATAATAGAAAAAATGAAAAAATGTAAAAACTGGTATGAATGGCAAGTTGCAAAAACAATAATACAAGCTTTAGGAAGATCTGTAAGATCAGAAAATGACTATGCAATTTCTTATATACTAGATTCGGATTGGAATTTCTTTTATAACAAAAACAATTTCTTGTTCCCGAAATGGTTTAAAGATTCTATTATTTTTTTATAAAATAAAATTAATTATCCTAAATTATATTAAATGAATTTAAAAAATATTAATATAGATAAGATTTTAATAGGACATAGTGTACATAGAGATACACCTATTCCTCATGAATATAATGAAGAATTGGATGTTTTACCTATATATGAATTAAAAGATTTAGATTATTCTAAACTAAAAGTTTTTTCATTAAATATGAAAACAAAAAAAATTGAACTAACAAGTGTTAAATCAATATTAAAACATGAATTTAATGGACAATGGATACAAAACCTCCAAGGAAATGGAATGGTTATAACAACTCCAAATCATTCTGTATATAATGAAAATTATGAAACTTTTTATCCATATGAAAATGAAACATTAAGAATTCTTACTGTTAATATACCAAATAAATTAATTGAAAATAAAAAGAAATCTTATAATTGGGATATTTATTTTATTAATTTAAATCTATTATCTAAAAATGATAGAAAAGTTATAAAAATTGATTCTAAATATTCATCAAATGATGCTTGGGATATAGAATGTATTGATAATCATAATTTTATAGGTGGACAAAGAGAGCTTTTTGTATTGCATAATACAAATAATTCTTAACATATAGATCTTATAAACAATAAGGCGAAAAATAGTTTTAAATAATAATCAATATTAAAATTAAAAATAAGAAAAGTAAAAAATGAATGAATTTGTACATATTCATTTACATACAGATTTTTCTTGCTTAGATGGATATTCTGATATAAAACAATATATTCAAAAAGCAAAAAAAAATAATATAAAATATTTTTCTGTTACAGATCATGGTAATTGCGCTTGTATTCCAAAATTAATACAAGAATGTAGGGAAAATGAAATAAAACCAATATTTGGATGTGAATTTTATGTAAATAATTTTCATCATTTAGTTCCTAATTTTAAAAATTTATCTGATGAAGAAAAATATTTAGTAAAAAAGAACAATCATTTAATATTAATAGCTAAAAACGATATAGGTTATGAAAATCTAATAAAATTATCTTCTGAAAGTTGGATAAATGGATTTTATTATAAACCTAGAATATCACTTGATTTAATTAAAAAATATTCAGAAGGATTAATATGCACAACGGCATGTTTAGGATCAGAATTATCTCAATATATAATTAAAGAAAAATATAAAGAAGCAATAGATTTAGTAAAAGAATACAAAGATATATTTGGAAAAGATTATTATTTAGAAATACAAATGATTAACATGAAAGAACAAGACGATGTCAATTCATATTTGATATCATTATCAAATAAATTAGATATACCTTTGGTTCTAACTAATGATGTTCATTATTGTGAAAAGTCTGAATTTATTAATCAACAAATACTATTATTATTAAATTCTAAAGGAACAATAAGCAAGCCAGAAGGATTAGAGTTTCATACAAATCAGCTTTGGTATAAAACAATAGATGAATTAGACGAATTATGGGAAAATAATTATAAATCAACTATACCTTTAGAAGAATATAAAGAATCAAAAATAAATACGGTAAAAATATGCGAAAAATGTAATGTTGTAATAGATACAAATCCAAAATTTCCAAAAATAGAAAATGCAGAAAACGAAATATCAGAAAGATGTATAACTGCAATGAAAAAGAAAGGGTTATATAAAAATAAAATATATCGAGATAGATTTTTAAAAGAATATGAGGTTATATTTTCTAAAAATTATTGTTCTTATTTTATGGTAGTAACAAAAATTATAGAATATGTTAAAAACGAATTAAAAGAACAAGTAGGTCCTGGAAGAGGAAGTTGTGGTGGAAGTTTGATATGTTATTTGTTAGGAATAACGCAAGTAGATCCAATTAAACATGAATTATTTTTCGAAAGATTTTTATCTAAAAGTCGCGGCGGTAAATTTGCAAAACTACAATTTGAAGAAAAAGACGAAATAATATGAAAACAATAATTGTACAAAACGATAATCCAATGGACTGTTTAATATATATAATAGATAATTTTATAGAAAACAGTCCTATGTATATAGAAACAGATTTAAATAATATTGATGTTTCTAGTGATTTTTTTAACAAATATAAATCAATGTTTAAATGGCATTTCAATGATTCTTTTAGATCTGTTTTGGTTAAAATGAAAAGACCTTTAACAAAATATGAGTTTTCATATTATAATAGAATATATGACTATTTCGGAGTAAATCAAGAAGAAATAATATCTAGAAATTTTAATAACATAATTTGTAATTGGGATTCTAAATCTGATTACAAAAATCATCCAAAACCATGTTTTTTAACAGCAAAATTTATACAAGAAAAAGAATATATACATTTATCTATAACGTTCAGAACACGAGATATTATTAAAAGATTATATCCAAACTGGATAGCGTTAAGAATTTTTTTTCAAAAAATATGTGATAAACATTGTAAAAAAATGGGAAAACTATTTGATTTTTCTAATCAAATAATCTGTGATTCGAATAAAAGAAATCAAATAATGAATCTAGAAGAATATATAAATTATAAGCGACAGTATTAATATCAATAATTATAAAAATATGGATAAATATAGGAAAATATATATAAACATTAATTCCAAATGTAACTATAATTGTATCGGTTGTTTAATGAGTAAAAATTATAGAAATAAACTTGATTTTATAAGTTTAGATAATATAAAAAATATAATAGAAAATAAATTAAACAAATTGGTAAATGATAATTGTAAAAATATATATGAGATAAGTGGTGGAGAGCCGACTCTACATCCAAATTTTAAAGAAATATCCAAATATATTCACGAAATACCAAATTCATATAAAACCGTTTTATTAACAAATGGAGATAAATTATCAGATAATAATTTTTCTAATGAAATATCAAAATATTTAGATGATTTTGTAATTTCTTTTTATTCTATAGATAAAAAACAACAAGATGAAATTACAAAAGTGAAAGGGTCTTGTTCAAATAAATTAAAAGCTATAGAAAATATAATTCAATTAAATAAGAAAGTTCATATAAAAACAATAGTATCTGCCAAAACATATAAATCAATACCTGAAATAGCTGAATTTTTTGGAAAATTATATGGTAATAAAATACATTTTACAATAAATTCAATACATTTGATTGGAGAAGCTTGGAATAATAAAAATAATCTTGCTATAAAATATACTGATTGTAGTCATTATATTGAAAAAGCAATAGATATAGCGTCATTATATAAAATGACTGTTAGTTTGTTTTTTCCTGCATGTATGATAGATCCAGCGTATTGGGAATTTCTTCCTATTAATTATGTAGAATCTATAAAAAGATCATATTCAATAACGCCAAATGGAGAATTAAATAAAGCTGGATTATTATTAGATGAATTTATAAATAAAAACAAAACATGCAATGAATGTATAATTAAAGATAGGTGTAATTGGCCATGGGAAGAGTATATAAAAATATTTGGCGATAATGAAATAATTAAAGGAGTAATAAAATAATATGAATAATAATAAAAATAAAAAAAATAAAAATACAATCATGGTGTTTTCTAAAAAACGAAAATGTTTTATAAAATTCGATGTAGTTCCAAATAAAATTAAAAAAGAGCTAATCGAAAATATTGGATGCAGTAATTCAGATTATGGTTAGAAAGATATATAAATGTTAAAAAAATGGATTTATGATAATTTATATGATTATAAAAAATCACAATTAACACCATCTAGATGTAATTTTAACTGGTTTAAAAAGAGAAATTTAGAAAACTATTATTACAAAATAATAGAAAGTACTGGTTTTTTAGACAAAAATTCGGAATTAAAAGAAAGAATATATTATATAACTAATAATATCAATAAACAAATAACTTGTAAAAATTGTGGAATTAATATAAAATATTATAGGAAATTCTGTTCTACAAAATGTTCAAGTAAATCTATAGAAGTTAGAAATAAAACCGCAAAAACGAATATGAAAAAATATGGAAATTCATGTTCTTTAAATAATGAAATTGTTAATTATAAAAAAAACAAAACATGGTTAAAAAAATATGGATGTAATCATATATTTCAAAATGAAAAAATTAAATTAAAAATACAAAATACATTAAGAAAGAAACACAACAATGATTTAATAACAAACCAAGGACAAGTTCATTTAACAAAAGATATAATAGAGAAAATTAACAGTAAAGAATTTTTATATAATGAATATGTTATAAATAAAAAAACATATTCAGAAATAGCTAGGGATGTTGGAGTAAGCACAAGAACTATATGGCTACATGCAAAAAGTTTTAACATACAATCGAGAACAAGCTCGTTTAGATCATCTTATGAAAATGATATAATGAGCTTCATTCCTAGTAATTTTATAATATTAAAGAATGTAAAAGACATAATACCACCATATGAACTAGATTTATATCTTCCTGATTATAAGTTAGCGATTGAATTTAACGGAATATATTGGCATTCACATAATAATGAAAAAAATAATGTAATAAATAGACATTATATAAAAACAAAACTATGTAAACGAAAAAATATTAAATTATTACATATATTTGAAAACGAATGGATAAATAAAACAAAAAGACAGGTATGGAAATCAATAATTAATAATAAATTAAATAAAAATATATCATTAAATATTAATGATTGTAATATACAAGATATAAAAGATATAAATATTATAAATAATTTTATAAATGATAACAGCATAACATGTTTAGATAAATTTAATTTATGTGTTGGATTATATAATAATAATGAACTATTGTCTATTTTATATGGATATTATAAAAATAACAAATTAATTTCTGATTTTTGTACTAAAAACAATCATTTTATAAAAAATTCAAAAAAAGCATTAATTGATTTTTTTATACAAAAATATAAACCATATAAAATAATAACAAAAATAGATTTAAGATATAATGATATAACTGACTATGAAGAATTAAATATGAAATATATAAGATATGAAAAACCAACATTTATGTATATAAAAAATAATAAATTTTATGGCGAAAAAAATATAAATCCTATATTTGAAAATGAATATAGAAAAATATGGAATTGTGGTAAAATTATTTTAGAATGGAGAAGTAATTAAATATGTCTAAAAAAGAAAGATTAGAAAACGATGGAGAAAAAAGAATTATTAATAAAACAGATCTTCGAACAGATACTGCGACAAAAAGAGTTTACATTCATAGGGATTATATCGCTCATGTATTAAGATATACTCATGTTGTTAAATGGTTTCAGAAATTAAAAAACAGAAAAGACAATTTAAATATTTTAGATATGGGTTGTGGAAAAGAATTTCCTATATTAAGAATGTGTTATACTAATAAATTAAAACCACAATATTATCTTGGTTTAGATATAAGAAAATTAAATTTTGATGAATTTCATAAAGAAATGAAACCTAATTTTGATTATGAATTTCAGCAATATGATTTTATTAATCCTTTACCAAAATGTAAAAACGGAAATTGGGATTTTATTATATTTTTAGAAGTTTTAGAACATAATTCTAAAGAAGCAGGTATAAAAATATTAGAAAATATTAAAAATATAATGAATCCAGATACAATATTTATTATGTCAACTCCATCATTTAATGGAAAAGCCGCTGAAAATCATATATATGAATGGGAATATCAAGAATTAAAGCAAGAATTAGAAAAAACATTTATTATAGAAAATCATTATGGGACATTTGCGTCTCAAAAAGATATAGAAAATGTTATGTCTGATTGTGAAAAAGAAATATATGAAAAATTAAAAGATTATTATGATAGCAATTTCTTGTCTGCTGTTTTTGCACCAATTCACCCATATGCGTCTCGTAATTGTTTATGGAGACTTAGATTAAAATAAATCATATAAATCAATACCATTAAAATTTATAATAATATTTTATTATTAATATAATATATAATATTATGATAGGAAGATCGTATTTTTGTGTAAGTTGTGGATATAAAAGTTCTAACTCTAATTCTTTAATTAAAGGAAAAGGAGGATGCTCCAGCTGTGGTAAATCTAATTATAAGTGCCCAAGATGTGGAATGATTATGAAAATGAAAAAAATAGAAATACAAAATAATAATGTTTTTGAAAAAGCTATAAGCCCAAATATTGGAATAAAAGAAGGTTATTACGGTAATATTAGAATCAAAAGAGCATAATATTATAGAATATAAGTACGTTTGTATTTTATGTTCTTATTCTTCTATAAATACAAGTAATCTTAAAAAAGTAGAATGCAAAGAATGCAAAGATAAAAAAAACAATTTCAATTATCTTTGTCCATTGTGTCAATATCCTTTATTAAAATATAAATTAAAAAAATAAAGCGAATATTTTAATTATATTAGAACTAGAAATGTAATTAATTGTATTTATAGGAATAATTATGAAAGAAAAATTTCTTATAATAGATACCTATAACATGATTATAAGGTCTAAAAATTCAAAGGGAAAAACAATAGAATTATTTATAAAAACATTATATGATTCTATATTATTATTTAACCCAACAAGGGTTATTATGCCTATAGATGATTATGTTGGAAATAGTTTTAGAAGAAAAATATTACCAACATATAAACAAAGAAATGATAAACAATTATTAAATCATAGTTTAGATTATAATTTTAAGAAAGAAAAATTTTCAATATTAAAAATTATAAAAACAATATTGCCAGTATATTTTTTGAAATATAAAGGATATGAAGCTGATGATATAATATCTATTATATGTAAAATAATTTCCGACAATATTGATATAATAATTTGGTCGAATGATCTAGACCTGGTTCAATTACAACAAAAATTTAACAATGTAAAGGTTTATGATCCAAAATCTAAAAGTTTCTTTAAAAGTCCTAAATATAATTTAGCTTATTATAAATCAATTATTGGAGATAAATCAGATAACATACCTGGAATTATAGAAATGAATCATAAAATGGCAAAAAAAGCTTTAAGTTCATACAGCGAGTTTATAAGATTAATTGCAAGTGATCCAATAAAATATATAAAATATAAAAATAATTTAAAAATAATAGATTTAATAAATAATAATCTTGAAATTCCAAGTAATTTAATATTTATATTAGAATCAAGTGTAAAATATCATCAAAAGGCATTTGAAAGAATATTAAAGAACAATAAAATATATAGTATTATAAAACAAATTAATGAATATCATCAAGCTTTTTATTATTTAGAAAAATATAGTGAAATAAAAGGAGATAACTTTTTTAACAAAGGAGCTGGTAAATGAATGAAAGATGTCATGGAAAAAGAATTTTTATAGATGAAAATAATAATAAATATATTGGATTTAATAAAGATGATTTAGAATATGAAAGAGAAATATTAAAATCAATAATGAACAAAGAAGAAAATGTATTAATTAATTTATGGGCAATGAATAAAATAATATTGATAAATGATTTTATAGAAGAAAATCAATAATATGAACATTTATGTTAATACTGGCGGAGTAGAAGCTTTAATTATTACTGATAATTTAAAAAAATGGATAAAAAATACAGATTATAATAATTCTGGATATGTTGATTTCAAGATATCTAAAGTATTTAAAAATATAGAATTTAATTATATTAGTATTTATAATTTTAATGAAATATTTAAATCACTTGATTATAATAAAATATTTTGTTTTGGAAATAAAATTTATTTAAAATCGAAAAATAATTATTATTTAATAATAAGTTTGTCTAAATTTGGGTATTTTAGTGAAGATAAAAAGTCCAAACATTATATAATGTTTAAAATAAACGATGTTCCTTTATATTATAATGATATTTTATATTTTGCAGATACAATATCTTTTTTAAACAACGAAAACATTCCATATAATATGTATAGTCAAATTAAAAATTCTTTAGAATGGAGAGATGAAGATGCTGCATTTAAATTTACAAGAAAATGTAGAATGTCTGATAAAAGATTAAATCTACCAATATTTAGATGTATGATAAATAATAGAATTATACAGGGTATTAATGATATTTATGCAAGTGAATCATTATTTGAATCAAAAATTCCTATAAATAAAAAGATAAAAGATTTACATGATAGAAAAATATTTGAAATAATATCAAAATGCCAAGAAATAATGAGAAAAAGCTATATGTTAGGAGGATTTATAGAAAAAGGGCGCGAAAGTCTTGGGCCAAAAGGATATGGTAAAAAAATATTAAAAGTTTATGGAAAAAAAGGAAAACTATGTGAAAATTGTAAATCTGGAATTATACAATCAAAAAAAATTAAACTATCAAAAAACACTTTTATAAAAATGTATTATTGTCCAATTTGTCAATCGGAGAAAAACAATGAATAAAAAAATAAAAGATATGACTGTTGAAGAATATAAGGAATATAGACGAAAATATGCAAAAGAATACAATGAAAGAAAGAAAAAAGAAAAAGAAAAAAATCATCATGATAATGTAATAAAAAAATTAAAAGGAAAAGCAAAAAAACATTATATATCAGAAATGTCTTCTGAAGATGAAAAAAATATAAAAAAAATAGATGATAATAAATTTAATTTAATAAATTGGCCAAATGGAACTTTTTTTCCATTAAAGGTTCTTTATAATTCGGCAAATTTATATTTAGACTATACAGGATTTGATGCATTCATTGAAGTAACAGGATGTGTTGAAATAAGAGGAGAAGGAAAAGATAAAAAAATAATATTAGGAATAAATATAATAGTTATATCAGGAAGTTCAATTGGTCGATATTTTAAAACATATAATATTTGGGAAAAAGATATAACATACATGAAAGAAAATATAACATCTAAAAATTATTTCAAAGAATTATTACCAATGACTCAAAAAGAATGTAGTGAAATAAAAAAAATGTCATTTGAAAAATTTATAACAACATGTATAGAATATTGCAATAAAGAAAAACAAGAAGCTGTTGATATAATATGGAGTTCTATAACGCCAGAATGTGAAAAAAAATATGGAATTACATTAGAAAAAATAAATTCTATTGCAGATGTAAAAGTAAATAAAAATAAAATAATTAAATATTCTAAAAAAATAAAGAGAAAAAAATAATTATAATCCTTTTATTTATTATAATATATATTATAAAACTCAGCTGAACTAAAATAAAATTGCGATTTCTGTTCAGCGAATCGGTTAAAAGGAGTAAAATATGTATAAAAATAATTTTGTAGTATGTATTAAAGATTGTAATGGACAAGTTCTTAGAGAAACAAACAACAATGAAGTTTATCTACCGTTTTATTCAGAATATTCTATAAAGATAAAAAACAAAAATGATTATGATTGTATTGCGTCAATATTTATAGACGGAATAGATATTCTAAATGGTTCGTTTTTATTTATTAAAAAAGAAGACGAAACAGAAATAGAAAGATTTTTTTTAGATGAAAATGAAAATAATGGAAAAAAATTTAAGTTTGTTCCTTCTGATAATATAAAAGAATCAGATAAAAATGAAAATGGAATAATAAGAATAAAACTACTAAAACAAAATAATAATAATACATATACGTATTATTATCCATATTATGATCCATATAGGATTTATAAACCATATAGTCCAACATATCCAGTATATTCATGTTCAAAAACAACAAGTGAATATGAAACATTAAGCTTATATTCTGGAAAAACAGAGGAAGGATTAGAATCTAACCAATCATTTTTTAAAAAAGATAATATAATATATAGTGATTTTACTGAAATTATAATTAAATTGAAACATAATGACAAAACTTTAACAATAAATAATACTAAAAATAAATTTTGTAAAAATTGTGGAAAAAAAATGAAAATAAAAGATTTTTTTTGTTCTAAATGTGGAAATAAATTATAAAAAGATAAATTTAAAGGAAATAATATATGAAAGAAAATATAGTATCTCAAAAAGAAATAGAAAATCTTACATTAATAAATTCAAATTTTGCATCATCAAACAGGCAATTAGTAAAACAATTTAAAGAAATAAATAAAAAATTATTTTTATATGAAAACCAAATAAAATTAATAAAAAAAGATATTGATGATATTAAGAAAGAAAATCAAATAAAATTAAACATAGCCACCATACAACGTAAAGATCCTATAGAAATCGAAAAAACAAAATCTAAAATAGAAATAATAGACAAAATAAATAATATAATTAAAGAAAGACTAAATTTTATTTAAATAAATGTAATTTTGAATAAATTCTTTTAGCAAGAATATTATTTGAAATTATGTTTTCTGCTTCTATCCATCTCTTTTCTAAAACAAATACTGCATATTTTACTGCTAATATTGCATAATTATTTTTTAATATTTCTTCTTCTAATTTTTCCCATCTTGTGTTTTTAACGATTTGCTCGTGATGTTTTAAATATTTAATAATATATGGATATTCAAACATTTTACCAGAAAACATAAGTTGACCTTTTATTGTATTAGCATCATATTCTAAACCACGCCTGTTAGTTCCATAGCTGATAACATTTCCTTTTTAAACTTTTACAAATTCATTATATTTAAAACCATGAGTATATCCTCCTTTAGGAATCTTATATATTCCATCTTCAACCTGTTTATTTTTTTCATCGAAAAATTTTTCTACAGCTTTAATAAAACCAGGAACATTTGTTCCATAAACCTGTTTATTTATTACATAATAAGGTTTCTTTTCAGGATATTCTTTATTATAATACGGTTTAATAAGAACTCTACATATTGGATTTCTTATTTGAGTATCTCCTTTTCTTATAAGATATGCTATAACTGTCCCTTCTTTAACTTCTTCTTCTACAACATTATCTTTATTATATATATTTTGACAACTAGTCCATCCTTTGTTTGTAGACATACCAGCAACATCCGTAGGGTGTTTAGAAATAGCAATAAAAAAATCTCCACCAGAAGAAGAAGATCTTCTCGATGCAGATCTATATTTATCTTCAGAAAAATCTTTTAATAATTTTTTTAGTTATCTTAATAATTCTGATAATTCTATAATTCTTTTTTCTTTAACATTTAAATCTTCAATATTTAATAAATTACTTATCTCTTCTCTTAATACCATTATTTCTTTTTCTATTTCTGTTATTTTTCTTTGTAATAATTTTCCTATTGAAATTTTTCTTATTATTTCTTTTCTTTTTCCATCTATTTCTTTTATTTCTTTTTTTAATGCAATACCAGATAAATAATCATATGTCTTATAACCAATATTATTTAAATATCTATTTATTTCATCGTAAGAAGAATTTTTTTCTACATAATTTACATTTTCTATTTTAAAAGGAATATAAATCCTATAATTATTACCAAATATTTCTTTATGAACATTTTTATAATAAAAATGAGTTCCTTCTGCTTGTTTAGCAATTCTAGTATATTTTTTATCTAGTCTTAAACTTCAAAGACTTTCATATAATTTTCTAAAATATTCTGAAAACCTCATATTATATTATATAATAATCTAAAAATTTCATATTATTAATTTAATTTTGGATCTATTCCTCTATCCAAACAATAATGTTTCCAATATTTTTCGTTTTGTTTTAATATATCTTCTGCTTCTGGAACTCTTACTTTTTTTATAAAATTAGCTACAACAAGATAAGCAAAAGTTGCATGTATATCTTTAAATACAGATTTTTCAAATTCTTTATCTCTATGACCTAATACTTTTATTAAATAAAGACAAGAAGCCAAAGGATCAGTTAAAATAATATCTTCTGCTTCTGGCCATCTTTCTTCTAAAACAAATGCAGCATATTGAGCTGCCAATATTGGGTCCTTGTCTTTTAATACCTGTTCTTCTAATTTTTTCCATGTTTTATTTATAAAAGATTTATTATGTTCTTCTTCTTGAACCTTAATAAACAATGGATATTCTTTCATTTTATTTACAAAATCTTTTTTTATAATATCAGAGTCGATTATATTATTCTTATAAATATTATAACCAACAATATTACCTTTTTTAAGTTTTATAAAATCTCCATATTGAATTGAAGATTCAAGATTATGTGATTGTGGATTACGACCATATAATCCAGTCATTTCTTTAGATATTTTGTCATTAATTTCATTAAAAAATTTCTTTACCGTTTCAACAAAACCTGGAACATTTGCTCCATAAACCACGTCACTTGTTATAAAATATGGTTGTTTTTCTTCTTCTTTATATTTAAAAAATGGCTTAATAAGAACTCTACATATTGGGTTTGATATTTGTTTGTCTTCTTTTTTTATAAGATATGCTATAATAGTTCCAGATACAGCTTCTTGAATTGCTAGAGATCCTGCCATACAGCTAGTCCATCCTTTATTAACAGACATACTACCAACATCTATTGGATGTTTAGAAATAGCAACAAGAAAATCTTCAGAAGATTTTCTTGCCAAAGATCTTGCTGGATCTTTAACAAAATTTTTTAACAATTCTTTTGCTAATTCCAATGATTCTGATAAATTTTTAATCTCTTCTTTTTTAATTTCTATTTTATCGGTATTTTTTTCTTTTGATAATTTTTTTATTTCTTCTTCTAATAAATCTATTTCTTTTTTCATTTTTGTTATTTTTCTTTCTAACAATTTTCCTATTGTTATTTCTCTTACTACATTTTTTCCAAACATGTAATTATTTTGTTTTTTACTTATAGCAATACCAGACGAATAATCATCTATCTCATAACCAAACTTATTTAAATAATTATTTAATTTGATATACGAAGGGAGATTTTTTATATTATCGTTGTCTTTTTCTTTAAAAGGAATATAAATTCTTGATTTATCACCAAATATTATTTTATGAATATGTTTATAAGAAGATCCTATTAATTTTCTAATTTCTTTAGTAAATTTACGATCTTTCCTAAAACTTCCAAAACCTTCGTATAACCTTTTATAATATTCTGAAAATTTCATATTATTTATTTATAAGCGAAAACAAAAAAAATAATAAATTCTTTACAAATTTATAAAAATTAAGGAAAAATAAATTGGAAAAATTAAAAAAAATAGCAATTGAAAAATCAAAAGATAATAAGAAATATATAAAAAGATTAAATATTGAATTTGAAGAAATAGATAAGGCCGGTTTATGGAACTATTTCAAAGAAATAATTAAATCAAATAAAAAATTTCATAATACTAATAATTTATTATGTGCATACTTGTGGGGAATATGTCCTGAAAATCCAATAGATAAAGACGAAGAATTAAAATGGTACTATAGTAATGAATATCCAGATATAGACGTAGATTTTTCTCCAGAATCTAGAGATAAAATAAAAGAATTTTGCGCAAAAGAATTTGGAGAAAATAATGTTGTATCAATAGCAAATTATAATCATTTTGGAATAAAATCCGGAATAAGAGACATTTCAAGGGTATTAGAAATACCATTAGAAGAGGTAAATGAATGTACAACAAAACTAAATGATGATGTAAATGACATGAAATGGGAAGATGCTATAAAAACATATCCCGTACTGGAACAATTTGAAAAAGAACACCCAAAAGTATGTGAATTAGTCAAACAATTTAATGGAAAAGTAAGATCTATAGGAAAACATGCTGGAGGATTAGTAATATCATCTTGTGATTTAACTAAAACAATACCGTTAATAACAAGAGAAAATCCAGAAAGTGATAAAAAATTTATATTATCTTCATTTTCAGAAGGTCAAAATAGATCTGATTTAAAAACAATGGGTTTAATAAAACAAGATATACTTGGATTAGATAATCTAAACTATATAAGTACTTGTTTAAAATATATGGAACAAAGAGGAAAATATGATCCTAAAAAGGGAATATTTAGAACAAAAGAAGACGGAGAAAATTGGGAAGATGAATCATATTTAAACGATCCAGAGTCAATAAAAGTAGCAAATAATGCAGATTTACAGCTTGTATTTCAATTTGATTCTGATGGAATAAGAAAATTAGTTAAAAAAACTGGGGTTAATAATTTTTATGATTTAGTAGTATTTAATGCGCTGTATAGGCCTGGTCCTTTAAACTGTTTGGAAGAAAATACTAAAATACTTACAAATAATGGATATGTTGAAATAAAACTTCTATCAAATAAACATAATAAAATTGCCTATATAGACAATAATGGAAATATTAAGTATACATCCAAATTTATAGTAAAAAAGAAAAATAAAACAAAAAAAATATTAAAAATATCAACGAGTGAAAATGAAATATTATCTTCATTAGATCATAAGTTTCTTAATAAAGATAATAAATTTATTGAAGCAAAAAGATTAAAAATTAATGATGAAATAAAAACAATATGAAAAGAATTCCATGGAATAAAGGTCTAAATAAATATAATAATAAAACAATGGCTATAATAGCTGAAAAAGTAAAAAAATCTTATGATAAAAAAAGAAGAAAAGAATATTCTGATAAATTAAAAGAAAAATATAAAAACGGCGATATATTAACTCCAGAAAAAAGAAGAAAAGTAATATTATGTGGATCTAAAGCTTGGGCTAATAAAGTAAAAAACGCTTCACTAGAAGAAAGGAAAAAAATATTATTTAATTTTATTACTGCTGGAAATAATGCTCAAAAAGAAAGAAGAAAACATCTAACTCCAGAAGATTATCAAAGATTATATCCGTTTGCGAAAGGAATAGCGAAATATTATAATTGCGATAATTGTGGAAAAAAAGTAATAAAATGGTTTGGTGGTAAAAAAAGATCAAATAAAAGATTTTGTTGTAGAAAATGTTATACCGACTTTTTAAGAAAAAATCCATCATATGGAATAAATAACAAAAAACAAATTCTTTTTTATTCTAAAAAAATGTTATGTCATTTTAAACTTTTATCTAGTTTAGAAAAATATATAGCAAATATATTAGAAGAATCAAAATGGATAAAAACATGGAGCGCAAACTCTATATGTATTCAATATGTTGATAAAAATAAAAAGAAAAGAAGATATTATCCTGATTTTTTCTTTAATGATAAATACATTTTAGAAGTAAAATCAAATTATGTAGAAAATATAAATAAAAATAAAGATAATTTAAATAATAAAAAAATGGAAGCTAGAAAATACTGTAAAAAAAATGGATTTGTATTTTTATATTGGAAATTTAATAAAACAGATGAAAAAAGTGTTATAAAAGATCGTAGAATTAAATTTTTATTTGGCGAAATAAATCAATAATACAAAATAAAATCATGATTAAAATAAAAAAAATACAATCAATAAAAAAATTAGAAGAAAAACAAACATGTTATGATATATGTTTATTAGAAAAAGATACATATATTAATGAATCTAATTTTATAGCAGAAGGTTTTATAGTTCATAATTCTGGAATGGCAAATGCTTATACTGAAAGAAGAAATGGAAAAAAAGATTATAAGACACATGAAATATTAGATAAAATAATAGGAGACACACAATATGTTATAATATATCAAGAACAATTATTAAAAATAATGAATGTTATTGGAAATATTTCTTTACAAGACTGTGAAATGATAAGAAAAGCAATGGCCAAAAAAAGAGAAAAAGAATTCATAAAATATAAAGAAATATTTATTGAAAATGGACAAAAAACCCTAGAATGGAGCAAACAAGAAATAGAAGAATTATGGAATCAAATGATTACATTTGCAGATTATGGATTTAACAAATCTCACTCTGTTGCATATACTATGATATCTTCAAGATGTTTATATTTAAAGACTCATTATCCAGAAGAATATTTTGCTGCAGTTTTAACGCATTTAAAAACTGGAGATGAAAGAATAAAAAAGTATATACAAGAAGGAGAAAAAAAAGGACTTGTATTTATACCGTTAGATATAAATAAATCCAAAACAGGATTTATACCAACAGAAAATGGAATTATAATAGGATTTGATAAAATAAAAGGAATCAAAAAAGAAGCCATAGAATTAATAAACTTACAACCATTTCATTCTTTTGAAGATTATTTAGAAAGATATGGATTATCAAAAATAACTGCAGAAATATTAATAAAGGCAAATGCTTTTAAAAATTTTGAAAATAATATTAAAATATTATTAGAATATTTTAATTATAGAAGAAGCATAAAAGAATCTGATTGTGGAATGGGTAAAAATGATTTTGGAAAAATGTTTAAAGAAATAAAAGGATTAAAATCATGCCCTAAGAATATCTATGAACAATTTTTACAATTATGTGATAATAAAAGTAAAATAAAATATAATATATTATTAGATTTTATTAAAAATAATAAATTTGATTTTACAGAAATAGACAAAAACACAATTTTAGAATATATTGAAAAACATAAAAATATATTTAACTTATCTATAATGACATTAGAAGAATTTAAAAAACAACAACATATTCAAGAAATATCTGATTTTTCATATGAAGAAAAATGTGAATTTGAAGAAAAACTATATTCTTTTTATTTTAATCATCCAATAGAAAATTATCAAATAGAAGGAAAACAAATATCAGATGTTATAGAAAATGATTTGGGAGGAATTATTGAAGGAATAATAAAAGATATAGTAAAAAAGAAAACAAAAAACGATAATTCATATTATATTTTAACTATAGAAGATAAATATGATCAAATTAAAGTTTTACTATGGTCAAATCAATATAATAAGTATAAAGATATAATATATAAACAATCTGCTATAAGATTAAAAATTAAAAAAAGCCCTTATTCAGCATATAATTTATCAGATGATGAAAATATTAAAAGAATAAGGAAAAAAGACGAATTATCTGAAAAAAAAGAAAAAGAAATAAAATTAAAAGAAGAATTTGAAAAACTATTAATAGATTTAGATAATAAATAAAATGGAGGAAAAATAATGCCTAATTATATAGAATGGGGAAAAGACCCAGAAAAAGGAATGTCTTTATTTGGATTTTCTTGTAAAGCCGTTCTAGAAGGAAAAAAACTAAAAAGTGAAATAATTGGATTGTTAAAACAAGGAGAAGTTGGTATAAGAAAAGCCATAGCTCATTTTAAATCTGAATCATTAGCGTGTTCTGATGAATCAATTAATGTTGTTATGAGAATAAAACAAGATATGAAAAATAACAATATAGATTATATTTATAAGAAAAGCTATGTTTATACAATCAATAGGGTTTTTTGGGCACACGATAAAGACGTTCCAAAAAATGATCCGAGATATTGTAAATTAGAAATAATTGATTGTAATAAAATAAATAAAGATAAATATATGAAATCAAACAGACAATTTGACGCAAAAAATTTTATAAAAGACTTTTCTAATCCAGAATTTTTAAAAACAAAAAAGAGTAAAAAGAATTTCTTTATAAAAGAAGAAATACCAGAATCAAACATTCCAAACGAACAAATCGACCAAGAATGGAACAATAATCAAAAGGAAGGATCTTTAAATACAAAAATTGAAAGAAGAAGAACAAAAAATTGAATTTCATCCATATGAAAATATTAATATTAATTTTAAATCTAAGTATGTATTTTTATATTATGAAAATACTAAAAAAGATAAAATATTTTCCTTTTGCCAATTACTGATAAATAAATATAAAAATTTTGGAATTATATATACAAACAGGGGAATATTAATTAATTTAGAAAAAGTTAATATTAATAAATTAAATATTAATGATTATGATAATATTATTAATAATGGAATTATTGCTATAAAAAACGAATTAATAGAATATATTTATTAAATGTTAATAATTTCATATAAAAAACAAGATGAAAAATTAAACATATATGATCATAAAAACACTTTATATATAATTAATAAAAAAGATATAGAAATTAACAAATTAATAGGAAAATTTGTAGAAATAATAAACGAAAATATAGAAAAAGAAATTATAAATATAATAACTAAATATTATAAAAAATTTAATTATATTTTGTTAATTAATAACAATATAATAAATTTTAGTCATATATTTGATTTAATAAATAAATTAAAAGAACCATGGTTAATATGTGGAAATATTATTAAAGAAAAATATTATAATGACAAATTTATACCAGAACACTTTAATATTAATTGTTTATTAATAAATTGTAATAAAATAAATATAAGCGAAATAAAAGAACAAATAATAAAAGATATAAATTTTCCTATTTTTTCAAAAATAATATATTCGAATAGAAAAAAATGTATTGATAAAAACATAATGAAAATAAATAAAAACAATTTAATAATAATTTAGGAGATAATATGAAAATAAAAAATATTAATGAAATTGTACCTACAATTTCTTTATTAAATGAAGAAGAAAAACAAAACGCAAAAAAAGAATGGTATACTATTTTACATGAAATGTTTGATTGGCAAAGAATGTTTGGAGATTATTGTTTTAAAAAAAATAATATAAAAGACAATGACGGAAATATATTAGAATTTAATACAATATTTAAAGAATTTCAAGAAAAAAAATTCGGACCAAATGATCTCCCAAACGAATGGATAAAAAAATTTCACGAATGTATGGTAAAAGAATTAGAAGAAATAGAAGAATTATTACCATGGAAACATTGGTCTAAAGAATCTATTGGAGAAAAAACATATAAAGATTTAACAAAAGACGAAAGACTAGGAATGTTAAAAATAGAACTTGTTGATATATGGCATTTTTTAATGAGCGCTATGATGTGTGTTGGAATGGGACCAAAAGAATTACATGAATTGTATATTTCTAAAAATAAAGTTAATTTTGAAAGACAACAAAAAGAATATAATACAGCTAATAAAAACGAAGATGATAATATAAATATAACAAAAAAAATTAACTAAATTTTATAAAATTTATTATTTGAATATTCCATAAGTTGAAGTATTTTATTTGTTTTTTTCATATTAATCTCGTCTCTCCATATTCGTAATCTTGTATATTTTTTCAACAAATCTGAATAGATTTTAATAAAATCTTTATTAATAAAATGATCTATTATATGTACTGAAAATTCATTACCAGAATTATAAATCATTTCTATTCCATCTAGAAATTCATGCATATTAAACATCTTTCCAGTAGGATGACAAGAAACTATAAATTTTATTTTTTTATTTATAATTTTTTTTAAATTATTAATATTATATATTGAAGTAAACAATAATATATTTTTAGAATATTCTAAAAGTATATCAATTATTTTATTAATATTTTTATGCAACAAAGGTTCGCCTCCAGCTACTTCTATTATTAAATTAGAATTAGGAAAATTAACTTTAAAATCATTAAATAATTTTAAAGTTAATTCTACTGGAATACTTTCTTTCGATAAATTGTTTGGATATTTTACACCACAATATACACAATCATTAAGACAAGTAGTAACTGGATGAAAACTCATTCTTATTATAGAATTATTATATTCACTTGTCTTTTCTGATCTAGTAGTATATGATAAATCACAATCTATCTTGCATTCTTTATAATATTTACAACTAAAATCATTGCATAATTTAAAATTATTTTTTATTGAATATATCTCTATATTTTTATGAAAAAACTTATGGCATCTAAATACTTTCCAATCATCTGTTTTTTCAATAACAAACCAATTATTTCCTGCAGAACAATACATATATTAAATTTTTTCAAATTTTTTTTCAATTTCAACATTATTTGATGATTTATATAAACTATAAATTGTAAAGTTTTTACATCTATGTCCAATACAGTGTTTTTCATAATAAATATTAAAATTATATTTTTTTTGAAAAACTTGTTGTTTAATGAATTTTTTAATTTCATCAATATGATCATTATTATCTATATGAATATTAAATGTTTCTAAATCTTCTTGTTGAATTATTTGTAAATAATCATGTTTTTTTATTATATCCTTTAATATTATTAATTTATCAGTAAAATCTATTAATTCTCCTTTGTGGTTATATAAACATGTAATCATACATGGTTCAAAATTAAATTTTCTATAATAACTTCCACATTCACATAAATGAAATTCGTTTTCTAAAGGATAAATATTATCTGGATTTCCATCTTTTTCATTCCACCAAGTATTATAAAAATTAAATAAATCTATTATTTTTCTATCTTCTGTACAATAAAACAGATTTTCCATCCAATGCATGTTTCCATATGGACAAGTATAAAAAGCAGTACCTTCTTTCCAACTCCTCATTTGATTAACATATGGTATACCTAATTCTTTTAATATATTAAAATCAAAATATTTATTATCTGTTTCAGTTGTAGATATTACAGACGCTGTATTTTTAATCAAATCTATAAAATTATCATATCTTAAAAGTTCATGTAATGTCATAGGAGTACATATATAACAAACATTGTTTAAATAATAAAAATCTTTTAAATTATTATATGGATTAATATAAAAAGCTTTTCCCTCGGATTGTATTTCTTTGTCATTAATATATGAATTGATATTATATATTCTTAAATATAACTTGTTTTGTACATTATAAAATCTATGCATATAATTCCATATCAAATCACATATAATTCTAAAATTTGGACCCCATTTATACATAACATGAGAACATTTAGTTGATCCATTAGATTTTAATTTTACATAATTACAAAAGTTATTTTTTAATTTTTTATATATTTTTTCTAGATCATATAAGTGTTTATATGAAATTTTATTTTCTTGAATAAAATATCCTAAATTTTTTATACTATCTATTGGATTATTTATATATTCTTCATATTTTTTTATATATTCGTTATACATATATTTAAAATTTTTATTTTATGTTTTTGTGTTATAAAATAAATCATAATATTTTTCTTTATATTTATATAAATCTAAACTAGTAACATGTAAAAAATCAAATTTTTTAAAATATTTGATATTATCAGTATTAAATGTTTTATTAGTACATACATCTAAAATAATTCCAGTATTTATATTTAATCTAGTATAAGTAAGATTAAATATATTATTATATAATAAATTATATAAATTAGTTATCCTATATTTTAATAATAAATAAGCCATTAATATTTCATCATTTCCTTGATATATAGGAAAATTATTAATACATTTATAATATTTTTTTGCTTCATTTAATAAATTATAAATAGTTTGATTATTTTTAATTTCTTTTTTTAATATTTTTATAAAAAAATCAAAATATTTTTTTGAAAATAAAATTAAAAAAAATTTAATATAACTATAATAATCTTTTTTAAAATTATTTATATCAAAAACGGAAAACATGAATTTATCTTTTATATTGTAATTTCTATTTTTATTTAAATTATTTTTTAGTTTTAATATTTTATTTTCAAAATCTAAACGATTTATATTTAATATTGTATCAATATCTAATATAAAATAATAATCATATTTATTTAATAAATTATTGTTTATTGAAAATATAGTATAAAATCTTTCTATATAAGTATCATTTATGTTTTCAATTTTATTTTCTAATAATATACAATCATATCCATTGTTTTTACAATGAAATTCTTGCATTTTATATGCATCATAATAACTATTATATAATTTATTTTTACATATTGAAAATATACACAATACAGACATAAATATTATATATTATTTAAATAAGAGTTGTTGTTAATAATTATTAATTATACTGATTTAAAAGCTATTGATATATCATAATAATTTTCATCTTCATAACAAGAATAATTCCAACAACAAGAAATAAATTTAATATCTTTATTTAATACTTCTTTTAATGAAGATTTCAACTTAATAACATAATCACTATCATTTGCAATATATTCTGGCAATTCGTCTTCTGTTATTGTAAAATGAATATCTATTTCACTTTTTTGAATATTTTTTGATGTTAAAAATTGAGACCCAGAAATTTTTAAATTCGTTAGATTTTTTGAAAACGCAGAATTTAAAAAATTTTTAATACTATCTACGAGTTTTTCATTTTTCATATTTTACCTCCAGCCTGAAAAATTGGCATTAACAACAACTCTTATAATAAATAAGAAATATTATTAGTCTTTTTTTATAATATTTATAAAATTTTCATCATTTAATAATTCACATGGATTGTCTGGCAATTTTCTATAATATAAATAATATACATATTCATATATTTTTATACATGTATCAGGATCTGCTAAATGTAATAATTTATGATGATTTGAACATAACATTACTATATTTATAGAACTATCTTTTCCTCCAAGACATATTGGATTAACATGATGATATTCTTTTTTTTCTTGAGAATCACAACAAACACACTTTCCTTTTTGTCTTTGTTTAATAAACTCTTTTAATTGTTTGTTTAATTTATTTCTTTTCTTTATTTCCATAATATTTGTCAAATATACTTATTATTTTATTAGAAATATCATCATGATTATCTAGTATTTTATCATTTGGCATAAGTTCTAATACTTTTTTTATTTTATATGGAGGGATTTCTTTATACCATACTCTTCTTTTTAATACATAAATATAAAAATATAAATAAGAATTTGCACCTCTAATATATTTATCTATTTTTATTGGAAGATCAAAGTCTTTAATCATTTTAACGGTTCTTTTTTCACAATCTCTTTCGCATTCTAATGTTCTTTTAACATATTCTTTTATTTTATTTTTTGAAAACTCTTTTCCCGTTATCCAATCATCCATCAGGGAACTAACATCTACTTTTTTTCCTTTTACATTATCATATAATATATTCCAATACTTTGATTTTTCAACCCATTGTCTATAATGACAAAATTCATGAACAAAAATAGGAAACCATTCGTCTATATCATTACCAATTGCACATATAAATTCGGGATAATTATTATAAGAAAAATAACCTATTGATTTCTCATTATCTTTATAATGAATAAACTTTTTATCTAAAAAACGTATTTTAACATTATTATCAGACATTTCCTTTATAGCATATTTTATGAATTTATCTATTTTATTATTATTTTTATATATTGATTTATATACAAAAAGATTATTATTAGATTCATTTATATATTCACTAAATTTCTTCATATATATTTTTTATTATATATTAAAAAATATACAATTAATTTATTTTAATTTATTTACTTGTTTTTCAATCCAAGGATATGTCTTTTTTATACCATCTTCTAGATTATATTTAGCTTTCCATCCTAACGAATATATCTTTTCATTGCTAAAATTTCTAGATTCTACACCAACAGGTCCATCAATGTAATTTATATTAATCTTCTTTTTAGCCACTTTTGCTACAACATTAACTAAATCATTAACAGATGAATATTCTGGAGATCCTATATTAACAGGGACAGAAATATCAGAATCTACTAATAAAATAATACCGTCAATTAAATCATCAATATAAGTATAACTACGAACAGCTTGTCCTAAGCTGTTTGGATTACTCCATATATCTATAGTTCCTCCATCTTCTACTTCTGCAACTTTCCTACATATTGCTGCTGGAGCTTTTTCTTTTTTATTATTCCAAGCTCCATATGGACCATAGGTATTCTGAAATCTAGCTATTCTAGGATGAAAACCATACTTTCTAGCATAATTTAATATTAAACGTTCAGCATATAATTTTTCCCATCCATATTCATTTTCAGGAATTGCCGGATAAGAATCTTCTTCCTTTAATTCAGGTTCACCTATTTTCATATCTCTATAAACACAAACAAATGAAGAAAAGAAATATTTTGGAATACCCAGTTTAGATATAGAATTAATTATATTAACATTAATTAATGTATTATCATAAACAATTTCTTGTTCTTTATTAAAAATCCAACCCATTCCCCCCATGTTTGCTGCAAAATTAAAACATATATCACATGGTTTTCCATTTATCAATAATGAATCATAACAATTTTCTGAAAATCTTAAATCTAGTATTTTAAACTCATCAACTGGTATATTTCTAAATTCATGATATTTAATATCTACTCCTCTCACAAAGTATCCTAATTCTTTTAATTTATAACAAATATGTCCTCCAATAAATCCTCCTGCTCCACAAACAACTGCTTTTTTCATTAATTCCTCCATAATTTATATATTTAAATAAGTTTCTATCTTATTTATTAAATTTCCTACATTTATATTTTTAAAACAATATGGTATATCATAATTTTTTCTATGACAATTGGATAATATCCTACACGGACAAGATTTTATTATATTTTTATATTTTATTTGATCATCATCTTTTAATTGTATTATTTTCATAGAATTTTGTTTAGTTATTATTCTTGGAATAGTTGGTCCAAAAATTCCAACAACATTATTATTTTTGAAAGCACTAGCTATATTTAAATATATATTATCTGTACAAATTATATATTTTGAATTACTCATAATATCAAATATTTCATTTAAATTTAAAAAATATTTTAATATTTTTTTAGCCCAATAATCATTAGAATAATCAAAAAATGGTATTGCTAATATTTTAATATCAAAACCTTTAATAATAAAATGATCATATATTTTTTTTTCTATTTCTTCTGGCAAAGCTGTTTTTTTATAACCGTTACAACAAATTATCATTGATTTATTATTTAAATTATTATATAACATAGATATGTTTAAAGGATACTCTATTCCAATTTCTTTTGATAGTTCTATATGATTTGTATAAATAGAATCATAACTTATTATTTTATAAACATGAAGTGGTTTTGAGTTTTTATGAAGATTATAATATTTAATAGGTTCTAAAATCCAATTTTTTAAATTTTCACTACAAGATATGAATATATCTAAATCTATATTATTATTTTTACAATGATTATATAAAGCAAGAGATAAAAGTAATGTTTGTATAAATATAATTAAATCAAAACCTTCATATTTAAAAACTATTTTTTTATTTTCAGATATATATATAGGCAAAGGATAATTATTAATTGTTTCCTTTTTTCTAATATTTAACTTATTTAATTTTATCATTATTAAAAAATAAGAAAATTTCAATAAATATTTTATATAATAAAACAAATAAATTGAATATTATTCATAATAATTTTAATTATTTTTACATTTTTTTAAAAAAGTTTTTTCTTTTATTTTTTCTTTTATTTAATAATTTATTGAAATCATATGTATAATATTTTTCTTTATTTTTACTAATTTCTAAAAATGCAATATGAATAATATCTGTTACAGGAGGTATTTTATTAAAATCTTCAGTAAAAGTTTTATCTGAAATATTTAAAAAACATGATTTAAAAATATTATTAGTATCAAAACTAAATATGTTTAACGTTTTATATTTTATTAAATGATATGCCATTAATTTTTCATCTTCACAAGACCATTTTGCTATTCTATCAATAAATTCATAATATTTGTTTGCTCTATCTAAGGAGATCATAATATCTGATTTGTTTTTCAATTCATTTTTTAATTGTTTTATAAAAAATTTAAAATATTTCTGCGAAAAACATATATGACAAAATCTAATATAACTTCCTTCATTATTTTTTAAATCAATTATACTAAAATAAGATAATACAAATTTATCTTTTATATTATAGTTTTTATTTTCATTTAAATAATTTTTTAATTTTAATACTTTTTTTTTATATTCAGTACAATTAATATTTAATATAATATCAATATCTAAAATAACATAATAATCATATTTATCTAGTAAATTATCATTTATAGAAAGTAAAGTACAAAACCTTTCAATCCAAACATTATTTATACCTTTAATATTGTTTTCTAACAATATACAGTCATATCCTTTTTGTTTACATATATTTTCTTGTATTTTATATGCGCTGTAATAATCATTATAAAATTCATTCTTGCATATTGAAAATATACATAAAATTGACATATATATATATATGTATAATTTTTTAAACTTAAATTTTAATGAATATAAAGACAAAATTGCCTTGGTTTATAGTTCTTTTTATATTTTTCCAGAAAATGTTGTATTAAATGAAGTTAATAATTTAGATAGACAAATAGAAATATGTAGAAATATAGAGTACAAAGAGAATTGGAAAGGTAGAGGAATAGTTATATCTTGTGGAAAAGATCATTACTATTTATTATATATTCAATTAAATATATTAAGAGATTTAAATATTAATTTACCTATAGAAATATGGAATTATCCAGATGAAATAGATAACAATATAAGAAACAAGTTCTTGTCATATTTTAATTCGTTAGATATAGAATTTAGAGAATGTTTAGATACAAAATTTATTTGTCATAGATTTAGAGGATGGATGATTAAAAATTATGCAATGTTTCATAGCAAATTTGAAGAAGTTATACAACTAGATGTTGATAGTTTTCCTCTTGTTAATCCAGAAAACCTATTCGAATTAGAAGAATATAAAAAATATAAATGCATATTTTGGAATGATAGTAAACTATATAGTTCTAATAACAATATAATTATATGGTTAAATTTTAATAAAAAAAGCCAAATATGGAAATTTTCAAATGTTGAATATAATGATAATTTTCCAACATTAGAAGTCGGACAAGTCTACATAAATAAAAAATATCATTATTTACCAATGTTATTGTCTTTGTACATAATAGAAAGATCCGACTTCTATTTTCATATATTTTACGGTGATAAAGATGTTTTTAATATCATATTTCATAGAATCAATATTCCATTCGAATACTTAAATATATATCTTATTAATAATAATATTGGATTTTTAATATGCAAAAAATCATTAAATGAAAAATATTTTATTCATATGTCATTTGGGAATGCAAAGCTTAATAATATATTAAATATTAAATACAATAATAATTCTTTTTTATCACAAGAATTAAATATTATTTATAATTACTTTAATGAATTTGATAATTTTATAAAACAAAAAAGTAATGTTTTTTTTAATAAATTATAAAATTATTTAATTTCATTTTTTAAAATTATTATGTGGTTATATAAATATAAATATAATTAAATCAATATTCTATATTTAAAATTTTTTACAAAAAATAATAATTAATTTTTATATATCTTACTTATTTATATTATAAAAAAATAAATTTATACTTTAATAAATATTTTATATAAAATGAATGAATTAAATAAATTTAATTTACTAATAGATAATTTTGATATCGAATTAAAGGAATATAAAATAGAAGAAAAAATATTAATTATTGAAATTTTATTTTTATTATTAAATCAGACAGAATTTACGGAATTTTTATTTAAAGAAGAAAACAATATTGCGTAAAACTGGAATAGAAATTGAATTTGCAGATGTTAATATTTTTAATAAAAAAATATGCAAAGAGATATTTGTTAATTTAAAACTTCCATGTAATGAAAAAAACAACGATTTATATAATCAGTGGATAGTTAAAGATGATCCAACATGTGGTTTTGAGATTAATACACCAATAATATATTCTAATAATGATTTTTATAATTTAAAGATTGTATTAAAAGAAATAAAAAAAACATATAAAGAAGAAGAAATAATAAATAAAGATTGTGGATTACATGTGCATATCGATATATCAAATTTTGTTAATGTAAAACAGTTTTTATATTTATTACAAATAACTAAAATACTTGAAAATACAATTATATTTAAAATTACAAACAAAACAAGAATAAGAAATAAATATTGTAAAAAAATATGTTATTATAGCAAAGTTAAACAATGTTTAAATAACGATCTTAAAAAATTTTCTAAAAATATAAACAAATTACCAAAAAATTCCGGATTAAGTATAAAATCATATAGCACTCTTGGTACAGCAGAATTTAGATATTATCAATCAACATTAAATTATTATGAAATAATAAATTGGATAAATTTTTTACAAAAAATAATTGATTTTATATTTGATAAAAATAATATAAAATGGTTAGATAATAACTATTATAAAATAATGAATAAAACAAAAAAAATTAGCCATAAAAAAATATTTAAAATTCTTAAATTAAATAGAGAAACTATTAATTTTATACAAAAAAAGGTTAAAGAAAATGTACGGAATGTTTTATGTAAAAAAAAATAATGTTGTAAATATAATATTTTTATTTGAAATTAATAAAAATTATCCATATGAAACAAAAAATAATAATATAAGAATATTTGATTGGAAACAGGTTAAAATAAATAATATAATAAAAAATAAAATAATAAAAAGTATTAATGAAAATTTCAAACAACCAATAGAAACTTATTATCAAATATTTAAAGATAAAAATGAAATAAAAAAATTTTGTAAAATTAATAATATACAAAATTTAGAATCAATATTTAAAACATCTAATCTAGAAATAGATATAGATAACTTACTTTCTCTTAGAATCTGATTTTTTATTCTTATGTCTTCTTAAAAATATTCTAGGAACTATAATAGAACGATTAGTATCTATAACTTTCACAACAATATCGTTTTTATCACACTCTTTTATAATTCCACCATTTTTCTTTAAAAGATTATAATTTTCCATTAATAAATCTTTATCTTTGTTTAAATATCCGATTTTAGAAATAACATTTTTTTCAGATAACCTTATAACAACTCTTTCTCCTATTTTTAGTTTATTATTTTCATCAAAAACAATAGATGATTCATTACTAGATATCAACCATTTTTTAAAATCTTTTAATGAAAATGAAGGTTCATTATTCATAAAATCACCAATATACGATTATATATTTTTATTTAAAACAATTGTTGCAATAAGTTTTCTTTTAGTATTATCTGTTCCATGATTGTTTTTTATTATCGTACTATTGGGATTAACCATTTTTACTTGTAAATATTCCCTATCATTCCCAGAAGTTCCTTTTTGATTAAAATTTTTAGGTTCCCAATATCCTCCTGTATATAAATTCATAGTAATATTATTAATAGATGGAGTAAAAGCAGGTTCATTGGTATTCATTCCTATAAATACTTTTATTTTATTTGTAATTCCTTCTATAAATCCAAGATAAGCCTGTGGAATATTTCTTTCTTCATGTCTTAAATAATTATTCCATCCAGACCATGGCCAAGATAATATATTTGATAATTCAGAGAACTCCATTCCTTGTTCCATAATATCTTTAGAATCAACTATAAACCACAAATCCATATCACTATTATACTTTTTCCATGTTAAACCATCGTCGAAAGAAAATAATAATTTTATTTGAGTATCTTGCCATTGCATATATGTACTTGGATCATAAATTTCTATTGGCATTTTTAAAGATTCTGATCCAACTAATTTATTATTATATGTTGCTGTATTTATTTCTATTTCAAATCCAGCTATAGAAGCATCATATTCACTAACCGTACTTAAATCAAATTTAACATCAAAATAAGAATGTGGAACAGTAGTGTCTGTCATATCTGAAATGTAAATAAGTTTTAAATCTTCATCATCTTCTGTTGCATCATATATTTTCAATATATTATCTTTTTTTAATATTAACTCATCACCTTTAATAAATTCAAAACCTTCATCGTATAATATGAAATATTGATAATATTCTATATTAGTATTTTCTTTTCTAAATATTATTTTTCCAAAACAATAAGCTTGTTTATCTTCTAATACGTCGATTATTTTAATTAAATTAGAATTTCCAGGACTATCATATAAAGAATTAATATTTTTTAATTCATTTAAAACCCAATTTGGAACATTAATATAAGTATTTGGAATATATGCTGTTTCACCAGTAATATCAGAAATAGAAATATAATTTTTCATAATATAAACATCTATATTCTCAGAAGAAGAAGATGGAAAAACGTTTGATTCAGGGCTACTATCTAATGTAATTATAGTCTCGGTATTAGATAATATTTTATAATTTCCTTCTAATTCTGAATATTTTGACGTTATTGTCAATATTTTTCCTGCAAATTCATTAATAACAAATCCAGATCCTTGAAATTGATCTGTAGCTATTATTTTACCAATTATTTTTTTACATATAGAATTATCATAAACTTCTGTATTATATGTTAACATTCTAGTTCTATCATCTCTTATTCTTGATGCTGTTTCAGTATCCACATATATTTCTTGAGTATGAACCCATGATGGAATCCTAGAAGAATATTCTCCTCCAATTTTATCTCCAATATATCTAACTAAATGATTAGATATATTGGTTTTATAATAACTATTATTATAATGATCTTTTGTATGATAATTAATATCTACTAATTCTATAAGTATATCAGTTGGTATAATCATATCAGTTATAAAAACATTATTATTTATTTCATTTTTAGTTTCATCTTCATCAGAAAATTTATCAAATGATCCGCTTATTGTTATTGTATCTAAATTATTACTTTCAATAACATAAACTCCAGTAAAAGAACTAGAACTTGAACGCGGTATATATAAAAGTTTTCCAATAAGTTCATCTTCTTCATAATTTAGAATCAACGTTGATTTAAATTCAGTTGAGCTTATTATTTTTCCATCACCAATGTTTTCTAAATTATCTTTACATAAATAAAAATAAATATTTTCATCATCTTTATCTTTTTCTAATGTATTAATATATAATTTTCCATTATCATAATTAAATATTCCTTTAAATATAAAATTATCATAATATACATTTTCAGGTTCAGTATGTAATGAAGAAAAATTGCTATATATTAATAACTTAAAAGTATCTATGTTTTCAAATTCAATATATCCTAGTCCAGCAGGGACATTGTTATCTAAATCATTATATCTTATTCTAGGCTTTACATAAAAAGAACAATAATATATTGGACACATATACTTGCCTAATAATAACAGATTTAAAGTAATTTTTGCTATTCCCCAAATCGAATAATAAGAATCTAATTCTAAATTATAATTTGTAACCTCTCCTATTTTTACTGGAGGATTTTCTTTTACTATATTTTTATGTTTTAAACTTATATATTTATCTTTATCAGATCCATCTATTTCTTCCATACGATAAATATCTGATTTTTCATTTTGTATAAATACAGAAGGAGAATTCCATTTTAATAAGTTATCAATAACTGTTTTTCCATGAGTTCTCCCTCCAAAATATATTCCTCTATTCTCAGAATCAGTTACTAATGCTCCCCATGTGTTTTTATATGGTTTTATACCAACGTCAGTGCTATAATTTTTCCAATTTACTCCGGTTAATTCTAAAAAATGAGTATTTTCAATTTTAGAAATATAAGGAATATAATTTGTAGAAAAAGATTGATGTAATGTATTTATAATTTGTATGTGTAATGTTCCTGTACTGGAATCAAACCAAGATTTTCCACTTCTTATAGTTGGATCAGGATTATACTGACCGCCAGATAATTCAATAAAAGCAAGATTAAAAGCAAAATACGAACTATTTGGAATAAAATATTCTACATATGAATTTATACCACTATTATAAACTCCAACATAAACAACATGATCTCCACTTCCAGGTCCTCCTGGAATTGTTATAGTTAGTTTAGATATTATAGTCCATCTTCTTTCACCTATAGGAGATCCATTAGAAGGCCAATATATTCCGTCTATTTCGGTTTCAATTCTACTATCTCCACTAATTGTAATTCCATCATCATGTAAATAAACATGATGTATCCAATCTGGATGTGATTCTGTTATTTTATCACTTCCGCTATACAAATCAAAATCGTCAAAATTAGTCGAATCATATATGCTAAATTCATCAAACCTGTCATTTTCTATTGATATTGTTTTTTCCTGAGCTAAAGAATTTAATTCGTTATTTGAACATCTTAAACCATTAGGAACAACAAATAAAGAGCTTAATTTTAAATTAGAAATAATAGTATAATCATTATCTTTTTTAACAAAATCTATATTTCTATTTAATGTTGATAAATTAACTTTTCTTCTTGTATAATTTAATTTCCCACACCATATATCATCTAAAGATTTTGACGTAATATAATTTCTTGGATTAATATCATCATTATTTCCACATGCTATCCATATTTCATTATCAAGATCTCGTTTCTTTATATATTCTATATAATTTTTTCCATCTGTATGATTATCAACAATAGGTGGAATTTCTATATTTCTATTTATAATCGCTATTCCATTTCCATTTCTTGATTTAGGAATATCATCTGTCAAATTTTTAATATAAGCCCATCCAACATTAACATCTTGGGCTCCTATTATTAATAGAGTATTATCATAATAATTAGTATAATCAGAAGTAGTAAATCCTCCAAAATATATCATAGCTATGTTTTCTACATATGGATTCTGAGAGTGTCCTTTAGGAGCTGGTTTTATTCCACCATAATATTTAATTTTAGCTCCTCTCCAAGATGTTATTCCTTCTATAGGAGAGCCATTGCTTGCTTTTAATGGATCTAATTTAGACCATCTTCCTAAAAAACCAAATGGTTTTTCTGGTAAATTACTATCTTGCTCATAATTTAATTGAAATCTATAAGAATTTGATCTATTAAATACCATAAAATTTGGAAACCTTGATATTCCAGCTAACGAATCTCTTGTATAACCTGTTATAACTAAAGATCCAGATATACAAGGAACAGGAGCATATGATGATCCATTTTTAGCTAATGGCATAAATCTAAAAATAATTTTATTATTTAAAGAATCATTAATATCAGATATAAATATGGTTCTAGCATCTTTATAAGATTGATTGTCTCCAATGTTCATATCTCCGGATATTGAAACAGAATCTGGAGGCCAAGATACACCACCATCTAAATCATCTGGATATCCATTAGACCTAGAAGGATTATAAGATCCGCCACCATAAATTACTATTTGGTCATGTTCTGGTCTACCTGGATAAGAAATAACAATTTGATCACCTTCTAAATATTGATCTGAATCAGTTCTAGAACCTCCCGTTAATCCTTTAACTTGAACACATATAGAATTGTCTAAATTATCATGACAAACAGATATATCTTGTATAATTCCATGAGATCCTGAAGTAAGATTGTATATTTCAAAATTAATTATACTATCTCTATAACCCTCTATTGTTTTTACTTTATTAGTTAAATTTTCTTTATCACTATAATATGGTAAATTAGGATTATCACATTTATCATGTTTTTCTATATATGGATCAATTGAATCAAAAAATTCATAAAATGTTTCTTTATATTCCTTTTCAAAATAAGAAGCTTTTTTATGAAAGTAAGGATATTTAATATACTTAGGAGATATTCCAAATTTTGATGGTTTTATCCATAAATGATAATATTTTCCAGTAAGATTAATTGGATCTTCATATTCAGAAAAATCTATTCCTCTATCTCCATCAGGAGTAGGTGTTGGTACTGCTTCGCTGAAATGATATTGGTTTCCAAGAATTCCTTTATATGCAACATTTTCAATTATATCTGAAATATGAAACACTCTTGGCGGAGGATTTTCAACAGATACAACTTCCCATTGGTTTGTATTTAAATTATATCTCCACATAGAAGTGTCTATAGAACCATTCATTCCATATCCACCCTGTATGTATACATAATTTTTATAATAAAAACTAGTAAAACCAGCTCTTGGACCAGGACCTGATTTAGATGGTTCTTCTGGAGAACTCCAAATAGAATACTTACATGCCATATCTTGTTTAGAATAATATAATCCTCTTAAACTTGAATCAGAAGAATCATAAAACGCAGAAAATTCAACTTGTCCTAACTCATCTAGTTTAAAATCAAAATCGGTAATATCAATATAATTCAAGTATTCTAAAGGATCAGAAAAATTTCTTATTCTATATTCATATGATAATATAGAATTGTCTTCATGTTCATTTTCCCAAGAACCACACCTGTTATGAATATGGCATGGACACTCTAATCTTTCAGAATCTTTATTAATATAAAATACATGAATATTATCTGAATTAGAACATTTATTTGAATATATTTTATGATCAAAATTTCTTTCATATTTTTTTTCTACTAATATTTTTAAATTATTTCCATATTTTGATGTTTTTTGAACGTACCATTCAGATGAAACAGATGGATGTTTAAATGATAATAATATTTCATTAGACTTTTTGTCTTTATTTAATGAAAAATTAGATGCTGCAACAACTGGAGTTCCTCTTAAATGTATAGATTTGTTTTGTAAATTAAATTTTTTATCGTCAGTATACAACAATCCCGGTTCAATATAATCTTCCCATATTGCGACAGAAAAATCATTTTTATTATTACATATAAAATTATCTATATAATTTGAAAATAAGAATTGGTGATTATATTCAATATTTTCATTTAAATCAATCATTTTTGATGATTTTATATCTTCAGATGCTTCAAATACATAATCTGTATTTGGATCGGATGATGATTTTTTTATTAATAATGCATTTATAGAAGAATCTTTTGTATTTCTATAAATAATCCATATACTAAAATTCTTACTACTCCAAACATATTTATATTCATAAGAGAAAATTTCAGTAGACAATTGAGGAGTTAATAATATTTTACATCCTTCTGAATATAATCCATTAATTATTTTTGGAGATATGTTTTCTGGCCATAATTGAAGATTTTTAGTTGCATTTAAATTTACCCAAAACGCAACATTATGTGGATATCCATTAGAATCGTTTTGAGAAGCAGTTATTCCAACGACATACGAATAATCAAATTTATTACTAATTTCATAGTTTAATGGGATATCTTTAAAATATATAATTTCTCTTATAAACAAATCGATATCAGAATATGAATTTCCTTCAGAATCTAAATTTTTTCTCGGAAAAAATATTGGAGTTCCAAAATTATGACACCAAGATATAAAATAAGGTCTATTTGTTCCTTGGTCTAAATAAGCAAGACCAAACATATCATTTCCATCTAAATTATTTGAATCATCCATTAAATTAGAAGTATCTTTATATTTTGTTATAATATGAACGGCAGAAAATTGATTTGCTTTTACTGGAAATTCTAATTGTCCAAACTTATAATTTACATTATATTCTAACCACTCGTCTCTTCCTTGCATTAAATAATTACATACTATAGTATTGTCTTCTCGTATACTTAAAACATATGATATCCCAGATTCCTTTGAGCTGAAAACTTTAATATTAGAAGCAGACTTATTTGTTCTTGAAGTATTTCTAAGTATTGTAAAATCTTCTTGATTTTTTTGTCTAACTATAGACGCTTCTTTTGAATTTATTATTATATTACTTATATAAAAAACTCCATTATATGAAGTTTGTAATGGTTTATTTATATAAATTATTGGAGGTAAATTATTATCATTTTGTGTTAATATATAAGAAATTTTATATTGAACATTGTCTTTATCTTCTCCTACTAATCCTATAATGCCAGGATTTAATGTCGTAGAAAAAGAACCTGTTATTTGAGTAGAAGATATAGTTATTATTACATTATCTAAACTATAAAAAGATGATTTTATATAATAAGAATTTCCTTCAGAAAAATTTATATTAACATTTGATATTTCTTCTCCAGATATTCTTTCTTTGATTTGTATTATTCTTGAAAAATTATAATCAGAATCGTGCTCTAATACATATTCTGATCCTTTGTTTAAAGTAAAAGAATATGTATATAAAAACATTCCTTGATTTAATTTAGAATCTATTGAAGACGAGGAAGATGTTGATATTTCTGTCCAAACATTGTCTTTCCATAAATATATTTTCTTTTCAGAAGAAACCAATCTCGTATCATTTTCTTTATTTATTCCAGATTTTAATGTAGGTAGATCAGAATAGTTCTGTACAGCATCTCTCCAATTTGATTTATATGAAAAAACTTCTCGTCTAGTAACATATGGATTATCTCCAGATGGTAAATATGAATTAGATAAAGCGTAATATATATTTGAATTTGGAAGTAATAATTTTTGTATATCAGTAGAAAATTTTTCTATTGTTATTTCTCCATTTTTTAGATGTATATTTTCTACTGCACTATCTTGTATTACTCTTTGATCAACACATCCTGTGTCTAGATTTATATTTTTGACTTCTCCTTCTTGTATGAATAATCCTTTTACTTTTTCTTGAATCATTTATATTTCCTTATCATAAACAATAATATTATCAATAAAATTAAAGTTCTTATTATAAGTATATGTATTTATCCCATATTTTTTTAACCAATATGCTCCTGCACTTATAATACTAGATTCTATAATTTGTTGAGGATACATATAAACCCCTTCTTTTATATATACAACTCCCGATCTTTCTTCTCTTATATAATTTTCAGTATTTAATAAAAAAACATTTCTTATACCAAAATAATATATTAAATTAAAAATAGATAATATCAAACACCTATGATCTTCTAAAAATATATTATAAGAATTTATATTTATAGTATTTCTTTTTGATTTAGACGGCGGAGTATTATATGAATATTTCGTTCCTTTATAAAATTTAATAAAATCATGATTCGTTCTATAAGAAAATAAACCTATTGGAATAGATGTATAATCTTTTGGTAAAAAATTAATAATATATCTATATGGATTATTGCAAATATATAAATCAATAAGATCATTATGATATTTTAAAGAATCATTAATTCCTATAATTAAACATTTATTATTTTTAATTTCTTTTAAAAAATTATTATCTATCTTAGAATTTATTATTATAGCTTTAGAATATCTAGAAAAATCATTTATATTAATATTAGAAGATAATAAATCAGAATTTTTAAATATATTTGAATTAAGAAAAACCAATTCTTCTTCTGAAAAATATTCATCTATATCAAAGTGTTTTTTATTTGTACAAAAATTTCTAATATAAAAAAAACCACTATAATCTAAAGATAAATAGTCATTAACATTATTCTTAACTATATCATTATCTTTAAAATTTAACTTAAAAGATTTGTAATATTTTTCTATTTCTATCATTTAATTATATATATATTATAGAATTATAAGGTAAATTTATAAAATGTTTTGTACTGGTGGAAATAAATGGTTTGTAATAAATGGAAATCTTGGAAATGTTTATTCTTGCCATATAAGATTTTATAAAAACGAAAAACAATTTAAATTGTCTGAAGATATTAAACTAAGAGAAGACGAATGTAAAGAAACCAAATGTGATAATAAATGTGATTATTGTCATATAATAAAAAGTAATAAACGAGATGAAATTAAATCACAAAATCAAGTACATATATTGTTTTATACAAATGATATGTGCATGAATGAATGTGAATATTGTAATATTCCTTCTAAAAAAAGTAATAATCTAGATATAAATGATATGTCAATATTTTATAAAAATTTATTAAAAATATATCCTAATTATAATTATTCTATATTATTTTGTGGTGGAGAACCAACTTTTCATCCATATATTGAAAAATGTATTTTATATACACACGAAATATTGGGCGAAAGATTAAATTATGTAGAATTATATTCTAATGGAATATTAAATCATAAAATAGAAAAAATATTAAAATCATGTAAAAAAAAACAATTAGATAAAATTATTTTTAGAATATCAGCTCATCCAACCGGAAAAATGTTTAATTTATATAATTGGACTAAAACTATATTATTAATTAAAAAATATAATGCAAAACTATCAGTAAAGATAGTAAATCATGAATGTAACAAAATGTTTATTCCAATAATAAAAAATATAACTGAAAAATTAAATATAGAATTTCAAACTGTTCAAGATAATCACATGTATTTTCCTAGATATAATATGATTAGTAATATACTTTGTGATAAAAAAAACATTTTAAAAGAAAACTTTTTTATTAACTTGTAGTTCCTAAACACGGAACTAATTTAAAACAAGCTCCTGTTGCCATTTCCTCTTCTTTAGGAGGTGTAGGCAATACCCATGTAGGAGGAGTAAAAGAATCTATAGTTACAACTATTGGAGGAATCTTTATATCAACAGTATAAGCAAACGAAGGAACCTCTATTGTTGGACATGGCTCAACGGTTGGAACTTCTGTACAAGGAACTGTTTCTGGACATTTTAATGTACATGGCGGACAAGGAATTACTGGAGGACTTGGAATCTCCCACGGTTCTATAATTGGACAATTAATTAAAGGAATATCTGCCAACGGAGGTTCAAATTCACAAGGTTCACATATTGCATTATTTTCAGATATACAAGCGCAACAATCTCCAAGTTTTACTGTTAAAGATACTCCAAAATTAAAATCATTTATATTAGTCGATTCAAATCTTGATGTTTCCAATTCTGATTTACTATATATAACAATAGGATTTAAGTTATTAGTTATTGGATCGGCTTCTTTTTTTGGAATAAAAGAATAACTTTCATAATCTCCTATTATTGTTATATGAAATTGAACTTTAACATATGTGTCTGTTTCTTCTAAAACTTCATACCAATAAATACCATATGGACAGTTTAAATCATCTTCTTGAACAGCTAGATTTTCCATATCCTTCAATCTATAATCTATTGAAAAATGATCTTGAGAATTATCTATTCCAATTAATTCTTCTATTCCAAATAAAGCGTCTTTTAATGCGTTATGATGTTCTGCAACAACATATCCTCTAACCCATTCATTTACAACATGTACTCTAGATGGAAGTTCACTTATTTTGGTTAATTTTTTAAATGCTATTACTCTTCTATATTTATTTTTTATATTTTCATCTATATATTTGTTTTCAAAAAACAGCTCTATAGATCCATAATAATTTTCATTATTAGCCAATTCAACCTGAAGGTTTGGATAATATTCTATTTCTGTATCATTATAATATATTAATTCTCCTTCTACATTAATAATTCCATTGTCAAAATTCCAAATAGGTTTAGTAAACCATTCTCTTGGAACTATATAAATTATATCATCCGATAAATGAAAACTTTTTAATAATTTAGATTCACTATTATTATAAACTTGATATAGATTTGTATTAGAATCCAAATCTTTTGGAAATAATATTTGAGGTGTTAATTTTAAATTCATTTATATTCCTATATTAAAATAATATCATATCCCATTGTTTTGTTCCTACATCAGTTATATATTCAGGTCTTTGTTGTAATTTTTGAAAAGAAAGATTATCTATATTAAATCTTCCAAAAGCATCATAACTATAATCATAACTAAAATATAAACTAGAATTATAAGCTTCTTTTGAGTCTTCATGAGAAGCTGAAACTAAAATTGCATTTTCATTTCTACTATCTGGATTATTATTATAAAAATTAGAAGAGTATGATTCTATTTGTCCTGATGTTAATGTCGTCCATACTTTAACTATAGGATCATATTTATATAAATCACCTCTATTAGAATTAATATAAATTCCATTTTTTAAAGCATTCATTCCAAGTTCGGTTTTTGAAAAAGGAAGAGGACCATTTATTGTAATAAATGAAGGAAACTCAGTTTCAGACGATTCAGACAAACTTATAGGATTAAATTCAAAGAAATCTTCTAAATAATTATTTTTTGAGTTTCTTAATATATAACCTTTATCTATATAACTAGTTGATTTCCATTTACAAGGTTTATTATTAGGATTTAATTTAATTTCCTTAGCATTTTTAAAACTATCCAAAGATATATCAGAATTAATATATCCTGAATTTATTTTGGACATTATAGTTTTATTTGTTATATCATAATATCTTATAGACTGATCCATTATTTCCATATCAGATAAATCAACAAGTCCTCCAAATATAAATATTTTTCCAGTATCATAATATGGTATATATAACGTATACCAATTATATAATTTTCTTGTATTTAATGCGTTTTCTTTTAATATTATATTTTCAACAGATTTATATTTAGCAATATTTATTTCATTTACACTCTTAGACCATAAAATATATGAATCATCTGACCCACTTATTCCATGAAATCCTTTGTCATCTTTAAATGATATTTTAGTATCATCTATTAAAAAATCATATCCAAAATTAAAAGTAGGGTGATTTAATTTCCACGAATTTGATCTTATAGAATATTCATTTATATTAAAATTACTAGAAACAGTATTTATATATCCTATCCAAACAGATGGTTTTTCCATTACATCTATAGCGTTTGGTATATAATTTCCAACCCACGATCCATTTTCAGCTATAGCTTTTAAACCAATATGATATAATCCACCACTTTCAAATGAAATATTTATATAACTTGTTTTAGGTATTAATTCACCAGATATTCCAGGAACATCCCATATATATTCTTTTATTTCAATATTACTATTATTAGAAAGATCTGGTTCTGCTATTACTTGAATTTGTTCTGTTTCTGATTTGCATCTTCTTAAACTCCACCCGTTTGCATCTTCTTTTCCATCTCCAGCTATTCTTATATCTATTCTTACAGGAGATTGATCTATTACTCTTATAATATCTTTTAATAATATTCTGTCCGATCCAAATTCGTTTTTTACATATAAACTTAAACTATAAACTCCTGAATTTTTAAACTTATATTTAATTTCTTTATTCCATGTTTTTTTTCTTTCAGTTTTAATTAATTTTTCGTTATTATAAATATTAAAAACATACTCTTTAGTATCTATATCTAAAGAAACAATTAACTTAAAAGAATCTTGTATACATTGAAATACCCACTGTACAGTATTATCTAGTTCTGGAGAAAACCCCGGTCTTATTCTTGTAGTAGAATCTTTAATTGTTATATATTCATTTGTTAATAATACATTAGGATATACAAAAAACCAAGGCTTTGGTTTTCTTATATTAGAAACATAAAAATTTGTAAACCATTCTATAGTAGACTGATCATTGGTTTTTCTGTTTCCTACATATTTTTCTATATTTAATATTGCGTCTTTATTATAATTATGATTTTCAGCTACAACATTTTGTATTGCAATTGATCCTATTGGAAAATATATTATTGTTTGACCATCTAAAATTGTTACATTTTTAAGTTGATTATTTTTTTTTCCGTTATAATGAAATAAAGCTGCTCTATATTTTGCTTCTCCATAATTTTCTTTTAAATATATAGTAACATACCCGGAATCAGGCCAATTATCTGAATTATCTAATTCTATTACTCCTTCTCCATTTTGCCAATTATATGTATCTATATCATCTTTATCATATGGTTTAATTTCTTTTATTATAAAAGAATATAAGCTATCAACAACTGTTTTTAGTTCATATTCGGTATTATATTTTTCTGGAAACATTGATTTTTCTGGAATCATATTTTATTACCCTATTATTATAGAATCATTTAATTTTATATTATCATTACTTCTATTTATGTTATAACCTATTGTAGATTTTATTAATGTATTTGTTTCATTATATTTTTTACCTAATATTAATTCTTCTTTTGAAATTATCTCATTTTGACCTACGACAATAGGTGTCCTAAATTTATATGTTTTTATTGTTTCATTATAATCAACTACCTGAAGTTCAGGCCAAAAAATACCTTCTTTAATATAAGTATGATTAATAATATGATTATATGATCCTTCTGTAATTTCAAAATTTCCGTCACCAAAATTCCATTTTCTTTTAATAACTATACCTCGAGTTTGATCTACAAATTGAACAGTTAAAGGAACACTACTATCATAATCTGGAATACCATAAGAATTAATACTAAGTTTTTTATAATTTTGCGGATTTCTTGAATAAGCTATAACATCATAAACGACATTATTATCAAATACTTCTATATATTTATTTTTAGTTAAAAAGGATTTTTTTCCACCGGTAGATTTAAGTTTTAAAGTAACAGTATAATTTCCTGGTTTTAAATAAGTATGACTGGTGTTTTTATTAAATTTTTCGTTTATATCAGATGATCCATATGGATCTCCAAAATCCCATTCAAAATCAATATATGGTTCTCCTATAGAAAGATTTAAAAAATTCACTAATAAAGGAGCATATCCTCTTCTTGGATATCCTATATACTTAGAACTAGGAGTAAACCATTTTATATCTAAATATTTTACTCTACTAGTTAATGTTCCATTAATATCAGGCAAATCTGAAATCAAACCAATTTTTTGTTCACATTTTATTATAGCATCACGAATAGAATTATGATGTAATGATGAAACACATCCAAGAACAACACTTCCAGAATTATGATTCATTGCCATACTTCCATTAAATCCTCTAATTAAATTATAAAAACAATTAGAGGAAACATCTTTGTTTTTATAATATATTAATTCATCATTTATTCTTATAATTCCATATTCCGGAAAATGATAATTATCGTTAACATAAATATAATTACTATTAATATTTAATTTTGCCATTAATACAGAAATTGAATTGTTTTTAGCATTATGCAATGTAATTTCATTATCCAAATCTTTAGGAAATATTGACAAATCACCAATTTTGTAATCTTTAATTGTATTTAATATTTTAGTGTTTTCGTTCATATAATTCCAACCTTATATTTAATTATATTTTCATTAAATTAATCCTGTATTTCTAACTCGAGTTAATGATTTTTTTAAATCAGGATGTAAATTATCTATTAATGCTCTAAATAATGGATTATATTCAACTAACATTTTTTGAACCTCTAATTGTAAATTTTTAAAATAATTTTCCGGAAGTTTTTGATAAGATTTATCTTGTTTTTCTTTTATTTTTAATAAATCTGGACTACTAGTTATACAATAAAATACAGCTTCTGGATCTGGATCTTCTATATAAAATATAGCATTTATATCTTGTTTTACGGCTTCTAATTGTACTAACTTAGAAGGTTTATTGTTATAATATATTAATTTCCAATATTTTTTAACAGCATAAATATTTGCCAATTCACACATTTCTTTTTTTTCTCTAAAAAAATACTTTAAAATGTTTATATCTTTTTTTATAGCCTCCATCTGTTCTTTTTCAGAAGGATCGTTTATAAAAATAATAGAAGATGGATTAATATTTATAGCTGTTAATCTTACTTTCTCAGAAGATTCAGTTACTTCTAAAATATATTTTATAGAATTTGGATATTTTTTAACAGCCGCTAATTGTATTTTTTCAGTTGGTTTCGATATATGCTTTATAACTCTTGGATTTGTTAAAATAGCCTTCATTTGTACTTTTTCAGAAGGATTAGTAATATATTGTATATTATAAGGATCTCTATCAATTAATTTTAATTGTTCTTCTTCTGAAATATTATCGTATTTATTTGATTCACTTATTTTATTTATGTAATCATTAAACTTCTTCATAAGTTATTCTTTTTTCATTTATTCTTTCACCTATCATTCTTATTAGTTCATTCCTTACCTCAGAGTATTTTGGTAAATCTAATATAGACTGAATTAGGCTTATTGGAGGAAATTGTCCAATTAAAACATATGATTTTAATTCTTTTTGAAATTTTTTGTTCCAATATTCCTCTTCTAATTGCTCCTTTTTAGTTAAATCTATCTTACCAACAAGATCTTTATATATATCATAAAATATATATACTTCTCTTTTAATATCTTCTATGATAATTTCAAATTCAGATATCTTTTTTAATACAATATGATCTTTTTGTTCTTGTTCTAATAATTTATTATATTCTATTATAATATTTTCATATGATTTTATTCTGCTTCTTATCTCTAAAACACATTGTTTATATTTTCCATAATCTGTTGGTTGAGAATTTATAATAAAGTTTCTTATTTGAAATTCAGAATGTCCATAAGTTTCGTTATTTTTTGTATTATCTTTAAAATCTTTTATTAAATCTTCAAATTCAATATTCATTTAAGCGCTCCTATAAAAAAAAATATAAATATAAATAATAAAGAAAATAAAGGTATAAAATATATGACAAATAATTTATCTGGATCAAGATGCTATATAGCAAGACCAATAGAATTTGCTAAAAATAAAAACATAAATTTTACTAAATTAGAAAAATTTTTAAAATTAAATAATGTCAAAATATTAGATCCTAAAAAAATAAAATTTCATGGAATATCTGAAATAAAAGATAGAAAAAAATTATTTAAAAACAACAATTTTGAAGAAATTAGATCTCAAATGAAAATAATAGTAAGAAAAGATCTAAGATGTGTTGATATATCAGATTTTATAATAGCATTTCTTCCAAAAGGGGTAAGAACAACAGGAACAATACATGAAATAATAGAATCAGATAGACAAAATAAACCAACATTACTAGTATGTCCAGAAGGAAAAAAATATATACCAGCATGGTTTTTTGGAATAATAAAACTTGAATATATGTTCAATTCAATAGATGAATTAATAGAATATTTAAATAAAATAAATTCATTAAAAGAAATTATAAAAATAGATGATAGATGGCAATTTATAATAAAAGACCTTTTAGAAAAAGAAACAAATACATAATATTAAGGAACATAAAATTTAATTGAAAAAAAAGACCATATTGGCGAATTAAAATCAAAAACAATATTACCGTTTTTTCTAGAAATATTTGAATATTCTGGTTTTATTAAAGTTTCGTCAGAAACTAAAGTTTCTCCAGAAACTTTATTTATTAAATAAAAATTTGATAAAATTATTTGATCTTGTGAATAATTATTTTTCTTAAAAAATAACTTATCTGACAATTCAATAATATTAATATCTAAACTATATGTTTTAATTTCGTTTAATTCTAACATGTTATATATTAAATTACTATCATAAGATTCTTTTGGAGAAGAAGATATTTGTATTGTTGCAGAACTTTTTTTCAAATTTGTAAACTTAAGAATCCATTTTCCTGGAATTATATCTACAGGATCATATAATAAATTCTTAGATAATGTATAAATAGGATAAATAATAATATTTTCTGGAGTAAATGATGTTTCTACAAAAATAGAACTTGTCTTTTTTAATAATTTAAATTCTATAAATCCTGTTTCTTCTTTTTTAAATGAAGAACATTTCCAATAAAATCCAGAATATATCTTTTCTATTGTAAAATTAATAACAAAACCATATCTATGTATTTGAACATTATAATCCATTTTTTATTCTATAATATTCTTCCACAACCATATCGGCCGTATCATCAGTATATAATTTATGTTTTTTAATAAAATCATGTCCTTTATTAGCTATTTCTAATCTTTCATCTTCATGGTCCAGATAATATCTTATTTTATCAATTAAATCATCACCTCCTGTTGAAAATACAACAGGACAATTTTCTTTTCCATCAGATTCAAAAAATGTTCTTGTTGCTATAAAATCATCTGTAATAACAAATCCATTACAAGCTAATATCCAAATAGGCCTATCATTTAAACAATTAACTCCAAAAGTTCCATTTTTTAAATTAACCTTAACACCATCTCTTTGTTCATCGGCATTAAAATTAACCATAATTTTTGTGTTTTTACAACATATATTAAAATCTTGCATAGGTAATATACCATAATAATGAGGATCATAAGATTCATCATAATATTCTTGTTTAAAATAAGTATCTGTAATTAAAGCTTTTTTCTGAATTTCTGATTTCCAAAGTCTGTTTCCATATATAGTAAAGCCAAAATCCTTTCCTACGCACGGTTTTATAAATTGATTTATCATATCTACACCTTTGTATTGAACTTGATATCCTCCAATATACGCAACATCACAATGATATAGACTAGAATTATATTGATATGGGTAATGATATTGAGATGATGCATTTAAATGTTTAAATTTACATGGAATATTTTTTTCTTTTAACCATTCATATCCATATAATGAATTTGTCCACACTTGATCATATTTTAAAAACTCAACTGTTTCCATTGTAGAACGACACGAATCCATATTAAAATGCCAGAAAATAGTTAAATTATCTTTTCTTTTTCTAAAATGTTCTACTCCTCTCCAGCAAGAATTAGAAAATATAATATCATATTCATCTGGATTCATTAAATCATAATTATATGTATCAAACATTTGGCACATATAAACATCTGATCTTGATTCAAATGAATTTTTTAACCAATGAACAACCTGATGTTCTCCTCCAATTCCATATTTATCTTCATAAGAAGAAACACCACACATAGATAAAACAGCGACTTTTAGTCCATTCTTATCTTTTAAATTAAACTTATCGTCTTTTTTTAATATATCAATATCATATGTTATTGGATTAATATAAATCTTACTATAATTAGATTCTAATATATTATCTCTTAAATCGTTTATATTAAAAGATGGTTTTATAAAATATAATAATTTTGTTTGAATAATTATCATTTCTCCAAACAATATAATATCATAGTTTCTATGAGATAATAAAATATAACATAATCTATCAAATGAGTTAACATCAATTGGATTTATTATAGTATAATTACTCTCAAGTTTTCTTATTATTTTTTCTATATCTTGTTTCTCATTAAAATCTATAATTTGTAAATTAGTATAGTTAAATACTGATTTTGGTTTAAATTTTTCACAAAAAACAGAAAATCTTATTTGATTATTTTTAATATTTAAATCAAAAACGTTATTTTTAATTATATTTTCTTTCTTTTCTTTTAAAATATCATCTTGTTCATTTTTTTCTATATCAATATAATTATTTGGAAAAGACTTTATAAATTTATCTCTTTCTTCTTTTCTTTCAAATATTATTGTGTTTGTTATATTTGGATTTGTTCTATATTTATTATTATTTAATATTAAATTATTCCATTCTAAATCTATATCTTCTTTAAAATTATTTCTTATTGAATAAAAACAAAAAGGAACTCTAGAATAATTTTTTAAATTAAAATATTTTATAAATTCATTATCGCAAATACCATAAACCTTATTATTGTTTTGATTATCTATTAAAGCATAATGACAAATATTTAATCTTTCATTGTTATTAAAATAATCAAAAGTTTTTTCAATAAAATCATTTGAAACTATAATATTAGAATATAAAGAAACAATAATATTATCATTATCAAAATAAGAAGATTTTAGAGATATATTATAAATATCATTAACAATATTTATTTTATTTATCTTAATATTATTTTTTTCAAATGTTTTTAAAACATGTATTCTGTTATTTTTTAAACAATATACATAATATTTTATAATACCATTATATTTATTATCTTTAATACTTTTAAGACAATAGTCTAAAATATTAATATCATTTATAATAATCACGAATGATATTAATTTTTTATTTCTTATTTCTAATATTTTGTTTTTATATTTTAATACCTTATTTAGAATAAAACTACAAACGCTAGAAAAAGAATTCTTTTTATAATAATCTTTCATATATTCCAAAGAATATAATTGTTTTTCATATATTAAATCTAAATTTGATAAATAAAACTTTAACTTTTCTGATAAATCATTTCCACCATCAGAATATTCAATACAATCTTTAAATAATTCTTTTTGTTCATCGCTATTATCTGTAATAACAAAACATCCATTTTTTACAAGATCAAAAACCCTATTATTTATAAAACCAAGATTTAACTGGTCAGGTGAATTAAAATTAATAAATATTTTTGCTAAATCAGAAATATTATAACAATAACTTTTGTCTAAAATACCACTATAATAATATTCATATAATTTAGAAAAATATTTTGAATCAAAAATTCCTTTTTCAAATAATTTTTTTTGCTCATCAAATAACCATTTTCTTCCACCATATATTTTGAAATTATAACTCATACATGGAATAAGAAAATTATCTATTTTTTCTTGTGTTTTATATTCTGGATTATAATTTCCAAGATATATTATATCAATTTCTTTTTTAGACGGATGAATTATATCATTTAATCTTTCATAATAAGGAAACCCAGGAAACTGCAAGTATTCTGATATTATATTATCTTTAATTAATTGTTTGTGTAATAATAATGAAGAACTAAAATAAATATCATACTTATTTGAAATAATACTATTAATATCTTTACCAAGATTTTCATTAAATAACCAAGTAGCCCAAATAGACTGCTTTTTATTAGAAATATTTATTGGATGATTTAATGATAAAATAAAATCATAATTGTTATTTAAAATATCATCTGTGTTTCTTGTAATAATATCAACATTATGTCCTAATGTATTAAATTCATTCTTTAATTGTAAACATATTTGATCTTCTCCTCCTATAGAAAAATCAGATAAAGGAAATGATATTATTAAAATATTCATAATATATATATAAGATAATATTTTATTAAAAAAAACATATAAATATTAATAAATATATTTAAATATTTTTATTTTAAAAGGAAAAAAAATGAGTATTAAATTTAGAGAATTTTTAGATAATACAAAAACAATAGAAGATAATTTTGATAAAAGTAAAATAGCAAATAGAATAATAAATTCTATTAAATCAAGATTGTTTTCACTATCAATAAATGACTTAGAACATATAGAAAACACTGTAAATTCTTCTTTACAAAATAGAAGAATTAATATAGCAAAAATGTCAAAATTTAATCGTTATTAAATCCGTATATTGGAATAAAATAACCTGATTTGTTATTTATTTTAATCTTAAAATATCCTACTAAATCTATATCATCAGAATGTATTTGATTAATAATACTATTTGTAGTATCATTTCCTTCTGTTCCGTCTATTCTAATTATCGGACTACCTGAATTTGTTTGGTTTAAATAAAGTACCTCGACTTGTTCGTTATTATTAGAATATATTTGTAATTTTCCTTTATTACTAAATTCAGATCTACTTATAGAATCATTAGTTCCAAAAGCAAACCTATCTATATTAGAATCAAATTTTATAACATTAAAATTTTCAAATATATTGTTTTCGCGAACATTTATTTTCATTGACGACCCTTCTGTTTCATCCCAAAAACATTCTAAACTAAACAAAGAATATACACTATAATCATTTGATATAACAGAAAACCATTCTGTTTTTACTCCTGTCGAATTTATATTATAAAATCTTGTAATAAAATAATCAGAATCCGATTTACCAAAAATATCAAAACAATTAGATCCAACATTTTTCATGGTTATTTTAGGCGAAGAAATTAAACTAGAATTTAAATAAATAGTATTAAAATAAGCATCTGCACTAGCGTTAGATCCAATTATTGTATTGTCTATTTCTACACCACCAATTCTAACATTATTCCAATCAATAGTTGAATTAACCAATAAATCTATTTCATTTGAATTTCCACAAATTATATCCATAGAACCATTAGAGCTTTTAAATTTTAGTTCTGTTGTTTGAGAAGATGGAGTTATAAATCCTGAAGTTCCAACAATTCTATTCCAAATATTTTGATTATCTGATCCAAAAACATGATGCCTAGAAGATTCATAATTTTTCAACATATTATGATCTATAGAAGATATATCTAATATAAAATATAACGTATCTATTCCTATTTCTGTATCACTATATGGATTTGAATTTCTTATTCTAAAACTATTTTCCATTTTAAATATACCAGTAGAAGAACTTCCTATTAAAGGATAAAATCTAAGTGGTTTAGCAGCCTTATTTATCTTTAATATGGAATAATCAGAAGCAGATATAATATCTCCCCACCAATATCCATATTCTGACTTTTCACTTTCTTGATTAAAATCAGGTCCAAAAAATAAAGGAATATCAAAGTCGCATATAACTTTATCATTCTTATCAGGCAATTCAGATATAGGAATATTTTTATTAAATCTAAATTCTCCTATAGAATAAAAAAACTGATTAATAGAACTATCAGGAATTCTATGTGTATTTACATATACTCTTAATGATCCCATTTCATATTGACCATCATATACTTTATATCTATATAAATCATCTGGGTCTGGACGATAAGCTTCAATATTATATTTACTTATATGATAATATTCTAAAGGAATATTAGTATCAAATTTTACTTTTATTGGACCTTCAATATTATCTCCGGCCATTTGAGTAATATTTAAAGATCTTCCAGATATAAATTGTACTGGTTCTTTTAAAAAAGAATTATTTTTAATTTGTAATTTAAAACTTTTTTCATCTAAATTATTTAGAAAATGTCTTTCTGCCACGGTCATTTTTACATAAGTATCACTATCTTCGATAATATCAATACTAATAGATTCTGGTAAACATTGTTCTTTTAATAATGGAAATTTATCATCATTTAATTCAAATACAATATCTAAAAATTCTTTTGCTTGACTAGTTGTACTATAAGTATCAGACAATTGTTTAGTAATAGAAAATATTTTTTCGCTTATTAGCGCATTATTTCTAAATAATATTGCATCAATTCCTTGTCTTACACTATCTTGATTAATATTTGGAATAGATCTTAATAAAAATGGATTTTCTATAGTTCCATCAACTTTTGGTATTATATCTAATACACTCACTTTTATCTCCTTATGCAAAAACAATAGTCCAATTTAACGTAAATTTTAACTCGCTACTTTTTGTTAATCCAGAAAACGTTACCATTGAAAACAATTCTCCTTCTTCTGTTTTTAATCCAGCTTCGTTAATTCTCATACTATTGCAATCAGTTGTGCTTATAACTCCGGTGCATTTAAATCTAGTTTTATATCCTATATTCCATTCTGGTGAAACTGGAACCTCCAATACAGAATTATATATATCTTCTCTATTTATATCTATTGTTTTAGGTATAGTTCCGTCTTCTCCTCCGGTTCCAAAAACCATTTTACTTATATAAAAATTATATGAAGCAAATTGATTAGCCATTGCCATTGCTAAAATTTGTTTTCCTTTATTTACAACAGTATTAGATTTTGAAATATTGGCAATAATATTTCCTGTTATTATATCTTCTACTGTAAGATTTATAAATCCTTTTGGGAAAATTTCAGACATTATAATCTCCTTTTATTATGAAGAAAGATTTATTTTTACCTTTCCTCCAGTATATATATTTTCTACTTCTAAATTTATTGTTTCGTTTTGTTGTATTTTATCAACATTAATGGGTCCACGAAAATATCCACTAAGATCACATACAACTTCTATAACATCTTCTGGATATACATCATGTCCGGTTATACCGTCGCCGAAATATATTTTTATTTCATGATCAGATATTCTTTTAACTATATATTCTTTAAGTCCAATATTTCCTGGAGACTCATCATATTTTGTCCATTTTTCTACTCTATGCCATTGTTTTCCATTAACGTAAACATTTATATCATTTCCTATAACTAAATAATTATAATATATATTTAAATATACCTGTTCTCCTTTTATTTTATTAACAACTTTATAATAATTATTATGTGTTGTGTTTACTGGACCTATAATAAAGAAATTATTTAAATACTTTGTATCAGATTTCACCAAAATAGTATTTTTATCGTCTTCGGAATTTATTTTTATATCATATGTTCCTGGAACTATTTCTAATATATTATTAACAGGAACTTTTAAATTAGATATATTTGGATCTATTGTAATATTAACAATATCTGATTTTGGAACATCTAAATTATAATCATATATATTTCTTCTTATTATTCTATAATGAGAGTTTGGATCAGAAAAACTTCCAGTATATGATCCATCTTGCTGTAAATCGTCTGAAAATGTTATAATAGATCCAGAAACGCTTTCTACTTGAGCCCAAGAATAATTAATTTCTTTTAAATCAATATCCAATTCATATCGTATAACTAAATCTTCTGCTTTTATATAATAATTATCAAAATTTATTTCTGTATCCTCTAGGGTATACTCGCTCCCTCCGGTCGCAGTTCCTTCAAGAATATTTATTAATTCATTTGTATTTGGATATACAGAATTTTCTTTATATTCTGTTAATTTACACATTCTTATTTTCATCAACTGAGATGATATTACTTCTTCTATTGAAAGTTCATTTATTTTTATTTTATAATAATTATCATCATATATTTCTGAAACGTTATAATATAAGTATTCGTCTCCAAATAATATTCCAATTAAAATATCATTTAATTTCTTTGTATCTGTTAAATTATGATAAATTATATTATAAAAATTAAAACAATTATCTTTTGCATATATTATATCTGTTGACGATGTTATATAACCAAAATTACTAGATAAACATTTTTCAAATATTGAAAAATTATGAATTCCATCGGTTCCATTAGCATATCCGTTAAATTTTATTTTATTATTAACAACATTTATAATTTTATAATAATATCTGTCATCTATACATGCATAAAAAGAATCTCTAATTATATTCCATTCAGATATAAAATCACTAATTCCATCAATTTCCACCTCTCCATATACGTCATCTCTCTTTAAATATCCAGAAATAGAATCTAAAGATTCTATAATATTACCATCTTTATAAATAGAAAAAGAAATTTGTTTATCATAATCATAACCATATTCATAATTACCTAATACAATAATATTATTATTAATATATTCTATATTATATTCTCCAATTGTTGCTCCAGAATTTATATAAACAGTATAAATATGAGTATCATCTTTTATATCAAAATTTACAATATCTCCATTTTCCAATAAATCTATGTTAGAATATATTATAAATTTTCCAGATTTAATTACAGAAACAGAAATATTTCCAGGCCAATTGGGAGATTCTGATACCGCTTGTGGAAATCTTCTAGTATAAATAGAATAAACCCAAGGACCTGTATGTGAGTATGGAGGATCTGGAAGATCATCTATTCCATCATCTGTCCCGTCACATAATCTTATTTGATTTTTATATATTTTTGATATATTATAAGATTTTCCACCATGTTCTCCAGAATCTATAGGAGATTCAATTACAACCCTCGATAAATTAACGTTTAATAAAACAGGTAAAAGAGACTCGACGTGTTCTTGTTTTGTTCCAATAGGAAAAGAGTTAAAAGAAACATTAATATCATATAAACATACATTTTCCTTTAAATCTTCTAGTTTTGTTTCAAATACAGCATCTGCAAAAAAATAACTCTCTGATTTTTTTCTTTTTTGAAACTCATTTATTTCTTGATCAATAGGATAATATCCTATAGTAGTTACATCTTGATATTGATTAATTATATTTAAACTAATATTAGAATCTATCCTTACAGTATCTAATATTTGACTAGAATAAGATATATTCTTAACATTAGAATGAAATGGTTTAAATTCTTTAATTAAATCATTTATTTCTTTTGTCATTTTATCAGAAAAATTTTGAACATTTAAAGAAATAGAAAAATATGAACTCCAACAACATTTACATTTATCCTTAAATGTTTCGTCAATATCGCATGGATTATAAGATGGCCTAATTGATCCATCATATTCTTCCATATTATAGACATTTTCAGACCAAGGAAATTTTGTTCTAATATATCCATAAATTAATGGTTCATGAAGCGCATTTCTTTTTGAACATACGTCGCAAATATTATATTCATCCAAACATATTAAATTTTCAACCATTTCATTTTGCGAAACATAACACGTAGAATCTGGAAGAAGTCTTGTGTTATAATTAACATATGGAATTAATTTATTATCATAATAACTTTTATCAATAGGTTCTCTATTATCTAATAATGGAAGAGATATTATAAAATCATCTTTACTTATACTGTAATTATCAAAATTTATTAAATAATCAGAACTAGAAGAATTCATTTCATATGGATATTTATTATATTGATATCTAAACTTCAATATATCATTTTCTTTTGGAGTAAATTCCTTTAATTTTCCAGATATCTTATCTTTTCCTATTATTTTACCATCTTTATTTTTAGTTGAATTGACAGTATTTACTTCTTTTCTTATTATACCTTTTAAATTAGAATAATTTAAATAATTAGTTCCATTTAACATTATATTAAATTCTATATTTTCGACAATAAGAGATTTATTAATAAATAAATTTTCTGATTCTCCATAATATTTAATTCTAAATTTAATTAATCTATATTCATCTGGATCCGTATGATCTTCATATTCAATAGATTCTGCTTCATATAAACCATTTATAACATTTCCAAAAATTATATGAATTTGATATAAAGATATTTCATTATAAAAATCATCTTCAATGTTATCAAATATTCCGGTTTTATCTTTATATTCTATATAATATTCTTGAGATTCTGTATAAAAATTCCATCCTATTTGAGGTTTATATATTTCTGTCTTTGTTTCTTTTAATGATGAATCTAAATAAACCAAATCAAATAAATCATAGATTAAATGATTTTTATCATCATATATTGGAAATAAATCAAACCATTTTTCTTTTTCAACAGAATAATATTCAATTTTATATCTAGAATAATTTAAATTATTTATTCCAATAATATCTTCATAATCTTGTCCAAAAATATCATATCCATCTTGAGTATATTGAATTAATGGAGAATATGTAGTATTATGATATTCTACAGTATTAGGTTTATTTTTTAAAAAAAAGTAATCTGTCCATAAATAATCAGAATATACTTGCCAATAAAATATTATACTTGTTGTCTCTACTCCTATCAATTGTAATGCTCTTATTAGACCTCGAGCCGTTCCTTTTTGTTTTAAAACTTTTGGTAAATTAACTAATTGTCTTCTCCAAACACTTGCTCCATTTCCCTTTAGTCTATATGAAAATAAATTAGATAGATAAGGAAGAGTTTTTAAATGGCATCTACTTGGATCTAATAATTGAGGAAATTGATCTGCTTTTTCTTGAACATCATATATGCTTTCTCCAAATGCTCTCAAAGTTTGATTTAAAACATCGTTTGCTTGATAATCTATGTAAAAAAATGGCAAATGCTTTTCTAATATTTGATAATAATTTTCTCTTGTAAATTTTCTAGAAAATACTTCTGGTATTTCAAAATCTTCATATATTAAATATGTATTTTGAAATATTTCATAAATATCTGATCCTTGTCTTAAATAATACCAATATGCTATATAACTACCGCTTCCTGTATTAAAATTATCTTCTATAAACCAATCCAAATAATATCTATATATTATATTATTTTCTTCAGTAGTATAAGTTTCAAAAGAAATAGGAGAACTATAAAATGACTTTATATAACCATTTTTTTGATCAGAATGACTACCTATAGTTATTTCATTTAAATTTTTATCCAGTATTTTCCAATAAAAAATATCTGAAAAATTATAATTTGAATTATTAAAACCTACTATAAAAAATGAATTATAAACATTTAAATTGTTAGACTTATATAAATTTAAACATGGATATGAATCAAAATTTACATTATCTGTAGATATTTGTAAAGTACAAGAAGATAAATTTGGTATTGTTGAAAAATCACAACCTGATTCAAAACATTCAAAATAATATAAGTCTTTTTTCCATAACGGAGAAAAATAATTTAAATTTTCATCAAAACTTATTGTAGCTTCTTTATCTATAAAATCTACTGATATATTATTATAATCATAGTCAACTATAACAAATTCTATTATTCCATCTGGAATTTCAGAAAAAACTCCAGATATTATTAATACATTACTCTGTGGTTGATAATCATTATCATATGATAATGTTGGAATGTCTATTATTTTATAAAAACCAGAAATTGTATTTGGAGAAGAAATTTTAACATAATAATTTCCATTCAATAAATTAATTAAATTTTTTTGATTATTTTCAGATAAGGAAAAGAAATTTAAAAAATTTATATCTAAACTTGATTTAAGATATACATTTCTACTTCCATAAAAAGATCTTATTTGTATATTTTCTTTATAAGGTTCTATATGGCTATTATCTAATTTTTCTATACATACCTTTTTTATCTCTTCAAGATGTATTTTTTGACCATTAGAATCATAAAGATCATTAATTGTTAAATATAATCTTGCTGTTTCTCCAACATGCAAATCGTTATATGAAGTTTTTATAATCACTATTAACTCACCATATTTATAGATATGTTAATATTACCTGGTCTTATAATTTTCCAGAAATCAACTAATAAATTATCAGTACTAGAAATTAAATTTTGACTATTTGCTACAAACTCTACGTCTACTGATGTTATATTTGGTATTGAGTTTAAATATTGTACTAAATCATACTTTTTTAACGGCTGTCCTATTCTCCATCTATTTAAATCAAAAAAATCATTAATTATTTCTACTATTTTGTCATTTATGTCTTTTTTAAATTCAAAATAAAACTTATTAACTTCTACATTTATGTTAATATTTTGAAATACTTGTCCTGCATCTTTAATACAAACATAATCGGTTAACATTTTTATAGAATTAATATAATTTAATAACTCCCTTTTTAATACGGAGTTTGCAGTAACCAAAGTTTTTTCTGTTTCTTGTTGTAAAACATAAATATCTACTATGTTTCCAGAACACCCGCTATTTCTTAAAACAGCTATTGCTTTTCCTATTCTGCCATGATATATAGTAGAAAATTTTTCAGACAAAAAAGAATAATCTTCACCACTAACACATCTATTTTGAGCTTTATTCCATAAAGGCAATTTTGATTTTATCTCATTTATTGATTCAGCATTTTCTCCACCTTCTCCTCTTGTATAATTAGTAATAACAACAGGAACAGAACCTGGAACTAAATTACTTGTAATATTTATAATTTGATTAATATATCCAGCAGATATGTTTCCTCTACTTCCACCACCATATCTAAAATTAATAGTAATTTTAGATCCAGCAGGAGGTATTTTTCCTTTTACATCATCAGCAAATAATATTAAAGCTCTATATTTTTCATCTCTTTCTATTACATAATATGGACCATTATCATTTTCATTAAAAAAATCAACATTAATCCATTTTTGATTATTAACATATACTTCTATAGATCCATCTAATATATTTTCAACTGAAACAAAATAACTCTGATTTCTTGATCCATTAGATGTAAAATTAACAACTGAAGAAGTTCCTTCTAATGCTACTATAGACATATTATTTACTGAACCAGCTGGAATATAAATATCTTGATTTAATATCGGATTCCATTCTTCATCTGCAGGATATAATTCAAAATTTAATGCTCTTCCATCTCTAGAGGAAGCTGATATAAAATGTCCTCTTGTTATTTTTATATCAAAAGTATAAGGATTAGGAATAGATGCAGATATTTTGGCAATTGACGCTCTTGGTGGTCTAACTGGATATCCTACTAGCTTTGCTAATCTATGAGCGTTTTTTAATCGAGAAACTGTATCTACAAACATTTCATTTGCATATAAATCCAACTTAAATGAAATCAAATCTGCCATATATGCCCATAACTCTACAAGCATTATTCCTAAATCCGATTCTACAAAATCATTAAAATCATCTGGAAAATATTTTTTAATATACTCTATAGTTCTTTTTTTAATTGAATAAAAATCAAAAGCAGTATAAGATATATTTTTTAAATCTGGAATTCCAGTAATTTCTCCTATATCAAAAGGTTTTGGGTTTTTGAATGGATTATCTGGTCTATTTTCAATATTTGTCATAATTAAATCCTTTAAGATTTATTTAATTTAAAAACTAAACTTTCTATTCCGTCTAAATTGTTTTTCAAAGCATAATCTATTCTTATTATAATAGAATTTAAATCAATATTATCTGAATTATTTGAAATATGATTTAATAAATTTTTATCTGATTCCCCATATCTTACATCTATTCTTTTAACAACTATTCTAGGTTCCCATCTTCTTATTGCTTCTGATATTATTGAATTAGCTTGTTCTAATGTAATAGGATCAACAGCTTCAAATATTAACTTTCTTAAACCAGTTCCATAACTTGGCATCATTAATCTTTCACCTGGTTCAGTGAGTATTAATTGAATCAAATCTGCTTTAATAACTTCATGATTAATAGCTCGAAAGAAAAAACCTCTAGGATCATTTCTATTTAGTGGAAAAGGAAATCCTTTAATAGAATAATTTTGAGATTTTATATATTCTTCTCTACTTTGTTCATAATTATAAAAACTATCATATTTTCTTTTATTTTGTTCGTTATCAGACATATTAATCCTTTTTATAATTATTCATCATACTATCTATGTGAAAATCAGATAATTTTTTCACAGATAAATCATCTACTGTATCTGGACATATCCTAATATTTACAGGAATTATAATTCCTGTAAAAATTTCTTTAGAAAAATAATCTAATTCATCTGATTTTAACCACATTCTCATATATAATTTTTCAATATTTTTATCCCAATATAAATAACCATATGTTATTACATCTTCGTTTTTATTAAAATATTTATGAACAGAAAAACAATATTTATCTAATTTATACAATTCATTTTCAGAATATGTAACACCTTCAATATTTATTGAACAAGGATAAAAAATTATTTCAAATTCTATAAATACTTTCACATAACAATATAGAAAAGTTATCACAAAGATTTATTAAAACGAATTAATAATTTTTAAATGTATTATAATAATTAGAAAATTTACTTTTTAAACTAGGATTCAGGTTTTCTATTAACATTAAAAATACTGGATCAAATTCAATTAACATTTCTTGAACACGTATTGGTAAATTTTGAAAATACCCATGTGGTATTTTCATATTTTTAAATCTTCTTCTTAATAATTCTGGATGACTAATTATACAATAAAAAGCGACTTCGTCATCTGGATTTTTTATAGAAAGAATATTAATAACATTATCAATAACAACTTCTAATTGGACCTGTTTTGATGGGTTTTTTAAACAATTTATTGCATAACTATCTTTTCTAACTGATGCAAGTTTTATCATTTCAGGAACATTTTCTTCACCTATTTTTTCTACAATATTCCTTAATAACCATGGATTCATTTTAACAATCTTTAATTGTAATTGAACACTAATATTAGAAATATATGATATATTATTTGGATCTTTTATTATTAATTCTAACTGCTCTTTTTCTGATAAATGATCATATTTTCCGGACTCGTTTTCGTTTATATACATTCTCATTTAATAATCCTTTTAAAATATTAATATATTATATATGTATAACATAATAATTGTTTTTTTTAATAAAATTTTTATTAATTTGCTATAAGATACTTTGCTGGATGAGCCGGAAGAGGACCATCTCCTCCAAGTAATAATACAGGAGCAACACCTTCTGGAGGTTTTCCTTCACCATCTGGTGGTATTTCTCCAAGTATTATATGTGGATTTCTAAGACACAAATGCATAGTACTATTTAAAGCATATGTTAAATGAACACCATTTCTACAAAATATAATATGATCACCAAGTTTTGCATATTGAATTATATTTTTTCTATTAGCAACATCAATCATATTTTGCTCTTCAACTACATGAATCTGATTTCCCTCTTTACTAACAAGAATTTCATCCTTTACAGTAACTCTTGTATAATTTAACTCAACAGTTGTTAATCTTTCACCGGCACAATTTAAGTGAACTAACTTTTTATTAACAACCTGATTCATTAAAAGAAAATTAACCGGATCATTCCATCCTGGGGCGTTAGATATCTTAATATACTGCTCTGTTGGCTTTTCCTGATTAGATCCATCTTCAAACAACATATATTGACCAAAACCAGACTTTATTTTAATACAAACCTGTTCCCCCATACCCTTTCCGTTAGGTTGAAAATTAGGTCTATCATAAACATCATTGTCTCTATATCCTCTTTGACCCGTACCAGAATATCTACTGGTAGATCTAACCATTGGAGATTTAACTTTACATTGATAATCAGAAAATATAATTTCATGACCTGATGTAGATTTAATATGTATTTTTCTCTCTTTATCTGCTTTTCCATTCATATCAGTATGGTCTATCATTCCAACATAATGACCACAAGCTGTACTCAAAAATATACCATCTTTTTCAGATCTTATTTTTTCATCTTTGTCATGATGATCAGATAATGTTATTCTATGCTCTGTATGACTTTCTAATCTAACCATAGTTCTATATAATTTCTTTCCTTCTTTTGGCATAGGAGGAAATTTGTTTCTCCATTCGTTTTGTTTTTCTTCTAAATCTCCTTTAATTTTATCATCTATTATTAATCTTCCACCTCCAAGTGATTGTATTTGAATACCAGTATGATTTAATTCTACGGAGTGATTATTACCAATTTTATCGAACGCTTGTCCTCCAGTGGATAATCTGTCATTATGGGAATCCCAATATTTATTATCATAAATTTCTTCTGCTGTTTTGTCACAATCATCTTTCATAATAATCATATTTCCCCTTGATGATTGAACAACTAATCTTTTTCCCCATAATTTTTTTTCTCTTTCATAAGATCCATCATCAAATAAAATAAAATGTTTTTCAGGTGTTTTTATTCCATACATATGTGGAATATCCTTTGATCTCCACCCTTGAGTAGAATATCCTTCTCCAAGAACCCCTCTTCTTTCTTCGTTCAATCCTTCTATTAATTGAATATTTTGAGTATCGCTTGCGGCAATTATATATTCTCCTCCAGAATCTTGAGTTTGATCAGATTCTTTTGGGCTTAAATCGTTTCCATAATACGATTCATTATTCCATGGAGGCATTAAACTATCTTTTAATCCAGTTTTAATATCACTATTTCTATTACCAGAACTCCATCTATAACCTTCTCTTTGAGGATTAAACGCATAAACATTATTTGAAGGATCAGCTTTTTTTGGTATCCAAGTTGTTCCAATATAAAACACAGATTCTCTATCTCCACCTTGAAACATTAATAAAACAGTAGAACCTTCTGTTGGAATAAATGTACATCCTACATCATCTATTGCTCCAAATGGAGAACATGGAGAAGCCCAACTTAAATTACTTTCACTAACTCCTTCTTGTCTTAAATTATGAATAATAGGACAATATACCATTATTCTCCCAATTTTCCATGGATCTCTTGTATCAACACAAACTCCCATATAAATCCCATATAACGGAACAATTGGCCTACCACTTTTACTTAATACGCTATCTACTTTTAGAGCTCTATTAAAAGGAGTTAAAGCTTTTGGTATTCTACCTCGTTCTAACTCAATACTATGAATCTTATCTTTTAATTTATTAATATCATATAACATCTCATCTAATAAAGCCATAATATTTAAATATACTCCTTTTATATTTTTCTATTTCTAGTTTATTTCTTATGAAAATACAATACAAAATTAAATTATTGTTCATCTCCTCCTGTATTAGATCCTCCTGTATTAGATCCTCCTTCATTAGATCCTCCTGTATTATTTTCACCTTCTTCTCCTCCTTCTGTAGAAGAACCTTCTTCTTCTTTTTTAAGATTTATATCAGAAGGATCTGCAGATAACGACAATGTTGTTTTATACGCCCCAGAATCGTCTATTACATGAGCAATACCAGATATAAGATATGAACCAGAAAATCTTCTATCTAAAAAATCATAATACATAGAGTCCATTGTTCCAATTTGTACTTCTTCTCCACTAATAGAACCAAATATTGAAGTCTCTGATCCTGGTGGAAATAATGATGTTGCTTCAGATGGTATTCTAGCTTCTCTTCGCCATTTTAACTCATCACTTATGTAAGATGTGTTCCAAATATAAACAATGACATATTCTCCAATATATAATATATCATCTAAATTTGGAATACCAAGTAAATCAACTTCTAATTTAATTGGTATATACAAAGCGCCATTATTCCCAGCTGTTCCAATTATAGTACCCATCTTGTTTATAATATTTTGTCTAAATGTCCTTGGACTATCTAAAGGTTTTGCTACAACAGTAGCCTGACCACCTTGTCCACTTTCACCTAATTTTCCATCTGATTTGATTTGATGTCCTACAGATCTTGTCATTGTATCTTGAGAAGTTATTTGAGGAAACAAAGACCATAAATAGTCTCCAGAAAAAGTTGGTCTTATGCTAAGAGCAGTATGTTTTCCAGGACCTAATCCAGATCCAGATTCAATTTCACCAGCACTACTTCCTTCTGGTGGATTAACATGTATTTCAAAAAGAGCCTTATTTTTTGGAATAGTTGAATAAGACGGTTTAAATTGTATATATTGAGTATCTTTGTCCACTACTGGAATCATACACGGACCAACTTTTTCATGATCTTTTAAATTATTATTTTCTTTATAATGAAGTTCTGATGTCCATTTCTGAACCGTTAACAAAAAAGGATAACCCGATCCAGGCCAATTATTTGGAGTATCAACATCAAACTTTTGTTCAAAATCATCAGAAAAATGAGGTTCAGGATCCCATGTATCAGATAATAACCCCTGTTTTTTTCTTAATTCACATAATTGTTTGAATGCTTCTCTAAAACTTAAAGGTGTTGGAAATTCAAAAGTCGTCCAATTTCCAGCAAATGCAAATTGATCTTGTCCAACAAATTTATAACTAATTCCTCCCTGAATAAATTCAACATCCATTTTATATATACTCAAACAATGTATTGACGAAGAATGTTTTGTTCTTGTACCTCCTACAGATGACGGATCAGATATTCTATTTCCATCTATTCCTCTACCTTCATATCCAAATTGAAAATAAACATTCTGCCTAGAACAATCTTCGATATTAGCAAATACATTTTTAGCAACTATTCCTGGCCATATTAAATTCCATCCAGAACGATCTTCATATATAGTAAATTCTACAGAAGAACCTTGATTATTTCCAAAATATGACCACCTAAATTGCTTTAACCATCTAAATTTTTCATCTAATCCTCTTGGAAAATTTATTCTTAACTCCTCTGATTCTCCAATTTGAACCCAAGCCCAAGGACGATAAACTGCAGCGTTTATATCTGTTAATTCTATTTTTTCTAAATTATCTGTCATAATATTATCCTATATAAGTCAATGGAGGAATTTGTATTGTTATACCAGCAACAAACTCTTCTATATCAAAAATATTATTAAATTCCATAATAAACCACCAATAACCAGGATCTCCATATGCATCATCACTAACTAGCCAAGGTTTATATTCAGTTGATTTTTTTATTAAATAAAATTTTACACCAGAAGGAACTTTATCAACAACCGGATTAAAATTCCTTTTATATAAATCATATGTAAGTATATTAAAATTACTATAATATATTAATTTAGATTTTTGATATCTAGAAGAAAAGTCCAATAACTCTTTCTTTAATTCAGATTCTTTATTATTTATTTCTATTATTTTGTTTGTAATCATTATATCACCTTTTTATAATATAGGAAATTTAATACATATTAAAATAAATTAATATTTTCCCTCCAATACATCGTCAGCTCCTGGTAAAGATTGCCAAGAATATATTATATCCCAATTTGTTTGTATAGAAACATGTAAAGGCATATAAGTTTTTATTTTTTCACTATAAAACCATTGAACTTTTGTTTCATAATTTATCGAATAATCTTTTAATAAAACTGGAACTCCATCTGGACTAGAACTTAATAATTGTCCACATTTAATTTTGGCCATTCTAGGAGGAAGATAAGTTTGTCTATATTCTGGATGTGTTAAAGAAGATATTTTTCTTATAATTCCAAGATTTCTAGATATATCTTCTTCACAAGTGACATATAAGTGTATTGTCATTGATATAGACCTATCAGATGAGCTGGTATATGTTTTTACCGGAGATGTTCTTCCTAATATTTGTTGATCAGCATAAGTAGCTGATTTTTTCTCACTTATTTCCGGAAGAGCATAAAGTTCTATAGTTTCATATCCTTGGGCATCTAAATTCTGAATAGAAATATCGGCTTGATCTATTCTATCTTCTTCTGATCTTGCAACTTGAAGTTTTATCCAACAATCATGTATTGGTTTAATTTTTCCATTTTTGTCTGTAGCTAAATAATCAACCATTTAAAACCTCTTTAAAATAATTAATAAACAGTCCCCAAAGAAGGATTTGCAACAGCAGTAGTTTGCCAAGTATTATAACTTGACATTGGAACACCATCATTTGCTGATAAAGTATTTTCATTTTTAGGAATTGTTCCTCCAGTACTTCCAGACATAATAACACCATCTCTTTTTGGAGTAACCGATAAACAATTTTTAATTTCTTTTAATAAATTAACCATTTCTGTTGTATTAGAATTAATTCCAGTTAATTGATTTATTCCACTTAAATCTCCCTTTTGTTCGGCGGTAATATCTCCAGATTTACTACTAGATCCAATTAATTCTGTTTTTATTTCTCCTTTTACTTTATCTAGTGAACCTAATTCTTTAGATAATTTCATAAGAGAATCAATTGATTTTTTATCTATTTTATCAGATACAGATGACATTTTAGACATTATATTTGATAAATTTTCAAGATCTTCTATGGATTGAAGAGCTTTTTCTATTATATCTTTTGAATTAACTAAAGGCTCAATCAAACCAATTGTTAAAAAATCTAATATAATTGAAAAATTATTTTTCATTATTGTCGCGTTCTTTTTCATACTATTTGAATCTAATTGTTTAACATTTTTAAGAAATTTTGTTGATTTACTTAATTTTTGCATTACAGAAGATATTCCTTCTACACAAGAAACTATTTTTTCAGATATTTTACTAATATCTTCAGAACTAATTTTTTGCAAATCTCCTTTATTAGCATCAACTATTATATTAACTGATCCTACTATTATTGGAATCAAATCAGAAATCTCATCTATTCCTGGTTTCATTAAATTTCCTAAAATATATCTCATAATAAATATTTCAGGAATACTTTTTTCTACACCAAAATTAGTCAATATTTCTTTAGCTTTTGTTACTCCATCAATTATTTTTGACATTGATTCTACTATTTTGCCTATATCTTCTCCTGTTTTTACAGCATCTTCTACATTAATATCTTGAATACCTGCGCCGGTTATATCAAACATAACTTTGGCATTTTCCATAACTACAGGAATTAATTTCTGTAAATATTTAGATCCTTTTTTAATACTTTTGATCAAATCATCTTTAAACCAACCACCTGGTTTTATTTTTTTAAAATAATCTGAAATTTTAGATATCCCTTCTAATAATTTTGCGAAAGACATAACGATGCTTGAAACTCCTTGAGCGGTTTTTGCAGCTTCTTCTATATTAATATTCACAACACCAACTCCAGTTATATCAAACATAACCTGTGCATTTTCCATAACTACAGGAATTAATTTCTGTAAATATTTAGATCCTTTTTTAATACTTTTGATCAAATCATCTTTAAACCAACCACCTGGTTTTATTTTTTTAAAATAATCTGAAGATTTGGAAATCCCTTCTAATATCCTCGCTAAAGACGAAACAATACTCGAGACTCCCTGAGCTGTTTTTGCTGCTTCTTCTATGTTAATATTTTCAACACCTACCCCAGTTACATCAAACATATCCTTAGAACTTTCCATAACAACAGGAATTAATTTCTTTAAGTATTTAGCTCCTTTTTTTACATTTTTAATTAAATCATCTTTTAAAAACCCACCTGGTTTTATTTTTTTAAAATAATCTGAAGATTTGGAAATCCCTTCTAATATCCTTGCTAAAGACGAAACAATACTTGAAACTCCCTGAGCCGTTTTTGCAGCTTCTTCTATATTAATACTTTCAACTCCAGCTTTAGTTATATCGAACATATCCTCAGCACTTTCCATAACTACAGGAATTAATTTACTCAAATACCAAGAACCTATTTTTACATTTATAATAAAATCATCTTTGAAACTTCCAGGTTTCATTTTTTTAAAATAATCTACTGATTTAGATATTTCTTCTAATACTTTAGCTAAAGACGAAACAATACTTGAAATTCCCCGAGCCGTTTTTGCAGCTTCTTCTATATTAATATTTTCAACACCGGTACCGGTTATATCAAACACAACTTTAGCATTTTCCATAACTACAGGAATTAATTTTTTTAAATATCCAGCACCTTTTTTTACATTTTTAATCAAGTCATCTTTAAACCAACTTGTTCTTACTTTTTTAAAATAATCTGAAGTTTTAGATATTCCCTCTAATAAATTCAATAAAGACAAGACGATACTTGAAATTCCTTTAGATGTTTTAGAAGCATCTTCTACATTAATATTTTCAACACCAGTACCAGTTATATCAAATATAACTTTGGCATTTTTCATAACTACAGGAATTAATTTCTTTAAGTAATCAGCTCCTTTTTTTACATTTTTAATTAAATCACTTTTAAACCAACCTGATTTCATTTTCTTAAAATGATCAGATGCTTTAGATACACCTTCTAATAATTTTGTTAAAGATAAAACAATACTTGATATTCCCTGCGCTGTTTTTGAAGCTTCTTCTACATTAATATTCTGAACACCTATTCTAGTTATATCAAATATAACTAAAGAATTTTCCATAACTACAGGAATTAATTTTTTTAAATATTTGGCTCCACTTTTTACATTTTTAATTAAATCACTTTCAGACCAATCTATTTTTATTTTTTTAAAATGATCTGATGCTTTAGATACCCCATCTAGAAGCTTTGTTAAAGATAAAATAATACTTGATATTCCCTGCGCCACTTTTGAAGCATCTTCTACATTAATATTTTCAACACCAGTGCCAGTTATATCAAATATAACCAAAGTATTTTTCATAATTACAGGAATTAATTTCTTTAAGTAATTGGCTCCTTCTTTTATATTTTTAATTAAATCACTTTTAAACCAACCTGGTTTAATTTTCTTAAAATAATCTGATGCTTTAGATACACTTTCTAATAATTTCGCCAAAGATAAAACGATGCTTGTAATTCCTTTAGATGTATTTACGGCTTCTTCTACATTAATATTTATAACACCAGACTTAGTCATATTAAATATAACCAAAGCGTTTTTCATAATTACAGGAATTAATTTCTTTAAATATCCAGCTCCTTCTTTTACATTTTTAACTAAATTGCTTTTAAACCAACCTGGTTTAATTTTCTTAAAATGATCTGCAGCCTTAGACACACCTTCTAATAACTTTGTTAAAGACAAAACAATACTTGATATTCCTTGAGCTGTTTTTGAAGCGTCTTCGACATTAATTCTTTCAACACCAATACCAGTTATATTAAATATAACCAAGGCGTTTTTCATAATTACAGGAATTAATTTCTTTAAGTAATCAGCTCCCTTTTTTACATTTTTAACTAAATCGCTTTTAAACCAACCTGGTTTAATTTTTTTAAAATGATCTGCGGCCTTAGACACACCTTCTAATATTCTTGATAAAGACGAAACAATATTTGAAAGTCCTTTAACTGTTTCTGAAGCATCTTCAGGGTTTATATTTCCAACACGTTTTCCAGTAATATTAATAATATCTTTAGATAAATCTAAAATCAATGGAATAAAACTTTTTATATACTTTGCCCCTGCTTTAGCTTTATCTTTTAGATCTCCAAAAATTTTAGAAAAAACTCCTGGAGAAAATCTTGATAACATTTTAGAAGCTTTTTCTGTTCCTGAAATTATTTTTTCAATAGATCTTATGGTATTCTCGATAGATTTTAATACTTTATTAGCTTCATTTTCAGATTTTTCATTAACAATTTTTTTTGCTGAATCAACAATAGATAACGCTGTTTTTAATATAACACCAATAACTGTCTTTATTACAAATCCTCCTAGTTTTATAAGAGGAACAAATAATAATAAAGCAATACTCATAGGAGCAATACTAGCTAATACAGCAGAAGCTAAATAAGTATATCGTATTATAGTAAATAAAGACTTAATTATTCCAGCAACACCTTTAGCGACCTTTGATGCTTTTTCTGGGTCCATTTTAAATACACCCATTATAGCTTCACAAATTTTCACTATTCCAGTTGCAACTAATAAAATAGCAGGAGTAAGTATTCCTAATGCTATAGCCCCTAAAGTCAAAAGACCAGCTACAAGTATTATTTGAGGACCAGAAACAAGAGCCAAAAGTCCAACTCCTGCTGCTCCCATTACTCCGGCTGTAAGTAAAGTATATAATAATATTATTCCAGCAGATTTAATTATTCCAGCAATACCTTTAGCTGTCTTTGATGCTTTTTCTGGATCTATTAAAAAACCAGTTATAAATTGACAAATTTTTATTACTGCGGTTGCAACTAATAAAACAGCAGGAGTAAGTAATCCTAATGCTATTCCCCCTGCAATTAAAGCTGCAATAGCAATCCCTATTTGTGGTCCAGCAGAAAGAATTAAAATCCCTGCTCCAGCCGCTCCCATTACTCCTGCTGCAATTAAAGTATATAATAATATTATTCCAGCAGATTTAATTATTCCAGCAATACCTTTAGCTGTCTTTGATGCTTTTTCTGGATCTATTAAAAAACCAGTTATAAATTGACAAATTTTTATTACTGCGGTTGCAACTAATAAAACAGCAGGTGTAAGTAATCCTAATGCTATTCCTCCTGCAATTAAAGCCGCAATAGCAATCCCTACTTGTGGTCCACTAAGAGCCAAAAGTCCAACTCCTGCTGCTCCCATTACTCCAGCCGCAAGTAAAGTATATAATAATATTATTCCAGTAGATTTAATTATTCCAGCAATACCCTTTGCTATTTTTTCTGCTTTTTCTGGAGTCATTCCAAAAATACTAAGAATTTTATCACTAATCCATACTAATGTAGTTCCAAGTAATAAAACAGCTGGAGATAATATTGCAATTGCCGCTGCTCCAGCTAAAATATCTTTTGCTACGCTTTTAATTCCAGCACTTCCGCCAAATTTTTTCATTATTCTTCCAATACCATACAATGCGGATGCAGCTATAATAGTTTCTACTATTATAATTCCAGTAGAAGTAATTATACTAGTAACTGTAGACGCTATCTTTTTAGCTCTTTCAGAATCCAACCCCAAAAGACTAGATATTCCTGCTCCTAATTTTAATATAATCGTACCAACAGTAATAATACCCAAAGCTAATATTGTTATTGCAGCAGCTCCATATAATAAATCGCTTCCTATAGATCTAGCCTTATTCCAATCTATTTTAAAACCTCTTGGAGGCATACCAGGCATTTTCTCAAGACTACTAGGAGATTGTAATGTTTGTTGACCTGCACTTTTAGATTCAGAACGTTTTCTAAAAAAGCTAGAAATTTTATCAATTATTCCAGATTCTGATCCTTTATTTTTATCTTCTTTAGATTTCTTGGAAAAAATACTATCAATCAGTTTATTAATTGGTCCTTTATCATAATGTTTACCAATTGTTAACAAACCAGAACTTCTTAAAAAACTAAGTAAACCAAATATAGAAAAAATATATGTCGAAAAGCGCGCAATAAATTTCAAAGAAAAAGTAATAGAATTAAGCGCACCAATTGTAAATTTCATAAAATCTTGTTCTGCAACATTTTTACCAGCATTTATTTGATCTAATGCATTTTTCATTGAAAGTTTCATTTGATCTTTTGCTGTTTTTTCATTAGACTGTTTGGTTGCTTCAGAAATTTTAGATATTTCTTTTAAAACATCTTGAATTTTAACATTACCAGCCAAAGCCCCTTCCATACTTTTAGAAATAGAATCAAATGTTTTTTTATCTAAACCTTCTATTTTAACACCAGATTCTATAGCAAGACTTAACTCTTGTTTAATGCTTCCTTTTTTCTTTTCCCAAATTTTTGATAATTCTTTTTGAGCTTCAGCATCAGACATTCTATTACTACCAGATAGACTCTGTAGTTTTTGTATTCTCTCCACTTGAGATTCTAAATCAGCCATAGATGCTGAAGCTTCTGATGCCAAGGTATCTTGAAGTTGTTTTATTTTTCCCTGTATTTCACCTTTTTTAATTTTATCTGATGTATTTTGTAATTCTCTTTGTAGATCTTTAATTTGATTTGCCGCCCCTTCACCAGTAGATTTCATCTTTTCATTAAAAGCAATCATAGAATTTTCTAGTTCTTTCCAGCCTTTTATTTTCCCTCCACTAAATAAATTTACCATACGGTCTCTATTAGGATCATTTTTGAATCTATTATACAAATAACTCATAGTATCTTCAAAAGCCTTAGATAAAACCTTTGGATCTGACATTGATCCAAGAGCTTCAGATCCCTGTTTTTTAAGTTTACTTAAAACCATAACCCCTAAAATTCCAGAATTTTGTAAACTATTATTAAAATTATCAAAACCACCTGTAAATGTATTTAACAAATCTCCTGCAACCTCAGACGCTCCTTTCATCTTATCTAATCCAGCCATTAGATTTGTAAATTCTAAAACAGCCCTTGCGCTTTCTCCAGCAACTCTTCTCATATTTTCATATATATTTTTTACACCTTCTTGTATTGAAAAAACCTTTTTAGCAGACATATCCAAATTTTTAGACACATCAGATGTTCCTCTTATTATAGATGTAACCTGACTACCTGTCATTTTTAAATCATATGCCATATTTCCAGTTTTGTCTACTAATTCTTCAAATGTCATATTAAGCTCTGTAGCACTTATAGCAGATGTTTTCAATAAACCAGATTGAGTCTTAAGATTTCCTATTCCTTTTTCATATAATGCGGTTTGAGCTTTTGCGGCCGAAACCATATCTACCATTCCTTTAGACTCTTTAACTATATGATTAGCTCTTTCAATCAACTGATTCGTTATTTGTTTTTGAGAATTAACTAATCCACCCATTGCAGTTCCAGTTCTTTGAGTAATCTGCTGAAACTCCATAGAACGACTAATAATAGCTCCGAACGACATAATACCAAGCCTTGATGCAACAGTAGATATGGCATGTGCAGCTAGCTCAAAACCATCTTTCATTTTAGATAATCTCTTATCTAATTCTCTAGATTCTTTATTAAGAGACCTAGTTGATTTATCAAGTACATCATAAGCATCTTTAATATTTTTAGGATTAATAATACCTTTTTCTATTTTTTCTTCCATAAATTTAATGTATGAATTCACATTTGATTTAAGTCTTTTTAATCTTTCTATATCTCCTTTACCTGATTCTATCATTACATCTTCTAAATTTTTAATTTGAATAATTAAATGTCTAAAATCTTTAATAATACCTGTAAACTGTTCTCTATACTCTCTTAAAATTTCAGGATTAATTTTTTCATCTTGTTTTTTAGATTCATTTAAAATATCTTGTTCAGTTGTAGTGCTTTTTGGAGGAACAGTACTTGAAACAGGGGTAGAACTTGGAATAGGTGTAGTGCTTGGAGCAATGTTGGGTTGACTTTCTTGGGTTTTTACCTTTGATGTTGTAGATATATTATTAATAGCAGATACTAACTTATCAGTTAATTTAACCAATAATCCTTTTAAATCAACAATAGGTTCATTTATATCTTTTGTTATTTTTTCAAATAAATTTTTTTCATGCTCTTCTGCAAATTTCGATGAATCTGTTATTATTTTTTTTATATCAGATATATCTTTTTCTAAATTCGTTAAAATAGGAGTTGATTTTGATTTATCTTCTTTTAAAGGGCTTATAAATTCAGAAAATAAATCTCTTAAAGTCTGATTATCCAAACCAGACACTTCTAATGGTTTTTTAGAAACATCTTTTGGTTCATTTGCCATAAATAGTATATATTTGGATTTAAAAATTAAAGATTAGAAAATATTTTCTTACTCCCAAATAACGCTAAACCATCTTATAGATTGATTTTATTTGTTTAGCATAAATTATATATTAATTAACATTTAAAAAATAACAAAAAATTATTTATTCTCACCTAGAATATCATTTAATATTTGCGGTTGTCTATTTAATACTTGTTGATTAACAGCATTTCTTATTCTTAACATTTCTTGTTGAGAATAATTTCTTATAATAGAAAGGGATTGAATCACTGCTCTCCAGTTTATTTTTTTTGCATTTATAATTCCATAAATCTTATAAGTTCTAAATGCTTTTTTAATATAAAATTGATTTTTAATAACAGTATAATTAAAAGATCTATTTCCACCCCATCTATTTAATAATGCTCTAAATACAGGAAACGTTAAATAATGAAGATTTAATCCTCCTATTCTTCCATCGTTTGTTAATCCAGTGCTTATTATAACTGGATATGGATCGTGTTTAAAAAAAGAATAATTAAAAGATATAACTTCCCCAGCAACAACGTTATTGGAATTAATAGTAAATATATTTTGTACTAAATCTGGAACCTTTTTTAAAAATAAATCAGCCATAATTCTTATTTATATAATAATAGGAGATATTTATGGATAATTATTTAATAAAAAACGATGAAGAAAAACAAATTGAAGTAAAAAATGAAATAGAAAATAATGTTGGAGATATATTTTCAAATGATGATATGAAAAATATGCTACGTAATATAATAAAAGAATGTGATGATAACAGAAAAGAGGCATTAGATTCATATTATATATTTAAGGATATGATATTAAATAGTGGAGATTTTGATTCATCTAGTTCTACAAAAGAACAATTAGCAATATTATTACAAACAGCTCAATCTTCAAGTGATTCTAAAATAAAACTATTCGAGTCAGTATTAAGAGCAAAAATAAAGCAACAAGTAGAAAGAGACAAATCAAAATCTAAACAAAGCGGAATATTTGGAGGATTAGATAGAAGATCGTTATTAAAAGCATTAGATGAAACTAAAGACTTTTTAGAATTAGATATAGAAGAAAAACAAGAAGAAATAAAAAATATTAATGAAAATCAAGAATTTTCAATTAAATCTGGGGATTTTTAATTATTAAATAATATATAGTTTTATAATATTTTATGAGTCTGGAGAAGTAATAATGAAAAGATATGTCATAAGCTCTTGGATTGATCAAACAAAAAATCCGTTTATAGAACATTATCCTATGATGGAAGCTCCAATAGATCAACCTATTCCAGAACCAGATACTTTTCAAGGAACAGATCAACAAGATATTCCTCAAGAAATAGAACCTTCACAAGAACCTGATATACAAAATAATCAAAAAATAACAAATCAACCTCAAATATCACAAAATCCAACACAAAATGATTATTATGATAATAATGAAACAGAAGACGAAGAACCAATAATTGATTTTGAAGTAGAAAAAATGGATTATATAAGATTATCCATAAATCAAAAAAACGATGAAATGATGGATAAACTCATTCAAATGAGAGATATAGAAGATTTAACTCCAGGACAATATAAATTTATAGAAGATAATATGCAAATATTATCCCTATCTAGAGATATAGATTTTGGAGATTGTAAAAAAAAGATTTATAAATCAATAAAATCTCAATTTGAATCATTAATACAAGGACAAGAAGAAACAGAAGATCAATATCCTGAAGAACAATATCCAAAAGAACCTTATCAAAATATTAAACAAGAAATTCCACAAGATATTCCAGAAGAACCAAAGACTAGTAACCAACCAATGGATATGGAAAATATCCCAGGACAAGAAGGACAACCAGAAGTCTCTTCATATAATGCTGCATGGAATTTAAAAGGAATATTGTTAAAAGAAGCTCCTGAAATAGAAATTCCAGATTTACCTGGACCTGATAATGTTCCATCTGTTCCTGGAGGAGATTCTATTTCTGGAACAGAAGTATTACAAATTATATCAGATGAAATAGAAAAATATAATGAAATTAATAATGTATTTTTAAAATTACCAAGTTTTTATTCTATGAAATCTGATTTATTTAGAAAAATAATATGTTCATTAACAAACGGAATACAGGTAGGATCTGGTGGAACATTAGAAGATATATTTATTCCTATATCTGAGGGAGGAGACGGAATAAAAGTTTGTACTAGAATATATACAGATTTTGGAAATATACAAATAGGAAAATGGTCTATAAAGTATAATGATCCAGAAAAATATTTATCAGAATCAGAATTAGAAAAATTAAACTATTCAGGTTCGCCAGAAGAAAAAGAAGTATTAAGGAAAAGGGTTATTATAGAATCTATAGCAGAAAATTTTAAAGATAAAGTATATATTGTTTTTATAACAAACCCAAATACTGGAGAAATACATCAAATAGGATTTAATTTTTCTAATTTAGTAAGAGATGGATGGAAAAACGGATATATTTCTGTTAGCTTCAAAGCAAATGTTGGAAAAGGAGAAGCTGGCGTAAAGATAGATGGAGAATTAATAGATCTACAAAATATAGAAATAGAATTTATTAAAGAAAATCCAGACAAAATAGATAAAGAGGGAAGACCAATAAAAGATTATATTGAATTAATGAATCTTACAAATGGATATTTATATCTTTCTATAATAAGAGAAGAGTTTGATAATTTAATTAATGTTTCTCAAAATGGAATATTTTATAAAAACAAACAATTTGACCAAGGAAGAGAAGAATTGTTAAAAATACAAAGATGTATCCCTGATATTAAAGAAATTTTATTAAAAAAATGCTAAGAAGGATAATATGAAGCTTATAACTTTTAAAGAATTTATAGAAGAAGATAAAGACATAAAAAGTAATAATGATAAACTAGAAAAAGTATATAGATTACTTTCTTCTATTAATAATTTTAGAGTTTCAAAATCTATAGATGAATATCTTCCTAATTCATATTTATTTGTACAAATACCAATAAATTCTAAATTTAAAGAAGATTTTAAAAAAATAAATCTTGGAATAAGAATATATGTAATTAATAAAAAACTAAGTTTCAGGCTTCAAAATGGATTTAAAGGAAATCAAATAGGTCCAGCAAAACAAATAGAATTTCAAGAAGAAATAGAAAATATGATAGATAAAGGAAAAACAGAAGACCAGGCTTATAATGAAATATTAAGAAATTTACCAAATAAATTAAAAAGATTCATGCAAGATGTTTATTCTAATATATTAAAAAAATATAATAATAAAAACATTGATCAAAAAGATATGGAAATAGAAAGAAATATTATAACAAGTATGTGGAATAACTTAGATTTAGATCTTAAATTATAATTAAAATAATTAAAAAGCGCCTGTAGGAGTCGAACCTACTATCTTGAGTTTATGAGACTCACGTATGATTCCGTTCTACCCAGGCGCAATAATTACCTTTTTAACTTTCGATTCTTATTAAATTCATAAACCTCTTCAATTGGAATAATTTTTGCAACATTTTTTCTTCTTTGTTTTTTAATGTTTTCTATTACATCTCTTATATAATTATCCATACTTAAACATTCTATTACGTCGCTTAATTTTTCATGATCTTTAATAACTAATATTGGATATATAAGACATTTAAATTTCGATGATAATTGATTTTCTGAAATTACAATCTCGGCGTCTTCTACCGAATCAAAAACTTGCTCTTTGAAAACGGATATATTTGTAGGTATTTTGATAATATTGTCTAATAATATAATAACATACTTTTTCAATATAGGATAATTATTTACCATATAATCCATATTAATATATTCATTATCAATATCATTATTATTAAAATCAAAATAAATCGATTTTTTTTTCAACAATTTCTCCATTTTACAAATACTTACAATGAATATTAATAAAAACATGGAACAAAAACATAATAATAGAAAATATAAAAATAAAAGTTCCTTGAGATTTCTTTTCTTCTTTGCTCATACCATATATTCCAAATATTATACCAAGAAGTGGAATAAACATAGATCCAATAATTATACCAATAACAGACGCTATACCCCATTTTCTAGGAATTATAGATTTTCTACCACAAGCTGTACAAATCAAAGCATTATCGTCTGAAAACTTTCCACCACAATGAATGCAATACATTTTTGTCCTCCTTTATTCTTCTATTATAAATTTAGGATCATCTTGTCCTAACATTTTTCTTATCATATTTCTTCTGGATGCATTGGTCCCTGCACATTCTCTAACATCGGGTAAATCTTTTCTTTTAACTCTTCCGCAATTTTTACATATAACATATGTTTTATTTTTATCTTTATCTTTATAATAAAATATCCATTCGCATTTTTTCTTATCTTCAATATCAACCATCATACTCTCTTTTAAACCAACCACACTGAATATTATTCATTATAATAATATGAAACAACTCAAACCCTTGTTTTCCTAAATCATTTATTTCATTTTCTCTAATAGTTGCTGTAATTTCATTATTTTTTTCCTCTAATGTTTCTAAAGAAATAAATTTATATTCAAATCTTTTCAAATGATTTCCTTTACTATTCTTAATAAATCAGTATAATTTTTAGCCACTTTATATTTACCACTATAGTTTTTATTCCAAGGTTGTGAAAATAATATCTTATTATCTGAAATATTTCTTTCTATATTTCTAATATCATCATCTACAAATATATCCATATAACATCTTTCTTTATCTTGTGTTAAAATAGTAGTTTTAAATAAATCAGGAAAATGCTTTTTTACCCATTTTATTTTATCAGAATATGTTATTGGAGAAAAAGAAGATGGTTTAGATATAAACCACACTTTCAATCCTAAATTTAATAAATTATTTATAAGAAAAGTTGATCCATTATATGATTTAAGATTATAAAAATATCCCTCCTTTCCATATATTTTTCTTATTTCATCTATCTTATCAGGAAATTGTTTTTCTAAATTATAATCTTTAATAGAATCGTAATCTACTCCTAATTTTTTACAAATAGGAGACATAAAATCCACTATAACACCATCCATGTCTAAACCTATATGTTTCATTTATAATATGGAGCGATCGGGAGGATTCCAACCCCCATCTTCGCTATGGATAAGCGATGTGTTAATTTACACCACGAACGCAATATTACTCCCATTCTATTATAGAATCTAAAACTCCAATTTCCTTTAAATATTTCTCTATATCAAATGTAGACATCCATTTCCAACCCAATAAATATTCATCAGTTATAGTTATAACCCAACGATTTCTATCTTTACTACCATGATTTAAAATCTTCTTTATTTGATTTTCATTTAAATCACTTAATTTAATTTTAAAATTATTTTTCATAACGCTTAATTAATAATTTATTTAATTCTTCAATATCTCCTTTAAATTCATATTTATTAGGACATAATTTTGAAAAACCATTTGATTCTAAATTCTCTCTAATACTAAAATCTGGAACCCTTTTATATTCACAAGGATAAGCTTCACTTATAGTATATATAATATTTTTAAAAGTTATATCATCTATATCAGCAATTTCACCATCAATCATTAAAATTGTTTTTGCTTTATTTTTTTCTATAATTTTATTTATTATTTCTATAATCATAGTTTTTAAATTATTAACTATTAATTATTTTTCCTATATAATAAATAAAACATTCATTACAATTTCTTGTAACAAACATATAATTTTTAATTGATGAAAATATCATATTAATAATATCATAATTAATTGATTTTATAGAATTTAAATCACTAAAATATTGTTTTCTTGTAATATCAAATAAACTATCACATGTTTTATCTTTATTATATAAATTCCTCAAAATCTGACCACTATTTATTTTTATTAATAATGGATTTTTAAAAATATTTATATTAATATCATATTCCTTATATATTTTATATAAATTCTTTGTTATAAAAACACATTTTTTTAATATCTCATTACAATAATATAATGTTGCAATTGTTGGATCTAAACTATAAATAGATTTTGTATTAATTAAATATTCATTTGAAACATCGCCAATATTAATATTCATAAACTCAATATTTTCATATATATTTCTTAATTCTGGAAAAAAATTAATAATACCACTTTCATCTACTATATGACTTAAATTACTTTTTATTACAATATTATTAGATATCAAATTCAATTTTTGTAATAAAACTATAATTTCAATATATTTTACTATTGCTAATAATGCAACTTCATTATTATAACTTCCTATAATAAAAATATCTGACTTATATTTATCTTTACTTTCATTTTCGTTATAAATAAATCCATCTAATATTTTGCTACATTTAAATTCAACATTTTGTTGTAATTTATCATAAAAATCTTTTCCAAAACCAATATAATATTGAAAATCTTTATAATTAGAAATATCATCTAATGACTCTAATAACCAACAAGCTAAATACACTTTTTTATTTGCATTAATTTTATTATTATTATATAATTCTAAACTATCACAAAATAATACATCATATGAATCATTTTTATCATTTCTAATATCTAATAAACCACAATTAATTAAAAATAATTCCATTAACTTATTATTTAATAATAAATATGTTTTATTTTCCATAATAATAATATATATAAATTTTTATAATAATTTAAATTTTTTTATAGGTCTATTTGGAATCATTGTTTTATAATTTTAATATTAAATTTATAATCAATTAAACATATACACAATTAACACATTATTTTAATACAAGATTTAATTATAATTATAATTTTAAAAAATAAGTTTTTATATTTTTTATATTAAAAAACTTGTCAAATTCATTAAAATAATTATAAAAAATATCCAATCTTTTTAATAAAAATGAATCATTTATATTGCAATTTCTATGTCTTGTTTTAAAATATTTTGTATATTTATTTATACCAGCGAAATGTAAAAAATATTTATTACAAATATCTTTTACAAAAGCCAAACCTCCAATTAATTTTATATAACATATATTTAAGTATTCGAATGGAATATTGATTCTATGAAATATAATATTAAAAATATCTTTATCACCAAAAAATATATGAAAATAAAAATCAGATCTCTTTATTATATATAAAGACAATAACATTGGTAAGTAATGATATTTTTTATTTATGTAAACTTGTCCGACTTCTAATGTTGGAAAATTATCATTATATTCAACATTTGAAAATTTCCATATTTGACTTTTATGACTAAAACTTAATCCTCCTATTATATTATTATTAAAATCATATAATTTTCCATCATTCCAAAATATGCATTTATATTTTTTATATTCTTCTAATTCGAACAGGTTTTCTGGATTAACAAGAGGAAAACTATCAACATCTAGTTGTATAACTTCTTCAAATTTGCTATAAAACATTGCATAATTTTTAATCATCCATCCTCTAAATCTATGACAAATAAATTTTATATCTAAACATTCTCTAAACTCTATATTTAATGAATTAAAATATGACAAGAACTTGTTTTTTATATCATTATCTATTTCATCTGGATAACTCCATATTTCTATAGGTAAATTAATATTCAGGTCTTTTAGTATATTTAATTGAATATATAATAAATAATAATGATTTCTTCCACAAGATATAACTATTCCTCTACCTTTCCAATTCTCTTTGTACTCTATATTTCTACATATTTCTATTTCTCTATCTAAATTATTAATTTCATTTAATACAACATTTTCTGGAAAAATATAAAAAGAACTATAAATTTTATTAATACTATTTTTATATTCATTAAAATTTAAGTTTAAAAAATTATACATTATAAATTTATAAAATTATTTAATAAAAACAATTTTTTATTATTAATAAATTTATTAATAATATTTCTTTCAATATCCCAAAGATGTATTTTAGAATGATTATGTTGTTCATTATAATAATGACCACTTTTACCAAAATCAAATCCACAAATATATATATTATCAAATTCATTATTTAAAAACATAAAATATAAAATTGTCATAATACCAGTACTTAAAGAATATACTTTTCCATTTATATTAAAATTAATATTTGGATTTAATTCTTTGATTAAATTATTTATTTTATTTTCATGTATTAAAAACAATTTATAATAATATTTTTCTTTAATTTTATTAAAACTGATATCATTATTAATTTTAGTTTCATTAACTATAAAAATAATAATTTTATCTACAATATCAAAGAATTTAAATATATTAAAATTTTTAAAAATATGATCGTATCTAATACTTATTATGTTTGTTTTATGTCCAACTTTATTATAATAACCATCTAATACAAAATTATTTATTCTACAAATACAGTTGAATTTATCTATTATGATCCCATAATTATTCTTTATATTTCCATTTCCTACTATAACAATATTTTTCATAAACATTATTATTTTAAAATATTATTTTAAATAAATAAAAAAAATACATTAAATACTATTATATAACATATGAATAAAATTAATTTAAATAATTTTATTATTAAAATAGATAATTATAATTATTTTAATACTTTTACGAAAAAAATTTTAAACATAAACGATAAAATTGAAAATTTTAATAAATTTTATTTTTTAAAAAACCAATCTATAAATCTTGTTTATAAACATTTATTTAAACCTATCAGTAAAATAAAAATTAGTATAATACCAACATTTAAATGTAATTTATCATGTGATCACTGTTATGTTAAAAATAATATAATTGATATAAATATCAATGAAAATATAAAAATTAATTCAAATAATATAAAATTATTTGTAAAAAAAATATTAAATAAATATAATATTAATAATATAGATTTATCATTTACTGGCGGCGAGTGTTTATTAAATTATGATTTGTGTAATAATATATTAATTAAATTAAAAAAGTTTCTTAAAAGTAATAAAATAAAATATTCTTCGGCAATAGCAACAAATTTATATATAGATTTAGATAATTATATTATTAATTTTTTAAAACAACTAGATAAGATAATGATAAGTGTAGATGGACCAGAATATATACATAATAATCAAAAAAAATCATATTTTAATAATGAAAACTCTTTTAGAAAAACAATACAAAATATAATTATATTACAAAAACACATCAATATAAATAAAATATATGTTCAAGGAGCTATTACTAAAAACGATCTTTTTAATAAAAATGTAATTTATGATTTTGTTTATATAATGAAAAAATTAAATATAAATGAAAACAATTTTTCTATAGGACACAGGTGTCCAACAAATATAAATGATGATAATTATGAAATAGATTTAGAATATTTTAAAAATCATTTTTTTAAATTAAAAATCGGCCCATATTCATATTTTAATAGATGTTGCGGTTTTAGGTATATGTCAAATTTTATTATTTCTCCAAACGGAAATATATCTACAAATTATCATGATATAAATAATTCTATTATAGGAAACTTAAATTCTACAATAAATGAATTAGAAATTA